CTAAGGTCGGTGCTAAGCTGGTCGGCTCGTTTCGCCAAGATTCACCCGTGGAGTATGGGTCCTCATTCGCTCTTGGGACGCGATGACGGCGCGAGCGTTGTCGCTGGCCGACGAGGTTCCTCCGGTCTCTGTTGTGGCGGTTGGCGCGGTCGGCGGTGCGGCGTTCGCGTCTTCGTTCATGTTGGTGCTCGCGCTGGTGTTGGCGGCAACGCTGTTGTTGTTTTTGGTGGTAGCTTTGTTTTTCTTGTTCTTCCTGTTCGACTTTGATGGTTTTGGTAATCTTGTTGGTTTTCTTGTTGGTCTTCTTGTTGGTCGTTCCGTTGGTGACGGCGGTATCTGTTGTATTGGAGTAGTTAGTGGAGTAGTTGGTGGAGTAGATTCTGCCGGTTGAGTCGACGAACCGGATGGTTCGTCCGGTTTTGTTGGTTCTCTTCGTTCACTTGGTTCTGTTGGTGTTGTTGGTGGGCTTGTTGATAACGTCTCGGTTGATTCCGGATTTTCGGTCCGTTTTGCTAGTTTCGGTTTAATGTTCTGTTCTCTCTTCTCTCGTGTCTCGCGGTCGTATCGTCTTTTGATTTTTTCAGCGATCGTTTCGGGTGTCTTTTCGTTGATCGTTGCAACGTTTGTTTCGTCGGTTGGGTTGGTGGTTGTTTTAGTTGGCGTTTTGTTCAGAGTTTTGTTCGGACCTTTGTTTATAGTTTTGGTTTTGGTTGGAGTCTTGACTGGAATCTTGGTTGAAAGTCTGGCTGGAATTCTCTTGATAATCGGACAGTCGTCCGACCTATTATGAAACTCGTTGCTGGAGTTGGTTGACGCATTCTGTCGCGTGTTTCTGGTCGCACAGTTGTGCGTGCAGATGTGGTAGTGACTGTACGCCCCACAGGCCTTTGGTCGGAGATGAAACGAGCTGTTCGCTCGAGTGTACACAGTGGATGACGAGTATGCTGTGCCGTACGGGTTGTACGACGTGTTGTTGTTCCGGTTTTGTCTCATTGGACGGATTGCGTACGGATAGTAACTGTTTTGGTTCTGTTGGTTGTGTTGGTGATTGTATTGGTTGTGTTGTTGAATGTGTTGCTGGCTGTGTTGCTGGCTGTGTTGTTGGTTTTGCTGGTTGTGTTGCTGGTTGTGTTGCTGGTTGCGTTGTTGGTTTTGCTGGTTGTGTTGTTGGTTATTATGCTGATTATGTTGGTTGTGTTGGTTATGCTGGTTATGCTGGATATGTTGGTTGTGTTGAGTGGTACTGTACGGGTTGTACAGTTGTCCGGTGTATTGATGGCGTAACGGAGAATTAGCGGTAAACTGTGAGATGTAACGGCTAGGATTTCGTGGTTGATGTATGACTTGTAGAGGCCGAGAAAAAAGACGTTCGAACGCGCTGGCGAATCGGGGTCGATTGTGTCCACCGCCGCCGCGGGAGTTGTCTATATAGTTGACACCGGACATGCTACTATTGTTGCTGACGTTGCCCATATTGAAGACACTACTGCGACTCTCATCTCTTCGATCGGCCGGCGTGATGGTATCATCGTTGTTTTCGTAATTTTGTCGGTGTCGCGAGTACAGTGATGATATGTATGGCGGTGTGTATGCGACTTTTGTGTCACTAGGAACTTTGTTGTTCGGTCCGGTTAATCCGCAGTTCTCGTTCGTATAGTTTGTATTGTTCGTATTGTTTGTGTGGTGTGTATTGTTTGGATTGTTTGTATAGTGTGTAGAGTTTGCGTCGTTTGCGTCCCTCGCGTTCGTTTTTTTCATCTCGGTCGTCGTACCAGTTGCTCCATTTTTGTCTCGCGTGGGTGTTTCGCTTTTGCGGTGCGAGATCGGTTTGAGTATTGAGACGTTCGGTTGGACATTCGGTATTGGTTTTGACGAAGGTGGTCTCGTACTCTCGTGTGGTTGTTCGTTTGTACGAGAAGCTCCACGATCGCGTACAATGGTCGTAACGTAATTGATGCGAATTGGTCTTTGTGCGGGTTGATTGTTGGGTTGGTTGTTGGGTTGGTTGTTTAGTAGTTCGTTCGTTCGACTGTCGACGCGGTTTTGGTTCGTGGTGCGGTCATTGTGTTTTTGATCGTCGCGTTTCTGATCGTTTTGTTCGTCGGTCTCCATAATCTCGCCTTCTTCTCGGTCCGGAGTGGTACTGTTGTGAGTTGGTTCAGCAGTTTGATTGCTCTTGGTGCACGTATCACAAGACAGATTATGGTCTACTGAAAGACTGTGGTGGCTAACGTGAAGTCGAATCTCGATCGTGTCCTCCGTATCGGAGTTGGTCGTTAGGTGTGTGCGGTCTTCTCGTCTTTCGTCTAGTCCACCTTGGTTGTAGTGGTCGTTTCGTTGTTCTCGTTGGTCGTTTCGTTGTTCTTGTTGGTCGTTTCGTTGTTCTTGTTGGTCGTTTCGTTGTTCTCTTTGGTCGTTTCGTCGTTCTCGTTGGTCGTTTCGTTGTTCTCTTTGGTCGTTTTGTTGTTTTTCTCTTCGTTCTTCTCGTTGTTCGTCTTTTTCAATCGGTCGTTCGATTTTCTCATATTGTCGTTCGTCTTGTCGTTCGTCTTGTCGTTCGTCTTGTCGTTCGTCTAGTCGTTCGTCTTGTCGCTCGTCTGGTCGCTCGTTTCGTCGTTCGTCTTGTCGCTCGTTTCGTCGCTCGTCTTGTCGCTCGTCTCGTCGCTCGTCTTGTTGTTCTTCTTGTCGTTCGTCTTGTCGCTCTTCTCGTCGTTCGTCTTGTTGTTCGTCTTGTCGCTCGTCTTTTCGTTCGTCTCGTCGCTCGTTTTGGTGTTTGTCTTGTTGTTGATCGTGTTGTTGATCGTGTTGTCGATCGTGTTGCGGATCATGTTGTTGATCGTTTTGTTGATCGTGTTGGTCGTGCTGTTCGTCGTTTTGTCTGTTACTTCCTGTGAGTTGATTTTCGTCATCAAGGCTCGCAGAGTCAGTTCGCTCATCGTGTCGCGTTGCAGCAGCTTCGCTGTGTTCTTCGTGTCGCGCCACGTCAACAGACTGGCCATCGTTTTCCAGCCCGCCTCGCACAGTATGATGTACGGGAAAAAGTGGTAGTGCAGCATGTTCAGTATTTTCGGAGCCGACTTGTTCTTCTCGCGAGTCGTTTCTATCGTGTCGCGGGTGTACTTGTTCGCTTTCAGACCGCGGTTCGACTCGAACTCTCGGATCTTGCGAACCAGACTCGCGTCGACGAAGAAGCTCGACTCGTCGAACACCACTAGTTCCGTCGCCAGACTCCCGTCGGCATCGTCCCGTCCGAGCTGGCGCAACGTTGTATACAGGGACAGCGCGTGGTTCGACAGGCTGTTCCGACACACATCCAGCACGTGCAATCGCTCGACGCTTTCGAGGCGACATCTCAGCATCGCTATCCAGTAGAGCGCGTCGTACTTCTGCGCGCCGTTCGGCTCGAACACCGACTTGGTGAACGTCTGAAGTAGGTTCGAACAGTCGAACCCGTCGTTCACGAAGAGTCGGTCCAGACGGACGAGCGGCGAGAGGAGGTGTATCCGTCGACTTTTTATCGCGGACCATTCTCGTGCGGCGATGAGCAGCCACTCGTTGTTCAGGGGCACACCAAAGAGCGTGTCGGGCGGCGGGTCGGATACTGAGGTGATGGTAGTTTTCGTCGTTTGGTTTGTTTGTTTTTGTTGGTTGTTTTCTGTCGTTGTCACCGCGGCGTTTACAGCTGTTGTGTCGGTACGTGCGGTTGATGCGTTCGAGGCAACAGCATTACCAGACGAGTCATTCGTGACGACGGCAGCAGTTGATGTGCTCAAGTTCGTGATTTTGTCAGTGGGTTCGTACAGACGTCCGCGTGGTGTCGTTCCGATCGTCTTCAGTAAGGCTTGTTCGATCAACACCACAGTCTGCAGAGTCAACAGGCAACCGGCGGAGAAGCCCACAATGTGAATGCTGCTCACGTTGTCGTGGTACTCGCGGAGGGCGCGTGCGATCGTTTCAACGCAATCGATGATGCTCTTGTCGATCGTGTTTTCCGGCTGGAGGCGATAGTCGATCGACACGACGTCGGTCAGCAGATCGTTGCGTTCGGATAGCCAGGCGATCGTCTTGAGCCAATGCAGGTTGTTGTATTTGTGTGGTGAGCCGGCGAACGTCGCACCTCCGTGTACAAAGAAGAACAGACGGCGCTCTCCGTTCGAACTGGTCAGTTGTGCAGGTCGTTTCGAGTGTCGTTTCGAGTGTTGCTCGGATAGCTGCGCAGATGGTCGCGTATGTGGTTGCGCGGATTGCTGCGCAGATTGTCGTGCCGAGTGTTGCGCAGATTGGGGTAAGGACTCGGACTCGTGCGCAGATCGGTGCGTCGATCGGTGCGTCGATCGGTGCGGAGACTCTCGCGTTGATCGTTGATCGGATCGATGCACCGACTGGGGCGACAAAGATGGTAGCGCGCGAGATCGAGTCGGAGATCGAGTCGGCGAGCGTGCACCGTTACGCGATCCGGTTTGTGCAGGAGTTTGTGCACTACTTGGGATCACGGTGTCGGTGATCGGCTTTATGTGTTTGGTTACTTGCGGCCCGTGTGCAATTGCACGCGGACCGCTTGCCGGAATAATCTCGACACGCAAAAGGTCCTGAACGGGTTCCGTTATTCGGCAGATGCGCTTACATGATTTCCGATTCTTTGATTTTGGTTGACTTTTATTCTCTGCTTTTGACGTGTTGGTGTTGGTTTCTTGTTTGTCTTTTTCGTTTTTCGGTCGTGGTTCGATGTTCGCGTTCGCCTTTCGCTTCGCTTCAAATGACCAGTTGTCCAACCATGACGATTGCCAAGATGAGCCCCACGATGAGGTGGTATCGAGACCCACTTCGTCTTCGCTATCATCGTCGCTATTGTCGTCGTTATCGTCGTCGCTATCGTCCTCGTTGTTGTTCTCGTTGTTGTTCTCGTTGTTGTTCTCGTTGTTGCTCTCGTTGTTGCTCTCGTTGTTGTTCTCGTTGTTGTTCTCGTTGTTSTTCTCGTTGTTGTTCTCGCGGTCATTCTCGTCGTCGTTGATTTCGTAGGTCGATTTCTCTTTTGATTTGATGTTCGAGTCTGTGGGTTTGGCGTGTGCTCGCTCGACCGCCTTGTCACGTTGATCTAGTTTGTTTAGTCCGTCTTGCGAGCGTACGACGAACCACAGTGATTTGTTGGGCAATATGGACTCTTTGGCGTGCGTAGTCCATCGATCGTCAAAGTTGACGAGCCGCGGCCACACCGAGTAGCGGCCAGTCTCGTGCAGGATACGGCGATACAGTTTGAGCTGCGTGTCGATCGGCATCCCCGAGAAAAATTGTGCCTCGTTTTCCAGTTTCAGTCGGACCGCGGCATTCGCCCGACCGTACTGGCTGTCCACCAGCATGCGTGTTGTCTTCAGCACCAGGTTGCTCAACAGGAGCACCGCGATCACAAAGAGGAGGAAAATAACCGCCACACCTATGATTCGCCGGGTTGAGTTGTTCCCCGGCATGTCGAGCTTGTGGGGTGTTGCGCATTTATTAAGTAGGCGATTAGAAAGTCCTGCGTTTAAGCATGGACCCGCCAATACAGCTGGTCAAAGAAGAACCGTACGGGACGGGTAGATGCGCACCTTACCGGCGGCGCAGAAGAGGAAGATCAAGAGGTAGATCAAGGTCCCGGTCTCGTGGACGATCCCGAAGCCGCAGCAGGTCGAGGTCTAGGTCGCGCTGTCCCCCATGTCCCGGTGGACGCAGACGCAGAAGGAGGTCTCGCTCACGCTCCACCGCACGGTCGACCAGTCGCAGGCGCAGAAGGACCAACAGGAGCCGCAGACGCAGCGTGTCTATATCGTACGAGGCTTACGGCCCGCCTCGTCGTCGCAGATCTAGGAGCCGATCCCGGTCTCGATCTCGCTCACGCTCGCGGCCACGCGCCTACTCCAGACGCAGAAGGAGTGTCTCTCGCAGGCGCGCCCAACCCGAGGTGCAGGTTTTGTATGTAGGCGGACCTGCCGCGCGACGACGTAGCGCGTCTCGCCGACGAAGGTACTAATCGTGTTTTCTCCACAGGTCTAATGATTGTCTTTGTGTTTCAGGTTCGGAGGCGCGGCAAGTAAGAGGGACAACTTGTTGACGAGAGTGAACGGTCGTTTGATCATCGGTCGAGCTGATCAAGGTGGTCAAGGTGGTCATGATGTATACGGTCAAGACGGATACGGAGGTTCGTGCGGGTCAGGTGGTTCTTGTTGTCCGCGACGTTCGCGATCGCACTCGCGATCGTACGCGCGATTACAGCCCCACTCGCGTTCGCACTCGCGGTCTCGGTCGCTCTCTGCGACGCGGTTGGCCGTGCCGTGTGAACTCGACACGCAGTGCAACCGTTCGAGTAAACGCGGTTACTTTCGTGCTCGCGCTCGTGCTCGTACTCATAAGACTGCCCGTACCGTCCGTCGCTGATCGACTGGCGACCTAGTGTCGGTTGGTTGTGTATCGGCTGTTGATCTGTAGCCGAGTGACTGTCGGTCGGTTGCGATCGACTGTTCGGCTTCCGCTCGATCGATGATTGCGTGTCGTTCGTTCTTCCCTCGTGTTGTCTAGGCCGCGGTCGGTCAACCGGGCGACTGACCGACTCGAGTCTTCCGTGATCCCGCTGGATAACGTGGATCACGCTGGATCACGCTGGATCACGCTGGATCACGCTGGATCACGCTGGATCACGCTGGATCGCGTTAGATCGCGTTGGATCGCGTTGATTGCGTGGGATTGCGTTGGATTGTGTTGACTCGCATCGGATCATGCATCGCGTGCAATCACGCTGGATCGCGTTGTAGAACACGTTCAGGATTATGGTTGTACGTACGTTTGTACGATGTTTGTGGTTGCATTGAACTGTTGACCACTCTGTACCGCTGATCGCGCTGTACCGCTGATCTCTTTGGGCCGCGGATCGCCTGTACCGCTGATCGCGTGGACCTGCGATCGCACCGGACCGCTTGGATGTGCTGGATTGCGGGTCGCGCTGGATCGCGTTGGATCGCGCTGGATCGCGCTGGATCGCTTTTGGTCTCTGTGGTTTGTTGAATCGTTGAAGATGTACTGATGTGTCGACGGGTGCGTTCGTGTAACGTGTGTCGCTCGCACGGCTGTGGACGGCTGTGGACGGCTGTTTACAGCTGTTTATCTGGTAAGGTGGTCAGTTTTCGAGGTGTGATGATAACTGTCAGTCAATTGTAATCACACTCGGGCTGATTAATTTTTCAGCTTTTCTGAATGCAGAGCGTTGTCTCGCGCTCCTATAATAAGAAGATGGAAAGAAAAGTAGACGCCGAGTGTTGCTGAACCATAGTCGTTCGTTGTCGCGCGCGAGCTTGATCGGTTCGGGCGGCAACACGGTTGATGGTTTGAAGAGGCGCGGCATCAATAATTGCGAGTACTCGCAATTTCCGTCACGTAGCAGTAGGACCATTCATCGACGTTGTCGTTTTGAACTGGTTGAGCTGGGCGCTCGCTGAGTCGCAGTGAAAACTCCTCGTGAACGCAACGAGGTCGGACATGTGTTCGATGTGTGCATCCCCGCAAGGGTGATGTGACCGACTTGGGTCGGCGAGATCTCGGTCGCTTTTTTTCTTTGTTTTTTTTGTTTTTTCGGGGTTTGCTTGTGTTTTTGTTTCGTTGTTTTTGCGTTCGTTTCTTTTTTGTTTCTGTTTTTGTTTGTTTCTGTTCTGTGATCGTCGGTAGCGTGCTGTTTGTTCGTCTTTACGTTTGTGCGTCTCGCGGTTGGCTCAACTAAGACGTCGCTTGTAGACGGTGCAGTTTTGCAGGTAGTACCGACGGAGCGGTATGCAGCGGGTCGCGCAATCGCAAAGCGGCGCGCCGAAGGGCATACTACGTTTTCCGCGGTCGGTCGATGCACAGACTTTGCGTGCTCAGAACGCCGAGTCAGCCACTTCGAGTGGATCGAGCAGTAATGATGATGATAAAAATAAAAACACCGGCACGTCTCTCGATGAGAAGACGACCACCAAGACGAAGCGCAAGATGAGTCTTTTCGAACGACTGATCAAAATTTTCATCACGTTCATCATATTCATCATTGCGCAAGGTTTTCTCGCCGGTTGTATCAACACCTTCTTCGATCTCATACCGTGGGCCAAGATCGACCACTTGTTTGGCGATTACGGAAATGATACAGGTGATATTCTGTCCGTCATAGAAACGAGCGACGCCTCGAACGCTCTACACCACAACAATCTCTCTGGAGATGGAGGCAACACTGGGTCTTCTATTCTCTCGGTCCCAGCTATGGTTTAGGTTGCAGGCCGTGGGGTGTAGTTGTTATGGTGTGGTTCGTAGTTGGTTAGTCGTACGTGTTGGTTTACAGTTTGAGCGATTCGATTCGATTGGTATTTGATTAGTCGTACTTGTTGGTTTACAGTTTGAGCGATTCGATTCGAGTGGTATTTGACTCGTTTGTTTGTTTGTTTCAGCCTTTTCCTTGTGGCGTTGCTGTTGAGCGAGTGTTCGATTTGTAGATCGAATGGTGTTCGATTTTTAGATCGAATGGTCGTCGATGGCCCAAGTCGTTTCAGACTTCGTTGCGGTTTTGTTCAACCGGTGAGTTATCTCGTCGTAATGATGGTGTGTATGTTGAACGGATAATGCTTGTTATGGTTCGTTCGTTTTTCGCGTTGGTGAGACGTGTTGGTTCGTTCGATCGTTGAGCTCAGCGGTCCGGCTGTTCTGCTGTTCGGTCGTTTGATTGTTCAGTTGTTTGGTTGTGTGGGGTTCCGTCTTTTTCGATAGAGTTTATTCTTCCATCAGTCATTATGCCATCAGTTTTTCGTCTTTTTTTCCACCTCGTACCGTTTTACTGCCATTTTTACTTTTGTTCCCTGTGTCTTCTACAGATCGCGGTTCCTGTTCGTCCGTTTGATCTCATTGTTTGATCTCAATGTTATGGTTCGTGAAAGGTGGGTGGGGTTGGTGTCGGGTTTGAGCGGAACTCGTAGAACTTACTGGGACTGGGTTCGTATTTGCGATGATGGTGAGACCGATAAGAGACCGATAATGGTGAGACTCGGATATCGGTCGATTCTGTTACCCGAAATAGATTGGCGACCAGGTTAAACCAGATTAAACTCGATCGGATTAAACTCGATCGTCCGTGGAATGCAGGGTAATCGAACATCTTTTTGGTGGATGCGAGTCAGTTTCGCGGCGAAGGTCGAGCTGTGCGCACGACTGTTGCCGTTATTGCTGGTCGGGTTTAGTCTCGTTTTTAGTCTCGTTTTTAGTCTCGTTGTTGTCGTTGTTTTTTCTGTTCAGTCGTACATGTTTGGTCGGTCGGTCGTAAGTGCAGTTCGTTTGATCGCGATCTCGTGTGTTTGGTGTTGATTGCGACTATTCTGTTGGTTGTTTATTTCATTTATTCGGTTGGTCGTTTATATGATTGTACTCGGTTCGTCTGTTACCGTCGTTCGTTACCGCTATCTTGGTTCGTCCGTACTAATACTTGTTGACCGTTCGTGTAAGTTCTGAAATTTGTGGAGACTGTGAAGGTTGTGAAGGGCTGTGAAGACTGTGAAGACTGTGAAGACTGTGAAGACTGTGAAGACTGTATCTATCGACAGGTTGGTATTACATTTAATATAAAATACTAGATTGTAGTGTCTTGTAACATCATTTATTTCAAACTACTCATATTGGTTACATTTATAACTTTACATAGTTTCTCTCGCGTCTAGTTGTAAGCTCGTTTGTGTTGGTTGGCGTGTTAGTTGGTTACGTTGGTTGGTGTGGTAGGTTGTCGTATTCGGTTGGGTTAGTGGGTTGGTTGGTTAGTTGGTTTCGTTCATGTGTTAGTTGTTTGCGCTCGTTTATCTATTTGGTGGAGTTGGTTGGTTTGTGTGGTTAGCTGTTTGCGCTCGTTTATTTATTTGGTGGAGTTGGTTGGTTTGTGTGGTTAGTTGTTTTGTTAGTTTATCTATTTGATGAGTTTATCTATTTGATGAGTTTATCTATTTGATGAGTTGATCTATTTGATGAGTTGATCTATTTGATGGAGTTGATTGGTTTGCGTGGTTAGTTGCTTGCGCTTGGTTTCGTCGATGAACGTTGCCTCTTTGAGCGGTTGACCTGTTGAGTTTGTGTTGAGCAGTTGGTCTGTTTGTACTTGATGAAGTTGAGTTAAGTCCATAGATTCGGAGAGTCCCCGATAACCGCGGACCTTGAATACTCGAATAGCGGAAGTTCATTCATCGTTCATTCATCGAGTTGTAGAGTTGTAGCGCCGTAGGAACCATAAACCGTGGGATCGCGATGTATCGTGTAATCGTGGAGCCGAGTTGTCGTTGGTCGGCGTCGGTCGGTTGGTCGAGAGTCGTGAGCCAAGTTGTTTCGTTCGCATGGTTGGTTGGTTTTGTGTGGCTTGTTCGTTAGCGTTTGTTAGTGTTTGTCGCATGTAACCTTGCTACACATGTTCTTGCGTATCGCTATTTTCATGCGTTTCTCTCGAGCGATCAGTTGTTTGAAGATTAGTCGTATCGCTCGAACGTCCACCGCAGTGATGCCCGAATTGTCTTCCTCGATGATCGGGTGCATGATGGAGTCGAGTGAGTTTGTGTGTCCGAGACCGAGTATGTGGCCGATCTCGTGGAGCAACGTACAGAAGAAACAGTTGCTGCGAGAAAAGCGTGTGCGGCGCAGAGTCTTTAACGTGGATTGGAGTTGTGCGTGCATCTGGCGGTATGATTGTTGGTGGAAGCGTTCCAACAGGTTCGTCCCTTCGACCGAGTATACGTTTAGTTTGTTGTCGGTTTGAATCAGTACCTGTAGACGACGACGTTGATGATGCGGGGCGATCAAAAATTTGTTGGTCTGTCCGTTTATATGGAGAAAGTTGACTGACGCATGAGCTAGGGTCCGTGTGTTCGAAAATATTTCAGTTTGCATCGTGTGTTCGTTTGTGTGGATCAGGTTTTTCACAGACACGACGATGATGCGATCGATGTACGGCGAGCTGCGCAGCTTGTCGCTGTACGGGACGTATTCAAAGTTGATGATGCCGTTGAGCATGATGTTCCACGTTTGGAAAGCGTCCTCGATCGTCTCTTTGATGATAGCCACGCGGTCCAATTTTCCAAGCGAGTCGAACACATCGAGGAGTTGGAAGCGCGGTCTTCGCGTGCGTTGGGTTACCACTTCGTCCGGTGTCACGAGTGCGAGGATGTTGGCCTGCAGGTCAACTAGACTCTCTTCGTCAATCGTGTAGTAGATGTTCAGTGTGGGTAGCACCTTCGGTGGGCGGTGTTCCAGTTTCGGGAGGGTTCGTTGGCCGAGAATTTTTCGGGGATTGTGGTAGCGCACCACATAGGAATTGACGTTCTGCGTTGACCAGAACTTGGCGATCAACTGGTAGGTAATGTAACGCATTTCCACTGGGTCCCAAATGTCCAACAGTTCGTATGTGGCGTTGTTATCGTTTGCTTCCATACTCGTGGTTTCCACGTCGTTTGGTATCGTGTTCACCATCGTGTTCATGTTGTTTGACATCGGACTGGTTGTCGTCGTTGGTTTGCCGTTTGTTCGATCGATCGTCTGTCCTGTTGTTCTGTTGTTTGCAGTATAGGTCGAGTGTCTGACGGTTTGGTTGATTGGGTGGTTGATTGTGTGGTTGATTGGGTGGTTGTTCTGGGGTATGATCGTTTGTTCGATCGTCTGTTTGTTGGTCTGTTTGTTGGTTTGGTTTAGCGTTTGTACGACCGGCTCGTTGATTTTTTGTTCGAACGATCCCGCTTGAGGTTTGGTTCGAGTATTGTCGATCGGTTTGTCGACCGTGTCGGTTGTATCGTCCGTATCATCATGTTCTGCGAACAAGTCCGTCGCTATCGAATCTGCTGTTATTGTAGCTCGTATCAGATCGGCTGTCGTATTGGTTACCGTGTTCTTTTCGAGCAAAGTGTTTGATGTGTCGTTGGTTTTTGTGATCGTCGCAGATCTTGTCGCTTGTCGTAGTATACGTTTCTGCTGTTCATCCTGTTCATCTCGACCAAGTTGTTCATCCCGCTCAGTTTGTGTGAGACGTTCGAGGTGTTTCAATTCGATCCGCGGACTCAGGTGTTGGGTTCTTTTCATTTCGGCGAGCCACCGTTCGATCTGGTCGATTTGTTCAATTTGTCCAATTTGGTCGATTTGGTCAATGTTGGTTTGGCTTTTGGTTTGGCTTTTGGTTTGGCCGTTGGTTTGGCTTTTTGTTTGGTTGTTGGTTTCGTTGTTGGTTTGTCTGTCGGTTCGTTCGTTGTTTTGTTTGTTGTTTTGTTCGCGGTTTCGTTTGTTGTTTCGTTCGTTGTTTTGTTCGTTTTGTTCGTTGTTTTGTTCGCGGTTTCGTTCGTTTTGGTTCGTTTGATCAATTCGGTCGGTGAGGGTGAGGTTGGTCTGAAGTGCTAGAATGGCGTGAATAGACTGTTCCGTTTTGTTTAGTTTTTTCGCGAGTACCTGGCGAAGGCGGTGCCACTCGCGTTCTCGTTCCATCTCGAGTTGTTTTCGGCGCTGGTGGAGGAGACGCATTAGCGGGTCGACCGATGTGTTTATCGTCGTTTGGAGACTTTGGAGACGCATTAATGGGTCGACCGATGTGTTGATCGTCGTTTGGGTCTGTGCAATTTCGGTGGCATTGATCGGCGAAACGATCGACTTTTCGTTCGACTCGACCGACGACTCGGGCGACTCCAGTGATCGTACTAGCTTTTCGTGCGGTTCGATCGGCAATACAGCGGCTGAAGATGACAAAGTTCGACCGGTTTTGTCCATTATGGTTTCGCTGTATTTTTGGTCGTCGTGATCAAAGTTTGGGCTCAAGCTGTCCAGAATGTGCGAGTAGATTGACGGGTATAGTTTTTCCTCGCTTTCGTGTTGTGGGTTTATCCAGTCGTCGTACTCTCTCACGTTCGGACCGGTTGTTCTACGAATGTACGATGGGTGACGTCTGATCATATCGATCATTTCCTCGCGTTGTTTTTTCAAACGGTTTTTACGATCAGACAACTTTGGTAGATTCCTCGTTTTGTGGTTCGGTTCGGCCGTCATGTTCGTCTTGTTCAAGCTTACCGCGGGTTTGTTGTCTTGTTTCACTAGAGTGCTTCTGTCTATGGTTATGGCCGATCTGATCAATCGTGTTGTACGGTTCTCGTTGTGCTTTGTCAGTGTTGTGCGATTCTCGTTCTCGTTGTGCTTTGTCAGAGTCTCGTTGTGTGCCAGAGTCTCGTTGTGTGCCAGAGTCTCGTTGTGTTTTTCGTAAGAGCTGTTTTCGTGGTTTGTAGTTTGGTTTGGCATGCGCACGATTGTAGTTTGATTGGGAGTGGTGTCGTTTATTGTGCGGAGTCCGTGGTGTATGGGAATGGATTCGTCTCGTGCTTCGTCTCGTGCTGGCGTTGTCGTTTCGAAGGTTGGTCTTTCGATTGATTCTCCGTCGTTTCTCATCGTGCGGCGGTCAAAGTTGTATTCGTGTTTGTTTTGCGTGTGGGCATGAGTGTGGAAGCGGTCCAGGTACTCGTCCGACCGGTGGTGCTCATGGCGATCGTGATGTTCGTGGTAATGAGTGCGTGTGTGGCCGCGGTTGCGATATTCATCTTGTTTGTCGTAGTCGTCGGTATCGTATGCGTGCTCGTCTGTATGACGATCTGGGTGGTCGTAGGATCGATCGTGTTCGTTTTGTTTGGAGCGACCGAGTTTTTCGGCATACGTCTCTTCGTCCGATTCCTCCGCATTCGAATTCTCGTCCATCTCGTCATAATCGTCGTCGTCGTTGTCGTACCACATACCAAAAATTGAAAAAAAGTTGTCCTCGTCCTCCTCGTCCTCCTCGTATTCGTTTTGGTTGAATTCGTCGCTGAAGATATGGCGGAATCGTTTGAACAGCATTTCATCGAGTGATGTGCCGTCGTGGAAGGTTACTGTGACGTTGTTGTCTGGAGCGGCTGCAGCGTCGGATGCCTTGTACTGTTTATAGGCGCACTGGTGTTGAGCTTGTTCGGCGAGCAAATCTAGTGTGAGTTTGCTCGAGAAGCCCACTATGAAAAAGACTGCGCCCACGATCAAGTAGTTGAGTGCTTTTTTCCGCGATTTTATTTGCGCCTCGTTGTCCATGAGCAGGCGGATGGTCTTTTCGTCTGGTGATCCGGTCGGGTCGTTCGGGTTGGGTAAGTCGAGTGGACTTAACGGATTGGTGCTCATCGGACTAGCTAACCAGTTGTCCCGCTTATCGAGCGGGCGACTCTGTCTAAACTCACCAAAGTTCCGCAGGTCTCGAGTGTTTCGGAGGTCGCGGATATCCCGACGTTCTCGGAGGTCGCGAAATTCCCGGAGCTCTCGGACTTCTTGTTCGTAGGCGTCGCGGTTTCGCGTGTCCTTGTCGTTGTGGTTGTCCCGGGTTTCGCGTTCAGTGATTTCACAAGTCGTGTTGACTATAGATAGCGAGTTTGGTTTTTTGGCTGATACCGCCTTCGAATTCATTTCACTGGTAGTACTCGTTCACTCGTTCCTGGTGATGGTTTAGTTTGTTAATGGTTTTGTTGTTTGTTGCAAATGTGGCGCGCGTTTTCTGATTTTTCGATTTTGTCGATTTTTCCAACTAGTGTTCAGTTTATGCTCACCGTCCGGCAGTTCTCTCTCTCACTGGTGTTGCTGTACTGTTGCGTACCAAATCTCGCTATGAGACGTTTGCTGTCGTCTCGTTCGATGGAGATTCAAGTTGGTCTCGTTGATATTTGTTCTCGTGGGTCTCGAGGTGTTTGTGGTTCGATTGGCTTTCCTGTCGTTCTCGCTGATCTCTTTGATCCGCTTCGTCGACTGGTACTTGCTGTGTCGTTTCGTGGCGATCGTTTTATACTCTAGACTTTCGTCTTGACGCCCCCTCTTCTCCGATCGATTGTAGGCACTATTCTTTTTCGACCTCTTTTGACCCGTCTTCGCGTCTTTCACGTCTTTCAGTTCTTTCAGTTCTTTTAATTCCTGTAATTCTTTCAGTTGTTTCGATTCTGTCGATTCGGTCGGTTCTTTCGATTCGTCGTTGGTTTGTTGTTCACGTCTAGATTGCGTAAGCTGCAGAAGCGATCCCGCTCATTATCTAGTTTTCCCGAATCGTGGTAATTATCGTTTGATCGTTTTCATTTGTGTTTGTCGCGTTTGTCTCTTTTGTTTTGACTGATCGTTCTGCGCGTCGTTTTTTTTACTTTTATTTGTTTTATCTTTTGTTCGACTTGTCTATCGTCTGTTCTTTTGTGTATCGTCGGTTTTTGTCTCTTCTCGATCTTCGTATCTTTGTCCCGTTTTTCGCGTTTTGATACGTCTCTCAATTTGTCCTTCGATTCGTCCTTTGGTCGTTCTCTCGTTGGTCGTTTTTTCTTACGAGTTCTATGCTAATTGGTCTGTTTAGCTGACAAGTTGGATCGATCGGACTGGCAATGGTTACGACACCGTGATCGTGTCGATTGTCGAGCGTTAGTTTTGTCCGCTCGTCACTCGGCACGGTCGTTGCAGTCGTGACGCTTTGACAATTTGTGTTGTCGATACTGGTAAATGGATTGAAATTGATGGGCTTGGCGTAATTGGTCGATTTGGCGTTTAGCCAAACGGGCGGATGTGCGCTATTACGTTATTATCGCGATGTTATTGATGGCTTCTCTGATGGATGTTGTTAATGGTAGGTAGTAATAATGTGCGGTAATGTGCGGTAATGTGCGGTATTGTTGTTTTTTTGAGGAGTGGTATTGCGAGTGGTATTGCGCCGTCTATTCGCAAAAAATAATTGTGTTGTTGTCGCGTTAAAAGTGTCGTATTATCGTATTACCTACTGTATTACTGTATTACCGTATTACTGTATTACTGGTTCGCTCGTTACAACTAGTTACGGCTTGTTACAGCTTGTTACGGTTGTTATCGCTTGTTACCGCTTGTTACCGCTTGTTACCTCTTGTTACCGCTTAAACAGGTGAATACCAGGGTTACGGAATTGTAGGCCAATTGTTGGTCGATCTGGTGGTGGTAGTTGGTCGAAGCTAGTCGAAGCAAGTGAGTTGTTGGTCGATTTAGTTGTCGTTTCGATGTTTGTGGAGATGGTTGTCAGTTTCGACGGGGCAATTGTCGGTTGTCGGTTTGATCAGTGTTTTGAACAGTCGTTAAGACAACTATCTAGTATCTAGTCTTGTTCAGTATTTTTTCGTTTTTTTTTGGTTTTTCTTTTTTTTGTTTATTAGTGTGTGTGTTTGGTAAGTATTTTTTTGTTTCACTTTTTTGTTTAACTTGTTGTTGTTAGTCGAATTGTTGTCAGTGATCGTAACCGGGACGATATTCGTTTAACGTGTCGATCGTGGTCGAGCGGTTGTCAATGATCGTAACCGGGACGATGTTCGTTTAACGTGTCGATCGTGGTCGAGCGGTTGTCAATGATCGTAACCGGCACGATGTTCGTTTAACGTGTCGATCGTGGTCGAGCGGTGTCGGTGATCGTAACTGAGACGATATTCCGTATGGTTTGGTTTGTTTCGCTTTTTTTATGTGGGTTTCACAATTGTTCACTGTTTTTCACGTTTTTTTCACAGTTCGTTCGGTTTCACTTTAATTTTTATAGGTTTTGGTCGTCTTCCTTATGAAATTATTTATCACGTTTCCGAATGCGTTGTTTTCAATTCGGTATTTTTAATCGCTATGTCTCGATGTCTCGCGATGTTGTGATCGGTTTGTTTTTTATTGGTTTGACGTTTTTGCGCACGATGTCTCTGATAATGATTTCTCCTATAGCGATGTCTCGGGAACGATGTCTCTCCGATAACGATGCCTCCGATTTCGGTGGTTCTTCACGCTTCTCTTGACACGGGCCAACTAATCGGGCGACTCTCGTTGTGCTGTCGGTGTGACTGTCGACCGTCTTGATTTATCGATAGATAAGCTGGCGCTTGGTTCGTTTTGGGTGTCCAAGTGTGTGCGGAGAATGTGGTGGTTGGGTCGAGTGTCGTTCGATCGAATGTCTGTTGAGTATGTGGTTCGTTTTCGTCACGTTTGCTCTCGTGTCGATGGTTAACGGTGAGAGTGTCTTGGTGTCGGTTTTGGCTAGCTTAGTGGTTCCGGTTACGGTGTGGTGTCGGGTTGATGTTTGATTGGACAGTCTTGACGTATTGTGCGCTGTGGTTCTTTTTTTTTGTCTTTGTCTTTTGTTCCTTCCTGTGTTGTTTGTCCGTTTTTCGTTGTTTCTTTTGTTGATTTTTGTTTTTGTCGTTAGTCTCTTCTTTGGTTCTTTTGTTGTGTTTTCCGGTGGTTTGGTCGTTGGTTCTTTCGTTGGTTTTTTCGTTGGTTCTTTCGTTGGTTCTGTTGTTGTTCTTTCGTTGGTTCTCTCGTTGGTTTTGTTGTTGTTCTTTCGTTGGTTCTGTCGTTGTTCTGTCGTTGTTCTTTCGTTGGTTCTTTCGTTGGTTCTTTTATTGTTCTTTCGTCTTTCGTTTTTCTGCCGCTTTGTGTGTTGTTGGTTCGTTAGTGTCTCTGTACGATCTGAGTTCTCGATGCGATCGTGTTGTGGTTTTCCGAGCGTTGTGGTCTTCTGTGGTCGTCTGTCGTTCGTCGTATGCGATCAAAATGCGTTGTGCATATTTGCGTCGGATTTCAATGGGTCTTGATGAGTTGGTGTGTGGATTGTCGGTGATATCCAACTGTGGTGCTTGATTGTTGTGGTGCGCTGTTACGTGGGTTTGCGTGTGGGGTGATGTTATAATTTTGCTCGTTTCTGTTCTCGACAGTTTAGTTGGCTCGAGAGTCTGATTGGATTGGTTGTTCGTATTTGTCTTCTGTTTGGTCTGTCAGGGTCAGGCTGGTGCGGCAGTTGCGGTGGCAGTCGCAGCGGTTTTTACTGATGTCATTCTTGGCCTCGTTACGCCTTTTACGGACTCGTTCAGAGATTTGCTGTGGGTTTATTTCAAGATTTATATCAAGAGGATATATCAAGGTTCATTCCGGAGTTCAATCTAGGTTTCCAGGTTTTTTTAGAGTTATTCCGAGAAATGTATTCCAAGAGGTACTAGGTCATTTTCTTCTCGTGTTTGCATGTTTGCGTTTTTTACGTGTTTGCGTGTTTGCGTGTTTGCGTGTTTGCGTGTTGGTCGGGTTTGTAATATTGTTTTGCGATTGTTTTGCGATGGTGTTTAGAATGTTGTCTGTAATGGTGTTTGTAATTCTGTTTATCTCGAGTTAATGGCGTTCGATGAAAGGACGGCAGAAATGGTCGAAGAGCGAGAAAAATAATTGGTTGGCGAAGTCTCGTAATTGCGCGTTTGGTGTGTTTATCTCATTTGTGTTTATCTCATTTGTGTTTATCTCATTTGCGTTTATCTCATTTGTCTCGTTTGTTAGTTTGTAGTTTACGTTATGTATTGGTTGACGACGGTTTGATGGTCTTTGATTTGAGTCGTCATTTGAGTCTATTGTTTGTTAATCGACTGACGTAGGGGTGGATCAACATCTGCAAATTTATAGTTAATTGAGCGGTTTATTCGGTGGTGGAAATTTCCGACCTTGAACCGCGGTGTGTGCTGATCTCGAATAAGCAGCGGGCACGTTGCGCGAGAAAAGTTCATTGCGCGGTACAAGTCCAATTTTTGCGATACAAGTTCAGTTGGTTGACTGACCAATTCATCTTCTCAACGATTGAATCGTCCACGCATCGACGGTGATAGTGGATTTTGTCGGTTTAGCATCGGCCGTGTTTTTCCAGTGCTTGCGACAAGCTGTTGATGAGTACGTTGAGATTGGTGTATGTGCTGTACCGTCCGGATATAAGTAGGTTGTCGGAGATGAGCAGTATCTTGTCTAGCATGTGATGCGTGCAGTCGTTTGTCTCGTCCATAAGTGTACATCTGGTCTGCTCGTCACATTCTATAGGAATTGTAGTTTGTTCCAAGCGTTTGTAGTAAGACTCGAATTCGTCGATCAAGTCGAGAAAGTTGATCTCCGTTAGGCTTGCTGTGTCTCGACGAATGTACTCCCGTTCGATCTTGAACATTTTGTAAATGAACGAAAAGCTGTTCAGTAGTTCCCGATGCAGTCTATCCATTGTTTTCCACGTGTTTTCTGGTTGATGGAAACGGATGTAGAGTGAGCTCACCTCGGGTCCACCGTGGTACATTTGGTTGGAGTGAACGAGTGGAGGAGATTGTGGTTCGTCGGGCTCGTGTGGTTGTTCCCGTTGCGGTAAGTTCGGCGTTTGTTTGAAATGTCGGGCGTTTTTGCTCGGCAAGGTTGGTGCGATCAGCGGAATTGATGGATTGGTTCGAGCTTGGTGACTATGAGTTTGATCGTGAAGTTCTTCGCCGGTCAGTCCGTTTTGTCCCGAGTTGGGTCTTGGTGGTCTTGGTGGTCTCGGTGGTGGTGCAGAATTTTGCAGCGTCTTCACTATTGGGTGCTTGCTTAGGAGATCGAGTGGCACGAGTTGTTTTAGTTGTTGTGATATGGGGATTGTCGGTTGAGCTTTTGTGATCTTGTATGTGGTTTGTGTGAACGGTTTGATGAATGTGACGGGTTTTGGTGGTGGTGTTAGTGGCGGTCTTGTGTTAAGTCGATCGATTGGTCGGTCGGTTTGTCTCTCGATAGACCGGTTGATCCTGTGTTGTTGACTCGGTGTTACTTCACTTTGTGCTCCACCATACGATTCGTTTGATCTTGGCCTCGGTTTCGGCGGTAACGTTAGTTCGTTGATGCGATGTTCCGGTCGTGAGGTGTTTGACTGGTTTTCCTCTGTGTCTCGGGTTTCAACGTTCGATGGTGTTGGTGGTAGGAGTCGTATTGTCAACCCCTCGTTGTCTTCTTTGTTGGTAGATGGTTTATATGATCTTTTTGGTGAGCGTTTTGGTGATCTCTTGGGCGATCGTTTCGGCGATCGTTTCGGTGATCGTTTCGGTGATCGTTTCGGTGATGGTTTCGGAGACGGTTTCGGGGATCGACCCCATCTGTGCCATCTTGATCGTGCCAGCGAGTTCGAGTTTTTGTCGTCCGAGTTGGTTGGTTTTTGATTGTCGGTCGTGTGCGAGGAGTTTCTCGAGTCGCGCGAGCTTTGCGATTCTCTCGACTCGTCTCGTACGTTTCGTGTTCGCGTGTCGCGCGTGTATCGTGTTTCCTTTGTCTCTCTGGTCTCCCGCGTTTCTCTCGTCTCACGAGTGTACGCGGTGATCGGTTTGCTCGTCCAGTTGGTCGGTTTTGTAAGTTTCGCGTCGTCGGTCGGCGAGGTGTTGGTGTATTCGACAGGTCGTTTCCACGGATCGGGAGTAGGCGGTCGTCTGCTCGCTGACACTGGTGGTAACTCGCTCGGTTCGTTTTCCTCCTCTTCCGCTTGGTCGTCTTCGTTGTAGTATTCGGCTCGCATCTTCTCCAATTCTCGCATCTCAAACGAGCGTTTCGCGTTCGCCAAGTCGTTTTCGATCGAGTAGAATTGGGTGCTGTAGTCGTATATCTGGCTCGCCATGTAATCTCTGTATTTTTTATTCTGTTCTGTTCGGCTCGGACTCTCCTCGTGAGTGATTTGATTTGTTTGATGGAGTTGTTGTTGGAGGTGGTCGTTTGAGTTGTATTGGTTGTGTGAGTTGAGTTGATTGCGCGGGTTGTGCCGTTTGGGCTGGTTGTATGTATTGTGCCGGTTCTGGTGATCTTGTTGGGTTTGCTTGTCATTTGGTGCTTTTCGACGAGTTGATATTGTGTTCGTCGTTTTTGCGGTGGTGTTTTGTCCCGGTCGCGATTCCGTTCGGGGATCCGGGTTTTTGTCATTTTTGCGGAACGACGATGCCGTTGTCTGTTTTCCGATCTGAGATTTCTTGTGCGACGGTGAAGACGGTGACAGTTGTTGTACCAGTTGTTGTGCTGAGTTGTGTTTGCCGTTTGGTTCCGTGCGATTGTTTGACGACGGCTCGTGTGGTGCGTCAGTCTGACCCGTTTGGTTTGGTTTCGGCGGTGGAGGCGGTGGTGGTTGTTGTGTTTGCGGTATCGTTGTTGGTGTCGGTGTTCGTGGGTCGGCTGTACGCATGAACGGTCGTCCCAATGCGCCGCTGTTGCCGTTATTGTCGTATCGGTGGTTGTGGTCACTGTGGTATCCGTTAGTACCGAGGTCGAGGTCGTCATTAGTGTCAGCACCACTGTTGTCGTTTTTACCGTCGTAATTGTCGTACACCCCCGTTTCGTCTTGGATTGAGTGGTTCGAATAGTGAGAGTCGTTCGATCTGCGTGAGTGGTTTGATTGGTTCGATTGGTTCGATCGGTCCGAAAGGTGCGAGCGTGTCGACCGGTGAGAGTGAGTCGAATGAAAGGAGTGGTCGGAACGGTCAGAATTGTCTGACCGATCGGAATCGCGGTTCGTCGATCTCGTAGAACTTGTCGAATCCGATGATGACTGCGGAGATTTCTGTGATCTCGGTTCGTTCGTTCGGTCTGTAAGTGCTTTGCGCGTGCGATTGATTGTTGGTTGGTTCGCGGTGGTGACAGCTGTTGTAGATGTCGGCGTTGTTACCGTTGTTATGGCGGTTTCTAACGTTGGCTCTAACGTTGGCGACGTTGCGTCGGTGGTTACCCAATTGACCGGCCAGGACAGAGGTGGCACTACGGGCATGCGTTCGCGCACTTCTTTCGTGGCCTCAGTGGTGATGCTGCGCAGCTCTTCTATCAGTTTGTTTACATTGCCGACTGATCGTATGCCGGCCAGCGGGTCGAAGAGCGACAGGTGTTCGGCGGTCTCGCGGTTTTGCGAGTCCAATTTTCGTGCGGATGTTACGAGTACGTCGATCGGTTCGTGTAGTTCGACTTCGAGCAGTCTGTGTCGCAGGTATGATTGTCCCTCGATGTAGGCGTCCAGCGGTTCGATTTTGGCCGATGTGAGTGTCGTGCGGCGAGTGAGGCGGTTTTCGGTCGTGTGGAGCGTAATGTTCAACGGTAGTTGTTTCGCTTTCAGTTTGAGGTTTGTTTCGGCGTTCTCGTTTGATGCAAGCGAGGAGGCTTCTTTGCGCGACGGGATCCGTCGATAGCACTCAATGTGGTCCGTGCGGCGGTGCACCACGAGTCGATTCTCGTTGTTCGTGGTGTTTGCTCTCAGTTTGAGTGTTGTTTGATTTACGAATTTTCGCGTTTTCGTGTCAAAAGGGAATGCGGTCAGCTCGTGCAGCGGTGTGATGAGTTCGCTGCGTGTGTGCGTGTAGTTTGGAGTCATGAAGAATGCTAGTTCCACTCGTTCGTTGGCGAACTCGAGACACTTGAGTGCGCACACGAATCGTATTGAACTGATTTTTCGGTGCTGGTCCAATTGTAGCCACAACGCCGAGGTCGATTGAAGCGTCTTGTGCGACTCGTCGTTGCGGGTCAGTTTGTTTAGCAATGTGGCGGCGAATGCGGTCAAGTTAGCACCGAGTGACGTGCATTTGTGTTTGTCGCGTTTGTCGCTCGGGCGTAATATCAGGTTTTGTTGTTGCAGTTGTATTTGACGGGGAGACAGAAACGGCAACAGACGGTTGAGCGCTGGGTCCACGTGTTTGGCCATGAACGTGTCTAGTCGAGCGGATACTCGGCGTTCCTTTGTCGTGTCGAGTAGGTTTTTTTCAAGCTCGAGACGCATTTCGCCCGCGTTGTTGTCCGTAAGTGTGATCATATCGGTCAGTAGGTCGAGTGTGTTCTGTAATCGAAAGCAGACTTCGAGGCGTTCCAACGATACCCATTCCCCGTCGAGCGGCGGTGATGGTGCGCACGATCGAAAGTTTAGCTTGCGGAGCACGAGTTTGGAGAAGCTGTCCCATGGAAAACAGCCACTTGGTTTCGTTTCGAATGCGCGGTTGATATGCGCCAGTGAGCTCCACGTGTTGAGCGGTAAGAGCGATTGTTTCGTCAAGTATTCGAGCGAGCAGTCCGAACTAACCGGTCGGGTCATGCTTTCAATAATTTGACAGTGGTTAGTGAACAGTAAGAGTTGTTCCACCAAACAGAGTTGGTAATTGTCGTAGTTGATGAGGTTTTGTAGCACCTGTTTGCCCTCTTTTGCGCGCACTCGGTTTTTGAATGCTGTGCATTTTGGTGGTAGTTGAAGCGGTTTAGTCATGTCCACTTCCAGATAGAGGTTCTGACATGGAATGTAGTTGAACTCCACTCCACCGAACGGAAATTCGATTGGAAAATGTTGGATATGTCGGCGGAAACTAATCACGTGGTGAGTCTGTACTGTGATTCGTCGCATTTCCGTTCGTTGCGCCAGCGATAAGCCGGGAGCCAACAGGAAGGACGTGAACTTTTCGCGGTTGTATTCCCGTTGCGGGTCGCGTACTTCCGCGTAGAAGAGCATGTTCATCTCATCGGCGCCTTGGTAGTCGAACCCGTATTCGATTGAGGCGTATTGGTTCGGACATGGCAGCACGTTCGTACGTGATATTCCTTGCTTCTCGCACAGGAACTCGAACAAACGTTCCACGTTACAGTCGAACTCGTCTGGTGTCAACTTGCCCCGTATCGTCTCTTTTTTTTTCTTTCGCTCGAATATGGGTGGTGCGGATCCGTCCGTCGCGGGCGCGGTGCTCGGGTCGAACAGCACGATCAAATTTGGATCACAGTGCGACGTGTATGCGTACACAGGTTGTGTAAAGTTGATCGGTTTTTCGATGAGCTGGTTGCGCTTTTCCCACTTGCACATTGCTACACCTCCGTTGAAGTTGGCCACCAGAGTTCGTAAACCACGTGTCTGTTCGAAGTACTCGTTTGGCCCTCGGTTACGGTTAAAGTATTGCACTTTCCATCGTTCACTTCCGAGGTAAAACTCTGTTCGGATCATCGTGTCGACTGTGGTTGCGGATCGTGCGGCTTCCTTTATGAGCGGTGCGCGCGACCGGTCGGTGGTCACGCCTGCGGCGACCGTCGTACGGCGGGGCCGCGGGGACGACACTACTGTGGGGCGGCGAACGGGGTCAGCAAGGACGATTGTGTGGGCGGGGGCGCCGAACGGGGTCAGCAAGGACGATTGTGTGGGCGAGCTCACGACCGTTGATGTTGCGACTTGGTGTGTGTGTCTTGTTGTGCGGGTTTGTGTCGTTTCGCATATCGTGTTTTGTATTATCGGTTGGTGGATGCATCGAACGAACGGACGTATCGCGAGAATGTGTTAATCGTATCGAACAAAAATGTCGAACATCAGTCGTTATTGTTTTGTGTAGGAGGTCTTGGCCGTGTCTTGACCGTTCGATGGTAATTCCCGCGAGCTATTGCGCAAACTGTTGTACAAACTGTTGTGCAATTGTTGAGATTATGTTCGTCGTAATAGCGTTCTAGCAGTGTCGCAATAACGTTTAGCAGTTTCGCAATAATGGTGGTGGCTGTTTGGTTGCAAAAGTGCGGTTTGTTCGTAAAAAATGGTTTATCTTGTCTTCAGTTTGCGTTTCGCTTTGCGTTTCTGTTTGTACTTTTGTTCGTACTTTTGTTCGTACTTTTATTCGTACTTTTGTTCGTGTTTTGGTTTGTCGTGTTGTGGTTGAGCTTCGGTTCGAGCCTTTGTTTGCGCTTTTGTCTGTACTCCAGTTTGCGCTCCGGTTTTGGTCGTGTTCATTCGTGCGAGCCGCACGCGTTCGGTTCTGCGTTCGGTTATGCGTCACCATCCGCCGCGGTTCGCTGTGTTGGACGACGTGTTTTCACCGTTCGTTCGTTCAGTTCGTTCAGTCTCTCTTTCTTGCATTTTGAGATGTCGTTGCACTCGCACGCTTGTCAATGGTAGACGTCGCGCGATGATGGGTTGGCTGGTCATCAACACGAGGAGAATGTTGGCCAGTCGGTCGCCCATGTACGCTTGTGCGATGCAGTTTTCGATGCACATGAAATCGAGCGCGAGAAACTCTTTCGCTCGCGTGGTGTCTTTGTTCTCCGGTTTTCTCGCGTAAGCCCAATCCTCTTTGTACTTTTGGCGGATCTCGGGTACCGAGAGAATGCGGTACGACGATCGCGACTTGCCGGTTCGTTCCAAGCCGTACATCGCGTGCGGGTTGAGTTTCGGTAGCAACTCCCAAATCGACACATAGTCGCATATCTTGTTGAGGCTGGCCCGTTTTCGATAGCGCATGAGCATTGCTCGGAGTATGCATCGGTCAAACTTGCGGGCTTCTTGGTGCGACCAAGGTCTCATTAGCGTCGGCTCGGCCATTTGGTTGATCTCGTGTTTCTTAACTTGCCGACAAACGTGGTCAACATAGCCGTCTTCGTTTCAAGTTTCTGTGGCGTTTCCGTTTGCGCGGTGTTGAACTGCAGAGGTTTCTGCGGTTGTGTGTGGAGGTTTCGACGTTTGTTCTGCGACGTTTGTTCTACGACATTTGTTCTACGACGTTTGTTCTAGGGGTTCTGCGATTATGCAGACGTTTCTGCGGTCGAGTAGAGGTTGCGTGGTCGTGCAGACGTTTCTGCGGTCTAGCAGAGGTTGCGTGGTCGTGCAGACGTTTCTGCGGTTGTGCGGAGGTTACGCAGTCCTGCGTAAAGCGTCTTTGGACAAGACGATGAAGGATGCGGATTGAGGATTCGAGTGGGCGGGCGGTAGTGAGTCGACAGCGCGTTGCAGCGCGTTCTAGCGATTCGATCTCGGTTCGGTATTTGCTGATCCAGTCGATCTGTTGGAATGTACTGAGGAGTTGGATGCACGTTTTTCGCTTTCTCGACTGCGTCGTTTTGTCGAGATGAGCGTTTCGCTCAGAATGTTCTTGATCTGATCGCACGAGTCACGCAAACCGCTCAACGGTCGAGCTTCGTGTGGCGTGCTGTGTGTCGTGCTGTCGTGTTCACCGGACGACGGTCGACTTGGTAGTGATAAACCGGCTGACGCGCCGAGTGGCAAGTCGCCTGCATTGTGGTTGCTGTGCGGTCTGCTGTTCGGCTTGCTCTCTGGACGGCTGTTCGGTCCACTTTCTGGTTTGCTGGTGGGTCGGCTGTTGGTTCGGCTGTTTGGTTGGCTGTTTGGTCTGCTGTTTGGTCGGCTGTTTGGTTTGCTGTATGTTCGACTGTTGGTTTGGTTGGTTGCTCCGCTGTCCGTTACGTCTGACATAATGCTGCACGACATGCTGTTCGTGCGACTGTTATTGACCAGACTGTTCCACATGCCGCTCGATGACATGCTGTTTGACATGTTTTGCAGGGCGCTCTCCAACCCGTGAGCAATCGACATATTCGGTCCGGAGAGTCCGGACAGTCCGGTTAGGTCGGGTAGTCCGGCGATTCCGGTTGTCGTTAGACTCGTGTCGTATTCTGCGTTTGCCGTGTAAGTGGCGCCGTACAACAAGTCTTCGATTGGTAGGACGTGGTTGGCCAGCAGGTCGCCGAGCGTCTTTACCCCGCTCTCCGACATGTACACAACGAAGACGAATTTTGCACCCGTCGTACGTTTTGCCCATTCGCAGAATTTTTTGATGCTGAGATCGCTGATCGGTAGTGATGTGAGTCGTACGGATCGAACGAGCGCCTCGACAGTCAGCTCGGGCGTGTCGGGTTTTGGTTTGCGGATCGCCGCCTCGTCGTCTACCGCTGTGTTCCTTCGCACGGTTGTTCTGACGACGCGACGACTCAGCAGGAATTGTTGGTCGCTGTACAAACGGTGGTTTTCGTCCAGCGCGAACGCGTCCAGCGAGCAAGCTAAGCTCGATTCGATTCGACTCGTGTCGCTACCGAAATTAAAAATCTGAACAATTTGCTTGTACTTTCCGTTGTGGCTGTTCTTCACCCAGCAGGCGCACGTGTGTAGTATCAGTCCTAGGAATTCTGGTTTGGGCATTCCGCGCGACGGATCGTCGAGCGTCGAGTCGCTCTTAACGTAGTTTTCGTCCGGGTTGAACATCTCGTCTGCGTCAAGGTCGTCGTCTGTGTCGTCGTTTTCGTGGCGCGGTTCCATCTGCGTTTCCATCTGCGTTTCAGCGGTTTAGTGTTTTTGTATCGGTTTCGCGTAGCTCGGCGGCTTTGTGCGGTATTTGGTTTTTCTATATGGTCTGCGCGACGATTTTGCTCGTAGTTGTAGTACTAGTTGTAGTACGGTTTTGTGTCGTGGTTTGTTCGCCCGGCCGGCGTTGTCTCGCGGTAGGTGTTAGTGTTTTTTGGTGGGTTTTAGTTCTATTCGGTTGATTTCTCGATTCGTTGGTTCGGAATGGTTCTTATGTCCACTCGATCGGTCGACGATTCGTGTTCGAGGGTTGAGCGTCGTACTCTGATTCGTGTTACTGTTTCGCGAGAAGTTCGTGTTTCTTTGTTTGATTTTTTGTTCGATCTCGTTGTTTGATCTCTTCCTGTTTGATCTCTCCGTTTGATCGTGGTTTTGCGAGTGGTGTGAGACAAGATTGTTCGATACGATACGGGTATAGCGAGTTGACGGTATTAATATTGGAGGAGAATGGGATGACGGGTGACATGGTCGGTTGACATAATTTATTAATAGCCGTATTAGTTTGGTTTAGTCGTTCAGTCGTTTTTATTGATCGTGTTTCGTTTGTTTGGTTTCGTGTTTGGCTTCACGTTTGGTTCACGCTTGGTTTACGCTTGGTTCACGCTTGGTTCACGTTTGGTTTCGTGTTTGTCGAGCGTGGGTCTCTGTACATATTTGAAAGTCTTTGAGGTTGATCATCGTTCTTGCGGATTCGTGGGTGGTGTAAAAAGAGTGGTGTAAAAAGAGTTTGAATTAATGAAAAATTGATGAAAAAGAGAAGTGATGAAAAGATAGAAAAATTTTGTGGTGCGAGTTCTGGTTGGTGTGCTGGTTGCTGTCGAGACACTTTGTTCTTTATTGGTTGGTTGGTCGCAGTTGTTTCGTTTTGTTTTTAGTTGGCTTGTTGTTTGGTTTGTGCGGAGGGATGGGCGGGCGATCTCGTGCTCGTGCTCCTGAGTCGCTTGAACGCTCGTGTTCATATACCAGTTCACCTTGAAGGCAGTCTTGGTGATTAGCGCGTGCCGCATTCGATTTGAAGGTCGGTGTCGTGTTTGTTTCAGCGTCTGGTACGGCGCTTGGAGTATCACGTTTGGTAACAGATGTGTGACGTTTTTGACCGACAATGTGAACGTGCACGTGTAAACCGTGTGCGTCGTGTAAGCTAGGAAGTTGTGCGAGTAAGTGAGCTCGTTTTTCAATCTCTCTTTCACTCTCTCTCACTCTCTTTTACTCTCTCTCACTCTCTCACACACTCTTTCGATCTCTCTCGATCTCACTTCTGATAGTCGATACCGCGTACACGACGATACCGTTTCCTTCACTCTTGGTCTTCTTGGTCTAATCTTCTTCGTGGTTCATGTAGACCAGTTTGTTTTCGTTGCGCAACACTTGTTCCACGTACTCTTCGTCCGTGTCTTCCTCCTCGCGTGTCCAATCTTGCACGTACGATGCGAAACATTGGTAGAATTTTATCTCTTTCTCCAGTTTTTGTTTGTCCTCGGTGATCGCTGCGATAATTCGTTGCTGCATTTCGATGGTTTCCTTGCAGTCTCTCAAGGTATCGTGGCTCTCCTGGATATCCATCTGTTGGCGCTTCAGTGTTTTTGTCAGTCGTTCCATTTGACGTGTGGATTCGGCCAATTTTACCTCGTATTCCTCTCGGTCGTCGGAGGTCGCGTCGAACCTGCGGGCGACGGCAGATTGTTGTTCCGCGATGTTTGCTCGGGTGCGCTCCATGATCTCGCCGGTCTCGCGGGCCAGCCGGTCCTGATTTTGTTGTTGTTTTCGTAGGCGTTCGAGTTCAGCCAAGAGATCGCGTTCCGTTTGACGCATTGCGTTCATCTTTTCCGTCATTTGTTCCAGTTGTTGTTCGCTTCGTTGCACCCGTTCGCGCATCTCGGTGTCTATACGCCGGGATAAGTCGTTTCGAGGGACATCGGGTTTTTCCACAGCTCGTGCCGTCGAGCCGAATCGCAGCGTGTTCAACGTCTCGTTGAGGTTAAACGCGGATGGTGAGCAGCACAGAATGAGAATGATCGTGGCACGACCTGTTGTGATGGACGAATGTAGGATGCGGGTCAGTTTTGACTCGCGGAATTTGGGCATGGCGCGACTTTTTCTCGTGTGTCTCGTTGACAGCACTTCGATCATTTGTTTCAAGTACATGAGCGAGCTATTGATGTTGATCCCCTCGATCAACGTTTGATTGGTCACCTGTGTTTTTGCCACGCGTTCAGATCCCGCCAAGTCGATGACGCGCAACGTTTTTCTGGTCGTCCCGTTGTCCCACAGGCACGCTATTTCGAGAAATGTGTGCGACCGAGAGGAGGACTTGTTCATCTCTGTTTCCGCAAAGTGTCGTTTGGCGTTTCTCGCGTGGAGTTTGTGTAGCGCGTCGGTTGCTGACGCGAACGTCATCGTACTCAGATCGATTTTGATCTGACCGTTGATCTCCATAAATTTTGCCTCTTTTTGCGGCTTGTCGTCGCGGAACAAGTCGTACACCAAGTCGCAGTAGATTTCGTAGTAAGCGAGTCGTATGTGGTCCGGTTTGTGCGTCTCGTAAACGCGGCGCACGATGCGTGGCATGATACCGTAGGTCTCCGCACTCGCCGTGTCTCCGATCTTCGAGTCCTTGTTGAACGACCCATCTACCGTCCACGTTTTTCCCGACGAGGTTTGTCCGTACGTTAGTATGTTGAGGTCGTCGTTAGCCGTGACGAATTTTTCCACGTGTTCCTCGAGTGAGTTGTAAAAGTTGGTTTGGCTTGTGTTCTCGTAGTGGATCGCGTCAAATTCGAAGGACAAGTCGGGCGACCGTCTTTCAGTGTTCTGTCGCACGACAACTTGGGTATTGGTGCAGTCTTCTCGGACGAGAGTAATCTTCTCGCCGTTCTCTTCGTTTTTTTCTCGTTCGTTTAGCGGTCGGAAACGGCAGTACACACCAAACAATTTGTTCGGTGTCTTGTTGGTCGGGTTTGTCGTACCGTTGGTCGGTTGACGTCGTGTCATCGCGGGACTTGCTGTGGCGCTTGTTGTCATCGCGCACGTTTCGGTCGTCCCGTTCATGACGCTCCCTCGAAACTTAACTCTAGGTGTTTCGTGGGAAGAAGCTGTGCCTTCGGCTCGTTGTCGCTCTAAAGTCACTCGTGTCGGTCGACCTCTTTTCTTTCGTGCGTTCCTGTTCTCGTGGTGTGAATTTCGCGTCCTCAGTTACCCCAGTTTGCTCTGTGCGGTTCTCCCGGTCATCGATGTCGTTTATACGCATCTCTTCGTTTTTCTGTGCTCCTGTTACGTGTTGTGAATTCACGCCATTATTTACCCGAGTTTGACACCACGTTCAACACTATGTGTAATATCATCAAGTTATGATACCTTCATTTTGTGATACTTTCGGTTTGTTATACCTTCGGTTTGTTATACATTCGGTTTGTTATACTATCGGTTTGTGATACTTTCGGTTTGTGATACTTTCGGTTTACCATTAGTTCTGGTGCGTCGGCGTCTATTGTTCATTTCCCTTCTGATCTTCTCACTTTTTTGTGCTCCTGTTCCCGTGTCATAGTTGTTTTGCTTTGTTAACGATTTTTGTGTTCCCGCGTAATATTCTTCCGCCTTATGCGTCTCGTTTACGTTAGCGTTCGTGGCGTTGGTGGATGCACTCCGTTGTCGGTGGTAACAGAGATAGTAGTCCATTCAGACCCAGTTCAAAACCGACTACCCGATAAAAAAAATCGTTGAAGTAGCAAAAAAGAAAAGGGCGGTCGGTCACAGACACAACAACAACAAAGCGAGTTGCATCGAGATGTTCTGGTTTAGCGAGTCAATCGTTCGACCACGTGTGTCGATTGTCGGTAACACTCCGACTCCGCTGTGCAGTTGCTGCCACAACTGCACGCTTTCGTTACCGCAGTGGCCATCTGTGGCAACTCACTTACGACACTGGCGTGTTGACTCGTCTTGCACGCCACTCCCGTTGTGTTTATGTTTCATATGGCGATCCTATGCGATCGGAAACTTGGGTCTGACGCCTCGTGGTATTGAAGAATCCCAAACACGTTCAGCGGTTGGGAGACGCTTGTTCTTTTTGTGCAGATATCTATTTTTTTCTCGTCGTTGGTTGGTTGTAATTTGTCTCGGTCGGTTGAATTATTTCAGTCGTCTTTTTACTATTGTGGTTTTTGTCGCCTCAGTTGGTCATCTTGTTCATCTTACTCATCTTGTTCGCCTTGTTCATCTTGTTCGTCTCGGTCATCTTGTTCGTCTTGTTCGTCTCGGACATTTTGTTCGTCTTGTTCGTCTCGGACATCTTGTTCGTCTTGTTCGTCTTGTTCGTCTCAGCCATCTTGTTCGTCTCGGTCATCTTGTTCGTCCTGGTCGAGTGTTGTAGTCGAGAAATTTTTGGTTTTGTTCGGATTGACTAGTTTTGCGAGACTGTTCGGTTGGCGGTTTTCGGTCCTTTTATGTGGCGCGACGTTGTGAACTTTGGTCTATTCGGATCATTTGTTCGGTCGACCCTGTGTTTGTTTCATTGGTCAGTATTTTTAGGTTGATATTTTTAGTTGTTCTCGTGCGGTGTTGACATTTTTAGGCGGTAATCGATTGGGTTTGATTAAACGCGTGTTGAGTAGTTGTGCAAGAGTTTTTTATTGGTTTGAATATTGATACACGTGTTACATGACTAATACCGTACGGAATACAAGATATAATTACAATTTAGTAGAAATATGTGGGGTATAATACATGGTACAATGGTACAATACATGGTATAATACATGGTACAATACATGGTACAATACATGGTACAATACATGGTATATTGAACCCATGCAGTTGAGTATGGTGTGCAGCGACCGCGTTTCCGGGTCGGTAGTCGCATTACCGTTTTCACATCCGGCTTCACTTGATATTCGGTTCGTCTTATAACTAGATGGTTATGACTAATTGACTAGGTAGTTGTTCGGTTATTGGTCGTTGGTTCGTTGGTCGCCGTATCGACGATTCACCGTTCGTTTTTCCGTTTCGTTTCCCGTTGATCTCAGGTTCCTTTTTTGTTTCCATGTTCGTCTGTTCGTCTTTATTGTGGTTGTGGTATTGGTATTGTATCGTCATGTCATCCTTATTATTGCAGGAAGAAATCCGCAAGCTGAAGTTCGAGCGGTTCGTTCATCTCAGGTGTTGATACCGGTCGTGGATGCTCTAACAAATCTTGTTCAAACGACCAGCTGCGTGGAGTTGTTCGTAGCGCCGTTTGAGTTTGTTGGTCGGTTTGCTCGAAATTTGGTTCGGTAGTCTGATCGAAACTCTGGTTCGGATTTTGGTTCGAACAGTGGTAAAAGCGGTTCAAGTTTGAGTCGGATTGATAAAAGTTGTGATAAAAGGTGTTTGGAGAAGCGTGCGGGGGATATGTTTCGTGCAGTGTTTGAAACGCTTGAAAGTTCGTGTATTGGTCCGTTTGATCTGCTCGGTATGGTTCCACTCGTTCCCATATCGGGACATCTTCATCCGATTCAGGTGGTTCGTCAAACAAATCCAGGAGATTGAGCATCGGTTTTTCTGGACCTTCTTTGGATTCTATGGTTGAATTTGATTCAATCGCGTTGGATGTTTGTATTTGTTGTTCGGTACGCAGTTTCTCGATCAGTTTCTCGATTTCCACCGGTTCTTTGTGTTTAGTCGGTTCGTCGGATTCGGCAATTGTATCGGCTGTGTTGTTTGTCGCAGTTGTAGTGGTCTCAGTCATGATCGTTTCGACCGCTACTTTGGTTTCAATGGTTTCAACCGCTTCCTCGGATTCAATGGTTTGAGGTGTGGTTGGTTCGCTGTGTTCGATACTGTCGAGTGTGGGTGAGGTAACTGTTTTGTGTGGCTTATTTCGTGGGTCAACTGGATCCTCTATAACGTACATTAGTTCGTGTTGATCGCCATCGTCTTCTATAGCCACCAGTTTGAGCGCGTGTAGGTGATCCAGTTTATCGTTGGTTAACGATATCGCTTTCTCGCCAGTGTGATATGCGTTGTCGACCGGATTACCATCTTGATCCAAGACGAGAACGTCTGTGCTGAGCTTTGTGTTTTTGTTGTTGGTCTTTTTGTTGGTCTTTCGGTTGGTTTTGCTTTTTTTGTTCTTCTTTGTATTGTCCTTGATTTTGTTTGTCTGTTCTAGCAAATATTTAGTTTGGTCGGCGTTGATCGTGGTTGCTAGTGCGGTAAGGTCTGTAGGATCAACCATTTCGACCTTCGTGATCGTGGGTTTGTTTGTTTGTTCAATCGAGTCTCCTAATATGTTTAGCAAGTAATCGATGTCGTTCTCTCGCTTGAGCATTTTTGCAATCGATTGAGCTAGTGCTTCGGCGGTGCGGTCGTCCCAGTCCTTCTCGTCGTTTTCGCCTAATTTCTCGTCGCAATATATTGACGGCGATTCCGACTTTTCGTCCGACTTCTCGTCCGACTTCTCGTCCGACTTCTCGTTCGACATCTTGTTCGGTCGTCCGCGATCAAGATTATCTGATTTACTGTTTGACGCGTTGTTTGGTTTTTCGTTTGTTGTACCATCGGTTTCGTCTGCAGTTTCTGTTTCCTCGCCCTCCAAAGTTCGTAAAAGTTCCTCGTCGGTCGTCTCCAAGATTTGTGGTGAGCACGACAAAGTCGATGAGCTTGATGAGTTTAGTGATTTCGATGAATCAATTGTTGTTTCGGTGTGATGTGCAGGTGGTTCTACCGTGTCGTCGAGCGATGTGTTACTGTCTTCCGCTAGAATTTCGTTGGACTCTCGTAACAACTCTTGTAAGTTTTCGTAAAAAGTTCTGTCCGTCTCGGTCAGCAACTGTCGCAACTGTCGCAACTTCTCGCGTTCGTCTTGATGTCGTTGGCGTTGTGAACGTGCGTTGCGGTCACGTTCGTGTTGTTCCCGTTCTTCCTCTGTTTCGATTATCCCGCTTGATTCAACTGTTTCGTTACTAGTCGTTTCCGCCATTTCGTTTACCATTTTTTTCACCATCTGTCCGACTAGTTCAACAGTTTCTTCGATTTCGGTCGTTTCGTCGGTCGTGGTTTCGGTCGTTTCGTCGGTCGTGGTTTCGGTCGTTTCGTCGGTCGTGTTTTTGTTGGCAAAGTTTATATTTTCGTCTTTTTCGTCTATCGTTTCGACGTCGATATTCTCGTTGGTCGAGTCGGCTTCTTCTATCGTTTTGGTTGTGTTGGTTTCTTGCTTTTCGTGGATGTTCCGCTTTTTGTGGTTTTTAGGGTTTCCATAAGTTCGACGGATTCGGTGGTTTCGTAGGTTTTTGCTGTGGCGCGTGCGGTGAGTGTGGTTTTGGTCGATGGTGTGTGTTTCCGAATTGAGAATTGGTTCACCGGTTTCGTTTGTTTTGGTTGATGTGATCGTGTCGGTCGATGTGATCATTTCGGTTGATTTAATTTCGGACGGTTTGGTTGTTTTTGGTTTTAGTGTTTTTATTGTTTTGAGTTGGCGTTCGGCTAGAGGTACGGGTTTGAGTGTTTTTGCTCTTTTCGTTTTGTTTGCTATGGCGACTTCGGTCGAGTTGGTTTCATTGATCGTGCGTTTATGGATCCCTCGCGATCGTAATTCCTGTTCGCGTTTCTCTTTGAGCATCTCTTCGTGTTGTTTCGCTTCGACCGCGATAGGAAGCAGCGATCGAGCGTCGTCGCTTTTCTTGCTGGTGTAGACGTACAATGTTTCCTCTTCGTCTGAATCCGAGTCGCTGTCATCTTCTCCGTCGAACGACGAAAAAATGTCAAAAAGGTTTTCCAGCTTTTCGTATAAAGTCGTGTATTGATGAATGGACTGATTGAGTAACAGTTCGAGGTTCTCGACGCTTTCCATAATGTCGGTTGCGTGGATGTTAGTGATCAGTTGTTGTAGTATGTCCAAGTGTTCGTTGACCGATTCCACATCGTCTTCCATCAGATATTTTAGGGTGTGCAATTCCTGGCGAATCGCCGCGCTGTTTTCGTGTTGGAAGAGATAGTGAAGTTTGCGCAACTCGCTACAGATTGTGTTGTAGTGTTTGTGTGGTTCGAGAAAGTGCTGATAGTTTTGTAGTTCCTCGCACATGAGTCGGCATCGTTGCTGGAGTTCCCAATCGAATTGGAGCTCGCACAGTCGTTTGACCGTGTCAGTTTGTTGCACTTGAGGCAACAGTCCCATTTTACGTAGATGCGGAAAAAAAATTTTGTCCACCCAGCGTTTCATGTCGGTCTTGTGTCGGACGCTTCCACCCGAAAGCATTTCTTTGAGACCTTTTTCGTTGATAAAATGAGTTTGTGGGGAAAGCAAATCGCGGTAGTTGGTCAGTTCGTGATATCGTCTCTTGTTCTCTGGACTCACGTACTTGCTGAGCACCTCGCATTTATTTCGGTAGTTCATCAACTTCAAGAAATCGACGGCTTTGAACCAGCAAACCTTGCTTGTGTCGATCACCATCGTAAACTCCATACGGCGGTCGTAATATTCGTATTTCCGTTTTAATACTTGTCCCTTTACCTTGTAGTTCACCGTGTAGTGTCCCTCGTAATAATCTGAACCCTCACTGTCGCTTTCCTCGTTAGCTCTGGTTCCCGCGAGTTCACCGGTGGTTGTCTCGTTTTCCGCAGTTTCTTTGGTTCTCCTGGTTTCCTCTGTTTCCTCTGTTTCCTCGGTTTCCTCGATTTCCTCGATTTCCTCGATTTCCTCGAGTCCCTCGAGTTCCTCAGTTTCCATAGTAGTCCCCTCGAATTCCGCGGTTTCCTCGTCTAGGTTTGTTTCGTCGACACCGCTGTCGTGGTCGGACGGTTTGTCGGTTTCTTCGTCTATATTGTCTAACATTCGAGCAATTTGGTTGGCTCGTGTAATTTGATCGGTTTGTCTATCTTGTTCGTTATGTTGTTCGTCGCGTTCGTCTATCGTCTGTTTTTTTTGTCGGGTTTTGTCGCGTTTTTCCGCAGTTCGACGCGACGAACTGGCAGTGATTTGGTTCTTGCGGTTTTTCTTGCGACGTGGTCGACCAACTGGTCGGCGACCTGTTTGTTTGGCGGTTCGGTTTGCACGAGTATAGGCGCGCATTGTCTAAAGTAGTGGGTCAATTTTAAGTGAATCGAATCAGTCGTGTTGATCGATAGTTGGTCTGAGTTGTTCGTCGATTTCAGCGTTGAGGTGGTTGATATCAAAGTATACAAGTTGCACAGTAAATCTTTCACAACAATACTTGAAAACGCTCGGTTGATACGAAGTCGTATAGTCAGTGGATACTACTGATCTGGAGTCAAGACAGTCGGCTTTTATGTCTTGTTCTCGTTTCGTATCTATCGCGGTTCGATGCTGATATCACCAAGATATCGTGGTCGTACTTTGTATCTCGCATCACGTTGTCGTATGACTCTTCACATTATCTCGTATCTCTAACCCCGTATCCCCGTATTGCGTCTTTGTGTCTCGTTCTTCATTTTTTGTCTCGGTCTTCTATTCTTTCTGTTATCTCGTTTTATCTCGTTCTGTTATCTCATTTTTATCTCTTTGTTGTCCCTCGCGTCTGTGTTTCGTATCAGTCTGATAGTTCATATCGGGTAATCGATTCTTTTTTTCTCGGTATTTCTTTTATTCGCAGTTTGTCTTTTGTCCACCTTATCTTGCTATCTCGTGTTTCATCGCTTCAACGAGTTATCGAGTTATCGAGTCGGTCACGTTGTTCGTTCGATCGTTTGATCACGTCGACCGATTGATCACGCGTTGATCCGTGTGTCACTTTTTTGTTACTTTGTTTCGCTGACTCGTGTTTACTCGTAATCATCTATTCGTAATCGTCTTTTAATCGTCTTTCTTGGTATTGTAGTATCTGGTGCATGTGGTATCGCGTTTATCGCGTTTGGCGCCAATGTGTCGTGGTATCAGTCGAATCGTTAGGTTATTGGATAAGCGTGTAGTCAGTTCGTTTTGTTTATCGTGTTCATGGTCACAAGTGTTCCGATCATTTTGCCATGTAGTCGTTTTGTCGCGTTGGAATACTGTTTCGTTATCACACCGCACGTGTAGCGGTTTGTCTCTCTTGGTTCGTTAGGTCGACTGTCGCTTGTTGTTAAGTGTTTGTGTCTCGTCTTTCCGAACGTCGTTTCATCTGTTGTCCAAGATGGAGTCTGATGAAATCCTCTTGTCTCGAGCTTTGAAACGTGCTCGTTCTGGCGCGTGTGGCTCAGACGATGATGCTGATGATTCCGGTCGTCGTGTTCACTCGTCGTTGTTGGAAACCGTCGAGACTGTTTCGTTAGACGAGTTGGATGAACATGCGGGATCTCGGCGACGGCAGTTTGGTTCGTCGGGGGATCGTACAGAGGACTCAAATGTTCACTCGTGTTGCGATTGCACGGGTTGTGGTTGTTCTTGCCACGTGGACGAGGGTCAGTCTGCGGATATCCGACCGATCGATTCGTACGTCTGTTATCTCTTCGACTATGACTTGTTCAGTGTTCCCTCTAACCGACAGCATTTCGATCTTCTGTTGGAGTATCTGCGCGACGAGAACATATTGGACCGCTGTGTGGTCGTATCGTTGGCCACCGACACGTATCGGTCGGCGGTCGATTCTCGAGCCGAGCGATCCGAGATTGACCCGAACGTCTTGCGTTACCGACCGTCGATTATCGAATCGATTGAAGAGACACGGTCGGACGTGCGTCGGTCTTTCCGTAATCTGATTGTACAAGGCAGTGTCGCCGACTGGTTCACGGTGAAGGCTTCTCTTCATTACCCGACGTACTTGGTCTACATTCGGCTCGTTGGGTCGAGAAACGATCTGCGGACCGACTATGTGCTCAACGTGGACTACGCTAACCGCGTGTTCACTTCGAATAAGGGTAGCTACGGGCTCAAGATTGCAAAGTTAGTCGCGCACACGCGTGCCAAGTACTTTGGTATTCGTCACTATAATTTCACGCCGCTCATCGAAAACGCGCGGCTTCGTGCGCTCAAGTATCGCGCGTCCAAGGACGCCGCTCGTGAGCGACGAGAACGTTTGGATACATCAAAGAATGAGGATCGTGATGTCCGGGAGTCTCGTGTTGTACGTGAGACGCGCAATACGCGCAATGATCGCAATGATCAGCGAAACGAGACGCGCAAAGAGACGCGTACTGAAGCTTGTATCGATGTTCATAGTGTGACTAGAGAAGGTCGACTTCCTTCTGTTTCTGCGTCGTTGGTTGGTTCGGTTCAAGATGGTTTGTGGGAAGCGTCCAGGGGCGGATCAGAATCTCGAGACGCTCGAAGCGACCGGTTGCCGGCGTCTGATTTAATGCGAAAACGAGTTCGAACGCAGTCTGAGCAGGTTAGCGTGATCGACGACGATCGGTTTTTATAAAAAAAAAGATATGGCGAAGAAGACATGGTGAAGAAGATTTGGCGAGAAAGATTTTGCGAGAAAAGAAAATAGAGAGGAAATAGAGAGGAAACAAAAAGAAACTGCGTTGGTCCGGTTTTGTTTGTTTTGTTTATTGTTTGTTTATTGTTTAACGGTTTAATGGTGATACGTTTGTGGATGGGTTGTATACGGGTGTAGCGGAGGGGTTTACACGTCGCGCAGAGTCGTGGTGAACGCATTGATGCCGCAATTGGGTAACGAGCCGAATCCTCGATTGACGTATGGTGCGTTGACGCTCAACAGTTTCTGGTGTTTTTCTTTCGACATGCGGTTGATTGAGTTCTCACTAAAGATTGCATACAGCGTGTTGTCCAAGCTCTTGAAAATACTTTGTTGATTTAACGAGATGCTGTTGAACGCTGCGTTGTTGTCCCGTGCGCGTTCGATCAGTTCCCAGTTGACCAAAGCGAAGACGAATATGATGGATATTTTTTCGCGTAACGCACCGTGGCAGTCGTCGCGCGAGACTGGTCGTTCGCTGTTCTCGTAAAAAGCGTAATAGTTGACAAAGTTGGTCATGAATTTTACGCGGTCCGTAAATTCGTTCTTGTAGCTCAGATAAATAATTTTTGTACGCTCAGAGTCCGCGGGGGCGTTTGGTTGTTCCATGGGTTGTTTTATGGGTTGTGTTATGGGTTCTGTTATGGGTTCTGTTATGGGTTTTGTTATGGGTTTTGTTATGGGTTTTCTTATGGGTTGTGGTTTGGATTGTTCGTCCGATTGGTCCGTCGCAGGTGGTTCGACGGACTGGTCATCTGGTCGTCGAGACGATGCATCGAGTTCTTTCGTTTCCTCGGCTCGTTTCTCGTCTTCCTCTTCGTTTGTGATGCACTCGGCGAGAAGACTCGACACCTTGACATAAAATCGTCGGTTGAACTCGAGGCGTAGCCATACGTTGGTCCCACAATCGTAGTATTGCCACGCATTAGCAATGTTGCGCAATGTCGAACAATAGTTGCATTCGCATGGGGTGGGGTCATGTCGTTTTTTTGAGAGCGATACCATGATCTCAAAGATCTCTTTTTTGTCGCAGCTAGAACACATGTCGAGGCAAATTTTGGTGTCGAAGCTGTGTTCGCTGCGCATGGAGTTGATCGGCGAGCCTGATGTCGCGTTGTTGGTCGTTTGTCCCGCTGCGGCGGCGGCGTGCTTCGTGTTCAATCCGTGTTGCTGTTTATGGTGCATAAACGTCGTGCTGAGGTAGGCCGCCCAAAGGCTGGCCATCGGCGGTTCGACGTACAGCTTGTTGAGCATTTTACAATGCTGACTCGGCATGTTGAGAAGCAGTCGCACCGCCTCTGTGGGTGTAGAAGCCCCGTTGGTGCATATCAAGTCGCGGACCAGATGGTTCAGTAGGCGGCATAAACGGCGAAAGTCCTGGCGTCGCACGATTTGAGTATCGGACAGTGTGGTGCGGTTTGTCCACCACTGTTGGTGTTTCATTTCGTGCATCTGTTCGCGCCACCAATTTGGTTCTTGCCAGAACAATAACGTTTGGACGACTGCATTTTTGTTGATATCGATTTGGCGGGACGCGTTGTTTAATATGCTGTCGATGAACACGAGACGGGATCGTTCCTCTTGATCGCGCTGTTGAACGTGTTTCTCGAGATTGTCGACCACTCGAAACGCAATGTCTTCGAACCGGGTTTTGACTGGTTTACCGTATATTTGCAGGTGGTGACCGGTTTGAACATCTTTTTCAACAACGGAAATACCAGTGCGGTTGTCGTTTTTGGTGGTGCCAATGTTGGTCAGTGGTGCGTTGGTTCGATTGTTGGGTTGTTGGTCTTCAGTGGGGTTCTGTGGTGAGTTGTCGAGGTATTGGGTAATCTTGTACTCAAAGTCGATCAGGCCTTCGTGCGCGTTTACGCGGTGGTATCTGCTGGACAGTAGAATGGGTAGAATGGGTCGTTTGAATGGACCTTGTTGCGCGTCTTGTGACCGCCGTTCGTGAGGTTGATGTAGTTTGGCTATTTGTCGTGCATATTGGTATTTCCAGAGAGATCGAACGACTGCCATGGACGGGAAGAGAATTTGCGCGCGAACTCGGATCGCAAACGTCTGATCCATTTGTGCCGTTTTGGTTGTCGGTAGTTTCGGCTCCGGGTTTCGCTGTTGCTCCGGCTTTCGTTGTTGCTCCGGGTTTCGTTCTTTCGTTCGTTGTTGTTCTTGGTATTGTGTCAGACAACACGTACGTTGAGACGCAGAGATGTGAGGTTCGGTGTTAATCACTGGGATCGTCGGAAGGCTCGTCGGAGGAACGAACGCGTTTGTAAGATGGCCTGCAGGAATGTCGGTATGATGTACCGATGTACCGTCGAGTCGCGTAACTGCGGTTAAACTGTTCAAGTATTTTTGTTGGTCCGCTTTTATCTCGTTTGTCGGTCGGACGGTTATTGGTTATCCGGGTTGTCCGACGGTATGTATGTTTGACGCGTGATGGTTGTCGGATAGCGGTCGTATCGTTATCGGTGGTCGTATGTATGGTTATAGAACAGTTAGATGTCGGCCGAGCGGTTATCGTGTGATTATCGTGGTTATCGTGGGTGTGTCGAGGGTTATTGAGCGGTTATCGTTTATCGAAAGGTTATCGTGCGTTATCGTTAATCGTGTGTTATCGTTTATCTTGCGTTATCGTTTATCGTGCGGTTATCGGTTACCGAACGAAGTGAAGTGCTTGTTCGTTTTTCCGTGTAATCGTTTCGCGATGCGGGAATGCTAGTCGGGATTGCTTATGTTGTAATTACGTTTTCCCGCTCCACGTGCCCTACGATCACATGTTTTTAATCGGTTGTGACCGTTTGCGATATAGCGGTTTTATATTGGTTTTGTCGATGGGCTGGATAGTTGAGGGTTTCTTAGGGGAAGCAAAGTGTGGACTAGTGAGAAAAACTGAACATGGTTTGTTTGTTTTTATTGATTTGTGGTTTGGGTATTCACAAATATTCCTGGGTATTCACAAATATTCCTGGGTATTCACAAATATTCTTATGTATTTATGTATATTAATAATCAGTATACAGTAGTATATTTGATATCGTTGAACAGTTTTTTTGTTTATTTTGTCCCTTTTTGGATTTCAGTTTTCGTCGAGTGGTTCGATTACGATCCCGTCGTCGCGTTCTTCTATGGCTTGTTGTTTTTGGGCTGCTTGCATGGCTAGTATCGACTGCAAGATTTCGTCTGTTTTACCGCTTATTTCATTAGTCTCTTCGATTCGGCTGGATGTGCGGCGGAACGTCCAGTTCATCTTGATTTTTCCCTGGAGCAGCGCTTTCCAACCGTCGATACCGAAATCGAATCCAAATTCGCGGTTCTTGTTCGACACGCAGCGCTTACGACTCAATTTGGTCTCGGTGCCGGCGTTGGTCGGACTGGGGTCTCGTTTTGCCACTCGTGTTTCCTCGACTGGTAGAGATGACGAGCGTCCATACAATTGGATTTCTCTTTTGAGCTTCTTGATCGGACCGCTCTCTATCTCGCCAGAAATTTCCCCCGTTATCTCGCCGGTTATGTTACCGCGAGTGATCGTTCCGAGGATCGCACCTTGCACTGCTAAGTGTTTTGGTGTTTCCTTTGATGATATTAGGGTTTTCGAAGCTTGCGTGTCTTGCGATGTTTGCGAGGTCGGTAATGTTTGCGATAATTGTGTTTCTTTTAACGCAGCGGGTTCATCGGGTTCAGCGGGTTCAGCGGGTTCAGCGGGTTCAGTGGGTTCGGTGGGTTCGTCGGGTTCGGTGGGTTCAGCTGGCTCAGTGGGTTCCAGTTTTTCCCCAGCAGCACCACGGTGTGTTTTCGTGCAGACACGTTGGTCGTTTCCGATATCTCTATCACCGTCGCCAAGCGATGCGCGTGGCGCCGCGGTGACAGTTGTCCCCAGTGTACGCGTCGTTGAGCAGTTGCGGTCTGAACCCTGATCCACAGTCGGTTCGGTGACACAATGTGTTTTTGCCAGCTCGGTCTGTGGTCCTCCCCCATCATTCGTGTTGATGTTTGGGTTGTTTGTATGGTTCGTCTCAGCGTCACGGTCTGCGTAGTCGAGCAGCTCATCTCGAGTGTTTCGATCGAGCGACGAGTTGGAGTTCGATCGGTTCGCGCGGGAAGCGGCGGCGGTCCAACCCGATGGTCCCGGTTGTGGGGATTGAGAGTTGGATCTAGAGCGGGATCTAGAGCGGGATCTAGAGCGGGATTGAGAACGGGAGCGAGAGCGGAATCGGCGGTACCATTCGGCCCACTGGGCATCGTTGTGAGCAGATGCGAGTGGTGAGACGACTCGTGGGGCTGTTCTTGCCATTCGTTGCGGTCGGTTCGCGGTATGCCATTTGGACGATCTTGGTATTGGAGACATGGGTATTGGTTGTCCCGGTTTCCATCCAGAGGGTCCTGGTTGAGGGGATTGCGGTGAAGCGGGTTCGTAGTCGGTAACTGGAGTTGGTTCTGTGTTTGGAGTTGGTGTTGTTGGTGGTGTTGTAGTTGGGTTTGAGGGTGAGTACGGTTGATCTGAGGAGTGATCTGATGAGTAGCGGGCTCGGGAGGGATGAGGGCCGGGTGATTGGGAATTTGTACGTCGGAAAGATGGTCGAACGAAACGTAACATGGATAATTGTCCTCGTTCTCGTGGTGCTCTCGATACGACTGGCTCGTAGTTCTCGTTTGATTCGTGCGAGTCGTGCGAGTCGCGTGAATCTTTTGGTGAATTTCTTGGTCCGTTTGGCTCAAAATTCCGGGCGTTCCGGTCTTGTTGAGCGATACAACTTCGGTTTGCGCAGTCGCCATGGCCGTTTCGACAACATCGGTGACATCCGTGATGATTGCTTCGTGGTTCCGCGGTATCTCCTCGATCTCGGCTTCTTCTCGCGCTTCGGCTTCGATCTCTTCGTAGATGGTCGAAAATCGGGCTCGGCGATGAGTGGTGTGAACGTGGGCTCGAGTCTCGTAAACGTGACCGAGAGAATCGATAATGGCATTCTGTGGGTTCCGCAGTTCCTGAACACGTTGACCCGTTTGTGCTGCTCTCACCAGAATGCTGACGATCTGCCCTGGGTCGTGCATCGACTCCGGTTGCATCTTGGATCGAATTGGTGGTATCTTTATCGACGAGTCGACCACATCGATGAGTGCAGACAGTTGAGTGACCACGGCCACGGATACCGCGTGCAGGTTTTCGCGCGTCGGCTCGACGCGATCGAGACGCGCGGGCGATGTCGGATTCGTGTGAGGCGTTTGACGAGTTGGATTCGTTTGATGCGTTTGATGCGTTTGATTCTTGTGAGTTGTCGGACGTATACGAGGTTTGGTGATGGTAGTCGGTTCCCTCGTTGGTCCCCTCGTCGTTTCCGGAATCGCCCAAGTCACTGTCTTTTGGGGTTTGTTGTTGTGCGTGTTGGTCGTGTTTGTGTCGACCGTTCGCGGTTTCTTGATCAAGATCGGTGCTTTCGTTTTGCGAGCGTTCGTTTTTCCCGTCTTGGTTGCTGGGGTTGTGGATTTGATCTTGGTTTTTGTGAGTGCTGGCACGCTTGTCGCCTGTGGAGTTTTTGTCGTCATTGTATTCATCGTACTCGTCGTATTTATCGTATTCATCGTATTCATCGTTGGTGATGTCATTGTCGGTACTGGGCTCACTTTGGTCGTCGTGGTAGTAGTAGTAACCGCGGATGCTGTCGCTATGGTTGCTGGTCGATACATTGTCGTTCCACCGATCGTCGTATCCACCGTCGTACTCATCGTCGTATCCATCGTCGTATCCGTCGTCGTATCCATCGTCGTATTCGTCGTCGTATTCGCCTTCGTATTTGTTTTCCCCATCGGTTTTTGTGGTGTAGTTTTTGTCTGATGTTGCGTTGGCGTGGTTGGTTGCTTTGACTCGTTTTCGTTTGAGCGGAGTACGTCTCGTTCGTCGTTTTCTCTTCCCCCCGCGAGGCGTTTCGGCGTCGGACGATCCAAGAAGGTCTTCGGTTTCGCTGGTCTCGTCGTCGGTTGACTCCTCGTTCGTTCCGTTCGTTCTAGTTGGTTTCGTGTTGGATTTGACTTGGCGTCGGTAGTCATCGTGTAGTGGGTAGGTTTGGTAGATTCGGTCGGCTCGGACGGCTCGATCGAACATTTGACAGTCGTTTGTCTCGCTTTCACTGTTGAATCGAATCGCGGACGTATCTCGTCGTTGATCTTGTTCAGTTCGGTCGTCGTCTCGCATACTTCGGAGCAGTAGGATATTGGGTTGGTTTCTTGGACTAGACATACCGTTTGATACGATTTTTCTACGTCCATACGCGTGCACAAGTGTGTTACCACGGGTTCGCCGTTCAATTCGTGTCTGGTTGCCTCGGTTTGACAGTTGTTTAGTCGAATCAGATGCAACACTTCTTCCGTTGGACTGACTTCGAAGGTTGTTTCGATGCTCGTTGGGTCGAGCGTCAACGTTCTCGTAATTATGCGGTCGATGTAGTGGACCGGGTTGGTGTTGATGGTCGGATTGTGGTCTATCCGGACGATCTGTTTTTGACCGTTTTGGTTGGATTGTGATATTGGTGGTGTTACCTTGGTTGTTCTGCTCGTTGTGTTCGGTAGGCTCGGTAGGCTCGGTAGGCTCGATGTGCTCTGGTCGATCTGGTTCGGAGTAGTGTACTCTTCGTACATGTTCCGGTGGTTTGTTGTTCATCGTTTCTACTCTCGGTGTTAAATAGTTGGTTCAAGTGGATGTTATCTTTCTCGATAACACCAGTTACCCCAAGTTGTTACGCTGCGTCGTCAGTCGTCGATTTTTTGTTTCGGTGGACTTTGACGATGCTTTGTTTGATCGTTGATGCGTCAGGGCGCGTGATAGCTCTTCTCGGTATTCGTGTGTAATCGATCGTGTAATCGATCGATAATCTACTTGAGCTTTCTGTATGTCAATCGATCTTTGTCAGTGTTATCGGTTGCTTTGTTTGCGCAGTGGTATCAATCCGAGTAGAAGGTCGATTATAAGTGGTTTTGATCGAGTTGTCGTTTCTGGGTACTTGGCGTACGCTTTGATAGTCACGTAGGCTGGTCACGTAGACCGTTTTATCCACGTCACGTTGTCGCCTTGTTGACGCCTTCTTGGTTTTTTATCGTCGTGTTGTGTCGACTCACTGTCTGGTTGATATCTGTGGGTTTTTACGCGGTTTGTATATTTCCGTCCACGCGTTGAGTTGTTGGTCGATCTGGTTATCGTTTTGATGTGTATTTGTCGCTCTTGTTGTTTTGGTTTTCGTTTGTGTTCGCAAGTCTTTGCGTATTGTCTTTTGTTCGTCTTTGTGTACTGTCTTTGTGTACGGTCTTGTACGGTCTTTGTGTGTGGTCTTTGTGTATTGTCCTTGTGCGCCTCTTTTTGTAATCTCCGTTTTTCAGTATATGTCGTTTTCGTGTCGATACCAAGTCGACGTTGTACCCTCTTATCGTTTGTCTGTTGGTGTTATCGTTTCGCACGTGTCGAGATGTTTATCGCTTGCTGAATTCGTAGGTTCACAAGTTCGTGTCGCTCGTAGACCTGTTGTCCTCGCGCGCACTCAACCTTCTTACCGTCTGTCGCGTTTGCGAGCGTTCTTATCGTGTCGACCGGGGTCGTGGTGATCGTGGGTCGTTTTCGGTTCGTTCTCGTGCATTTTCGTGTCGTTGTGTTTGTGTCCTTCGTTTCGTTTTGGTCGCTCGTATGGTGTTAATGTTCTTAAGGGCCTGGTCGTCGTTCGCGTTGACTTGAATCGCTCGGCGATCGGTCGTTGGTAGATTGTTGAGCGACATGGCGAACACGTTGTATTCCGTTGACCTCGCGAACCCGGATGCGATGCGCGCATACCCGAACTCGCTGTTCACTCCGGCCGGTAAACTGACCTCACAGTCGCAGAATCGGTTTCCGCGTGATGATGACTTTTTCCTGCACGTGATTGATTCACATTTGATCCTTTCGGATTATCAGGATCGTGTTCTCCCCGGACTCGTTTCCAACAGTCCGTTTTTGCGACAGCGCACACCGTTGGACGTTTCTACGTTGCAGCTCAACGATATATACGTTCCGATCATTTCCGTAGCAGGCAGTGTTATTACAGAGTTTTCGTCTTCCGTAGCGACCGCGTACGCTGCGCAGGATGAGCGCTTCAAGATTCTGGACAACAAGTTGCGTTTGTTGGTCGAGAGCATAGACTCGTTAACCTACTGGGCTTTGCAGTATCGGAACGCATCGCTCGATTTGTTGCGCTTGTCGGATGATGCGGCTGAGCGGTTGGCCGGCGATGTGGAAGCCGACCGTCGGTTCGCGTTGCGCACACAAATGTTGGGACGCGAGTTTCAGCGGTTGAGTGCGCGCGTGACTCGTGCAGATGCGCGCATTCAGCGCTTGAAAAAAGAGTACTACGAGCGCTTCCAGAGCGAGATTGCACAACGTGACTACGCGGTCACAGTGTTATCACAGTATTTGAGCAACGCGGTCTTGGCCGATTTTGACGGGACCGTTTCATCTGAGAAAGTCCCTCCGACAGCTGGTCGTCCTATTCAAGACTACTTGGACGTTTTGATTCCACTGTATAATACTTTTCGAAGCATTATGGAGGAGTACAACTTGCAAAAGCGTATAGCTTACGATGTGAGATTTGCGGCGACGCTCGTTGAAGTCGTACCGAGTAATCGTTTGATCAGAAAGTTCTTGTTCGATCCTGCTCTGCAGCGGTCCGAAGAGAATTTTGAACCGCAACATCAAGCAGAATAAACTACTCACGATCTCTATTGGTCGTATCGCTAGGTTAAGTAAAACCGGATTTCGGTTGGTCGCGATGGACAACGCGTGTGACATTTTGAGTCGCATCGACGGTTCCGACGAGTATGATGTTGGGGTCGATCGAACGGCGGTTGTATTGGTGACTGCCTCGCGAGGGCGGACGAGTGTGTCTGGAGACGACAATGATGGTCCTCTCGACGTGGATCGAAAAAACAACAAAACGTCCGATCTTTTTCGGCGGGCCGTACAGTTGCGCGACCGTGTTTCGTTAGCCGATCATATGCACCGTTTATACTTTTTGCTCACATGGAGCGATCGGAACGGTGGTCGATGGATGGGTATCAAGCGTTTCATCGACTGTTATTTTAGTCTCGTTTTTCATCCTTACTTTGGCGATCGTTTCAAGATGACGGTTTTGCATATAGCGAAGCGGTCCAAAATTTGCTGTCATTTTCAGGTGGGCGTCGTGTCCGACTTTTCGTCTTACACGTTGCTCATTATGCTCAATTATCCGTTGTGGGACAAGTTGTTGCAGGTATCGACGTCCCTACCGCATCGTTATTTTCGACGTTCCGTTCGCGCAATGTTGCGTCGAGGTGGTGGTACAACCGATCGACCTGCACCACACTACAACGAGGGTTCGGGTTTTGGTGGTCTTGGTGAAGGAATGGAAGTCGATCCTACCGGCAAGTTTACACACTTGATGAACGTTTCGCTTGCTGCTCTGTGTCTGATTGACCGACTTGAGTACTCGATGCAATCAGATCTTGAGCGACACGGTGCAACACATGTAGTCACGGTGGCCAAGTTTTTCTCGAATGCCCATGATGCGAAAAATTTGTTCAACACGGTATCGTTGGTAGAGTGATGGGATGGGTAGAATGATGGGTAGAATTATGGGTAGAATTGGTCAAGTTTCGACAGTATTTTTTATCGGTTCGACGATCGAGTATGTGGCGGCGGTTGTCGTATATGGTTGTTCTGCGTATTGGTTTGTATTGGTTTGTATTTTTCTTTGCTGCGGTGTGATCTGTGTGATCTGTGTGATCTGTGTGATCTGTTTGATCTGCGTGATCAGTGCGGTAGTCGTCCGATCGTTCGTTTTGTGATGGTTGTGTTGTTGGTTGTTGGTTGATGGACGACGGTGTGTGGTTGGTTGTTATCAATTGGTGTGGGTTGTTGGTTTATGTTTAATAGCGGGAAATACGTAATGGTGCGAATACCATGTTTCGGTAAATTTAAGTGAACGATACGAGTCGACACTATGAATGGTAGCGGAAGAGTGTCGTCTGGAGGAGGTTTGCCGCTTGGTAACAAACGCGTGTCTGGTCCACAAGGGGGAAGAGTCGTTCCGTCCGGAAAGCTGGCTCGAGGTGCCGCTACATCGAACGGTTCGAATACGGCCAATGTTGCAAATGCGACAAACGCGACAAATGCGGCAAATGCGGCAAATGCGGTAAATGCGACAAATGCGACAAATGCGGCAAATGCTGCAAATGCGACAAATGCTCCAAGTGCGACAAATGCGGCAAACGCTGTAAACGGTGCAGCTACAACGACTCCGACGAACACGACGAACACGCCTGTCGGGTCCGCTGCATCTTCCGTACCAGCTGCTGCAGCATCGACCGACGGTCCGACTTTGAAAGACCTCGAGACCGCGCGTCCCGCCCGCAGTACGGAGACGGTAGCAGCGTTCGGTGTACCTCGTCAGTTTCTCGACGAGTTCACTCGTGTGTATCAGGGTTACGTTACCGACGCGAACGTGGCTGAAGCTAGTGCGGCCGACATATCGCGTATAGTTGACACGAACTTTGCCGTTTATAAACTGATTTCATCTTTTTTAGAGTCGGTTCGCTCGTTCGCTATGCGCAACAAGGCCAACGGAGGCACGTTGCCGTCTGATAGCGTGTACGTGTCTCTACACGACTTGGACACGCTCGAGAGTGAGCGCGAGCTGCGTCTCTTACGGTCGATCGTCGCGCGGAACGCAAAGTCGATCGGATTGGGCAACGAGTTTCTCGCTAGCGTGAATCCAAAAAATCTGAAGGCTGAGCTCGAGAACGCGTTGAGAAAAGCAGCTAGCGGTAGCGGGTCCGGCAAGTCGGGCGATGGTGATGGTGGTGCAGACGATGATGCACTCGAGGAGCGTGAGCCTGACAAGGTTAATCTCGATAATTCGGGTGGTGTCTATTCGATCCGCGACACATCTGACGCTGTACCGCTAACCAGTTTGGTCGGTTACGAAGCCGAGGCGCGTGAGCTCGTGTCGTTCTGTCGTACCGTTCGCTTCGTCAACGAGGCGGGTGCGGGTGGCAATGATACCGAGTCACGTCGTAATCCTGTGGTCGTGGTGTTGTTCGGCCCGCCGGGAACCGGTAAAACTACGATCGCTCAGTCGATTGCGCACGAGCTCGACTCGGTTTACATGTACGTCAACGCGGAGAATGTTACGTCTCAGTGGGCCGGTGGTACCGAAAAGAACATATCCAAAATCTTTAGACGAGCTCGCATTGCTTCCAAGCGGTTCAAGCGACGCGTGTTGATTCTGATTGACGAGATCGACGGGCTGGTCAAGAATCGTGCTACGTCCCCCAACCTCACGGGTGAGGAGTACTCCCGGATAACTACTTTTCTGCAGATGTTGACCCCGCCGATCGGTGTGGACAACAGTAGTCTTCTTGTTATATTTACGACCAACCGTTTGGAGAACGTGGACAGCGCCGTTATCAATCGGGCTCGTGGTCGTATTTTCATGGGTTACGTCTCTTCGCCCAACGATCGCATGAAGCTCAATCGTCAAATATTCGCCAATTACGTGCGGTACAACGATCGCGACCAGAATCTCCAGCGCGCTATAATCGTTTGCGACGATCTTGTCCCGCGTGACCTGCAGAACATTCTCGCTCGAGTGAAAAATCGAATTCTCGAGCGATATTCGGCCGCCCATCGATCCAGCATTCTGGCCGATTTAGAAATCGACCTCTCTGATCAAGATAATCGTGTTAGTACTGGCGATTTGGTCGAGTTGATGTACCAAGCGGTACCGGGTACGCCAGTCTCCGTCTTGTTTCGCGATTACTCACCGCCGTTGTCGCACGTTTGTTCGTGGGTGGATTTGAACCGTCCGTACCTCGGGCAGTGTCGGTCGGMTGAGATGTACTCACGCTACGCCAAGCAATGCAACTAGACTGACTGGCCATACAATACAGTCGCTGTACATTCGCGACAGTCGCGACATTGCGACATTCGTGAGGTTTTGGTTGTCTTTGGTCGTATGTCGAAATGTATGAGAGTTGGTTGGTTAGTCTGTGGAGGTTGCATGTCATCTTGTGTCAATCGTGACAACGGTGTGTCGTTCACGTGTCTGGTATACTGTACTTTGTCAAAAGTGTCAATTCTGTCTAGTGTGGATCATTATTACACTGTACTCACTCCGTGTTTTCTTTTTAATAATATCGTGGTCCGCGTGGGTCCACGTGTATTCATCGTGTATTCATTCATGCGTCAATTGTATTGTCAAGTGCATGTCAAGTGCATATCAAGTGTGTGTCAGTGCATGTCAAGTGTGTGTCAAGTGCATGTCAAGTATATATCAAGTGTATGTCAACTTGTGTCAATAAAATGTCAGTACGACGGTGGAACCAAATGTCAGTTTATTACCCATGCACGAGTCGTTTGCCGGACACGTGTCAGCTTGACAGTGTGTCATACATTCCATGTGGTCGATTGTTTGGTCGATTAGCGTCGATTGAACGTCGGATTAAACGTCGGGTTAAACGTCGGATTAAACGTCGGGTTAAACGTCGGTAATCTGTTGAAAGATTGAGGATGCGATTGGAGTAGAATTGGAGTAGAAAAAGTAGAAAAAAATAGACCGTGTTGTTCGCAACAATATTTTTTATTTATTGTGCAGTTGTACATAGATTTGCCTGGAAATTTGTGCAAAGTCTCGGATGGGAACAGCAAAACGATCGAGATGAGTGAGACATATTGCGACAGCTGGAAATTGCTGGGCGTCGCATCGTGTCGCACTCTTCTCGGTCGTGCTAATTATCAGACGAGCGTTTGTCGGGCGGCAGCGATCTCCTCGTCACGAGCGACGGTCCGTTTACGACGACGTTCAGCGAGACTATTGCGAACACAGCAGGAAGCAGTCACAACATGACCGACGTCGTGCAACCAAGATATAATGCACCAGATGAATCGCGATATGGCGTTGCGGTCTTTGAGTGCACAGTTGTGTGCACCGTTTCCGTCCATCTCGTAGATCTCGATCATAGGATCCATCTCGTTGCACTCATCACCGTTCCCTTGCTCTTCGTCGATCGGTTTGCAAGTTTTGACACATGCGTCGCCGGTCTTTTCGTTCACGTCCGCGTTTCCGCGGTGAGCTCGCCGGAGCGGTGGTAACGTCGGTGTCCGGCGAACGTGGACGGGCATCGGTTGATGAGTTTCGTGTGATGCGACGAGCGTTGCCACTTTTGGCGAAGTTTGCTCAATGAGCATCGAATTAGCTATGCGGTCGTACTGGTCAGCCAGCTCTCGTCGAGATGATGATAAAGGACGTTCGGACTCGTGTCGGAGCGTCACGTTGGTCGACTCTTTCTTATCGGAGAGTGTTTTAATCAGCGATGTTGGTTTCGCCACAGGTGTCATGATGGCCGATGAGGTGGATGTAGCTCCGTAGTCAGCGGTCGTCTCGCTGGCTGGTTTGGATGTTATGTATGATGTCTTTTCCATCAGGTTGGTTGTTCCGGTTGTTTCGGTTTCGGCTGTTTTGGTTTCGGTTGTTCCGGTGGCTTCGGCATTTGCGTCGGTCGAGTTGTTCGGGCCGTACGTCGCATCGTTGGTACCGTTGATATTACTGGGTGCGGGTGAGTCGGGTGAAATGTTTGGCGGGGTTACTACTACGATGGGATCGCTTGAGCCGGTCGAATCAGCGGGACGGTCGAGCACCATGGTTAATCTGTTAATAGAGTTTCGCGTTCGAAGTGATCGTCGTAGTTGTTTGTCACCCATGTTGTTCGTCGGATCAGAGGCAACTGTTGATCGCGCCTCGTCGATCGTCTCGTAAATGCGTGATCTAGTTGTTGCGGCGTTCGTCTCCGGAGCCGTGGCGCTGCTTTCGAGTGGTGGGGTCGTTGTTGCGATCTCGAGATTGAGAGGCGCGTGTTCGTCGGAACTCGTCGCGGAGGATCTCTCGTTGGATCTCGGTGCGTCGAATCTCGTTTCGTCGGACTGCCGCTCGTCTGTACTCGCTGTTCCTGATTTCATCGGTGCTGCGGTATCTGTTGTCGGTACTGTCGGTACTGTGGGTCGATCCGATAGAGGTGTGAACGTTTTTGCCGGTAGTGTTGACGTTTTGGTCAACGTCGATGTTGGTTCTGCTCGTTTGGTGGAAACTGTTGTACAAGTTGCGGTATGTTAACCCGCTGCGGGTGTGAGTGCTGGGCGCGAGTGCTCTCGTTGTCGCGATTATTGCGGTGATGAACGAAATTGTGGATGTTGGTTTGACGCGATCGAGTCGCGTCGCTCGTTTCGTTCGTAAAACTGTTGGTTGATGCACCAACGTTGCCGTCGGTACTGTCGGTGCTGTCGGGGCTGTCGGTGCTGTCGGGGCCGTCGGTGCTGTCGGCGTTGTCGGTGCGGCCGGTATAGTTGGTACCGCTGTTGTTGGTCGCGATGTGGTTGTTCTTGTCGTGGTTCGTATGTTGAGTGCGACTGGAATAGTTGGTGATGGTTTGAGGCGAGACGATGCCACTCGAGAGTTTACCACAAGAGGTTCTCGCGATGTCGCGATCAACTTAACAGAGCTTTCGGCGTAAAATCGTTTATCCGCTTCGGTTGGTGGTTGTCGGGGTCGGGTCTGAGCGTTCAAAATGTGCGTCTCGGGAACGAGTAATCGAAGTGAAGGAGTTAGTTCTACGGCAATTCGTTCGGGAGATGTTGGTCGGTCCACGGTATTCAGTTGTACTGAATTAGTTTCTGTCGGTTTGGTTGGTTTTACTTGCGACTCTGTAGCTTTCCGGTCGGTAGTCCGGACAGTCGTAAGGTCCGTGGAGACATTAGTGGTGAGAGTTTTTTTCGTCGTAACGTTTTGTCGAACGTTTTCGTTCGTGTCGTCGTTGTCACAGTTTGTAATGGATTTGGTTGGTTCGGTATTGTTTTCAGTTGTGTTTGCGTTTGTTGGCGCGATCCACGTTTCGATTGGTGTTGTGATCGGCGTTTCGATCAGCATCTCGATCGGTTTTTTGATTGTTGTTTTTGTTGTACATGGAGGTGTGGTTGTAGCGGTGATATCGGATTGATTTGTGAATGTGGTTTCGGATGTGAGTTGTGAGATTGCGTCGGAATTGTTTTTGTAGGAAATGGTTTCGTTGGGATTTTTTCTCAATTTTTTGTTGAACGTTTTATTGGTTTGATTGATCGTTTCGCTAATGACCATTCTGGCGATCGTTTTGTTATTGTTTGGTTTGCTTGTTTTGGTGATGATCAATGGGAACATTCGGTTGGGTGGGTGTATCACATTTGGTGCCATTTTGGTTAACACGCTGGCTCGTGTCGGGGTGTCTCGCGTTGTGGGTGAATGTGATGGTGGACGATACAGCGTTAGCGGAGCGATCATTATGATCGCAATGTACGTGATAATCGCTAGGATTGCGGTGATCGTCAGCAAAGTGAGAATAGTGGAACAGGTTGCAGGGAGTATTTTTTTTGGGTACCACCAGTTGCACCAGTTCCACTCGTCATCCGTTTCTTCTTCGTTTTGTTTGTCCGATTGTTCACCGTGTTGGTTAGTATTTGAGTCTCCATGTCGAGCACTGTGTCGATTTTTGTGTCGATCTCTGTTTCGATCACTGTGTCGATTTTTGTGTCGATCTCTGTGTCGTTCATTGTGTTGATCATTGTGTCGATCACTGTGTCGGCCACTGTGTTGGCCACTGTGTTGGCCACTGTCACCATGCCGGTATATGTGTTGGTAACCATTTCGGTATTCCAGTTGGTGGTATACAATGTCACGGTTTTGCACTTTTTGGTCGTAGCCGCGGTCGTATCCTCGGTCGTAGCTTCGGTCGTATCCTTGGTCGTAGCCTTGGTCGTAGCTTTGGTTGTAGCCGTCGTCCAGTCCCGCTTTGTTTCGTCAGATGTACTGCTATACGGACACGCGCATACGAACGGGTTCGTGTGGGTGGTAGTTGAACAGGTGGAAAAAGTCGGTCGAGTATTCGTGGAGCGGTTTGTCGAACGACCTGCTGTCGATGTAAACGCGTGGTGATGGTCGTGGTTCGCGAGCCGCAATCTCGGTCATTGCGTCGATGTGGTCGTTGTAGATGTGGGCATCACCGATGATCACCTTCAACGTTTTGGCTGTTCGACCCACTTTTTTGGCTATGGCGTGTAGCAAGATGGCGTAGGACGCAATATTGAACGGTAAACCAAGACCGATGTCTGCGCTGCGCGAGTACAGCATTCCTGACAGTTCGTTAGCATTGTCGGCAAAGAGTTGAAACATAACGTGACAAGGCGGCAACACCATTTCGGCGATGTCGGCTACATTCCACGAGTTGAGCAAGATACGACGACTGTGTGGACGAGCAGTCAGTTCGTCTAAAATGTAAGCGATTTGGTCATACCCTCTCGTTCGTTTTTGGGCCGCATAGTTGGCTTCACAGTTGGTGTAGCGCAGTCCGGCGAACCGCCATTGGAATCCGTAGAGCGGTCCGATGTCGCCTTCCCGCCGCGATGGAAAGCCTCTTTTCGTCAGGACGTCTCGGGTCGCATGTTCGGTCCAGATATGTACACCTCGGCGTTCCAGTATTTTGCTGTCGGTCTCCCCGCGCAAGAACCACAGCAGTTCCTCGAGAATGGACTTGAACGAGAGGCGGCGGCAGTTGAGCAATGGCAGCCGATTACCTCGAAGATCAAATTCGAGCAGCTCGCCGAACAGGGCGCGAGTTCCCGTGCCCGTGCGGTCGTCCCGTTGTTCGCCTCGTTTCAGTACTTTTCGTACGAGTTGTTGGTACATGCGGTCGTTCCATGTGTCGTCGAACTGCGGGTCGGTCAGACCGAATCGGTCGATAGTATCGGTTTGAGCATCGTTGTGGTATCGGTTGTCGGATCGAACATCGGGAAGGTTTTTCACCTCGTTCACGTTGACGTTGTCCGGCTCGTCGTTCTCCAGTCCCGGTGTGGAGGCGATCATCGCGAGGAGTCTCGCCTTTTCGGTTGCGTCGATGGATGTGTTGCCCATAATGTCGCTGTCGATGTCAGTGACAAGATTGTTGATGCTCGCTACGCTGGTACTTTGATTGGGGTTTTCAGTTTCACTTGGTTCCGTGCTCATCTCACCAATGTTTTTGAAGGTCTCGTTGATCGTTTGTACGCGTCTCTCGATTCGACTGAGTTCGCGGTTCCACTCGTCCCACTTGTTGTTCAACGAGTGGTTCGTTGTTCTGTTGTGTGTGTGGCCTGGAGCGTAGGGTAATGCGTGGTTCCAGTTGGTGGTGACCCCGCGTTTAGAGTTGTTTGTGGGTGAGCAGTTCGAGTTGTTCGAGGAGGAGTTTCTGACAAAGTCGCTTGGTGGATGGTTTGGGGAGTTTGGACCTCTCTGCGGGTTGCTTAATTTGCTTAATTGGCGGTTTGGTTGGCGTTTTGGTTGGTCGGTGCGTGAGGTTCTTAGTTGGTCGTTTTGTGTTTCGTTTGGAGTAGTCGGAGGATTCACGATCGACTTTCGTGGCGGTTTTGGCGGATGTTGAGGGCTTACGTTCGTTGGTCGATTGATGGCTGTGTTGATTTGGGCGGGCGTTGTTGCCGTTTCTACTTCTGGAGTTTCTGTCGTTTTTGGCGTGTCTGGCGATGCGACGAGTTGTGCTGTGTCGCCGGTGTTAGGCGTCTCGTTCCGGCCGTAAGTGTCATCAATAAGATGTTCCGCATTCCCGTTCGTTTGAGTGATAGAGTTGATCTCAATAGGATTCGATGCACTCATGACTATGGCGAGCTTCGGAGCGTTTGTTCGTGGATTTCTGGTCGCAATTCTGTACAATGTACCGATCGATGTGTGTAGCGCCGCGTACGTTGTTGCGTTAGACGTGAGTGGTTTGGACTCGTACAAAGCGTTTTGGTTGCGAGTAGCAAAATATAACGGGTTTGCGTTGAGTATGGCGCTTGTCTTTCTGCACGTCGCGACTTGTACGTCTCTGAAGACGATCTTGGCCCGTTTGGCTTTTATAGTGCGAACGAGACGACTGTTTCTTCAGCGGTGTGGTGACCGTCTTGCTCCCCTCTGTCGTGGTTCGCTCATGCGCGCGCACGTTCTGTACGCACTGCGATTTCTGTTCTCCTCTCTCGTTCACACGTTGGTGCACGTCTTTATCACGCATCCGTTCCCCGCGCTCGTCTCGTCCGTCTCGTCTCCCTCGAGCATGATTATGCTGTGTTGGTTCCACTATCGGTGGACCATCTCGGGTTATGCTCTAGTCGTCCTTCTTCTTCTGCTCTTCGCCACTGGTTTCCGTCTCGTACGGTTTGCATCACACCACGTATCCGTCCGGATGGCGCACTCGGCTTTTCACCTTTTGTCATTGATGTTCGTCACGGTCCACAGTTCGAATTATGTGATGTTGAGTTTTTTGTGGGGCATCGTTCTGAGCGAGTTGTTGTGTTTCATCGCTTTGGTTCGTGTCGTCCCGGTCGAGAGTCTAGTTGTGTATCGGGACGACGTGGATTCGCGTGAGGTTGTCCTTGATATTGAGTTTATCAATCCGCCTTTCTTCGCGTCGCTCTACCGCACGGGTGATGTGGTGCGTGTTTACGTGCCCATGGTCAGTTGGTTCGAGTGGCACACTTTTTCACTCGTACCACATTTGCACGACCGTACTCGTTCGCGTCTTTTGATACGCACGGTTGGGCGTTGGACACGACGCTTGTACCGGGTGCGCAAACGAGTCGCTTATCTGTGGTTGCACGGACCGTTGGAACTGCACGACGATATCGAGTCTATGCTTGTCGTTCCCGAGAGCGACGTCCCCATTTGCATTGATCCCGGTTTGCAGATGTGTCTCGTCTGTTCTGGCATTTCAATCACACGGCATCTAGCCTTGTTGGTCTACTTGGTTCGCAAGTATTGTGGTATTTTGGTTGACGGCATTCATTCGGGCCCTGCTAATATTGGTCTGCCTGCTTTTATCAAGCTTGTTTGGGTGGTGCGGTATTCGTTTGACATTAATCTCGCGATCCGCGTGCTCGACGAGTTGCAAGCTTGTCTACGCGCTCACGGTTGGCAGAGTTTGCTAATCTACGATATTTACGTGTCGAATGAACCGAATTTAGACGAGCGCGCGGTCAACACGCGGCTGCGGTCGTTCTTGGCCCCGAATGACACATCTTGTCGGCCGTACATCGTGCCACCGCGTCCCAATACAAACGTCTTTATTGACTTTGTTGACGTCAAGACGAGATCGCGAGCCAGTTTGCGCGGATTTCGACCGGCAGCCTCGATCTACAAGTCTTCGTACGCTAATGACATCGAGTCTCTCTTGGGGACGCCTCCACCGGTGGAGCAACCGCCCGTCGTGGCCGCATCTCCACGGTCGCGACGTCGACCCGACTCGATGCGAATGGTTGAGCGAGCTGGCTCGTTTGCTCGGTTTTACTCTGCGCTCGAATTAAAAACGGGTCAGCGGGTGCGTAGTTGGTTACCAATTGTTCGAGTGGAGCAGCGCACCACCGATCGTCTTCAATGGCAGACGCTCATCGTGCTCACCACTGGTGTCAAGCGGATCGTCGACGACTTGGTGCGTCTATGTTCAAACTCGGAGCATGGTCTCGAATTGTGCGTCGAGGAGCTATGGTGATAGTTGTAATGGTGGTTTCATGACTTTCATAGGGTTTTATGGGAGTGGTTCCATGTTTTTTCCGCACGCGTTTTCCTGCTCGTGTTTTCTTGCTCGCGTTTTCTTGCTCGCTCCTCGAGATCGTCTTTACGCTTGTCCATGATTTTTTGTTCACATGTTTGTCCACGTGCGCTAACGTTTACCCGTTTTTGTTTGTGGGTAATACGAGACATTATTGGGTATATGATGCATGCATGGTGTACACGATGCGCCAGCCGTAAATATGTAGGGATGGATGCGGGGCGTGTTGTGCGGGCGGCGGTTTTGTGTCCCGATTGTCCAATGGAGCGAACGTCTTTTTTGCGCATGATGGATCGGTTTTGGCTCGTTGGTATGATTGCGGGGAAGTCGGTTGTCGTTGTATCGAGTATCGATCTGTTCGATCTTTGGTAGTCTCTTTTCTCGCTAGTTTTCTCGCTTGTTGGTTGCCGTTGCGGTTCTGTGTTCCGAAGTGGATTCGGTGTATTAGGTGTATTAGTTGGATGATTGGATGATTGAGGGTATTAGGTAGTAGTAGACAAGGTGTATAAATGTGGAGGTTTAGTTGTTGGGATGGGTAAGGAAATTGCGGGGTCCGGTGCGTCGGAGGAGTCAGAGTAGGTAGATGATATTGATTAGACGGAGTTACACGATAGCCTACGATAGCCAACGATATAATGTTATTGTGCGTAATCCGTTTCTCATCGATTTCTCGGAACGGTATAACGTAATCGTTTTACTAGTATAGGCTGGTTATCGCGAGACCATCGCACCTACGTGATCGTTAGGTCATGTTATCGTGTAAAGTGATATCGTTTGATATCTTTGGTCTCCCCTTCTTCGGTAACGCGAGGAGAGTGCGCAAGCGACAGACCAGGCTCTATATAGTCGGACCTGCTCGTGCATCGATCAATCGCCTCTCAATCATTCAATCGTTTTGGTTTTGCGTTTTACGACTTTGCCGACTTTGCAGTCGTTTTCGCGATCGTAGGGTTTGCGATACGTGCACTTTCGAGTTCTTCCGAGTAGTACGTGCTCTGTTTGGTGTACGCATTTTTACACGCATTTTAACACGCATTTTAACACGCATTTTTACACGCATTTTTACGCATTTTTACGTACTTTTACGCGAGTAGTTGATCTGTTATTTTGTTTTTGTTCAAACATGGTAAGTTGTTGGAGCATTGTGCTTCGTTTTCAATTCGTCTGACCATTTGTTGCGTTTGGTTGCAGATACCATCGTTTTTCAGTCGTCCTCCGAGCTCGTTGGTTCCGTCGACGCGTTCTCCTGATTATGAGCGGCGTCACGGGTGTAACCACGAGCGCAACTATGAGCGCAACGAGCGCAACCACGAGCGCAACCACGAACGGAATCACGAACGGAATCACGAACGGAACCACGAGCGCAACCACGAGCGCAACCACGAGCGCAACCACGAGTGCAATCTCGAACGAAACCATGAGCATGACCACGACCAATTTACAGTAACTCCACCGGTTACTCCGACTAACTCGTTTGTGCGGATTTTGCAGACCTCGCCAACTTCGAAATCTGCGAAACCTGCGCAAACGCCGCAGATTCGGCGGACATCGCAAGTGGCTCGCACGGTTCGCGTCTCCCCTCTAACTTCATCGACGCCGCTATCGCCAATCTCGCCAATCTCGCCAATCTCGCCGACCGGTTCGGTTTCGACCTCGGACTCTACTTCGTGTTCGACGTCATGTTCGTCTCCATCCGCTGGATCAGATGTTGGTCGGACGAGAGTTGCTACCGGCTCGTTTACCGCGTCTTCGTCTCGATGTTCGTCGGGTTTTCGACAGCTCTTCATGCGTCGTCGCTTGATCTCCGACGAGAAAAAGGCGCGTCTCTTGCGCTACACGCAACAGCGAGCCGGTTTGTTCGCTAGTCAAGATGATTACATCGACTTGTTGGGCGCCTTGTACAAGCAAGAGTTTGATTTCAGCGAGACGTTGTTTCGCCAAAAAATGCGTCTCTACATTTTCGATTCGGTCCACTGGCGTCGCTACAAAACCGAGTATCCACGAATGACGTATCTCAATCTCATGTGTGCTATATACAGTAAGGTGGACTGTGAAGTCGATCCGACCGAAGACGTTACCGCAAACGATCCACCAAAGGTCTCGCCCGTTCCGGACGATGAGGAGTTTCGCAAGCGTGTGCTTCGTCATCGTTACATGAGACCACGTTTTTCCCATCGTCGTGCTCTCCAACCATCTTGTCTCAATACGTTGTACGAATCGTGTTAAACGGTTTAGGCTAAAACGAGTGGGTCAAAGTCGCGCTTTTTTCATATGTATGTCGTACAACGAATATTGACGACGTGTATCGATTATGCGATTGATGATATGTATATATGTTGCGTGTCGATCGGATGTTGATTGCGTTGACGATGTTACGACGGTATGCAGATGCTGTAGTATGTATATAATAGACTAATAAGATCAGTAAGAGTAAACGTAGTGACCCAAGGTTGTGACTGTGGGGTCGGTTTGTTGAAAGTTACTCGGTCGTGTAATCGGCGGTAGTTCAGTAGAGCTCAATAAAACGAAAGAACTTTGTATTTCTGTATATCTCAATAATATCTCAATAGATAAAATGTGTAAAGCCCTAAACCTCGCAAAACTGGATAACTTTGGAAATAGTATAAGAGTTGATTGAATATGGTCTGACCACAATCAGGCTGATACGGTCTTGCTTGGTTTCTGCTGTCCTTTCGTCGTTTTGGTCGTTATTTCGATTCCTTCAATCGTTCGGTCGGTCATTATCGGCTCATTTATCTTCGTTATATTGGTTAATATCGCGGTTGATATCGTGGTTAACCTTGCGGTTGACATCTTGGTTGACATCTTGGTTGGCATCTTGGTTGGCATTGTGGTTGATATCGCGCGTAATATCGCGTTTGATATCTTGGTTGTTATCGCTTCTATTAGTTCGTTTGCTACCTTGGTCGTTATCTTTGCGAGTCGATGTAGTCGATGTAGTTCAGCAAAGTTGCCTGAACGGCTATCAAGTTTTGCGTTGTTGTTGTAGGCGTTTTGTTCGTTCGTGTGCGTTTTGGTTTTTTGTTTTGCGCGTTCTTTGTGCGCTGGTAATTTGGTATCGACGATATGGCCGAGGTTTATCAGTTGGTGGTCGTTACTCGCGCCAATGATCGATTGGTCGCCCGTGTAGCGGTTAGCATAACAGCTCACACGGAGGCCCGACTGCGTGTATGCCTCGATCCCGTTTTGCGGCTCAGACTGCGCGATCGGGTTCGCTTTGTCTCGCAGGAACTTGCTCGCAAGGTTGCTCGCTACTCGTCGTTGATAGTTGCAAACACGAGCGCTCGAGTGGTTTCGAAGCTTGTTCTGCGGAACAATGTGCATCGGTCGACGCGACGCTGCCTACGCCGTCTCGTTCGACGTTCCGTGCGACGGGCTGTTCGACGAGTCGTGCGAAAAATAGTGCGGCGAGTGGTACGTCGAACCACTCGTCGCGCTGTCCGTCGATCGAGTCAACTATGGTGATGCTGAGCGCTCACGAGGTTATATGTCGTCTGGACAGGCGGCGTTTCGTTGTTCTCTTTGATCTTCCGGTTTGTGGTTTGTCGTTTTGTTGCGATCTGATTAGTCTTTTGGATTTTTGTAATGTTGTGTAATTGTCGTCTCTGTTTCGTGTGTTGTTCGTTGTCTTGGTCGTCCTCTTTTGCAGTCTCCGTAGTGTTCGCTTTGTCCGACGGGCGGGCCATGAGTTTCTGGCGCCGGTTAATGATATTGGTCTCTCTCACGATTGAAATAGACTGTTTGCAACCATTCCCCCGAACAAATGAGTTTTTCTCGTTTCGGTTTCGATCTGCGATGAAATTGTAGAAATGGTTTCGCTTGATATCGTTTGTCGGTCTATCGGTTCGTCACTCTTGTGCTGTCCGTTTGCCGTTTTTTGCGGTTCGTTCACCGTCTGTTTTGGTCAGCAGTTTTGACGTTTCGTTCCGATTAGTATTGTACGTCGTTGTTGTGTTAGTCGTGCACACCGAACTACATGTTGTGTATCGTTCTTGTTTTTGCTGTTCTCGTTTGGTAATGGTGGAAATACCCATGACTCATTGGTCGTTACGGTCGTCTACGTAGTGTCGCACTAACGTCGCAATGTCGTAGTGTCGACAGATCCGTTTGGTCGTAGTGGTCGTAGTAGTTGGCCCGACGCCGAAAGTCTGATCCCGGTGATCATTCGGTTTGATTAATGGACGCAATGTTCTTGATTTTTCGTCTGTCAAGCAATTGTTTGGTCTCGCTTCGTCGACGGCAGGATAGAGATTAGTGAGTTGACAACATGGCTCGATTGGCACAGCACCAACGTAGCATAAGCGTCTTGCTTGAGAGGTGGGCGGACAGGAGTGGTCAAGTAAATTGTGGGAGAGTAAACATGTCAAAGAGTATGTTTTATTTCAAATTTATTAAAGCGTCATTAGAGCAAACGGCGGGGCGTGTCTCAGTTGCACGCGCCACTGAATTTACAGAATTCGAAGAACGTTAGGTAGGTCGACCATTTGTTTAGAAGACAAGTTTATAATAGTCGATTCGTCTTGTTTTGCGTTGGTTTTGGTCGGTGTGGGAGTTGGGTTCTTTACATAGCGCGAAGGTCGATTGGTTCGCATTCCATCTGAGTGCATATACTGTACTCGCCTTGTGCGTCGCAAGCGCAAGTGTTGCAATCACGTTGAATCGTTTGCCCGGGAGAACATTTTTTTGGCGACCTTTCTTTTGGTGTAGCTGTTGCAGGAGATGCGGCGGACGCGGTTGTGATTGTTACACTCTGTGGCGGACAAGCTTTTTTCGTACAAAAAAGCCTACCGGCTGCGCTACAATGGCAAGTGTTGCAGTCTTGATACGTTGTCTCACCGGGTCGACATTCAGGGGGGTCGCACAGCATTCGTGTGCAAATGGTGTATTGGCCGTTCATGTCGCAGGCGCACGTGTTGCAGTCTACTTGAATCGTTTCACCTGGACGACAGGACGGTTGTGAACCGATGCTAGCTCGAGTACAGATCGAAAATTCTCCAGCGGCGTCACAGATGCACGTTTGGCCTCCTCGAACGCGGCGTTCGCCTGGTGTGCAAAGTTCTGTCGTTTCTGTTTCTGTAGGTTCGGTGGTGTCGTGTAAATTGGCAAGATTGGTGGGATCGATGAGATCGGTAGAGTCGGTAAGCATGATTGGTTTAGACAATTTGGTGGGTTCGGTGGGTTTGTTCGGTTTGGTTGGTTTGGTCGGTGCGGTTGGTTTGGTCGGTGCGGTTGGTTTGGTCGGTGCGGTTGGTTTGGTCGGTGCGGTTGGTTTGGTCGGTGCGGTTGGTTTGGTGTGATCGGTTTTAGTTGCTACGTTTGACTCGTCGTTCGTCTCGTCCATCGGGTCGATAACGTCTACATCCTCAATGTCGCCGACCGTGTTTGCATAGTTGTTTGCATAGTCCGTAAAGTCGGGAAAACCCTCAGCCCGGTTGCTCTTGTATAGACCGTCGTTGTTAATGCTGTATCCGCCTGCTGTTCGGTTCGTCTGGTTCGATGAAACGTTCGATTGTTTTGCATCCGTTGTATCGGGAAAAAGAAATGTTTCATTTCGGCAACCAGTATCGCTGCAAACCATGTCCGTTCCATCGGCGTTGCACACACAAAACAAGCAGCCGCTCCAAAACCGTGACAACGGTACGCATTTTGTTCGAGTGCAATCAAATGTAGTACAGAGAGCTCGGCCGGCTTCTTGGCAATAGCAGTAATTACAATCGTCTTTGTATTGTTCGCCGTACACAGTGCACGATGATGTGCGACTGTCAAGCGTTTGGTAAGGTTTGAGTGGGCTGCAGTTCATGAGCGTACAGCTGTATGATGTTCCGTCCGGATTGCAAATGCAACGATTGCAGTCCACCGTATAAGCTTTACCTGGAATGCAGTTCGTCTCGTTGCTTCGGGACTGCAGTACGATCGAGACTGGCGTGTGAGTTCCGTTCTGCGTGCTGTTCGTAGATTCGGTCGAGTTGCTTCCATTTGGTTGGACGTGGTAATGGTAAAAGTACACGAACAAAAAAATTTCAGCAGAGATGGCAGACAAAATAATTAAAAGTGTGACGAGTCGCATGGTGTCTCGTTTCCTCTTCTCGTTGTCCCGTTTAAAAATAGATTGTTGATTGTTGGTAATTACCCGTAAAGATGGCCTGTTAAGCGGTTGATCCGTTGATCCGATTATCCGTTTGGTTTGTGGTTGATGCAGTGGGTTGCGATCAAGCGTTGTGTCTGTCTTCTGGTGAAGCGCACAGTGAATGACTTTGATTCGTCTGATGAAAAACGGGCTTTTATATACGATTCGTTAGGCTTGCTCGCCGGGCTGGATTTATCTCGAGTGACAAGTTATCGTCGCGGTCTTTCTTTGTTTTTCTTGTTTCCTCTTTTTTTTTGTTATCGTTGGTTCTATTGTCGTTCTATTGTCGTTATATTGTCGTTTTATTGTCTTCTATTGTCGTTCTACTGTCATTTTATTGTCGTTTCATGGTCGGTCTATTGTTAATCTCTTGGTGGTTCTTTGTTTTCCTTTGTTGTTCTTTGTCTTTCTAGGTTTTGCATTTTTTATCTTTGTTTTTTGTCTTTGTTTGAGCTTTGTGAAGAGTCGTTGTCATAGCCGTTATCATCGTTTCGTTATAATCGGTCGTTATCGGTCGGACGTTATCACATTGTCGTTATCTTGCCGTTTTTATCGCGTTTTCCTTTGTCGTTTTCCTTTGACTTTTTTTCTAGAATTCCTGGTAGTTTTCCTCGATTGTGGTTGATATGTTGGTAGTTACTGTGTGACTGGTTTTATCATCGTCATTATTGTCCTCTTGTTCCTTTTAGGTTGTGAGTGTTTGGTAGTCTTTGGTGGGTAGGTCGACAGGTGGTAGTTTTCCCGATGTCGTTTTGCAGGCAAACTGATTTCTTTTATCGTTTGAGTTTGGAGCACTTGTACAGTTTGAGGTTTGGTTGGTATGTTTGAACTTGGTAAGTGGTAGGTTCGTGTTTTGTAGGTATAGCATGAGATTGGAATCGTTTTATTCGCAAGTGTGAGGCAAGTGTGAGGTAACCGTCTGAGGTTTCGAGTAGTTTGCAAGTGATTCGTCTCGGTCGGTATTGCAAACTTGCGAGGTTTGTATGTTGGTCAGACGCTCCTTTTTCGTCTTCGGTGATCGGGTCGGTAAGGTAAACTGTTTAGTTTTTCTCGGGGGAATTCTGAGGTGGACGCGAGGTGAACTTTGCATAGCCGTTTAGTCGAAACCGATGGAAAAGTTGCAAATGACTGGGTACGTTGTATTCTTACATTTTTCTTATATCTGTAACCGTACGTTAAGTTGCAGTTCGTTCGGTACAATTGCCCAACGACAACTGCTACTTTGATGCGGCTAAAAATGCGGTACACCGAAAAGTGAAGTAGTTTGGTGTCGTTCGGTACAATTGCCCAACGACAACTGCAACGCCAACTGCTATTTTGATGCGGCCAAAAATGCGGTATACGGAAAAGTGAAGTAGTTTGGTGTATCAGTGTGTATGGGAGCCGAGTTTTGGGAGCTCGATAAACGCCGTACGAGTGTTTGTTTTTATGTTAGTCGATGCGTCAAAACGTCTTACTTTTCCGTTCGTTTGATGGATAGGTGTTTTGAAATGTGTTCAGCGTGTATGTTATTTTGTTTGGCGCGTGTTTGACACATTTGATAGGTTTGTCGTTTGTTTGGCGCGTGTTTGGCGTTCGTTTGGCGTTCTTTTGGTATTCGTTGCGTTATTCGTTTCTCGGAAAGTTTTTATCGTGGTCGGTTGCGTTCGTTTGGCGTTCTTTTGGCATTAGTTGCGTTATTCGTTTCTCGGAAAGTTTTTATCGTGGTCGGTTGCGTTCGTTTGCAATGGATTGCAATCGATTTCAAGCGATTGCGTTTTTGCCGTTCTGTTTGTCGTTTTCTTTATCGTACTCGTGTCGACCTTGTTTGTGTTTTCGCGTGCGGTTTGATGTATCGCCAAGCTCGTGGTATGTGTAATGACTGGAGGTTTTGCTGCACGCGTGTCGCAGTACATCGTCAACACTTTTATCGCTGACGCATCGCGACCAATGATTCGTCGTATCGTGGTTTTACGAGCGAGATAACCTTGGATTTGTGGAAATGATCGACACGCGCGCCGACATACATGGTAGTTTGTATGATAAGCGTAACGGTTTTTTCCGATCGACTTTTCTAATCAGTTTCTGTTGTTTTGTGTTCTTGTTTTCCTGTTTTGATTAATCTCGAAGAGTGTTCGTTTTGATGTGTTTCCGAGAAAGTTGATAGTATATCGACATTGTGGCGCGATTAGTGGAAATTCCGATCATCGTGAGTCGCTTATCAACGAGAGTCAAGATCAAGAGTCAAGATCAAGAGTCAAGATCAAGAGTCGATGGATCGAGAGGCGAGGACATCAAGAGATTGGGGATTGTGTGGGGTTAATTGGTTGAATTATCATCGTAGTGGCGACACGTTGGCGGACTGATATGTCGTCTACAGATAACCGAGCGACATCGTGGCGCATTCAATGGAAATTCCTGTGGTACTTATCAGTACGATTCGTTGGAAGTCTGGAAGTCGTATCAACCGGTCGATTCGTACGATCTTTGGTCACGTTGGCCGTCGTGTTTAGCTTGACATCTTGGCCCGCTTCTTTGTACGTAGTTTGCTAATATGGTTCGTTCGGGTCGCGTTATGCAAATGAAAAGTTGCATAATCAAGTATGACTTATCGGTTTGTCGTATTTTTTCGTTTTTTTCGTTCACACGGCCCGTAGCTCGATCGCCGTCGTTCGGCACGTGTACATTCCTTTTTTGAGATCGAGATCTCGGATGTGAGGTTTTTTCGTTTCGGATGTGATTTCGGTCGTCTTTTCGGTCGTGATCTCGGTTCTTGTCTCTGTTTTGATTTCGGTTGTGATTGTGGTTGTCGGTATGCAGGATGTATCCGTTTCGCGTTTGGTACACGGAATGCGCTCGTTGTCCTGAATGCGCTTGTTATCCTGCACGCATGTACGCATTCAATTATCGTGCACGACCGATGCGACTGCGATTGTCGCGATCGTCGTAGCAGAGTAATACGGTTCAATGGCGTTTTCCGTTGGTAGTCGTCGTTTTTCGTTTTCCTTATTATCCTGCGCTCTGTTCGTTAGTCCATTTTGTCCTAGTTGAGGAGTGCGTTCAGGTGGTTTACATTTCATTTTGTTTTGTCGAAGTGTTTAAACGAGTCGTATTGGCGTTGATCGCGCTTTAATCGTAATCGGTAGGCATGTGCGCATGTCCTTCAGTTCGTGATATTTTTTTTGAAATTTGATGAATCATTTTTTTCGTTTCGCTTCATCGATCTCTTCATCGAGGCCCGTCTCCCCGTTTTGTCGGTCGTCCTTTAATTGATGTTTTTTTTCATTTTTTGATTATCATGTTCCGTTTCCCGCCTTTCGCCTTTTTTTGATAATATCAGTCCGTTTTATTGGTTGAGGTCGGTAAAGTTGTTTGCCTCCCAATTCGTTCTTTGTTTTATCTTTCCCGCTTCCCACTTCTGACAAAATTACGTTGAGCGTCGACGGTAATGTTACGTGTGCGTTGTCGGCTCATTGTTTTTTTTGGTATCGTTTTTTCGCGTACGCGTGGTCTTGTCTGGCTCGGTTTTTCATCTAGTGGTCTCGTGTCGTTTCTCGTGTCGTTGGGTTTTCTGGCTTGGTTAGTATGGGGAGAGTATTGGGAAACGTGTTTATATGGGTATAGGAACGTTTGAACATTGATTGATTGACGCGTCGGTTTGTTTTTCTTTTGTTTCATTTATTCAGTGAATGATTCAGTACATTTAATAGGTTTGTTCTGTTATTACAATACGTTTGAGCGATACGTATGAGCGATACGCATGAGCGACACGTATGAGCGATATGTATGAGCGATACGTATGAGCGATACGTATGAGCGACGGTTGATATCGTAGGTGAGTCAAGGGGATTTTTCTCGGTTTCTCCTGTAATCCGGTTTCTCCTGTAATCGATTTCATTTTCTTGTAGAAAGAAAAGTGATGTGATACGATTGTGTAACGTCGTACGACTTGTTTATGCTGTGTCAGTAGTTCTTTTGTTAGTTTATCGGGTTTATCGGTGACCGATTGTTGTTTTATCATTGGTCTATCGTTTTCTATTGTCTAGCGTGTTGTCTGTGGTTTTATTCATCAGAATCGCTTTTATTGTTACTTTATTGTCTCTAGACCACCTGTGGGTTCGTATTGTCGATTAGGAATTCGTTCGGGTAAGTACAGGTTCGTCGTGTCATGAGTTCGACGGCGACTCGCTTGTAATCTGTTGCGGCCGTGATCTGGATCGCGAGTTCGGCTGAGTTCACTTGTTAGTGGAATCGTTTGAGTTGTTGGCGTCAGTCCCCCTCTTTTGTGGTTCCGACTTTCCGTGTTGCCCTGCGTTCTGTCTTTTGTGATCTTCGTTCCACAATTTTCTTTTCGCGGGGAAAGGGGTTGATCGACTTGATTCTCCCACGGTGGTGTAGGCGTCCGTGGTTTCCATACCCCGTCTAGAGTTCATCGTGGCGTCGTTCTGATTGACAGCTATCATAACATATCACGTTATCTCTCGATCGGTCGTTATCCGGGTGTATAAAACGCCGCGGATCGCCAGATTTATTTGCTATTCGATAGTAAAACAGTCAATCGATCGGGCGACCCTGGTATTGATTACGGGATTTACGGATTGTGATTCGACTTGTCGGACGATCATCTATCAAGCGAATCGTCTTACTCATTGTCCGCTTTCTTCGACGGGCGGCGGTATCAACGTGGTCGCCGTATTGTTGGATCATTATTGAGGTATACTTTTGCAATTCTCTTGCAATTGAGCGTCTGTCGGACGTCGAGTTGATATCGTCGATATCGGTATATCGGTTTAGTAGTTGGTCTGTTTTTGATCGAGTAACCGTTAGCCCACTCGGTTTGCTAGTAGATTGAATAAGACGCCGGTTGGTGCGACGAGTATCGTGGTCAGTTGGCTTTTTGTGTCGATACCTTGGAGTGTCGATTGCGCGACTTTGCGCGACTATACGGTAGATTGTCCAGTAGTTGCTTCGAGTGGTACGACTCGCGGTACGTGTTACCGTACACGAACAGTCCACGTGGCACTTAACGTTCCGTACTCCGTGACACTGACGCTCTGCGTGTGCGTCGAACGAGTGTATTCGGTCGATTGGATTGAGTCGTAGGCGACGGTAAGCACCTCGTGTTCGGTCGACATCAGTTTTTTTTTCGTCTTGTTCCTGTTCAGAAAGCCGTCCAGCGGTGTCGAGATGTTGCGCTATTTTTGCGTCAAGGTTCCACGCGCGACCTCCAAGATCGAGATGCGATTGCTGGCTAAGCTTGCTGCGGCCGGACAAGCCAAGGCGGGAGAGGTAAATGTGGTGACGTTGGACGATACTAACGATGTAAACGATTTGAGCGAGGCAAGCAAGGCAAACGACACGAGCGACGTCAACGATGCTAATGAAACGACCGAGGTGAATGTGGGCTGCATTCGTCGCACCGTGGGTACAAGTGGAGCAAGTGGGGATACAGCGACGGATAGAGACACGAGTGACCTCGGCATCGCCGACTCTGTTGCCGGGCGAACTAGCCGGGAACTTGGCGAGCAAATCATCGATCGACCCAATAATAGTCGAAACGATGGTCGAAACGATGGTCGAAACGATGGTCGAAACGATGGTCGAAACGATGGTCGAAACCGAAACGATGATCGAAACGATGGTCGAAACGATGGTCGAAACGATGGTCGAAACGATAATCGAAATGATCGAGATGATGACCAAAACTATGACCGAAACGATGGTCGAAACGATAATCGAAATGATCGAGATAATGACCGAAACTATGATCGAAACTATGACCGAAACGATGGTCGCAACGATGGTCGCAATGTCGGTTGTAACGATGGTCGGATTGCTGCTGCTCTGGTCATCGATCGGTGCAACGATTCTCGCGACGCCACCGATCGATCCAGCGAATATCCTACGGATGGCTGTGTTGATCGTACGGTCGATCGAGCTAGGAATCACATTGTCGGTGGTACTACAGATTACGCTGGCAAGCTGACCAGCGATTCGTTGGTGCAGACACTGCCGACAAATAGTATCGCAATACAGAAAGATGTTTTGACCGTTTTGACCAACGAGTCGAGCGATGCGACTTGTAAAACAAGTGAGTTGAGCAAGATTACTACACTTAGTGAAACTGCTAGTGTTGCAGGCGGTACGGTCGAGTGTACAAGTGCCGGTGGTGAAGCGGCTCAATTTGTCGGCGATACTAGTAACGTTGATCGAGTCGATCGGTTTGTCGAGAAATGCGTTGATCTCCGTCGTACAGTGAATCGCAATTCTCGTGACATTCGAGGTGATAAATTGCGCATCGAGACGATCAACATGGGCGGTAAGGTCGATGGGATTGGCAAAATTGATAAAGGTAGTCAAACGGTTTGGCTGGGTCGCACGGTTCGCTTTGTCGATCGCCGGTTCGTTGACCGGACGCGCGAACGGCCCGACGCTATATCGGTTGAGCGGATTACCACGCGGTCCGTCGTTCGCACGGCTTCAACTGAAGTAGACTCTACGACTGTCGACTCGGAAGAGGAGGCGGATGACCCGTTGCAACTGACGTTGGCCCAAATGGCCAGTTTGAACTATTGTATGGTTTTGGTTGTGGTTCGTCCAGCCAGTAAGCCGTTCGAGGTGTTCAACTTTGTGATCGATGTTTATTTTTCGTTTGACTCGTTGTCGAACCTTATCACGTATATGAACGGTCTATCGGATCTGACGAGTCGAGATATGGTGGCGCAGGTGCGACAAATGGCGGTGCGGTACGATAAGCTGGTGAACGATATGCGAGACGCTACCGCTTTCTACACGAACTTTGGTTTCCACTCGGCCGTGTTACAACCGACTACGGAATTGGATGTTACTTGTACCATCGATCGGAGCAAGATTCCGCCGTTGTTTGGTGATTTTTTGGCCAACTTCCGGGTACAATCGACTTCGTTGTTCGTCAGTGCTTCAAAATTACCGACTTTGGATTTGCGGCACAGCAAGGAGTTGGCCCGTGTTTTCGACTGGTTGGGCGGCAACGTTTCGTCGTGTACGCGCGGGTATGTTAACCGCGAGATCTTCTCGCACATACTGCGCATGAGTTCCGCTGATATGTCGCGCACGGTGTGCGGTCGTTCGCCACGAACGCGGCGTCGACGTCTTCGCACTCCCTCCATCTCGCGGACCGACGTTCAAGCTACTTCCCATTCGACATCTACTGTTTTTACGACAGGTGATAAGAGTGACAACGGTTCTTCCAGTGCGGCGGTCAAAAGAGCTAGACGCCCGAGACCCACTCGTGCGCGTTCGATGGTCAAGCGTCCCAACGGTCGGGCCGCTGATACCGCTGTTGCATCAACTTCGACTTCATCGACTTCATCGACTTTATCGACTGTATCTCTTTTGTCAACTTCCGTTTCTGCGTGTGTGATGGGTAAAACTGCAACTAGCTCGGTATCCCTTCCGTCCGAGTCGTCTTTTGCGAAAGGTGATATCGATGATAATAATGACGAGACCCGGGTTTTGCGGAAAAGAAAGGCGCCCACCGTCCCGCTTTTGCTCAAGCGTAAAAAGGCGGACGCCGTCGCTTTTACCGAAGACGACGTCCGATCGCGGAACGCTTCGGTTGTCTCACCGGTCTCTGTCCGTGCCTCAGAAGTGGTTTCAGAGGTGATTGACTTGGATGACGATAAACATTCGGACCATTCAGTCATCGATAAATTTAACGATCTGTCATCTACGAAATCGAGTTCGATCGAGACTTCGAACAAGAGTTCGATCGAGAATTCGAACAAGAGTTTGAACAAGAGTGTGAGTACGAGTTCGAACAAGAGTGTGAGTAAGAGTTCAAACAAGAGTGCGAGTAAGAGTTCGATCGAGAGTTCGATCGAGAGTGCTATCGAGAGCGCGATCAAGGGTACGATCGAGGTCGCGATTTTAACTGATACCACAAGCGACGCGACAGATGAACAGTTAAAGCCGGTCGCATCGATCGGCGGTTCGTCTGGTTTGGTGAACAAGGAGAACAAGAATTCGATCAGTGGAGGTCAAAGTGAGCGTAGTCACGGGAACAACGGGAGCATGGTTGTGCAAACGAGACGCAAATCACGGAGGAAGAGCGCACCGCGCAAGTTACCGCAGGTCGAGGTGATCAACGTGGACGATGAAGATGCAAGAGTGATTGAGACTCCGGATGATGATGTGAAGGTTGTGGCCGAGTCGACCGGTATCACGACTCGAACTGCTGTCGCCAAGATTGCCGCAGAATCCGCTTTGAAGACTGTCAATCGAAACGGTCGAAACGTTGTGCGTGGTGTGGGCCGTATAGTGAAAAAGTCTACTCGTGGTAAGAATGTGTCAGCGGGTCGATCGGGTGGTGCGAACTCGTCCAACTCGCGACGTCGATTCTATCGGTCGTCGGAACGCGTGTCCGTATCGCCCGCGGTAACCACTGGTGAAGCTGACGAGATTGCAAATCCGATCCGTCATGAGTCGCGTTCTGCGCGTTCTGAGATCACGGAAGATGAGGAGGCCGTTAGAAATTTATTGCGCGATTTGACGGACGATTCGATTTTGGGACTCGAGACGAAGGACACGTTGGACGCGCGTCTCGCAGTCCGTGCGTACGTGTGTGAGGATGGTGATCAACTGGACTCGTCTCAACGCGCACCGGTGCGGGAAGAATCGCTGCACGAATCGGCGGTCTCCATGGAGAAAAGCGGTTCTCTTGGAACAACCAGATCGGCGTCCTCGCGGGCGCGTACGACTCCTGTATCGTCTCGTTCACGTCGCGGACAAAAACGGCGTGGTGAGGCGAGTGAAGGCGAGGCAGAGACGAGTCGCAAATGTCGCGTCAAGGACTCCAAAGATGGTGTTGGCGCGCGAAACTCGATCCGAGCTAGTGCGGGCAATTTATGCGATTCGTCTGAGACCGATTCTCGCTCCTTGTTGCGCAGTTCTCCCCACTGCACTGCGATCTCTACCGAGTCGGGCGATTCGATGGAAGTGGTAGCTGGCGACCGCGGACAGGATGGAGCGGATGGAGGGCACGTTGGAGGAGGCGCTATTAAAAGCGAGAGCGATGCCGATGGAAACAGTGCGAGTGTCCAGAGCGCAAAGGCTTCTTCGAGTAGCAAACGTCGAACGAAACGTCGTGGTGGTTCTGGTGGATCAATGGGAAACAGTGTTGTCTCGACGACGACGACCGTGACCATGAACGGACTCTGCGAGCTTTCCACCGATGCGGAAAATATGCGATCCGTCGCCCCACTTCGGTCGATGAAGAACACTGCTACCGTTGCGCCCACGCGTACATCTGTTCTCGAGCGGTCTTCACGCGTGGCTTCGGTTGTGCCGATAGTGTCGCGCACGGCAAGGGGTCTGGTCTCTGGTTTGGAGGAGTCGTCCGCATCGAGTGCACCGGTGGCTACAGTTGCTCCCGTGTTGGCTACAACTTCCGCGGTTTCCGCGGCTCACGTTGATCACGCTGGCAAGCTCATCGAGTCTCGGACCGCGCTTGCCTCCAAACCGATTGCGACGTCCGTATCGAGGGCCTCTGTTGTTGTGAAGCCGGCGACCAAGAGTCTCTTGAAGAGTTCTCAATTGAACATTCAATCCGAGCGGCAAACTGTACCAGTTGGTCAATCGATTCAGCAAGGAAAACTATTCGAACGACTCGAACGACTCGAACGACCGGAACGTTCTGAGCCAGTACTGTTTGGACAACTTGGTCAATTGGGACCAACAAGACAAAGTGAATCGATCGAATCAACTGGTCAGACTGTTCAAGCGGTTCAAGATCGCGCAATTCTAGCGTGTCAGAATGGTAAAGGAGGTAGTGGGTCGGTCTCCGAAGCAGCCGTTGCAGCAACAGCAGCAATCTCGTCGAGATCAGTGGTCTCATCTAGCACCAATTTGCCTGACGAGGAAGCGGCGCGGAGAGCGAAGACGGAAGAAGCCAAAGAGCGGTCGCGTGAACTGGCGCGGGAGCGAGCTCGGGAGCGTGCCAGGAAGCGGGCAAAGGAAAGAGCGCGCGAACGATCGAAGACGTTCGTTATCCCCCACGATGTAGTGGTGACGAACCGCTTTGTCGTCGAACGATCGCATTCGATGGACGTTAAACACACCAAATCCATGGAGTGCGGGTCCGAACGATCGAGCGAAACGAGTGAACGCGACTCGGTTGCTGCACAGACGAACGGTCGAGCGAGTGATCGTAAGAAACGAGCGCGTTCATCTCGATCTCCTGTCTTTTCGGTTCCTGTGCTTTCCAGCGAAAATGCGGATAGAGGGGAAGTTGGTAAGAGATCGAGAAAGCTTGATTCTGGTTCGTTGAAGACGCCTCGTCGTTCGAACAGCGAGCACAACGCGTTCGGTGTTTCTGATCGTCGAGATTGTGGCGCCGGTAATGTCCGCGTTGGTGCGAGTAAACGAGCGAACAAGCGTGCCTTTAGCGTCGGTTCTGAACGACGTCGTCGTCGGTCTTCGAACGATCGATCCTGGCTCGATTCTCTCATTTCCGATGTTTCGAATTTTTCATTCAATTCCCCGACCAGCGATTCCGATTCCCATTCGAGTCGAGTTCGTTGCAATCCGCCGACTCCGGAACACGATTACGACGCGTCGCCTAAAATGGTTGACTCTGCTATACCAGTGGTCTCACAGAGTGGTGGTGTGTTTGGCGACGCCACAGTTACTAATACAAACTATTCGATTTCTGGTGTTGGTGGTTGCACGATCGGTCCCTTGGTCAAAGGTTCGGCCAAGGAAGCGACTTCAAATCCTGTCGGAGTTACCGATACTCTAGTCGATAGTATGATGCACAGTTTAGCTGAGAACGGCGTGATCGACGTGGTGATTCGTAGCATGGTTGGTGGTACGACTCGTCGTGTCGATGAGTGTGATGGTAGGAATGTTGGTTCGATTGAGAGAGTTGGTACGATTGGTACCGTTGGTACGGTTGATGGTTCGAGTGGTATGAGCGGTGTCGGTACAGCGGCGGTACCCTCGTCAAATTGTTCGTCTGGTATGCATAATGGGGTAGTTCGTGTTTACGATCTGGCTGACGAGGAGTTGCACGTCTCCGATAATATCGAGGCTCTCGCTTTCGCCACGTTGTCCGAGTTGGATGCCATTGTATCAGAGCCTCTTCCGACCTCGCCCGAATTTGAGATGTTGCTCTCCTCGTTGAACGAGCTGGACGAATCTCTGACCACCGGCACCGGTTCGCCCACAGTAAAGGTTCCGACCTCCGTGGTCGAGGAGTCTACGTACGACCCGTACAAGACGGTCGTTGATCAATTTTTTTCGGATGAGTTGCTGGCCCTCTTTGATCCCGAATACGAGCGACGTGAAATGACGCATGACTCGCAACCTCCGGTGTTGTCTCCTCAACTCGGTCAGACCGCTATAGCGAACGGTACCGAGGCTGCTTTGCCGACTCTCACCTCGGTGCAAACGCAGCCAGAGTTCTTTTACGATTTTTCGTCTTTGACCGCGCTGCAATAGTCTGGCGGTTTGTATGTATGAATTTGGATTCGGCTCGAGTCAAGAGGGTGTTTGGCTGCGGAGCGGACGGCGAGCTACTTTCTAGTTGTGTGATCGTTTTTGTGTATACCATTTATACGATTTTTGTGATGCCGATTGTTTGCGAGTTTGATATCGAGTGTTTCGTACGGAGTGTTTGATACGCGGTGTTTTGATATCCATTGTTATACTAGTAGCGGTTAGTTGTACTAGTAGCGGTTATTTTTAATACGGATTGTTTGCGAGTTTGATATCGAGTGTTTCATACGGAGTGTTTGATACGCGGCGTTTTGATACCCATTGTTATACTATTATTAGTGGTTATTTGTAAGTTGTAGTACGCGGTAGTACGAGTTAGTACGAGTGTTTAGTATACTGATGTTTGGATGTTTACACCTGTGATGTTCGCAATACCTGGTCGGGTTCGTGTTTGAGGCCCGACTGAACCGATAGGTTGGAAGCCGTGTACTTGAAGCGGTTTAATTTTAGTTGTTAATATGTGAAGCTGTTAAATTACTAGCGTTCGCTCTGTCAGACATTGAAAGAGTGAGGTTGAAATAAAAATTGTTACTGTTGTAACCTTGGCTCTATTGATTTTTTATTTGTACCTATTTCCGTTCAACCAATCCTCGTTTTTCTTTGCTATTTGGATTTAACAACTGCGCTTTATTAGTTCTTTTTTGATGTTCGGTGGTTGGTGGGTTGATACAATAGCTCTATTCAATAGGTTTATTCAAATATGTACTCGGTTATTTAATCGTGTATTCAATAGGTATTCAATAGATTTATTCACTAGGTTCATTCAATAGATTTATTCAGGCATTTCTTTCAATGTTCGTTTGAAGCTCGGTTCAACAGGTTTATTTGATCAGTTTAGTCGATCAAGTACTCAATCAAGTATTCAATCTAGTATTCAATCAAGTATTCAATCGAGTATTCAATCAATTATTCAATGGCTCAATTGAAAAAACGTGGGTAGCTGGTGACTTTGGTATTCACTGGATTGGCGTAATCGTTGTAATTATCTGATTACCCTTTCGTCGAATTCTTCGTACAGTGTAACGATGTTCTCGTACTGTCTTCTTGGTAAGTCGACCGCACTCGATTTGATTGAGGTATGGGGTACGTCCTTGTTCGATACGTTCGATTTGTTCGATGTGGTAATGGTCCAGCTGTTTTGCCAGTGGCTCTTCCAATTTGATGTTGGTTGTGTCTCGTTGAGTTTGGTGCGGTAGGATCTCATTAAATGTTTGTTGATGTAGATGTTGGTCACCTTGGTCGAGCTGTGGTCGAGACACTCGCGAATGTGTTCGATGTCTTTGCCTTGTTGAAACATGCTGCCCGCTCTGAACCGCCGAAGGCTGTGTAGCGAGAGACCTCTCGGTTTTTGGTCTCGTGGTTTTCCGAGTCGTCTAAGTGCGGCTAGGTACAGTCGACCAAAGTTACGGTCTAGCGTTCGACGTTTGTGGTACTGGTCGAATGGGATGCACCCTTCAAATTGCTTTCGTGTGAATAGATCGATCGCCCGCATCAGAAAGTGTTTGAACTCGATCCTCATTTCCTCATCGTAGCCGCGTAGAACTATACGACCGAGCTTCTTTGATTTCGGGATGCGGATAACGAGCGCCTCGTGTGTAGCTAGTGTTTGCAGCTGTTCCGGGTTGATCAGCGCTATTTCTGATAGACGTTTACCCGTTTCATACATAAACAGAAAGAGGTACGCGAATAGGACTTGATTGCGAGTGGCCTCGTCGCTCGTCGTCACGATTGTGATCTCCTCGCTGAAGAAAACTTCGTGGCATATGTTGCGCATCTCGGCGTATATCTTCTCCTCGCACGTGTACACCTCGTCGGTACTGATCCGTTTTTTTCCTCGTCGTGCCTGTTCGTACAGGTTGATTAACGTGCGGTAGAAGGCTGACGTCTGCTGTCGCAGTTTGGGATAACCAGCTCGGTACTTGCGACGCAGATACGACAAGTAGCCAAAGATGTAGGTGAGACTGTAGCCAAGTTGGACTAGTTGTTCAATGTGTTTACAGAGCGTTTCGAGCGTTAACTCTCGATCTTCACTTTTGAACTTGATGAACGACATGTCTCCGTTTTCCATGCATTTGGTCAATTCAACTAGTTCATGGTTGTCGTCCGCTATACCGCAAAAGACTTTTCGGTATAGACGTTCTTTCGCGATCAAGTTTGCCAAGTGTCGCTTTTGTGTCGCGTCCGTATGAGTCGCGGCGTAGAGCAATTGGTCGGTTATCGACGATTCTGCTTCGTTACGACCGCGAGGTACGAGCATGCCCGCGTTCTCTGGTCGCCAGTGCTCGTCACCCAGTTTCACCTCGTTTCCCGTTAAACCGTTTTTGCGCGATGTTTCGTTCTGTTCCATCAGGTGCCAAGGATCGGCGCTTGTCTCCGGGATCTCCGTTATTTTCGCTGTTTTCGCCGTTTTCGTTGCAAGTGTCTGAACACGGGTGGCCGTCACTATGGCTACCGGATGCTTCTGGTCTTTTGCGTCCGAGTGCGGACGGTTTAGACTGGTCTCTGTTTCGCGAACACTCGCGGCGGTCCTGTTATCGCAGTAACCACCGAACGGAGGTCCACCGATCCCGAAGATGGTTCGAATGGACTCGTGTCGTATGGGTGGTTCGCTATTCAGTTGTTGCGTTGGTAGCATTGCTGCACGTCTTATAGGTCGAAAAGATGAAGTGACTACTCGATTTTGGTCCGGTAGAGTTGTAGGTTTGTGATCGTGTGGTGCGTATTTTTCCGAGTTCCGAGTTTTGAACGTTTGGTTAGGCAGGAGGTGGCTACGATATGCACGAATCGCGTGATGGTAGATACGACCACAGAACAATATTGTCGTCAAAGTAAACCGATCGAGTCAATATCGAAAATCAATAGGGAGTTTAAACGCGCCGTTCTGAGTAAACCCGTAAACGCGCTGTGTAAACGATTTGAGTAAACGCACCGAGTACACAAGTTGAATATATAAGCCGTATTATACGTAAGCCAAATACACGAGCTGAATACGTAAGCCGAATATATAAGCCGAGTAACCCGAGCGTGCAGAGGGGACGTGTGGAATAAATAGATTGGGTAAAAAAGATGAGTCGGTCGAAAGTGTGTGGACACAGGTGAGGAGGATGGTCGACGCTCCGGCAAGTTGCGAAACCATTCGGCGTAAGAGGCGTACAAGGATTGGCGGCACTGTGGATTGGTCTAGAGAAAGATAAAAGTAGCTTTGTTCATTAATTAGGTGGTAGAAACAATTGGTAGAACAATTGGTAGAAGTATTTATTAGAAACATTTATTGACGCATTGTTAAAAGCAATCCACCATGCACTTTTGAACGTGTCCCATTTACAGAGTCTTACACCACACTCGTCAATTTTCTTCTCGCGTAGACTATTGAGTTTATTTTGTCCTCCGAGTCGGGTAACAGTTTGTCTCGCCTCAAGACGGTGAGGAAGAATGCGCGTTCGTTGTAGCAGACAAACTCGTACACCGTGTGATCCGCGAGGGTGACTCGGGGGTCGACATGAACGTCGCATGGGCATGAGTCCGACTTAGACCAAGAGGCTCTCGAAAAGTCCGTTTCACCGGTCGACTTGTTGAACGCTACGTTTACGCATCGCAGAAACGTTCTCGCTCTCAGGTTCTGTTGTTGTTCGACTATGCTGTCGCGAACACAGAAATCGAGTTGTACGAGTTGGACGTCGGGTGAGTGAAATGAAGTGTGAGTACGAGGTTCGTGCTCGTGTGGCGACGCAAGCGGTGTCAGAGATGCAAATGCGTCGGTTGAGACGGCCCTCTCGTGAGGTAGCTTCGACTCGTCTGTACGATCGGCTACGTGTGGTTCGCGCGAACGAATCCCTCTTTTTTCGTTTTTTCGATCGTTTCTCCGGTCGTTTGCACAGTCGTTTTTGTGGTCGTCAAGTAACGTGGTACACGTGGGTTCGTTGGGTTCGTACACACGTTCAAAGTATGCCGTCGATGAGTGGTCGGCCAAATGATCGGCTAAAATATCATGTTCGAGGTCGTTTTTATTCGGTTTACTCGTTTCGCTGCAATCGTTACGTTCTTTGTGCTCGTTGAGCTCGTTGAGCTCCTTGAGTTCGTTTAGCTTGTTTAGTTTGTTAAACTCGTTGAGCTTGTTGAGCTTGTTGAGCTTATTGAGCTTATTGAGCTTGTTAGGCTCATTGAGTTTGTTAGGCTCATTGAGTTTGTTAGGCTCATTGAGTTTGTTAGGCTCATTGAGCTTGTTAGACTCGTCGTTGAGTTCGTTCGGCTCGTTCGACTCGTTTAGTTTGTCAGATTTCTCGCATGAGTCGTTTCGTTTGTTTGGTCGTCTCGACTTGTTTGTTTCGTTTGCGGTTGCCTTGGTTTTGGTTTTTTGCTCGTCCGGTTGGATGGGTTTATCTTGTCGGTCTTGGTCGTCTCGTTGGTCATTTTGGTCTTTTCCGTTGTGTTGGGTTTCGTGTGGTTGGTTTAGTTGATCACTTGGACAGTCCGGACAGTCTGGTTGGTTGTTTTTGTGGTCGTGTTTTTCCACTTTTTTCGAGCCCTCGTCGCTTCGACTTTTGTGTTCATCTTCCGTGTTTGTTTGTTGGTTATTTGGCGTCGCTTCGAACTCGGGGTTTAGAGTGGGTTTTCGTCGAGTTTTGCTAGTCGACGAGGTGCGACTTTTTGCGGGTTTGGAGCTTCGAGTGCTGTCCGTACTGCTGTGAGCACTGTTCGTCGCGCTCCACGAAGACAACGTGGAACTCGATCCGGCGTTTCGACTGCCCGTCATTTCTGCTTTAGAGATCTCGAGTAGCAGTTCGATCGATTGGTACGGTTTCAACTTGAATGCCGAGATGCTGCAGTTGCGTTGCTCGCTTCGTCGAGCCATGTCCACGGCGCACGTATTGCGGGCTCTTGGTCGGCAAATGAGAGGAGCTTGGCAGTCTGCTGGGTGAGTGGGCGCCACGTTAGACTCCAGACTCGGTACGTACAGCAGAAAACCGTCGATGGGTAGAGTCTCGGCGAAGCGGTTGGCTATCCCGTCGCGAAGGTTACGTGAGTCGCGGTACAGGTTTGCGTATCGTTCCACCTCATCGCGAGGAAAGTGTTTTTGCAGCATGGTGTAACATAGTTCGTGCTTGCGCGAGAGGAACAAGATATCACAGAGACGTAGAACGTAATGTCGGTAAAACTGTCCTGCTCGCTCGATCAATTCTCGTTCGTCGGTCACTGCTCGGTTAACGACCAAGTGGCGCTCGTTGTTTGCGACCAATGCGGTGTGAAGCCGATTGACGAGTGTAAACGAGTCGTTCATCGGGACGGTTATAAAGTTCTGGTTGTCCCAGTTTTTGCCGCGGGTGTGGGCAAACGATTGTCCCGTGTTACGGAGTCCGTCCCGTTGTGATTTTCGGCACGGCGCGCAAACGTACGCGACTGAATGAAATTGGTTCGAAGCGACGCCGTCCGGATCGTTGGAGTCGCGAGGGTCGCGCCGCCCCACTGCGCGCGCAACTGAAACGAGTGGATCAATTGGATCGACCGGCGGCGGGTAAAACGGTGCAGTTTGAATATCGGCTGGAGATATGATCGACGCGGTGTCGACCGAGTCGACGTTGGAGGACAGTTCATCTGGATCGCTGGTATCGCTGTACATATCCAGTTCGTTAGGGTCGGGGTGTAGTTCGATCGCATCGTCCGTGTCGTCGTCCCCGCTAACAGGTGGTTCGTTTTTTCCGACCGTGCTCTTGGTGCTATTGGTTGCTACTGGGCCAACCTTGTTATCGTCGTTTTGGTTTTTCCAGATGTTGTCTCGGTCCCCGTTGTTTTCGTTTTGGTCGTCTCGATCTTCCTTCGTATTGGTGTTTGGTTTTTGTGTATCGGCAATAGAGTCGGCAGTCGGATCGGTATTTGGACAGTTCGGTCCGCTTGAATTTTTGGCATCTTTAGTTTGTGCGGATTGGGTATGGTAGATTCGGTCGTTCGATTGTTGTGGTTGTAACTGTCGCGATTCGTGTGAGTTTTTTCGTGATACTTGTCGCGATTGTTGTGATTGTTGCGATTGTTGCGTCTGTGACTGTTGTGTTTGGTTCGTTTGGTTCGTTTGGTTCGTTTGGTTCGTTTGGTTCGCCTGGTTTGCGGTTTCCCGGCGTCTAAGCGTCTCGATGAACCGTTTCACAAGGTTGGATGTTCCCGCTGCGCTGCACGCCGATAGGCTCCAGAATTGAAGCACCGCTAGTGTTTCGTGAGGCGACAAACCCGTTGCGTCGAGTCCGTACGGCCATTGTTGTTCGTCACCGTACGAGTAGGGAAGGTTGCTCGGGGAGAAGGACTGCGAAAGCGCGTTCAGCTGGCAAGCAAAACTGTTTCGCACGACGATCACCTCGGTGAGCACGTAGCGAACGTCCAGTTCACAGTTTATGATCGTTGTTCCGTCGATGGTGGCATTAACGCGTTCCAGCTGGTAGATCATGTCGGTGGAAAAGCAGCCACGTGGGTTGTTGCCGTTCAGTCGCACAACCTCTCCGTTGTCGCAATAGAGTTTGTCTCGTCCGTCGAACGAAGCGTAGAGCCGCACGCCGTTAATTTTCGGGCGGACCGTTATCTCACGACGTCGCACTCGGTTCGCGATGCGTTGTCGCACAAACTGAACAAAGTTCTCGACCGAGGCCGCGTGTTCCGGAGGAAGAACGTACGACAAGAGCCGGGTGTTGTAGCTCAATTGGTTGTTTGATTCGACGTTGCGCGCACTCGTCGCGTCGCTGGTATCCGCCGTCGATGATCCGGTATTGGCGTTGCCATTTCCGCTGTTGTTCCCGCCGGCACCCGTGCCGTTTTCGTCCTCTTCGTCGTCCGCGTGCTCGTCGTCGCCGTTGCTCGCCGCGGTCGTCGTGCTCGACACGATCGGCGTACCCAAATCGTTCGGGATCCAATCGATGTTCAGTTGAATCATGGTTCGTTCTGTGAATTCCAGTTGCTCGGTGACCAGTTTTACCAGACCGTACATCGCGTCCATGTTCTCGTAGATAGTCGTGTCCGAAAATCGGTGCACGTCGCGTGACAACGAGCACACTGGTCCGTTCGGCTCGATTACGACACGGTCAAAAAAGTTGCGGAACGGAGAGCGACACAGAGTGCGTTCAGGCAGTTCACCGAGCTCGCTTTCGATCGCCAATTCGTAGCGTACTTGTTGGTACTCGTCGAGGATGCTGTATATGGCGATCCGACACGTATACTGTCGATGTAGTTCGTCAACCAACTCGACGCGGCGACACACCTTGCGTACGAGAGCAGCGCCCAAATTGTTGTCACTGCGCTCCATCTCTATGATCTCGATCTCGACGAGCGATTGTACGTCGAGGTGCGCCTCGTGCATCTCGAGTGAACGTTTCAGCAAAAACACTGGAGGCCACTTGTTCTCCGCGGAGAGATCTGTCGGTTTGTGTGGTGTGGATGGCAGATTCGTTCGATTCGATTCTTCTATCCGTCGCATCGTTGCATCCGCTTCATGTTGTCCATCTTCGATAATGTGGTACTCGCGAGTCTGGTACGGATAAAAGATCAAATGATTGCAATTGGTCGTCTTGATGTTGGAAAACTCTTCTGTACGGAGGAGGTTCGGGGACTCTGTAGTGGTTTCGATCGTGATTTCGGTTGTGGTGTCGGTTGTTGTTTCGTTCGGTTCGTTTGCCACAGTTTCGTCATCTATCGACAGACCGCACAAACGAAGGTAGTCTGCGATGCTCTCAAAGTTGTATCGCTGGACAGTCGTACGACACCCCATTCTACGTACATACCGAGCGTAACGACGCAAACGATATTCTTCCCAATAGACGTTCGATTGCCCACGGAACCAATTCCGTAACAGCTGTTGCGCGTCGCCCAACGAGATGCGGCATCGCCATTCCAATTCGGTTTCGATCTCGCAACGGCACTCTTTTGGACTCGTGGTTTCTTGAGCGTTCGGTCGTACGATCGGTTCATTCGTCGGTCTTGGGTTTGGCGTTGTGTTCAGTTTCTTGTTCGGTGGAGTGTTTATTGGTTCGTTTTGTTTTTCGTTCAACGTTGTGTCTGGTCGCGAGTTCGATCTGCTGCTCGATTTTGTGGTTGACTTTGTAGTCGCCTTGATAATCGACGTAGTCGTCGTAGTCGTAGTTGACTTTTTGATCGACTTGGTGGTCGGTGCAGTCGATTTTCGAGATAAAGATTCGGTCTGTTTGCCGGTTGCCTTTGAGGTTGGTTTCCCGTTCGCTCGTGCTGGATTCATTGTTGTCTCTTGGTACTCTGTTTGGTACTCTGCTTGGTACTCTGCTAGACGGTCGCCGGTGTAAGCGATTCTCTGGCAGTGGATTTTCTCTGGTGGTGCTCGTTGGTGCTCGTTCGCGGTGTAGACGGTCGCTAGCGTAAGCGATTCTCTGGCAGTGGATTTTCTCTAGTGGTGCTCGTTGATGCTCGTTCGCGGTGTAGACGGTCGCTAGCGTAAGCGATTCTCTGGTTCTCTGGTACCTCGTTGGCAGTTCTCGCGTGTGTTGTACCACGTCCGTCGGTTGTACCACGTCCGTCGTACGTCGCTTGTTCGATACTCCCTACGTCCCCTTTATTTTCGCGTATCTTTCGATTACCGTTTGGTTCGAAGTGTGCGAGTGTTTAGGTGTTGCTCGTTCGGTGGTTGACCGGTTTTTCTTGTGTCCTGTTTCGAGAGCACTCTTATAGGTTTGCCCACGTGAGACCGTGGGTCTCGGTCTATCTCGGTGGTTATAGCGAGCGGAGGCCGACTTTGAGACGTTGTCAGATGTTCGACGAGTGCAGCGATTGCATCGTACGAGCGCCGACTGATTATGGGCAGGTCATCCGTCGTTCGTCCTCCGGTTGTCGGCTGATTATCCGTCGATTATCCGTCGATTATCCGCCGCCCATCCGTTTGTCGTGCTTCTTATTCGTCGCGTATTCTCCGCTTAGCCATTGTCGTTTTCATTGAAACTGGTCGTGCGGCCAGCCAACTCGCTGTCGTCGATCAAATTATGCGAGGTCGTCGGTCGGCATCGATCAAACTCCGTTCGAACGGTTGATCGATCGCTATCGATCGATTGTTGATCGTTGCGGCGGTCTCGTGGTAATGCGGCAATGCCATAATCGGCAATGCCATAATCGCGGTTCGATTGACCGGAAAACGGTACCCTAATAATCACACGGATAACGACACGGATAACGACCGGATAACGACCCGGATAACGACCCGGATAACGACCCGGATAATGACAGAATCGACACGGATAATGACTCGAATAATGACACAACAGCACGGATAACGACGCGGATAATGACCCGGATAATGACCCGGATAATGACCCGGATAACGACTTGTTGTACAAGTGATATGATGTGGGCCCAGAAGCCAGAAGTTCGTTTTGACGATCGGGTATTGTTTGATCTTGTCTACGAGTTTTGGCGGTTTTCGGCGGTATTCCTACTCGAATGTGTGTGCGTGTGGACGATTTTGTGTTGACGTTGTGTTGACGTTGTGTTGACGTTGTGTTGACGTTGTGTTGACGTTTTTGTGTTGACGTAGAGGTTCGAAAGTTCGCACGTCATTGTTATCGATCTTCGATGACAGGTTTTTTGCTGACGTGTCCGTCATAGTTGCGGTTCTGTTGTCGAGGTCGTTTGAAGTTCTGAATTTCGTAATGACGTTGCCGATTTCGTCAACTGTTGCGGTTGGTGTTTATTGTGGTTGGTCGAAGCGAATTCGATCGGGATGACGGCCCTCCGTTCTGTCGGCGGTTCGGTCGGCTCGGTTCGCGCGATCGCGAGCTCGCTGCGCGCCATCGGCCAACACTAGTCGCATCATGTTAACGTCGGTGAAGAGAACCGGCGAGAAGTGACGGGTGATGTCGGTGATGATACGACGGCCGTTCATCCAGAGATCGCCGTCGCAATATTGTATGTTTTGAAGCGCCCACTTCATCGAGTTGGCCTGTTTGCAAGATTTGGGAATGCGCTTCGAGCCGAGTACGTACTTGTCCGCGTAGTCGATGTGCTGCTGCAGTTTTCCGCTCGGAACGCGTCGGAGCAGGTCTCTGTTGCCGAGGGCGAGCGGCGTCGAGCGCGATGCCTCGGCCGTACGCTCTCGCGCCTCTTCGCGAAAACGTTCGTATAAGGTCAAGTGCATTTTCAGAAGCGAGTCAAAGTCCCCTTTGGCGCGCGAAAACACGTTCACGATGTACTCCAGGTCGAATGGTTTGGCGCCGAGGAAAAAGTGCGGGTAGTCCTCGTGAACTACGCGACTACAATGATCGAGAGCCGCGGTGCACTCGTTCTCACCAAACAAGCAGTAAATCGATCGAAACACATCGTCGATCATGGTTTGACAGTTAGTCATTGACGAGGTCGACACGGGAGCCCATAGTTTGTTCACTTCGTGCAGTAGGTTTCGGGTCGCATAGTACGTTTTCTCTGGGTCTTGGGGGTCGAGCACATACTCTCGCGCAAAGTTCTGCATTTTGTTTAGAATCGACCACCAACGTGGCTCCAAATAGTATTGGTAAATGCGACCGTATGTCGGTTTGCGGAATACGCGGGTTGTTATCGCGTCCATTTCTTTGCGACGATTTTCGTCTCGCGGGTTCGGTAGCATGTGGGCCATGCACACGCAAACTCGTCGAAACAGCTCGAGGCCGAAGATGCTCTTCGTGCGAGGGAGATCGTCGGCCACGTCGTAGCGATTTTGGCGATTGGTTGTGTCTTTTGTGGTTGTGTCTTTTGTTTTGTCTGTGCGCCGCGTTTTCTCTTTGGATTCGTTTTCGCTGCTCTCCGACTCGGTAGTATCGTCGTCCGTATCGTCGTCCGTATCTACGGTTGTATCGCCGCCACGTTCGTCTGCCCAGCACGGCGGATCATGCTGGTTCGCCAGCAAGCGTTTGTACTCGCGATAGTTTTGCCACAATAGGTTCGTTCCGCGGGTGGAGCGTAGTACGCGAGTAACGTCGGTGCGTGCGTTTCGTTCGTCGGCCAATACGTTTCGTTCATCCGCGAACCGTTTTCCCACCAGAAAGTACATCATCAAGCGGGACAACATGTTCTGCGGAACGATGCTTTTTGAGCGAAGACACGGTAGCACTTGGCGCTTCATGTTGTAGCATATTTCGGTTTGCGACTCTACGCCTTTTCCGATCCCGTGGGTATTGGTGTCTCCGTCGTAATCCTCGTGTTTGTTGTAACAACCATACGGATTGTTGAACTGAATGTCCGCGTCGCAATTGTCGTAGGCGAACAGTGTTGTGATCACTTCTATGCTGCCTTCTTGGATCACCGGATCGCGGCGGTTCATCAGCGACAAATTTTGTGCAAGTAGTATCGCGTATTTGACGTTGTAGCGATGCAAGAATCGCCATTGCGGACACTTTTCGATCGGGACGACAAATCGCGCGGGTGGTGCGAGCGGATTGATCTGAAACAGGCGGCATATGTGCGACCAAGGCTGGAGTACGGAGTAGCACGGCAGCATCGGTGCGGCGAGCACGTACATGCGACCACAGTTTTCCAGTGGGAAGGTCAGTTGGTAGTAGCGTTCAGACTTGCTGGACTGCAGGATCGTCTTGGTGTTGTTGCCGTTGAAAAGTGGGGAGGCTAGTACTCGCGACAGTGCCTCTTGTGGCGAGTATTTGCGCGTGAAGTCGCTGTGTATCTTTGACCCACTTTGGTCGAGGTAGTAACCGATGTCTGGGTGGATCACCAATCGTTCGATATTCTGCACCGCGGACGATGAGGTGTACTCACCGGCCGCAAACCCAAGATAGTGGTCATCGTCGTAGTAGCGCATGCGAGTCCGACCCACCATGAACTCGTTGAGCATGTAGCGCGATTGTTCGGGTGGTGCGGATGCAAGCGCTTCTCGTAGAGACTCATCCGTGAGGACGGACATGCGCGATGTTTGGCCCGAATGCGCTTTCCAGTTTTGAGACGACTTGACCAATTGCGTGTACTTGAGGAACGCGTTCACGTCCAACGTTAGCTCGTTGTTCGTACCGAGTGGACCGACATGGGTTTCGTTTTGAGTGTACCACGGGTTGTACATCGTGTTTGCTTCGTTATACCACTTTTCCCACAATCTCAGTGATACGCACCGTTTCGCGGAATAGAGAAAACTGCCGTTTGTTCGGAGCGTTTCGGTCTTAAAGCTCTTCGGTTCTCGTCTGCGCTGCGCGCCGTTTGTTGTCTCATGGATAGCATGGATAGCTAGACTAGTCAGTCGATGTCCCGATGTCCCAACGGTGTCGAGACCATGTTTTCGAGAATGTCTTTCTGTCGGTCCCGATGCGGTTGCGAACGAACGAGTTCTGGTCGACTGCACCGCTAATAGGTTTGTCGTTGTTTGTCCTTGTTCAAAAAAAGGGTTGCGAAAAAAGGAGATGTCGTGCAAGCACGGCAGCTGTTATGCGGTTATGCGGGACAGATCACAACAGGAAATTTGTTGTGCCGCGAGTTTCCCGAGTTTATGCTCGCCCCAAGGGACCGTGTTTGTGTTCTCGGTTTCTCTCAGTTTCCCGCCTCGTTTTGTCATCGTTTTGTGTCGTTTGTCTTTTTTTCGTCGTTTCGTTTGTTCCATTTGTTTCGTTTGTTCCGTTTGTTTCGTTTGTTCCGTTTGTTTCGTTTGTTTCGTTTGTTTCGTTTGTTACGTTTGGATCTTTTGGGTTGTCTTGTGCGTTGGGTTTTGAGATTCGTTGTGTCGTAATTGTCGTGGCTTTTCTCTTTTGTTAGCCGGTACGAGTCGATCGGCGGTTGAAACAATTGTGGTTGAGACAATTGTGCGAGATTGTACGGTCTGTGCAACGCGCCCGATGTGTGAGTCGTTACAACATGGTAGGTTACCATTCCCGTTTCGATCGCACGAGATCGGCCGTCCGTATTGCGCCACAGCGCAACATCCGATCTTCATACGAGTTCATGGGATTTTTGGTTTTTTGTTGCTAACCGTGTCAACCAAGGACAGTCTGCTCCGAAGAGCGTGCTGAGAACGTGCGGTCGGGACTCGTATTATCGTCTCGTATTATCGTATCGTATTATCGTCTCGTATTATCGTCTCGTAGTATCGTCTCGTATTATCGTTTCGTAGTATCGTCTCGTATTATCGTCTCGTAATGTGTTGTGTTACGTTGTGCATCATGTCCCGTGTGGCGTATTCCACTTCGTGCACGATGTCCTGCGGGTTGTCGTTGAATCGCTGCATCCACTGTCACCCTATTGTCATGTTGTCGCTTTGTTTATCATTGGTCGATATGTTATCGACTATGTTATCGACACGGTGGTCGACGGACGACTTTTGCGCTAACACCTCGCGTTTGACTAGCTTGACATTTCGCGTTCGACTTTTTGGTTGATGTTCTGACGATCACTCGTCGAGCACTCGTTGCGGTTCGTTCATTTGATGTAGTTGGTTTCGAGCGACCGACAGCTTTCATCGATGGCCGCCTCGTAGTCCTGGCCGCTGTATTTCACCTCGGTCCCGGAGCTGCCCGCGTAATAGCTGAATTTGCGGATGGCGTCCATCGTTTCGAGTGCGCGTCTCGAGTTCTCGCAGGCACACATGATCACCGAGTTTACTTTGGTCAAGTTTCGAAGGTGCGACACGCGGACGGCCACACCGCCTGTTGCCGACACCGAGAAGCAAATGTCCACGTTGATGGCGTCGGCCGGCATAGTGGACTGCTGTCCGTCGAGTCCGGTTGTCGTTAGTTCGAAGAAGAACCGCTCGTTGTTCTTGCGGTTGTGCATGTAGAATTGAGCACCCATGCGATTCTTCACGGCGGGTACGTCGAAGAGGAGGTACGGCCGTTTGTCGGCCGACGCTTCGGTTCGACCGGCTACCGTGGATAGTTGGGCTGTGTTGATATTGACGATCGACCGCCATTCTGGAAGGATCACGTAGCGCAGCTCGATCGAGTGAAAGTCGTGCGACCCGCCTACATCCGTAAACTGGTAGAGGTTGAACGTGTGGTGCACTATCGCCCCGCGTTGCTTCTTGTTGGTATACGCTCCTGGCCATTTGGTTTTCGTTACAATGTCCGCGCGAGATACTACCATGGTTCGCTCTTCTTCGTGTGGGGTAGCGATGAACGATACCACGGACACGCTACTCGTGCCCTCGTTGGTTAACATACGTTCGAACAGTTGTTGCGTGAGCGAGCCGCCCATCTGGTTGAGACGGGCGTCTTTGCAGACAAACATGTTCCGCGATGACAGCTCAAACATGCCTACGTCGCGGTACTTGTAGCCCATACCGTGCGTCATGGAGTCGACCGCGAGGTCGTTAAAGTCGGTCGCGTATCGAGACTCGAAGATGGATAATACTCCGGCACGGTTCCACGTTGCGCGCGTTGTGTACGGGAGAGGGCGGAACAGGTTGTTGACGAATAATACGGCTTGAGCGCGCGGTTCTGCGACGTGCTGGAACCACACGTTCCGTACGACTGACGCCGCTCGATCGGGCGAGTAGCCGCCCGCGATGCTGGCGAGCGCCTCGGGCACCTCGATGTAGATGAGTTTGCTGCGACGGTCGCGCGTCAGATCGCCTTGCGAGAGTGCGCGTGGTTTGTTGGGGAATATGCGGGTGGCCAGTTCGACCCCCGGCACCAGATCCACGTCTTTCAAGCGACTCTCGTTCAATTTGAATGTGCGTTCCAGGTATCGTGTGACGGAGGGCTGGTTTTTGCAGAGGAGTGCAAGCGTGAGGAACATCGCGGGATACATTGTGAGGTGAGTTAGCTTTATGAACATTATTGCTAGCACGGACGCCAACGCGTTCCGTAGGTGCTCTGTTTCGATCCAACTCGCGGCGATGCGCTCGTTGAGACCGCAACAACGGTGGTCGTGAGAGATGATCAGCGCGGTCAGCTGGAAGAAGAGCAGGATTGCATCGTTAATCGTGTCGCGCGTGTTGTCCGACGCGTTCCGGTTAAAATCGAGCAGCGCGATGGTCACGTATCTGGTCAGCAAGTGGTTCTCGAGGTTGTGCACCACGTCCATGATTTCGCTGCAGGCCGTTCGGTCGCGCAGCATGTGTTTGGCCCACTGGTTGCTCATGTCCGAATCTTGACGCGCGGTCCACAGAAAATCGGAGTGCTTCAGATCGGTCGCATCATTGCGCAACAGCTCCCAACTTCGGAACAGTTGCAGTCCTTTCGCGCGACGGTCTGGTTCGTCTTTCTCGCGACCTCGCACCTTTTTGCGGATCGCTTTGAGCAAGGCGTAGAACCGGTGGTGCGCGTTCAGCACGATCTCGGGCGACTCGTCTATGCTCTTCAACAGATCCACTGTGTGCAGCATGTACTTGTTGCGCGACGTGGGCGTCAATGGGATGACTGGCGACGGAGGTGGTTCGTCGGGTTGCGCTGGTTTAAAGTACTTTTTGTGCGTGGGAGGAATGGCGTATGGGGGTCCGGTGTCGATTTCGTTAGCTGCGGGGTTGGTTGGCCGATTGTTTGGACGACGGGGTGGTGGTGTGGGTGGTGGGGTTGGTGGTGATGGGGGTTGTGGTGGCGGCAGCTCGGGTCGTCGTGGTTGTCGGTCGAAGCGGTCGTCGAATCGGTCGTAGCGCGCGCGGTCAGTTGGCTCGTTGGTCAGCGTCACGTTGATGTTGTCGACGCGCTCGTTGTCGGGCAACGTGCCACGTGTCGGTCCCATCATCATTTGGTTCGACGTGAAGCTGACCATCACCACCGCGATCACGATCAACACGATTATCCATAGCGAGCCGTTTCCTCCAGAGTCGCCCATCGTTTTCGTCGCGTTCTTACGTTCGAATTTTTCGTCGAAAAAAGAGCCGAAAAAAGAGCGCTGGTACGCGGTCGGAGATACGCTTGTGGCTCTCTTCGCGCACCGCGTGCATGCGTGTACCGCCGAGCAATCGGTCATTTTCGTCGTCGTTTTCGTCGTCGTTTTCGTCGTCATTGTCGTTTTCGTGTGTCGACCCACTTTTGAGTTGTTGGACGAGTTGTTGGGCGAATTGTTGTACGAGTTGTTGGACGATTTGTTGGACGAGTTTTTGGACGAGTTGTTGGACGATTTGTTGATGAGTTGTTGGACGATTTGTTGATGAGTTGTTGGACGAGTTTTTGGACGAGTTGTTGGACGAGTTGTTGGACGAGTTGTTGGACGAGTTTTTGGACGAGTTTTTGGACGAGTTTTTGGACGAGTTTGAGTTGTTGATAGTGGCGAGTTTCTGAACGATTTGATGAGCAGATGGGCAAGTTTTTGGTCGAAGTGATTGATTAATGTGGTAGTAGTTGGTCGAATTGGTTAGTAGGTTATTGGTCGACTCGGTTCGTTTGTGTTTGTGGTATCCGAGTCTAACTGAGTAGAAAACGAGCGTAATCGCGGTTCACGTTTACCACGTTTGCGGGAATTTCTTTCTCGATCATTCGTTTCGCAAAATCGAGGAGAACGTGGTCGAGATTGTGTGCTATGTAGTACATGCTGAAGACATCGTATTCCGTGAGCGTCTGTGAGGCATGTGGACTGTTTACGTCCGCAAACATGACCGATTGGTATTGTTTGTCGGTTTCGGACATGCTGGCGTCCAGCAGGTCGACAAAGTGGCCGAACCCTAGGGCGTGACCGATATTGTGGTAGTAGCGGTACCGCAGATCCGACACGTCGATGCGCGTAAAGTCCTTGGTTCGAGTACGTCGTTTGTAATCGTCGTCGTGCCACTGAATGTTCCGGTTGGTCACCAATCGTTGCGGTTTTGACTGTCCGTACGGAGGGTCTTCGAACGAGATGACGATCGTGCGGTTGAATTGCACGTTGCGTAGGAACTCACTTTGTGCGCTCGGTAGCGCGTCGAACGTAATGTTCTTGGTGTCTATACCATCACGAATATCGATCTTGTCGGGCTGCAAGTAGAACACTCTTCGCAGGTATTCGTCTAGCACATCTGATGCTACTTGTTTAATCTCTCGTGCAACGCGTTCACGTGTGTCTGACGTAACCTCTTCACCTTGCCAGGTTTTCGGTACGCTTTTCACAGTAAACCACACGCTTTTCGGTTCATGTGGTCGGAAGTTGGCCTGCATGTACCGCAACCAGCCGAGACTCACGAGTCGTTGCACGATTGTGGTGTTCTCGCGAAGGGGTACTTGCAGTTCCGCCGCATATGAGGCGTCGCGTGAGCGTACTGTGACCAACATGCACGCCAACAGAAGCGAGGTGGTGAGCAGTCTTGGGAGTTGAGCAAGTTGAGGAACTTGTAGTACTGGAACTTGTAGTACTTTCATCGTATGCGAGTTTTTCAGGTTCGCTGACGGTTTTTCGGTGAGCAAGTGTCGTGGGTGTCTTGCGGTTCTTTGCGTCCGGTATGCGTTTCGAGTGTTTCCTCGTAAACGCTTTCGTCTACACTCTTAGTAGGCGTATTCGTGGCAGTCACAATATCTTTTTTCCAGTTGATGTCATTTTCGGGAGGTTGGATCACGTCTAGTCTTTGTTGGTTTAGCTTGTTTCGGTTTTTTGATTGTCGGAATAAGAGGTTCGTTAGCGAGCGAGGGTAACGTTGTACGTTGGAAAGCGTAGTCACGGTGTACTCAAAGTCTCGTCTTATTGTCGCCAACTCGATTGGTCACTCGGACGGTGAGTGATCGGGTATTGAGCAATCGGCGGAGGATTGAGAAACGGTACATGGAATAACCGATTAACACCGATTATCACGGATTATCAAAGATTATCACGGATTATCAAAGATTATCACGGATTATCAAAGATTATCACGGATTATTAGAGATTATCACGGTTTATCATCGGTGGATGATTGTTGATTGCCGATTATTACCGAATTGTCATTAATACAGTGTCATCGATGGTTATCTGATGAACGTATCGTTTAGTATGACGGACCAATGATCGCTTCTCGGTGTTATCGTGCGATTGCGCCACGATAAAGACGATAACCGATATCGTTAGCTAGCCGTTAGCGAGTCGTTAGCTAGCGGTTTGATTAGTTGTACGGTTGGGAGGTGAGAGGCAGAGCGAAACGAGGAGGGAGAGCGAGACGAGGAGAGGTGAAGTGAGTGGTGCGAGAAGTCTCGTACGGGAGACCCGTGTACGTGAGGTGAGCGAGGAGTTTCGATAATAGTGATACGACGAGGTGACCGCGATAACGCGTGGTGCGCGGTTCGAGTGGTTTGTTTGTCTCGCAGGTATTGCGTCGCGCGGTGCGTAAGGTGTGCAACTCTTTTGTTTTGCGACTTGAACAGTTTGATAAGCTGTGATCAAGGTCGGGTGGTTGCTTCATTTGGCATTGATTGATGACTCGTTTCCTTGCGAGATTAGATATCTCGTTTCGTGGAGAGTATAAGATCCGAGGAGCGCGATCGTTTCCCCAGTTCGTTCGTATTGTTACATCGAGCTTCTTCACGAGCTTCTTTTGATTACGTCTGTCTCTACTCAGATGTTTTCTGGTATACTCTAGTATACTCTGATTTACTCTGTTCTCTCGTAGCTTGCTTTCACCTTTGTGCATTCGAAATACGGATCAATCGACCGATCGATTTTGATCGTCTTGATTTACCGTTATACCGACTCGCATAAACCGATTTGAAGCTACAAACGAAACAGTAACGAAACAGTTACAAACGAAACGTGTCATCACAGTATATGTCTCACGGTATCCGACTTACGCGGTATCCGATTTACACGATATTCGATCCGCACAATCTACTCGATTCGTACGATCCGTTCAATTCGTCGATATATTCGATCTAAACGGTCTATCCAATCTACGGTTTTACTTGGTCCGTTTGATTCATCGTGTCGTCCAACATGAAGGTTCGCGTTCACCACAAAGTGCCGCGTCATACGCTCTTTTCCACGAGCGCACAACGGTTTCTCTTCCGCCACCGTCGCCGTCTCAGTGAAAACGAGTTCAACCTGTTGATGAACGAGTTTTTGGAGGTTTGTACCGCCCATTCAAACCGCACTATTCTGGGTCAAGTCCGATTCGCCGATAGCGCGACTCGCTGGCGCAACGAGGAGTTTACGCACCCGGATTCGGTGTCGTTGTTGTCGCACCAGCGCAACATGATCGACCATCTACTCGAGAACGAAGAGATCGCTACACTAATGGCGCTGGGTCTCAGTTTTGACTACGCGCCCATCGTTTTCGACCCGCTCTACGATGTGAACGAGTACAACTATTCGTGTACGCGCGGTACGACCGAGTTTGTGCTTTATTCGTCGGAATCGCCGTTTCAGGTGTTGCTCGGTACGGCGACCAACAATTTGAGTAATAGTGTTCGTTTCTACGTTTTGGCTGAATCGTCCGAACAAGTCAATCTGGTTCGTTTGCACGCCAAAAATGTGATTGAACCGATGAGCGACGCGCCTGTCGTGCCACTGTCTCGTGACATGTTGTTGTTCATCGATTTGTGCTCGTTGAACACACGATCCGAATATCGTTATATGAACTGGGTACAAGTGTTGCACGTTACTCATGTTCAGTGTACCAGCACGTTCCGTTTTGCCAATCGCGAGCACTACGTGCAGCCGATCCCTGAGAATGTAGCTCGCAACTTGAACAACGAAGACTTGCGAATCGAGAATGCTGCGGCGAACCGTTCGAACCGTGTGCTCGATTCGATGCCGTCTGGTTCGCCGATCGCGCGTGCGGCTACTGCAGCTGCTACAGCGACGTTCAACTCGTTCGCCAATTTGGGTCGCAACGTTGCGCGAGTCGTGTCGCCGTATCGCCGCGCCTCGTCTTCTTCGCCACCCAATCGAGTTGGGGACTCGCCGATCATTGGTGGTAGTTGGTTGGCCAACTCTCGACATCCTTCGTGGTTTTGGCATGACCCTAGTCGCATTATGCGCAGAGATGATGGCGCGCGACCGATTCGATCGCGACGTTTTTCGGTCGTACCAGTTCGTAATGACGAGGAGCAATCGGGGTCTCGACCGTTCGCAGCCCAACAACAAGGACAACGGCAACCGTTACGATCGTTGCAACCATTGCAACCACGGCAACCACTGCAACCACTGCGACCATTACAATCACCGCAGCACCAACCACAACAACAACAGTCGCAACAGCAACATCAATCACCGCAGTCGCATCAACTACCGCAACGAGTGACACAGTCGCCTCAGCAGACCAACGTGACGGTTGTACTCAATCACGGCAACTCTCGCGACTCGCGTGAGCTTCACCACGGTGGTCGCAGTTCATCCATGCCACCCCATATCGCTTCGACCAGTAGTGTCAGTGTGAACGTTGGCACGAATGGTGGAATTAATGTTGGTATTGGTGGTATCAACGTTGGTATTAACGTGGACGGCGGTGGCAACGTGGCCCGGGTTTCATCGACGGTCACGATGGATCGAAGTGGGCCACCAGCATCGATAGGAGAACATGTGGTTGATCGTCGCGCCGACACCTCGATCTCAACGATCAACACGATCAACACGACCAACACGACCAACACGACCAACACGACCAACACGACCAACACGACCAACGCGATCAATGCGATCAACGCGATCAATGCGACCAACACAACCAATGTGACCAACGCGATCCACTCGACCGGTGTAATCAATGCAGCAACTAACGAGTCGAGCGAATATCAAGCGCGTGGCTCGCCGGTTCGTATGTTTAGTTCGTCGGATGAAAGTACCCCACCTTCTTCTGCGCACATCGCATTCTTGGCGCGAACACCATCCACGCCGACGACACCGACCACGCCGGATCGATCCAATCTGAGTGCGTTTGATCATGACAATGAATTTGACATTGATGACGATGACGACGATTTGGACGCAGTAGGCGTTGTAGAGTTCGACGAGGAAAACGACGAATTTCGAGTCATGCGGATCCCCAGTGATTATATTATGTTTCGACGTCCGAGCGACGATCTTTCCGCTAGCCAACCGCTCGACTTGGCTAATCGAACAGGATCGTCGGTGCCTGTTACCGGAGAATCGGCCACAACATCAGATGAAACACCTATGGACGTCGATCATCCTGCGGTCGGCGACTCGCCTTACACACCGTCAGCGTTCGTCCCGACTACTCCGTCCGCACAGTCGATACCGTCGGTTGGTTCGCCGTCGGCCGTATCACCGGTCGATTCTCGCACCGACTCTCGCGCCGATTCGCGTAACGCGGGTGCGGATCCACAGATCGTTCCACAAGTCAGTCTCGGACCGACTGGCTCGTTCGTCAACTCCAGTCCCGGTTCAAACTGTGTCGCGAGACCGAGTGCCGCTGAAACGGCCTTTGATCTACTCGTTTCGCGTAACTTTGCTCAACAAAGTGCCCAACAAAGTGCCCAACAAAGTGCCCAACAAAGTGTTCAACAAAATGGTCAACGTGATAATCAGCATGGTGCTCAGCATGGTGTTCGGCTAGATGATCAGCAAGGCGATCAGCAAGGCGATCAGCAAGGCGATCAACAAGTTCACGATATTCAACCTAATCAATCGAATGGTCTATGGGATATTCAACATCGTGCTCATCATACTCAACAAAATGTTCAACAGACATCGCAACAGAGTGTTCGTCAAGTTGCCCAACAGGGAGCCGTTTTGAACAACGTGGCGAATGGTGCTACTCAATCAGCTGACCAACTGGTACCGCTTGGTTCAGGCGTTGAGACTGTCCAAATGGACATTGAATCTAGCACTTCTGATATTACCTCTGATATTCGAGCTGCTACGGCGAATCAAACCGCTCAGATCGACGAAAGTGTTGAACCGGGTCGATCGACTAATCCAATGGATCGACTGGACCAGTTTGTGACAAACCTGTTGGAGAATATACCGAACTCGATTCGTCAGTCGCTTTTGTTAGATTATCGGCTCGATTTTGACCCGCTCGAATATCTTGATCCTTCGCTTGTCGAACGTCTACTGGCCGAACGAGAAGTGATGATTACGATGCGAGATCGACAGATGTTAAATCAGTATCTGCGAGAGCAACACGATGTTCAACAGAGCTTGAACCGTTTGTTGCACGAACAGTTACGTGAAGCGCAAATGTTTCACCAACGCCAACAGATGCAACAACAAGCGGCTGCGCTCTCGTCGTCCAACTCGCCGCCAAGAATGTTTGCACAAGTGGTACAACAACAACAGCAGCAGTTCATCATGCAAACGCTTCGTGACCAAACCGCTCCACTGATTTCTTCGGGACCAACGAATGATGGTGTCACTCAGCCTGTAGGACCAACTGTGCCGCCGTCGCAACCGGTGTCGCCGTCGCAACTGGTGCAGCCGTCCCAGCCGTTGCAGCCGTTCTCATCTTTGCCGCCCTCGCAGCCTTCGCAGCCCTCGCAGCCTTCGCAGCCCTCGCAGCCTTCGCAGCCTTCGCAGCCCTCGCAGCCTTCGCAGCCTTCGCAGCCCTCGCAGCCTTCGCATTCTCTGCTGTCTATACCGCCTTCACAACCTTCGCAGCCCTTGCAACCGGTTCAAGTGTCAGCGTTACAGCAGGACGACCGGCCGAACGATTCGTCCGCACCGTCGGGACTATCGGTTCGGCCCGCACAATCGCCGTCCATGTCGCAAATCCACTCACAGCAGTCCGGTTTGTCGCCGGCGCGTTCGGCGATTTCGACCAACTACTCGACCAACTACGACTCAGATACATCTAGTTTGCAACCGCCCGAACAGACTACTGCGACCTTCTTTCCCGATTCGAACTCAGTTCGTGCTGATCGCAGTGTCGATCAACATGAGCCCCATGTACCGTCCGCGCTTTCGTTCCCATCGTTCCAACCGACCCTCTCGACCACTCGGTGCAACAGGTCCGAGAATTTTGACGACTTGACGACGAACGAGGTTGTTCCCGCCTCGCCGCAGATGGACAGTGTGTGGACGTCCGCACCGGTGCGCAACGTGGGTGCGGTGCACCGACCGGGTGCCGTACCTGGGTGTCTCTCTTGTGATTTTTGTCCCGATTGCCCCACACCCTTCTGTCACGTGTTTGATCGTCAATCGCTTTCCTCATGTGCGGTTCCGCGCGGTTTTCTCAAGACTATTCTGGCCGACTCCAACGGTTCTGGCAAAACGTACACGGTCATTTCGATGTGTATGTACAACGATTCGCGAAACAATTGGGTCATGGTGCGCAACTCTCAATTGCCGTCCTGGCGGTATCACTGCCAGCAGTATACCAATTGCAAAGTTTTCGTGATCGCGTCGACTAACGATGTTAATACGTTCTTCTCGATGCGTCGCGAATTTCGTGATCCCGCGCTCCAGTTCAACATAATTCTCGTGGTGAGCAATATGGTCTCCTATACGGGTAACAAGGCGCCACAACCGTTCCGCTTGTTCATCGACGATAACGACATCTCGCTCATGAATGTGATATCCGGGCAGTTCAACTATGTTCTCGCGTCGGACATCACACCAGCGACCAACTCGTTCGTCAAATCGAATCATACCAATCTCATTCAAACGCACGACGCTTGTATCGAGACGTTGTTCGATTTGCCGCCCATTATGTACTCGTGTCAATGTTCGACGCAGCCGGCTAAACGTTGGAACTTTTCGTGTTCCATGGACTTTTGCATAGATTTGAACGCAGGCAATGAGGTGAACAACTCGGCGCTGTTGCGGTACGTCCTGTTCTCGCAGGAGCATTATATGCTCGGCAAGTTGACAAAAGCGATTCGAGGCGGGCAGCGAGATATTCATGAACTGCGAAAGATTCTATCCGATCCGGAAAACGATACCTCGTTACGCGATATGCGCTCTGTACTGGCGACCAAGGAGCGCGAGATGAACGAGATTCGCGGGAACATTCAGTACCAAACCGACCGTATCATGACTGGGAGCTGCATCATCTGTTTGTCGCGCGATTACGATTACGTGGTGACTCACTGTTGCCGCAATAACATTTGTTGCGAGTGTTTGGTCAAGATCGATCGTCGGCGATGCCCGTACTGTCGTATCGAGCTCGACGCTCGCAACTCGTTCACTCCGGTCATTATGGACAAAACTCAACCAGACGGCACCATTCGTATATCCGATTACTTCGCGATATCGCCGGTCCAGCTTGCGGTTCGCTACGTGTCGCAACTCGTGGCCGTGCATCGCGAACACATGCAAACGTGCAAAAATCCGACCGACAACGGTAATTGGTGTGCCGCAAATTCCCTCAAAATCGTCATGTGTTCGGGCTCTAACATGTCCGTAATGAGCGACTTGTTGTCCGAGTTTGTTCGTCGTTTTCGCACGCATCACTTGAAGCAGCTGTCGGTCTTTCAGTCGTGTCCCGAGCCGGCGGTTTTGCTCATCTCGAACACGAACAAGGTGGTGTTTTACGACCTGCCGTTCGTAACGCACGTCGTGCTCGTGGGCGAGGTGAACCCGCTTCTGGCGCAAAGTTTGTTGACCAAAGTCAATCGGTACGGTCGTCGTAGACCTTTGTACGTACAGCAGTTTATCGCTCCCGAGAACATGTCGATCCGCGAGTACCTCGTTTCCCGTGGACGCGATTGTCCGCGCGTTCTCCGAGACATTGTCAGTGAACCTTCCAACGGTTCCTATATGGTTTTAGACAATTTTGAATAAACAGTTTGAGTAAATTCTGAGCATTTTGTGATTGCGACCTCTCCTCATCCAGAAATCCAGCAAGTTTCAACAGACTCAAACTCCGACGCAAACTCCACCGCAGAGTATATTGTCCTATTTTTTTGTTTCTCTTTACGCATAACCGAGCATGTTCCGCCATCAAATGATAAAAAAATATCGAATTGGCGGAAAAGTGGTAGTAAACGGATGGTTGATACACATGTTGATACACATGGTTGCGTTCGGACTACAATTACAATACAGTTTGACCTCGGTTGGTCGAACCGAACGTGGAACCTTGATTAGAACCACCACGACCGCCGCCCGATTGGACTAGTTGTCGACTTTTAGGTTGACCGCGTCTCACTGCGGGTAACGAGATGTGCGTAAAGTCGTTGTACAGTTTTTCGAGCGATCGTACGAACTTATTAATCGTGCGTTGTCCCACGTTTTGTCGGTTGATGTCCTCGCGTGTTTGTTCGAGTTGTGTTATTCTAAACTCTTCTCGCATCGAACTGTTCTTTTGCAAAAATCGCTCCGACAGATTGACTAGTTGTTTTTTCAACACCTCGTTTCGACGGGTCGCAGTGGCGTAATCGGTGGTGGCCGTCTCGTGGGCCGACATGCGTTGCAAGTAATACTGGTACCAGCCCATCGTGTACACGGTATTTCGGTCGAGCGCTACGTCCCACGTGTGGACTTGCGAGTCCGGCACGATCCAACGGAAGTGTTGCAGCGGACTGAACGTTCGCGCCCACTCTTCGGTCTCGCTTTCAATCTTTACGTCTCCACTCGCTTTCCATGGAGCCAGCTTTTCGCGCGGCACGAGGACACGGTGGTCGTCGATTCCACGCAACGTGTCGTACGTGAGTCCCGAGAACCACCCTTCGCAACTGAGCTGAGCGTTCGTCGTCCCAGCTAGCGGGGCGCACAAGCTGTACAGCGAACGCACTGCGCGATTGCGATCAAACTCTGAGTTGATGCGCGTCGATGGTCCGGACCACTCGTCCAACATCGCCGAGTGATACGCAATCGCGATCATCTGCATATGCGTCGTTCGCCCGACGTCCATCGTTCCCAAGTCGAGGCGGTCCACCGAGTACGCTTGTGGATCGGAGTCGGTGGGATCGGCTCGCGGGAACCCTTTGCGCACGAGACACTGGTCTGTCTCCTGGCTGGGTTCGAGCGGCTGCAAATACTGGTCGTTGAACAGATCCCACTTTTTTTTCGTGTCCACCAGTCGTAGCAGTTGCGCGTCTAGAGTTTGTGCGTTGCTCATGTTTCGACCGTGCGACCGTCTAGTCGTTCGTCTTAGTGCAAGCTATCGATTGGGTGCGGCAAGGAAATGAGTGAAGCGGTAGAAAAACGTGGTAGAAAAACCGTTCCGTCGTGCTGCCACAGAACCGCTCGTTAAGATCCCATTCTCTCGAAACTCGCACACGCTTCAAACTGTCCCACTTTCATGGGGGTTAACAACATATTTAAATTTTTACGTCAGAATCTGATCGAGCTGGACTCGGTCCCCTCGATCGAGGGGAACTATGAGTTGTACGTCGATCTGGCTATCATCATCGTACCGTTGATGCAGCGGGCGCGCAACATCCCGCACTTCAAAGAGTTGTTGGTCGACACGTTCAGTCGATCTTCGTCCGAACTTGTTTCGCTCATGTTACGCGCGTCCACGGTGTTCATTTTTCTGGACATGTTGTCGCCGCGAATGAAGATCGAGACGCGCGTTCGCCGTTCGCTCCGCCAATCGGTTGTCGCAAACGCGCGCGCGGCCAACGGCGCGGCGGTGTCCGCGGACGGGTGTGTGTGCGGCGTGTGCCCGGCTTGTGTCGAGGCGAACCGCGATCGCGGCGCCGTGCGGTACAACGTGGTCAAGCTGCGCGACGTACGCAGTATCATGGCCGACATCATTGTGCGCAGTATGTGCACACTTGATCCCTCGTTTGCCTTGCGTTGTTTCATCGAGACCGACGTGATCGGCGAAGGTGAGATCAAGTGTATTCGTAGTGCTATTTATCGCGCTCGCGATCCGGCTCTGCGTTCGGCGCGCGGTGGACGCGATCCCACCATCGCGGTCCTCTCCAACGATAACGACGTGATCATCATGATGTTGATGCACCAGTATCACTCCTTGTCCAAGCTCGCACCCTCTTTGTTCTACCGCATCATGTTCAACGAGCTCACGCTGGACGTCGACACATTCGTCGCTCCGTTGCAATATCGTGTCGAGATCCAGCGGGTATCGGTCGACCGTTTCAGTCTGTTTCGAACAACGCCGTACGCTTCGCGATGGCGGTTGCTGCTTTGGCTCATTTGTTGCTGCGGTACCGATTTCGTCCCCCCGATTCGACCATTCTCGGTCAACCGTCGTGTCTACATATTTAACGCTTGTCTCAGGTTGGGTCACGCGCGACAACGTGTGGCCGCGATTCCGCCTGGGTTCGGAGCGCCACCGATGCCGATGTACGGTAACGGGTACGGGAACAACGGCTACGGAAACGGTTTCGGCTGGCCGCCCGGCATGGGTGGTCGCGACTGTTCGTGCGGTTTTATCAACGGTGCGTACGGTCCCGTGTGTGGCGCTGCGTTCAGCATGACCGCTTTTCTCGAGGAGTTACGTTGGTTCGTCGGTCTTGTGCGTAACGTGTGTTCATGTTCCATCCGGTCGGCGCCGCGCGGTGAAAACGACCGCGCGAGCAACGCGGCGAACGTGACCAAAGTTGCGGCTTGGATTATTCGGCTCTATTGGAACATCTTGTACGTGATTGATCTGCCAATCGACTTTTACGTCGAGCAGCGGTTCGCCACCGATCTGTCCATGTACGTCAATTGTTACGTTCCCGACGAGTACATAAGCATCTTCTCGCTGTTGCATCACCTGAGCGACGCGAGAGTGTTGTTCCTGCGCCGCGTGATCGACAAGCTGCTCAGCGTTTCTTCCGAGAGAATCACGCTACGCTCGCGCTGTTAGACAGTCATGTTTTTTTTAGCGATCTGGATCGTCGTCGTGCTATTGGTCCTCGTCATGACGTTCGACGCGTCCAAGTGGATCGTTAAAGACCTGGCGAGGAACTTTCAGCGCAATATGAATTTGGCGAAACTGGTGTTCAACATGTTCAAATTGTGGGGCAATCGCCACTTTGTGCAAGAGGCCGACCCGCGTCATCTCGAGATTTCGCGCGACATGCTGTCCAACTTGCGCCGCTACGAACAGGAACGCGAACGCGATCACTTTTCTCGACTGGACGCTGTCGATCGACCGTTGTTGCTGTGTCTCTCGCGACTATCCGCTACGACCGAACGGTTTGCCTTCGACTACCACGATTGGTCGTCTTGCGTTACTACGCTCACTCGGTAGCCGCCTGCCTGCGGTTCCGGTGGCTCCGCGTTACGCTGTGATTTTTCGTCTTTTTTCTTTTTTGTCGGTGGTGGTGATATGTGGTGGTGATATGTACCACTGGTCGTGCGTTCGATGGTTGACGAGAGTTGATTGTGGTTGACACTGAATGTTAATTATGGCTGAGGTTGGTTGATGATAGTGGTTCGTAATGGTGGTTAATGATGGTTGATGGGTTGATGGGGTTGATGGTGGTTGATGCTGGTCGATGGATTCCCGTTAACCTTCGTCTTTTTACTCTCGTTTTTTGCTCTCGTTTTTTGCTCTCGTTTTTTGCTCTCGTCTGTTGCTCTCGTCTTTTGCTCTCGTCTTTTGCTCTCGTCTTTTTGCTCTCGTCTTTTTGCTCTCGTCTTTTTGCTCTCGTCTTTTTGCTCTTGTCTTTTTGCTCTCGTCTTGTCGTCGGTACCATCTGTACCTCCGTACCGTCGTCCTTGCGATTCGATGGTTGATCTGGTTCGAACGGTTTAGTGCCACCGAACGACCGTGACGTTTCACTGGTCGATCCGGCGGCTATCCGTTGCTGTTCTTAGCGATTAAGATGGTCATTCGAGATATGTTTTTCGGCTCGCAGCACGTTTACGTGCCGAGCGACTCGGACGCGGAAGAAGATTACTATGCGCGACCGCCGGGCTTGGATCGGTTGCCACCGACGCGATGGCGGCGCATAACCGATGCGGATCGCGGTACGAGTCGCAGCTCGGGTCGCAGCTCGGGTCGCAGCTCGGGTCGCAGCTCGGGTCGCAATTGTAGTCGTGGCTCAGGTCGTGTGTCGTCTCGTTATGAAGATGATGGCGTAGATGATGCGATGGGTGAAACGAGGAACACGGGTCCCGCGAGGACGACGCGAACTCCGAGGACCGCGGGAGGGAGTGGTGGAGTTCAACAGGCGCAACGAACGCAACGGACACAAAGATCGGCTCAAGGGAAACAACGGGGACAAGTACGCGGAAAGCCGCAAACACAACAGAGGCGCGGAAGACGATCCGCGCAACGGCGTCGCGCCCGTAACAACAGCATTGATGACGAGGACAGTGACGCGTCTCTGTTTAGCGAAGACGGGGGAGACGACGGGAGACAATCCTGCGGTGCGTCGTCTTCGTCCTCCGACTCATCTTCGTCTGGATCGGACGCGACATCGGGTTCGGACGAGAGTACCACCACTAGTTCGAGTTCGTCTTCTTCATCGTCGGACGATGCGTCGTCTGTCAGCGAGTTTGATTCGAGTCGGGAGTCGTGTAGACGACGTGGTCGTGTTTCGGGGAATGGTGGTAGTGGTGGTGGTCGTACTGCAACGCGAAAACGTGTTAGCCCGGGTGTGAGTGCGTCTCGGTCTGTGCGGCCGAAAAAAAAACACCTCGCGCGTACCGGACTCGACGACGACAACGATCAGCCGACGTCGACAACGAGACGGCGGACGAAAGCTGGTCAACGCGATCGAAACGGCGAGGGAGTCAGCGACGGACGTGGTCGTCGCGGCCGACGAGTGGATGAACCAGGCGATCATGACGAACCAGGAAGTCACACAGGGTACTTTCAAACGACGCAAAAGAGGGCGCGCGACGGAACGTTCGTACAAGTGGTAGATTTGGACGCGGTGGATCGCCCCGATGTGCGTCGTAGAAAGAGGCGCGAACAGCGGTCCTCGCGATCATCTCGGTCCTCGCAGTCCTCGCGATCGGCGGGTTCGTCGTCGCGGTCGTCGTCGCGTTCTTCGCGGTCCGCCGTGTCTCGGGAAGGCGATGGACAGGCAAATCGGGGCCAAGACCACGCTGATCCGTCGGGTGGTGCGACCAGCGACACATCTGTTGGCACGTTTGGGAGTGCCGATTCGTATGCATCGACCGTTCGAAAGCGACGAAAACGCACGACTCGAGCGCGCGGCGAGACTACGGACGATTCTTCAGCGGCGAGTACTTCGTTCGCGGAATCGCTTCGATCGTTGCATGCAAACGACCGGGAGAGTGGACGGCGGGACGATCGGTATGCTGAACGAGACGATCGACCGTCGGTTTCCGTCGCACCGTCTCAACGACGTCGTCGAAGAGCCGGCAGTGCGTCGGGGGCGTCGGGTGGTGGTTCCGGCGGTTCTGCGGTTGACTCGGGTGTTGATTCCGGCGTCACGGTGGGTTCTACGGTTGGATCGACAAACGCGTCTTCGGTCGGTGCCGCTGTCGGATCGGTTGGACCGCGAACTACGCGTGCGCCAAGAGCCCCGCGAGCTCCGCGCGCACCGAGAGCATCATGCGCAACAACTGCTAGTGCGACCACAGCAACGACAGCAACAACAACACCAACACCGACACCGACTACAACCACTACAACGCATGGGGCAACATGTACCTGTAGTTGTCAGTGTAATATCTCGGGGGAAGCGAAAAAACCTGCAGCACGTTCGCGTGCAAAAGTCGGTGTTCAAGGGACTAGCGGTCCGACTGGTCCAACTTGTTCGACTTGTTCGACGACGCCGCTAACAACTACACATCCCTCGTGCGCGTCGACCGCACCTTCGACCGCACCTGCGACGCCGACCGTCTCAGTCGGCCCTACAGCGTCAACATCAGAAACGCCACTAGCAGCATCACAAGCACAACCGGCACCACCAGCACCACCAAAGAAACGTCGGCATCGTAAAGCGAGCGAAAACGCGGAACGCGAGGCGCGAGAGGCGGAGGCCGCTCGGTTGTTAGCTGAGACCGAGGCCGCCTCAACTTGTGGACGAGGGTCGACATTGAGTGGTGGTTCTGGTGGTTCTGGTGGTTCTGGTGGTTCTGGTGTTTCTGGTGGTTCTGGTGGTTTTATTGGCGATACGGCTGGTGGTGCAGCACCATCACGTTCGGCGGGTCCGTCGTTCGAACGACCCTCGCGTCGCTCGCGACGCAAAACTCCGTCCGTCGACCGCGATAACCATAACCACCGCGACAATCGGCTCGAGGCGAGCGACGGCGACGGCGAGTCTGTGCCCCCCAGGGACGAAGACGGTTCGCGTACCGCACCGAAGCGCGGACGACGCAAGCGTTCGTCTGAAAACTCGGGCGGTACGAGCAAATCGAGTCGGTCGACGGTGAGTGGTGGTGGTGGTGGTTCGTATGCGGATAAGAGGGGCAGCGGCAACGACGGGAACGACGGCGAAGGTCGTGCGCGGGAACGTCGTCATCGTCGCAAGCGAAGTCGGTCTGTTGTCGATGAAGAGTTTGGCGCGGATGACGACGCGGCACAGAGTTCGGCCGGTCCGAGTTCGGCCGGTTCGAGTTTCGTCCCCCCGCCGGACGAGGAGCGCGACGCGCACTCCACTCGCAAGCGCAGACGTCGTTCCAGGTCGAACGGCCGGTCCGACGCACCTAGTCGTATCGATTTAGTGGCCGACCAAGTGTTGACTCGCTACGCCGACATGATTCGTATTCCCGCCGGTGAGACAGGTGGTACTTTCTCTTCGATTTTGATCGACATACCGGCCAACAGTTCGCGCGTTTTTGCTATATCCGATCCGCGCGACTGGGGTGAGGTTTTGCGCGCCGCCGCTCGAGGCGGTTTGCGTACCCAGCAAGTGTTTGTCTTGCTGGCCAATGATTGCGACTTTGAAAAGTTGTCCAAAACGGACTGCAAACAACTGTTGTTACTGTTGCACCCCGATAAGAATGATCGCAGCGTTCGTGCTGCTTGTTCAGTCTTGTTCAACAAGTTTCACAAGTGGTATCGGGCGCAACAGTTGCAGCAAGATTGATTGCGGGTCGCAAGTGCGTTGAACGCGTCGACTCGTTTTTTGCAAGGTTGTTTTGTTGGTTAAGAGTGTTGACGCAGCGTTGTGTTATCGCGATTGTGTTACACTAGTTACCAGTACCAGCATACCAGCAAGATCGTTATGTGCGCTCTGACTCGATTGGCTCTAGCTTCGTGCGTCCTCGCGGTCGCTGTCGCTCCCGCTGCCTACGGAGCAGCTGTGATTGTTACGCACGGACCGAAAAATTTGACGGCGGTCTCGCCAGCTTCGACCTCGTCGACATCATTGGGCGTTTCGTCTACCGAATCGTTTTCCGAATCGTTTTCCGAATCGTCTTCCGAGCCGTCTTCTAAACCGCCTCCGTTGGCGCGTTCTCGACGGCATATTCCGTACGAAGAGGATCGTGATGTTCTAGTCGGTCCGCAGGAGTACGGTGTGGCCAACTATTTCCGCGGTTTTGGCGGCTACCATCAGCACTACTCGCCACAGTGTCGTTTCTACCATTCGCGAACGATCGACTTGTCCAACGATTTGTTATTGCTTCCGTACGCCGCGCGGGTGATCGACGTGTCACGGTATTTGAATGCGAGGCCTCGTTCGCTCGTCCTCCAGGTCGGGTCAAGGAGGTTTGCTCCCTACGAGCATTTCACGCGAAACTGTCATAAACTACTGTTTGTCGCCAAGCGGTACAACTGGATTAGAGATTTCGCGCGGTCCGTGGATTTCACCGACCCACGAGTGCGTCAGCGACTGCGAGATCGATTGGGTAAAGCTGTTTCGAAACAGTCAAAAATACTAGCTTTCGAGGAGAGACTGGCCGAAAAGCTGGTAAAAATGACTCCATATTCGGACAAAAATCTCGATGAGATTGACCGCATGTCGAACGCCGACGTGATCGATCTGTTCCGCACCATCTCGCAGCTAGGGCTCAACTATGCGTTTAATTAGAGTTGGGGCGTCACGGTATAGACAGTACATCATATTCGGTCGGTCGTTTTCTCCGATCCTTTACATCTTTTCTTTTTTGCTTTGTTGTCTTGTTGACTTGTCGACTTGTTGTCTTGTTGACTTGTTGACTTTTTCTCGTTTTGTAAGTCTATGTTGTCGGTGTCGGTTGTGTCGGTTTTTGTCGGTTTTGTGGGTTTGTTTTGTGGGTTTGTCTATGTGAACGGTTTGGTCGCTTTTGTTGGTCGTGTTGTTGGTCGTCGTTCGTTTTGTCGTACGGGCGACAATAAAATAAAAACGAGAGGATCAATGGTTCATAATGGAGCATAATGGAGGATAATGGTGGTGTGATGGTATGATAGTGTGATGGTGTGGTGGCGCGATGCTGTGAAGTTTGTGGATATGGTGATGTGTGGCGGTGAGTCGATCGGGTTTCGATCGGGTTGATCGGGTTGATCCGCTCGGATGATTACAGATGAAAAAGAGGAAAGTCAAGAAGGAAGCGACAAGGTTAGATCGAGAAGGGTGAGCTGAACAGTGACAGCGGTGATACAGCGATGAGATCTTTCGAATCGGTTTTGTTTGTTTCGTCGTTCGTGTTGTCGTTTGTGTTGCTCGAGTTTCTTGATGCAGTCGTGGTGTTCGTTGCGGTGTTGCTGTCAGCGTTGTCCACCGAGTATTCGTCCAACGAGTCAAGGGAGAATTGTCGCAACGCCGGACGGTGGAGCCGCGTTGCCTCTGGTTTGCGAAACTGTAACAGTTTGTCGATGTCGCTGAGCTGACCGGTCATGTTGACGTGGAAAAAACACTTGGGAACCATGCGCAACAAAAAGTACTCGTCGCTCGGTTCGATGCGCATCATTGTTCGGAGGTTTGTGTTGAGCACGACCGGCACGATGTCCGCGTACCCCTCTTTACCGTACAATACGTCCAAGTTGGGATTACATAATGCTAGTCCTCGGCGGATCGCGCTCTCGGTGAGACACATTTCCAGACTGTACTGGTCGTACGGATAAGAGAGAACGGTCCATCCAGTCTGGATATGACAGCTCTCGCCTGGCACGAACTCGTACGACTGGCGTGGAAATATGTACCACAGGTCCCATGCGAACTCTTTTTCCACTTCGTTCATGTTGTGCAGCTTGATTTTGTTGGCGATCGGCGACAAGAGTCTGTTGTCGTGCATGTATTGGTTGGACCGCTTAGCGAGCACGGGTTTGATGTCGCGTGTAAACTCGTCCCGACGAATGAGACGTAACAGTGGTTGTTGTTGGCTCGATGCGGGCACGTTCATAGTGACCGTTGTTGACGTTGATGTACCAGACGGAATTGACGTGTTGGTTGTTCGGCTGTCACCGCGGCTAGTGTTGTTGTCACTCATGTTTGTTTGACGAGGTTTGGACGTTGGTCGATCGTTGGTCGATCGTTGGTCGATCGTTTCGGTCGTTTGAGTCGGTGTCGGTGTCGAGTGTTGCGCCGTCAACGTCGTTGTCGGTGCACCACAAAGGCTTAATAGGTCGAAATCTCGGTTAGGTGCGAGGTTTTGTTCGAAGTGTTGTTCGAGGTTTTGCTTGTGGTTGGGGTTTGTTGGTGTCGCGAGTTGCTCGATCAGTCAGTTTGTTGCAGTTTGTTGTTTCGGTGGTTTGGCGATGTGATGATGTGGGTGGTGGTTCGTCGTTCGGCAGTTGTGTGAGGTTGCTTGTTTGATATGTCTGGTGCGTTGTTGGTAAGTCTTCTTTGGTAAGTTGTGGGTTGTCGCTTGTGTCGTTTGGTGAGCGGTGTATGCGGTTTGTTGAGCGGTGTGTGCGGTTGAGTAACCGAGTGACGTTGGTGGTCGTTGTTGATCAGCTTGTTTGGCTTGTTTAGTTGGTAAAGAATTTAAACAAGAATGTGAAGATGATGATCACCACGATAGCGACCAGTCCCCAGATAAGCAAATTCTTTCCCACCGAGCCGACCACGCTGCCGATACCTGACCCCGCTTGGTTGATCGCGTCGACCAAGACATCGGATGCGGATTTGGATTCGCATCGCAGTACTTGATTGTCTTGTAGATCGGCGTATCCATCGCAGAGCGTCTCGATACAGTCCAAATTCTTGTTGGCGTCCTCGCTGCACGCTTTGCTGTTCGCGATTTCATCGGGCAACGATTTGCTCGTGCAAATGTTTCCGGTCGTCGCGTTTTTGCACGAAAATTGGGAGACTTTGCATTTGACCACGTTCGTACCGCTTTGCGTGTACATGAAACAACCAGTGGATTTGGCTGCTTCTTCGACACATTTTTGATACACTACGAGTGCGGTGAGACCAGCCGCGGAAATGGCCACACTGTAGCCGAAGAATTTGAGGAAGCCGGTCCTCTTTGACTGCTGCACAAGTTTGTCGACCGACTGTTGTAGTTTGGCGTCGTTCTTCACAAACTTGTCGATGTCATCCACCGTGTTGAGAGCCTTTTTGTCCAAATTAAAGCCCACTTTACTGCGGATTATAGCTTCGTCGTATTTCTTGATCGGAAGGTCGGGCAGTTCGGTCGCGGCCTCGGATAGCACCTTTTTGATTGCCTTTTGTACGTTCGAGCTGGCTAGCACATCCGTATCCTTGAAAGCAACATAAAAAGAGTTTGAATAGTCGCCGAGTCGCGAAAAGTGCACGAAGTCGGCGATATCAATCGCACCTACGAGGGCTTTGTTGTCCACGACCTTCATGTACTTTGTACTAAATAGATCGGACAATTCATTCAAATTCAGTCGTTTTGCTTCGCCCACAATGTTCTTGCTAGCCTCCCCTATGTCGATCGCACCTGTAGCCGTTTTTTTGCTCTTTCGTACGAGTCGTCGCAGTGATCCGGCGAATCCCATAACGATCGGTCGCCTTTTTTCCCCTACTTATTTAGAGGTGCGTATTTGGGGCTCTCACCGGCGCGCGGATAGTATTTCATTGACGTGCGGGCTCGAGTCGTTCGCGGGATCCACCTCCTAAGAGAGACGAATCACGCGGTGGTGCGCGTATTACTCACTACATTACTCACACCGATCCCATGTTTTCCCTCTTTTGGATCAACCCGACAGATCCCAGCGATGGGGCCAGCGATGGGGCTGCAACCGGCAACACTGGAAAGAACGACGATGCCGGAAAGGCGGACGCGTTCGGCGTGGAGCGAAACGACAGTGTTTTTGACGTCAATACCATCACCACGAATGGGTCTGAACGTGCAGCAGGTAGTGGCGACGCGGAAAACGCGGAAAACAGTAGCAACACGCGTAACAACACGCGTAACAATACGGGTAACAACACGCGTAACAATACGAGTAACAGTGTTGGTAATGGTACTGGTAACAAGGGTGGTAACAGAGCTGGTAACAAGGGTGGTAACGGAGCTGGTAACAAGGGTGGTAACAGAGCGGGTAACAGAGCGGGTAACAGGGCTGACACCAAGACTGCCGGTATCGATGCGGAGAGTGAGTCTGGTAACGATAGTTTATTCCCACCAGAGTTGGTCGACGAGTTGGCGTTGGTGCGCGACGCTCTCCATTTCGCTGTATCCTGGCTTGGTTGGCGTAAATGGTTGCGCGCCAGTGGGTTGCTCGAGTGGTGTTCGGCTGGTGTTCTCGTTCCTAGCGGTTGTGGTTCGTTCGTCCCTTTTTGGCAGTACGAGTCTGATTGGTTGACCTATTTGTCTCGGTTACGACTTGATCGCCGACGTCGCACGACTGCTGCTGCGAATGCCGGTCTCAGCGGAGAGACGGTTTCCGCGTCGCCCTACGTTCTGAGCGGCGGCGAGCAGTTTTCCCGCGCCGACGAGGACCGCATAACGAGACTCGTGATGCGGCGCGCTTGGCTCGAACGATTGGAACGCGAGTGGTGTCGCGACAACTCGTATGCGTTGCGTCGCGACCGTCCCGCTCTGCTGACGTTCCGCAGCGCAAAGACGGGCGTCCCGTTCGAACAGCCAATCCTGTACAGCGAGTACGCTCGACTCTCGTTCGACGAGACACGCTGGTACGCCGATAAATGCGATCTGATCGATTTCACCGCGCGTCTCGTCCGCACCCTCGTCGACCGATTTGGTCGGATCGGTGTGGTCGCGGCGCACCGTTCCGATCCCGTGATCGACGCATACCTCGACAACGTGACGGCCGTCCCGTTGTGGCGTCACAAGTTGGACGAGACGCTCAACACTTTCGACGACGAAACGCTCGACCTGATGTTGCGTGCGCTCGCCGTGTGCCGCTCGCACCGCGTTCGGTCTGTGTCTGTGTATTCGAACACGCCGAGCGACCGTTGTCCCGCTGCAGGCACGCGGCTCGTCCCCGCGTCCACGCCGACCGAAGGGCTTCGTCTGGGTTCTTGGCCGGCGCTCTCTTTTCTGCTCGTCGATCTCCACTTTGTGCGTATCTCGCGACAGACGCTTTGGGGCGACACCCTGCGCGTCTTCATGGGTCGGTTTCAGGGCAGTATCGACTCGCTCACGCACGAGGTGGACGATTGGATGACCGTCATTCCTGTGCCCGACGTGGAACGCGATTCGATCTACATCGTTCGTGTCGACGACGACCGAGTTCTCGCCTCCAGATTGTCGCATGTGCTCGTGGCGCGCAGCGACTTGCGCGCCCTGCTCAACTACACGTTCCTCCCGAATGAGCGAGCAGTCCTCTATGGCGGTCCTTCGGTCGCCGAGACCGCTGCTCTGTCGGCCATCTTCTCCGCGCAGGAATCGCGACTCGCTTTGCTCAAGGCCTCCGCGGCGCCGACTGATGTCGATTACAGCGACGGTCCCTCCGCCGAGGAGTTGAGCGGATCCAATCAAGTGTGTTGCGACCTTCGTGAGGTGCTTTTGCGCGCGCTTCAACTTTGTGCAGTTGGTGTGTACAGTTTGCGTTATACGGTCGCGCCCCTCTCGACCGACGAGTCCGAACGAGCGAGTCAAGAGCGCGCTTCGAGACGCGCGTCGCACGACCGACTGTTGAGTGCTTTCCTCCGACGTAGTGGCGCCGTTCGCAATCGCTACTTTATCGACAGCGGGATCGAGCGCGGCACCGCGTTGACCGAGGCGGTTTTGTCGTTTGCCGCACAGCGCGGCCTCGATCGGGACGTCAATCGTTTGCGCGTCGACGACGTACGAGCGTACGCTTCGTACAACGACCTTGTTGCGGAGGACGCGAGTCGTCCCGAGGTGGGTGGAGCGGGTTTCGAGTGCGTTTTTGTGGCCACCAGTGCTTTGTTGGCGGTCGATGGTGTAGAACACTTCACCCGTCTTGCCAATCAACAGTTGCGCGACAGTTGGCCGAGCTGCTCGCGGTACGGTATGTTCTTCCGTCACGAGCAGTATCCCGACTTGCATATGTTGTTGCTTCCCGCCGAGAGTTCACCTGTGTTCGATCGAGTCATCGATTTGCCGGACTTGACCCACGCGTCCGCCGGGGCGAACGCGATTGCAGCGGGCGCTGTGGTACGCGCGACAGATGTACCCAGTTCGGGGGACTTAGTGTCGAGCACCGTAGTCGGTTGTGCGGGTTACTTGCGGCTCTGTTTTGTCAAGTTGCGAGGCGCGGGGAGCAATGAGTTTTCGGAGCGTGCATTGGTCAATCCCGCAGTCATTGCGGCGCTGCTGCGCGAAATAGTGGCTCACATCACGATGAGCGAAGCGACGGAACGGCGGTCTCTAGCCTATTCTCTGTCGTATTCGCCGCTCATATCGGTCGCTACCGCAGCGGTTACCAAGCGGAACGAGACGAACAGGGACGGGAGCGATCAAGACGGTCAAGCTGTAGACGGTGCGGAAAGTATGGACGGCGTGGAAGAGTCGACTAGTCTGAACGAGCGAAGTCGACCGTCGTTGCACAGCTTGTTTGATCGAGATCGGATTGCGGCCATGGTGCGGATTGATCCGTTTTTGTCCATCAGTGCGTGTCGAGCCTCCGTGTACGACGATGTGGCCACACGGCGCATCAGTCGTTTGGTGTCGCGCCTACCGCGCTTCTTCTTCCCTAACTGCAAGTTGTGGCGAGCGCTGGACGCTATGCCGGTAAAGTGTGCGTTTGTACGCAACAGTCCCGTGACTTACTGTCCGCGGTTGTTGTTTGACGGTGGCCTCTCCCTAGCGCAACGCGGTATCCTCCCGCTCGAGGCGGCCTGTGCTAACGACACGTGGAAGCTGTACCTCTTGGACAACGTGCGATCCGGGAAACCGATGCCCTGCGATCGAACGTACGTCGGACCACCTCGATCACGCGACGGCGACGGCGCACCGCTGTTCTACTACGAGCCGTGCGGCGAGAGTCCAGACGGTGACGATGCTAGCGCGGGGACCTTTGATCGCGTTGTCCCGCCGCCTCCGCCGGTCTCGGGTGTGGACTTGTCGCGCGAAAGGAACGCTGATCGGACAGTCGTACGCCTCGTGGACGGTCAAGTCTCGATCGGGCCGGTCGTCCCATATTTCGCCTCGAAGAATGCGCACGGTCGTGATTGGATGTTGTACGGACTCGACAACACGCTGGCTACCTTCGACTCGCTGGTGGCCGCTCTACGTATACAACAGTCGCTCATCTCGGCGCCAGTCGTGCGGCTCATCAATTGGGACGAGCATTTCCCGCCCGGCACTCCCGACCGGCCACTGTTGCAGAAGTTATCGGCCAAGCGAGTGTACCTCGTGAACGGCGTTCTCGGTTTCTGCGAGCAGCAAACCAAGTTCGTCTCCGCCTCCAAAGTGGATCGACCGACCGAGCCCATCTCGCCCGCGAACTTTGCAAACGCGCTCGTGCGACCCGGCGACTCGCTCTGTTTCCACAACACGGTCGACCGAGTGGACCCGACCGTCCGCATCGCGCCCATGCATTTCTATCATCGGGTATACCAGAGCATGGTTCGCGCCGAGCGTCACCCCATCATCGGTGACGGTGGCTACGTGGACCTACGTTTCCGCGAGACGGATGACTACTTTTGTGCTCGTGTTTCCAATGTACGCGCATCTGGTTTCCGCGCGTGGATTTGTTGCAGCGACTCGCCGAGGCGCAGACCACCTGTTTCGGTGACACGCCGCGACACCTCGTCCCGCTTGTCGACTTTTACGCGAGGCAGGCGCTCAAGCGCGGTCGATAATGGCACACCGAATGGTCGGTATTCACGAGTCGAGTCGTCGTAACGGTCTTCTTTCCGTCTCCAACCGTAGCGTTTTTGCCGCAGTTTGGCTCGCATTTGGCTCGTATTTGGCTCGTATTTGGCTCGTATTTGGCTCGTATTTGGCTCATATTTGGCTCGTATTTTTTGCGATAAGAGACGGCTGAGCCGCAAGCGCGGCGTTGACCATCGATTCCGCTCGTCACTCGGTTCGGGCGACTCGATTTCTCTTTCCACATGTTCCCTTTCGATTTTCACCCAATTGTGTTTTTCGTGGTCGTCTTTGTTGCAGTATTGGTCGTTGCGTTCTCTTCATTCACGCAGATTCTGGTCGCGTCAACTGCGCACGAGCGTGTTCTCGTTCGGTTGAGCGAGGACCCGAAACTCCACCGTACCGGTGAGTTCGTGGTCCCCGCGTCCAGTGAAACGGTGCGGCTCTTGCGTCGTGATCTTCGAGGCGGCGTCTCGACCGTTTCGTCGGCCTCCACTCATCGCTTGGGCTTTGCGCGCGCTATCGTACCGATGGGCGGTCCGGCCGCGAACAGCGTGACGGTCGTGCTGAACGCCTCGCGTCGAGCGCGCGGGACGTGGTCGCGCAAGCGTTTGCGTCGCGACGACACGACGCCCCGCACCATTGCGGATGAGGATGAGGATGAGGATGGTGATTATTCCTCGGATGCGGATACGGACGGTGGTCCCGACTGTGGCCTCGACGGTGGTCTCGACGGTGGTCCCGACGGTGGCCTCGACGGTGGTCCCGACGGTGGCCTCGACGGTGGTCCCGACGGTGGCCTCGACGGTGGTCTCGACGGTGGTTGGCAGCGATCAAAATCCCGTCGGAAACGCGGTGCGACTTCGGCTGTTGGGTCGAACGATGCCAGCAACAAGGGTAGTGCTAATGGTGGCACTGGCACCACCGGTGGTGTTGGTGGTGTTGGTGGTATCAGCGGTTTCATTTGTCACGACTTTGTCCAACCGTTCGAGTGCAATCTGGACGCCGGCGCAAGAGCTTGCGATTTTTGCGTCGATCGTCGCACCAGCGACATCACGTGTGTTCACGTGTCGCGACCGCTTCGCTATACGTTGGAGGACGGCTACCAACGGTCGATCCTTGCCAACGCGGAGCCGCATCTCGGCTGGTGTTTGCCGCGCGAGTTTGAACGGCGTCTCGGTCGCAATTGTAATCCGAACACCGGCCGTTGGCTACTATCGCGTTCGGAAGACGGGCGACCGCACTTTGTGTGTCGGTGTCGCTATCCAAACTTGATGACCAACTCGTCGACGATGAAAGATGACTGTTCGCTTGCGGTGGGTTGTTATCCCGGCCAACTGGATGCCGACTCGCGCGCCGGTTTGATCGATCCCTACACCTCGGGTTTTTGCGAATGTCCGGCGTTGTACCACTCGGACTTTGATTCGACAGTGGGGCCGCTGTGCACACCGAACGCTATTCTGGACGAGCGACGCGGTAGCAAGGGTCTCGGCGATGTACTAGAGGCGGCTGGTCTGGCGGGCGACTACAAGGCGCTCCCGTTGTCGTATGTGAGCACCAAGTTTCTCGGATTGTTCGATGGCGGTCAAACGACTACCGCGGTCGATTCGGACCCACGACTGCCCGACCCGTGCACCATCGACCTGTTGTCCGGTCGGCCGTACGCAAAAGACGAGGAAGGTTGTTTCGCTGTTCGCAAGTGGATTGTCTCCCCCGAGATGGACGACCGTAACAAGTTGTTGTCGCGGTACGACGAACGCCGTGCCCGCGAAGGAAGTGCGACGGGCGAGACGAGCGGCAAGAGCAACACGATCGACACGAGCAACACGACGAGCAACACTCTTGCCGCCGTCGGTTCGACCGATGCAGCCGAGCGGATGGATCCTGGTCGTATTGTCGTGTACTGCGACAGTCGGAGTCCGCGGTACCTGCCGATACAGACTTCGAGCGATTACTTGCTCAACAACCACGGTCGCTACCCGAACGCGTGTTTGCGTCTCGCCGACGGGCTCATGTACGGTCGTCAGACGGCGGCCGAGCCGTTCAACGTTTCGTCGTTGTTCTTGTTGTCGCACTTTAACGGCAAATACCATCCCGATCTCGGGGTGTTGTTGAAGCAACCGACACCGGAGCCCCGGCGCGGACGGCGCGGCGACGAACGGTTGGAGCGTTTGTTCAATCTGATCGACGAGTTTGCTGCAACCGACGAGAAATTCCGCAACAAGGTGTTGTTCGCGTCGCACCCGGTGAAGCCGTACGGATCGCGTCCGCTGCCACTGCGGCACGACTTGGACAACTATTTGCGCCACGGTCGCTCGTTTGTCATCTACACCAATTTTCCAGACATGTTCGAGATGACGGTCAAGGTGGGCAAGCACGCGCAACCGGTCCGTCGTGCGATCTGTCCGCAATTGTTGCGTCTCGTCTACAGTATGTTCAGGGTTGCTCCGATCAAAGCGAATTTGGTGTACGGCCAGTACGTCAACAAGTTTTACCGCAAAATTGAGGCGCCCTCGCCGTCCGATCGGTTCAAGGTGTGGGCGGTACAAACCGACAAAGAGTACAATGCGTACTACGTGGGGTCGAGTTGGACGCGCGAGACCGGTCTCGTGCCGCCGGCCGACCGTGCGTTCTACACCGAGTGGCGACCCATCAAACCGCCCGAGCTGCAGACCGTTCAACGATCCAAAATCTTGTTCGAGCCGGACATCTCCCCAGTGGACGCCGTGTACCCCGCTCCAGAGTCCTACTGTGAGAACTTACGGATCTGCAACACACCGAAGATCATTTCGGGCACGACCGGCCACTTTAATCTGCTGCCCAGCTTTTGGACAACGGTGTATCGCGACGCGGACCGTCCACTCGTGCCGAACGCTTTTCATCCCGGTTTCGACACAACGGTGTTGCTCGCCTTCTTCGGCGGGGATCAGGGTGTGGAGACGAACGAACGTCCGGCAGAGGTGTTACTTGTAGCCGATCAACTGGCGCTCAATTATATGGGTGTGCAGCAGTACTCGCGGTTGTTCCGTCACGACCGCAACCCCGAGAATGATAAGAAGAAAGCCCGAAAAGAGGAGCAGGAGAACGAAGAGAAGGAAGCTGAACACAAGATGGACGATAAACGACGTTTCGATCCGGACGCAACTGCTAAGCGGACCGAGCAAGAAAGCGCTAAAGACACGCGCGCGATCGACCGACTACTACTCGGGAAACAGGGTCAGCAGATCCTCGGCGACGGTCGGTTTATGCTCGGCGGTCCCGCGGTCGAGGCTTGGCGCGCCTACACCGGCGAAAACTCGGAAAGCTCCGACTCTGACTCCGAAGCGTCCGAACGTAACCGCGATGCTGAGGAAAACACTGCGGACGACGGCGCGGAGGATGCTGGCCGCGTTCCAACGAAACGAGCGAGGCTCGGTTGAGCGTTTGTGGTTCGTTTGTGGTTGGCACGACCGCCGAGACATAGTGGCCGCAGAGGGTGGCCGGATTCAGTGGCCGCAGTGAGTGGCTGCAGTTAGTCCGTAGTTCAGTTAGTCCGTAGTTAGTATTGATAGTTTCGGTGGATACAGAGAGAACGCGCGTATTGGTTTTGCGGTTGTGACTGTCGCGTTCGTTGTTGCGTTTAACGAGTTCTCTCGGTGTCGATTGTACTACGGGAGGGCATAGGGGGGTGGGGTTTAGAGTGTTTCGTTCAGGTTTTGTTGTTGCGTTCCTCGTTGTGATGTCGTTTCGTGTGGCCGACGGACCGGCTGTTTTTTTAAGAGTTGAGTTGTGCGCTTGTCGCGCTTTTGCGCCGTGCCGTCGATCTCACTGTATCGCTCGTTGTTCTGTTTCGCGTGTTATTATGTACTACTTGCCGCTCTTCTTTTTTGGCGCGGCAGCCACATTGATCGTGTTGGTGGTTTTGCTGGCTCGCTCGCAGTGGGGTGGCAACGAGTTGGTTCGTTCGACGGAACCGGGTCCGGTCTCGTCGCGTGTGCGGTTGAAGCCGTGGCGCGTCGTCAAACGTTCGTTCAAGGTGCCCAGCGGCGCGAGCGGCTCGAGCGGTGCCGATTATTCAGCTACAACGATCGATTTTTTGCGGCAGTCGGTGTTCGATCGCGCGTATGACACTGCTACGGCGGCGGTCACGCGTTTAGTGGCGAGCGCAACTTCCACCTCGTTGGTTGACATGGCCGCTATGGTAGCCGACTCCTCGCGACCCGACTACGGTGCCACGTTCCCGGTTGACGCGACGATCTCCAAACAACTGGGATTTGCTCGGTCGATCTTGCCCTACAAACGCAAGGACGTGGTCTATGTGCCCGAAATTTCACACGATTCGAAACGTTGCGACGAGTGGATGAAAACCGGTGTCAAGAACTTGGTTTCCTGTTCGGTTTCCAGAGGTTCGGACGCCTGCTTCGTTTGCATCGAGTCGCGTAAGTACAACCGTTCGTGCGTGCACGTTCCGTCCGCTTTTCCTGTGCAAACGTACAATGAGGAGACGATCACGATCCCCGCGAGCAGCAAGACGAACAACAAAGACGAGGGTTGGTGTCTACCGTCCACATTCGCGTCGATCGACTTTGCGAGCGGTTCTCCCGTCCCGATACAAGAAAGTAAACGCAACTGTAATCCGAACACGGGTTCCTGGATTCTTGCACAACTCGGGCAAGATGGCGGTAGTTTCGACTCGTCCTACAATTGGGTGTGCAAGTGCCGGTACCCCTCGCTAATGACCAATTTGAACCACAGCATCTCTCAGGACTGTCTTTTGCCGGTGGGTTGTCAGCCATACGGCTCCTTGGACCCGGCGTCCGTGGCGGGTAAGGTCGACCCGTATGTAAAGGGGTATTGTGTGTGCAACAAGGGTTATCAGAGCGACTTTGACAAGACGGTCGGACCGATCTGCGTGGAAAAGAACGTTGGCGATACTGATTACGAGACTATATGGCAGGTCGGTCTAAACAACTTTACCAAGTTGGACAAATCGTTCGTCTCCACTAAATTTTTGGATTTGTTGCCCGTAGCATTGCGTTCGAACCCCGTGCTTCCTGACCCCTGTTCGATCGATGCCTTCTCGTTGAAGAAGACGTCGGGGTGCAAAGTCCAGTTCTACAAGATCAACAATACGAACGTTGCAATGTGTGTGACGACCAATCTGAACTACATTGCGTTCACGAGTGACACCGATTACCTGCAGAACAACCACGGACGTTATCCAAATTCTTGCTTGTACACCGGTTCGCACGAGCAAAACGGGGCTATTCCGAACTCGCCCGACTCGGTTCTCACCCACGCCATACTCAGCTTTTGGAACGACAAGAACTTACCGGACGTCGGGCTGACCTATGTCAAGAATAGCCAGGACTCGCGAGAGGATCCCGTTCCCGCTCATTACGAGCGAGCCGACGCCATCATGAGTATTTTGATAAGAGACGATACGTATCAAAATTGGCGAAAACGTGAGGTGAACAAAAAGCCTTTTATCGGACCGTATTTGCGCAACATGACGTTCCGCGTGCATGATTTTTTCAGCGATGATACAAACTGTATCGTTTACTACAACGATTTTCCCGAGGTGAACATCAAGTACAACGTGGCGACGATGCGCGATCTCGTACCGTTGTTTAGAGACGTGATCGGTCCGGTTGAGTGGTCCGATCGGCGTATGTGGATGGTATCGGACCGGTTAGAACCTCATCTTCGTCACCTTTACTACGCGCGCCTCAATGCGCATACCTACCAACCGCAGGAATTTGAAGAGTATAACTCGTTTGTCAACCGAGTACACGCTCCGGGGTGCACGGGGTACGGACGCGTCATGCCGAACGAGGTGCCGGTTTACCTCACGTTCTTCTCGACCATCACGCCCGATTTGCCGGTGAAACGGTTTCGTCAATCGTTTTTATATCCACTCGATCAGGATTGGTATCCCGCTTACCAGTCGACGGAGGGTTGTACCATTTTTGATGAGTGTAAGATGTACCACACGCGCGACGAGTACTTGTCCAATTTGATTCACGACTTGGTGACGAGTGTCACGGTCGGGAATCGTAAACTCCTACCGCACAAGCGGAGCAAGCGGTTCGACGCGACCTTGCAGATCTTTCGTACTAAATTGTTTTACATAATCATGTGTAACCGTTACTCTCAAAACTACCGTTCGTATCAACAGTTGTCCAATCGGTTTCCCACTATACCAGATGGTTTCAAGCAATACGAGTAAATCGGCCAAACGAAGCGACGAGAAACAACTCGATAACTCGAAGCGAGAAAAAGAAAAAAATATGGTAGGACGACGCGCCGTTTGGAGACGTGATGGTTGACGTTGGTCGTTGTTCGAAATTTACAGTCGTGCTCGCGTCCGTGCTTGCGTCCGTGCTCGCGCCCGTCCCGGTTGCGTTCGCGGTCGTGCTCGCGGTCGTGCTCGCGGTCGTGCTCGCGGTCGTGCTCGCGTCCGTGCTCGCGTCCGTGCTCACGTTTATGCTCGCGGTCGTCCCGGTCGCGTTCGTGTTGTAGTACGCGGTTGATTTTTTTTGGTTGTTTCTGGATTGCTCCGGCAGTTGTTTTATGGTTGCCGCGGTAGTCGATTTGGTGGGTAGACGGTCCACTCTAATCGGTCAAATCGGCCATCTGTCTCTTCAGCCGGTCAGCTTGCTCGCAAACCTAGGTGAGGAGGTGAGCGCACCGAGATCGCTCGTCGTTTTTTTTCGACGCCAAGCGTTTTCCGATTCGGTGCGAAGTGTTCGCTCGGCGAGCGCAAAGTTGCGGTCCAGTGAACGCGAAAAGTTCTTGTTCCTGAGCGCACAGGCGCACGGTTTTGTTGTGGGGTCGGTTCGCATCGCGAGCGCGGTGCTGCGCGTGTGCGAGGCGCGTATGTGTCGCGCGGGTGCGTCTTAGTGGACGCATTTTGGTTAGCGTGCTTACCTGATTCGACATTGATTCGGTACATGGAGTTCGGTTCAATAGAGTTCGGTTACACGGGGCTACACGGAGCGGGATTAGGTTACGCGGGATTGGGTTACGCGGGATTAGGTTACGCGGGATTAGGTTACGCGGGATTTGGTTACACGGGCACGGGGGTTGCTGTAGAGCGCTGTGAATCGTTTCGAACGTGTCGCTGAACCTCTCGCAACGATTTAAAACGTCTCAGAGTGTTTCGGACGTCTCGATACGATTCAAAACGCTTCTTCGTTCTGCTCGTTTTGGGCATTTTCCATGTCGCGCAGTGAGTCGCCGAACAGTGCGTACAGGAAGGGCATGCGTTCCATGGCCTCGCTGAACATGTACATAAAGTTCTTCTCCTCGAGTATTAGGCGAGATTTGATCTCCAGTCGCTTGAAAAAGTCGAGGATCTGTTTACAGCGGTTCGAGTTGAATCGCCGCGCCATGAGGTGTTCTTGGCATTTGAGGATCCACGCCTCGTCGAGCGTCTTTTCCTCGAGACGGTTTGCGCGCTCCGCGCCGGCTGTGATCGACGTGAGAAGGAAGTTGTACGGGAATATGAGCGAGTTGATATCGCGACACCACTCGACAAAGTCGGTGAGTGGCGAATCGGTGAAGTTGGCTTCGCCGCCGTTCTGATCCCAGCCACCGCTGTTCGCCATGAACACGGCGCGCATGATGTTCCAGTAATCGCGTAGCTCGTTGTTCTTGTTGCTCATGAACTCGTTGTACCGATCGATAAAGTTGCGGTGCTGTTGGTACCGGCGGGCCGCGTCCGCGTTCGCGTTGCTGCGCAGTTTGCCGGCGTTCGCGCCAAACAGTGCTGCTTCGTTCGGTCGCGATTCCACGGCCACGTTGTGCGACTCGCCACCGATCAGTTCGTCGTTCAGCGAGCAGAGTGGCTCGATCTGGATGTAGATGCGCGGACTGCGGTCGTGGTTGCGCTTGAAGAAACGAATCCACGCGCGCTGGTCCTCGCCGCGCCCGATGCTCGCGAACAATCGTTGCAGGTTGTCGCACACAAAGTGTTCCTTGATGTGAGCAAACACGTCAGACCGCAGGGGCCATTCGTGTGTACGTAAAAACACTCGTCCCATAAACTGAACGAACATGGTGCACAGCGTGTCGCCTTTGGTGAGGTATACGTCGAGACCGGAGGTGGCGTTGAACAGATGCGCGGGCAAGCGAGCTACCGCGCGACGGTACGACTCGCTGTTAGTGTTCTTGAAGAAGTGGATCGATTGGCGATCCTCGGGACGCGCTAACCGAACGCGTGTCCAGTGATCGGTTGCGGAGAGTGCGCTGGCCGACCATGATTCCACGTCTTGGCTCGAGAACCGTTCGGTAATGATGTTCAGTAGTACCGTGAACAAGATACCCGTCCCGAAGAAGGCTTCAAAATGAGTGTTACAGTGGTCGGTCGACACGATGATCCGATGCGCGAGCATGGAGAACATCGAGTCGAGCGAGTGGAGGTGAGCGCGATGCAGTGGCATGGGTTCGCGGTGCGACACGCAGCCCGAGACGAACAATTTCTCGTATATCTTTTCTCGGGGGAACCCGTTCCCGTTTACGAACAGATCGTAGAAACGTAGGAAGACGCCGTTCATGTTGCGAAGCAAGTCGTGGATGAGCGACAACTCGTTTTCACCCTCGTCCTCGTCGAACTGGTCGGTATCGTCCGGACCGCCGTTCACGCTCGCGTACTGGTGGTCGCTCGCGTCGAGTTCCGCGCCGTTCAATTCCCGGTGTTCGCCGTTCGCGTGCTGACCGGCTTCGCGCGCGGTCGCCTCTTTGTTTTGCTTTTGCTGTTCAAACAGCTGGTACACGCGTCGACCGTTTTCGAGCACCGTCTCCACCAGTGTTTTGCACAACTCCATATAGTGCGAGAAGTCGCGCACGCCGTTCAACACGGTCCATTGTTCGAGTTCGAACGCGTTCAGCTCGGCGGGCGAGGCAAAGTCTTGGGGCGCGATTCCGCCGCGCAATTTGAGAATGTACGCCAATACGGAGCAGCACACACGCACCACTTCACACGGGACGTTTTCGAGTACGGTCAGCGTTTGGATGGCCGCGGTGTTCGGGTCGTCGCACGGGTTCACGGACGGGTCCGCTTTTTGTGCACGGAGTACCAGCAGGTTCTCCAGGTGCACAGTCATGCGGGCGGCCCGCTCGGGAAACGATGCCTCCCCATAACACGTTCCCGTGTTCGCGTTCTCCTCTTCTACTTCCATTTCCATCGCGTCTCCATTGGGCAACATGTCTTTCGCTCGTTCCACGACTGGGTGTTCGGTCAAAAGTTCGGTCAAAACCTCGGTCTCTACGTCGCGGAGTGCGAAAACTCGAAGGAAACTCGAACCAGTCGGAGAATCTTAATAGTCTAAGCGAGGAGAAAACCTGTGTGTCTCTGTCGCGCCGAAAGAGGGTGCTCGAGACGGCCTTGCGGATCGTTGTCGGATCGCTTTCGGATCGCTGTCGGATCGCTGTCGGATCGCTGTCGGATCGTTGTCGGATCGTTGTCGGATCGTTGTCGGATCGTTGTCGGATCGTTGTTGGATCGTTGTCAGTTTCGTTTGCGGTGTTGGCCGATCGTCATCGTTCGTCCCTGTTCGTCGATTGCTGCTATTCCGCGTTTTTTGCGACTGCGCCGATCGTTACGCTGCGCCGATCGTCACGCCGTATCGATTGTTCCGTTCGTACCGATCGTTACACCCGAGCGGATCGCTACGTCGCGCCGATCGCGGAGGAGGAGAAGGTAGTTACGTCGCTCGCGGTGTGCGCGTTCATACCAGTTTCGTCGATCGAGCGGATCGGATCGATCGACCGATCTGATCGCAGTGTGTTGGTAGTAGTTTTGAGTTGTTGACCGACACTTTGGAAACCGGTAAATTGGGATCGGTGAGAAGAAGCTGAGAAGAAGCGAAGTTGGAGAGCAACTATGCACGGCGCGTACGGTATACACGGTACTCGTGGTACCGCTGAGTCGAAACAAGTCGAGCGAGGATGCGGACGACGAGGGAAGCGACGGGCAGCCACTCAACTCGAGTCGGTTGATGGAGCGCCAGCACGAGTGGTGCGTGTCGTCGCGCGAGCCCGTCGATCCGGCGGGACCAACGGTAGAATATCATTGTCGGTGACTCCGGAACTCGTGGGTCCTCGTTCCAGCGGAGTCAGTGGAGTTGGTGGGTCCGGGCCCCGTTTAACCTCGACGGGAACGGGCATTAGTATGAGCACAATGGTGAGTTCGGGTGTTGGTGTACGGCTCGAAGGTGGTAACGATCATCAACAACTGTTGTACCATATCGGGACCGACGAGAACGAGGAAGAAGAGGAAACGAAGAAGGAGAAAAAAGGAGAGACTCGAGCAACGACGCGCGGACGTTGTCGGCTGTCCTCGCGTCGTCGTCGTACTGATCGTAACCGTGCGCAACGACGAGCCTCGTGGAAAAAGCGTGGCGGCGGTCGTACCAACCGGTTCGCGGCGCACGCTCGCGACGATGGGGACAGCGGTGAGGACGGGAACGACGAGAATGACGAGCCGGTGGACGACAGTGATGGGAACGATGGAAGCGACGGAAGTGATGCAGGTGACCGTCGGACGGAGGTCGACGATGTTGACGACGAGGATGATCGAAGCGAGGCGAGCGATGACAGCGAAGAGAGTGTGGCGCGTGACGATGTCGACGAGACCGACGGTGATGGACTCGACGGAGTTGGTTGTGACGACGACGATGCCGGAGACAGTGACACTGGGAAAACCGAAAAATACAGCGATGGTGATGATCCCGAGGACAAGTATAGATATGGGCGGTTCGAACGTTCACGTTTAGCTGGTCGTGCGAGTCGCACTAGTCGCGCCGGTTGCGCTGTCGGTCAGGATGGGCGTGTTGGCGCGACTCGAGTCGGTGTAAAAGTTGGTTCGCTCGATTCGACGATCGATTCGACGATCGACGGTATGTTTGGTAGTTTGCCGGTGAATCGATTTTTGTGTGAGGTGTTGCGCGCCATGGCTTATCCCGGTGGTCGCTCGATTATGGGCGCTGCGTGTGGATCGGTCCAAAAATCGCTCAACGAGATTGAACCGGGAGAACGAGAGTCGAGAACCGTGTCGGACGGAAGGTCCGGTGCGCTCAATACAGTCAAGGCGGCTAATGCGACTAGTGCGATCGACGCGACGAAAAGCGTGTCCAACGTGTCCGATGTATCCGATGCTAATACGTCTGATGTAACTGATACAACCGCTGGTGTGCAGCCCCAGCAATCGTCGCGTGCAAAGCGGGGTGGCGGTTTAAGTCGTGCGCTCTTGAACAGGATCACCTCCTCGGCGTTCATGCGGATGACCAAGAAGATGCGCCAACAAGTGCTCACTCGTATGTTCAACGGTGTGCACAACCAACTGGTCGTCTACAACATCAAAAGTTTGTTCCGCATCTACCTAATCTATCATCGAGAGGACGCGCTCATACACACTATTTGCGACGTGTTCAATAAACGTTTCGTCTTTGACGCGGCCCAGCTACGTGCCGAGATTCTCGCTAAAAACACGAAACCGTTCAGTCGAAAAGTGATGCGGAACAAGGTTTGCAACGATGTCATGATGTCAAACCCCCATATCCTGCGTTTATTCGATTTGCGAGCACTCGCGTACTATCGGAATCATCTGGTCGACTCGGCTCGCTACCTACATTGTTTGTCGAACGGCTTACCGGTCATTATGTGTTTGAACGAATCGGACGTTGACTACATTTTTGACCGGTGTCGGGCAGCACATTCTCGACGTCGTGATTTCCCGATCGACTTGCTACCGAGCTGTATTCGTGAGTCGTTTGCGCGATTGCTCGGTCTTTCTGCCCGCGGGAACGGAGGGTCGATGGGTGCTCGCGGTTTGGTGCGTCTCGTGCGACCGGACGATGAAGAAGATCGCGCGACTGGCAACAACACCGACCAGACAAACAAGACAGATAAAACCGTCAAAGTGGGTGGAACCGACACGATCTCCGCGAAGAACGATCGTGGTAATTCGACTAATCCCGCTAGGTTCGCATGTCCGACCGCTTCGTCGGTCGAGACGAATTTGAATCGCGAGTTCGATCGGAACTCGGGTCACGTCGTTCGAAATGTCGGTCTGAACGTTGGTCGACACGTCGTTCGTAATGTCGGTTGGGATGTTGGTCGACACGTCGTTCGAAACGTCGGTCGGGACCGGGACGGTGGACGATACAATGATCGAAATACCAGAAATATCAGTCAGAATATGAGTCGGTTTGTTGGTCGAAACATCGATCGAAATACTAGTCGGAACATTGGTCGTAGTCGGAACTTTGGTGGACGAGATTTCAGTAGTATCAATACGAACGTTGGTGAGAATTTTAGTTGCGGTCAACGCGTCGAAACCACCACTGTCGTTGACTCGAACGTTCATCGCGATGAATTGTGCTTCGACGGTAGTCCTCGATGCACAGCAGGCACTGTGGTTACCAGTCGCGCTTCTGGTCGCGCTTCTGATAGCGCTTCTGGTCGCGCTTCTGGTCGCGCTTCTGGGGATTCGGTTGACGGTAATACAGCGACTGGCGTGTTTGGTGCGGTCGGTACCGTTAATACCGCCGTTTTTGGCGCTGCTGGAACTAGTGGTCGCCGTATTGTTACCATGATCACTGGTAGTAATGTCGGCAAATCGACCAAAATACCGAGATGACTCTTGGGTAAAACGGACCGCCGTGTCGACGGTGTCTGCGGTACCGCGCATGTTCTGTATGTGATTCGTGTTGATGTGTGTTTTTATTGTGTACATTTTGCCGATTGTACATCGTTTGCGTCATTACCTCTTGTACCCCACGATCTAATGTACCCCGGTCGAATTAAATAAACTGTGCTACCACAAAAATGTTTTGTTCAGCTATTTCTTTATCCCATCTGGTTACGTCACGTTCTTTTTTGTTCTTGTTGTTCTTGGTTCTCATCGAGTCGGGTTATCTGCGTTTCTGGTTTCCAGCGGTTTCGACTGACTACCAACCAATTGATTTACCGCTCTCTTGGTTATTGGTTTTCTCTCGTCTTCTCGTGTTTCCGTTGGTCCTCAATATCTCTTTTGTTTTTCGGTGTTTCTCTAAGGCTATCAGGTGGGAAGCGTCGTACTCGTCGCGCTCGTTGTACTCGTTGTACTCGTTGTACTCGTTGTACTCGTTGTACTCGTCGTACTTGTATTTGTCGTATTAGCCGAGTCGGTGGAGCTAGTTGTGTCGGACGTGCTACTCGTGTTCGTCGTTCCGCTCGATTTGTTTGTCGGTGTTACGTCCGCCCCCGAAGTCTCAGTGGTGAAGGTTTTGTCGAACGAACAGAGAGCGAACCGGGGGAAGAAGTCGATGGTGTTGAACAATCGTCCGTCTCTCGTCGAGGTGTCGTTGGTCGTCGAGTCGATCGTACCCAAGTTGCACTTGCTCGCCCAAGCGTTCAACGCGTTCGGTGTTTTGTCCGACAGATTCTGTCGTTTTTTGACCGCGACCGCTCGCTCGAACGTCTCGTCGATGCGAGTGGAGTTGTCGCTTACGTCACCAAAACTGGTTTCATCAACGGAATTATCGGACGCCCCGGGCGTTTTCTTTCTTAGCGCGTATTGAGTGCCCACGTTCTGCAGGAGGGCCGCAAACATCAACGTGTCGACCAGCACGCACAGAAACAAGCACGTTACGACAGCGAGAGTTGCCAGTACGATCGCGCTAAACGGTTGCCACACGTATTTGCGAAAGGCACTTTTTCCAGCCATTGCGTGTGACGCGCATGCCGTGCTTACGTGATCGTGTTCGATCCCCAACACGATTGCAAACGCAGCAAAACAGCACCGCGATTTTTGTTGGCGGTCGTGGTAAAACCGCTGAGTAATGTTCGTAATTATCGTAACCGTCGTAATCATCGTCCGAAAAAATGTCCGTTGCGTTAGTCGAGGAATAGAACAACTGAGGAGTCGAGTCTGTCCCGTTTTTCTCGTTATCGTTCGCTCACAYGTTCGTTCGTTCGCTCTCTCGTTCGTTCGTTCGTTYGTTCGTTCGTTCGTTCGTTTGTTCGCTCGTTTGTTCGCTCGTTCGTTCGTCTTTTCGTTCGTTCGCTTTTTCGTTCGTTCGAGTGCGTCGGCGTGTCGGGTGTGTCGCTCTCATCACCACCCGCCTCCGCTTCGCGCCGCGTGACAAAATTGCTCAACGTACTAAGTGGAACCCATAACACGAGCGACACGAGCGAACCCGAGCGTAACACGAGTGGCGACATCGTGACCGCGTGACCCTCGACCCACTGTTTTCGCGCCAGTCGTATCGCGGATAGCAACGTGTTCGGTGTGATGCTCGCTCGCAGGGACGATCCACAGTATTTAGTTCGTGCGAGCCGACCCGGGAACCAGATGGACTCGCATTTCCGAGCAAATAACACCGATCCTGTTAGTACGGACACCATTGTGCGCACTCTCTTTTCTGCTGTTACACTTTGGCATCGCGAGGAGAATCAACGATTGCAACGAGAGGTAGCGGCAAGTGAGTCGGTGGAACTCGAAGTGACTACGTTATTGACTCGGTTGGGCAAAGACGAGATAACGCTCCGCGACGAGAAAGCGCGCCGAGACGAGCACGAAGGCAGGGGGAAGTGCGAGCAATCGTTACAGCCTCGTTCCGAGCCGAACGATCGAGTAGAGCGGTCAGGACGGATTAAAAAGAGCGAGGTCGCTCGCAACTCCGACCAGATAGTGACGCGTGGTACGAGCGAGAGGAGTGCAAACGAGAAGAACGACAAGAGTGAACAAAGCGACGAGGAGCTTCCGACGAACTTGACCGAGCGGGACGAGAAGAACGCTAACCGAGAAAACGGTAAGCTTGTTGGGAAACCTGCAAAAATTGTAAAGACCGTACGGTTTGCCGACGAGTGTATTCGCATCGACGAGCTGCTCGCTGACGAACCTGTCGCCAGAACCGGCAGAACAGACCGACACGACCGACACAACCGACACAACCGACACGACCGACACGACCGACACAACCGACACAACCGACACGACCGACACGACCGACTAGACCAAACCGATCGAGTCGTCGCACAAATTGACCGAGTAGACCAAGTAGACCCGACCGATCAAATTGACGCAACCGACCGAGTGTTTGATCGCACCGTTAGTTCGTCTCCGGAAACAACCACAGCGTCTTGTTTTTTGACCGGAACCGCTCACGTTTCCGCTCGCAACGCCAACGTCCACTCCGACAAACCGTGCAGTAAACTCGACGAATCGAACAAACAGAACAACTCGATTGAGACTCCGTCGGTCGAACCGTCGATCGAACCGTCTATCGAACCGTCGATCGAACCGTCGATCAAATCGTCGAAGAAACCGAGGAGTCCGAGGAAACAGCGGAAGCCGAGGAACCTGTGGAAATCGAGTGAACTCGGTGAGTCTAGCGAGTCAGTTGTATCGAGATCGCCGAAACCGTTTGTCGAGGTGAGGTGCCATCATCGTTCCAACATGAACAACGAAAACGCTTCGGTCGTATGTAGTATTGGAAATCCGGCCCGTTCGTCGGTGATGATTGAGGAGATATTCGACAGTACCGAAGATATGATGTTGAACAATGTCCCGACGGTTCGATCGAATGCGTCTAGTTCGACCCTGCCATCTGACGCCAGTCGTAACGATGGTGGTGCTGTCGGCGGCACGGTCAATTGTGAAGGTCACGACGACGCGACCAGTTTGTCGGCTGTTGTATCCACTACCGTCTCGTCAGACCACAGGAAAGACCGGAAAGGTGATCGTAAGACCGATCGGAAGGTCGAACGTAAGAACGAACCAAAGTCGGAACGCAAGGTCGAAAGGAAAGCTGAACGAAAGACCAGCGGCGGTAATGACGAACGCAAATCAAGTGTTGTGGCGGAGCGGAAAGCAAGTGTGCGCGATCGTGTCGGTGCGACGGCGAACGATCGCGCCGAGAATGACGACGATCAAATTCGTGAAAGCACGACGGAAGGAGTCGCGGGGACAGATGGTCCTGCCGCTTCGAAGACCCGCGAACCTAAAGTGACCAAGACCGTCAAGTCGACAAGAGCTTCGTCAACAACAGCGAAGAAGCGGTCGTACGACGAGACCGTCTTAGAGACGGGTGATTCGAACGACGGAAACGGCCCCGCAAACAAAACAATTTGTTCGCGTTTAGAGAAAATAGATGATTCGACCAAAATGAGTGATGTTGTCGAAGCGGGCGATGCGAGCGATGCGGCTGAAGCGAACGAGGTGGTAGATACGGCGAACGAAGCCGATGCTGATAGTTCGAATGTGGGCAGTTTCAACGACACGGACGAAACGAGCTCAAGCAGCGATGACGTGGAGGACGGTGACGGCGCGGAAGAAGCTAGTTCCAACGGAGACGATGGAACGGACGGAGGAGACGTGGCGAACGACGGTGCGGTAAACGACACAGTCAATATTGGAAATGCTGGCGAGTCGTGTGCGGTCGAGATCAACGAGACGTCTGTACCGGATGTGAAGTCGACTACGAAAACAAATGCGCGAACGTCCGCAAAAGCGGGTGCAAGATCGAGTGCAAAAGCGAACGCAAAAGCGAACACAAAAGCGAATGCTCGAACGAGTGCCAAGGCGACTCCAAGAGGCAGCTCGAAAACGAATACAAAGTCTTCTGCTGCCAGAGCTAACGCAAATGCGAACGCTAAAGCGACCGCCGCTGCTGCGGACATGAGCGCGGACATGAGCGATGTGGTAGATTTGGATGCGGATGGGGACGGTATTGTCGGCGGATCCATCGAGGTTGATAACAACCGCGGTTCGGATTGCGCGAGAAGCGACGACGAAGCCTCGAGCAAGGCGACATCAGTCGCTGCTCCAGTCGCTGCTCCAGTCCCTGCTCCAGTCCCTGCTCCAGTCGCTGCTCCAGTTGCGGAAAAAAAGCCCGCGCGTCGCAGAACTAAGAAGGACAAGTTGCTAACTGAGCAAACTGCTTCACCGACTTCCTCCACGACGTCGATCGATTCTTCGGTTCGTCATACTACTAAGGTATCTATCGTGAACAAATTAACCAACAACGAACCCGTTGCCCGTGAAGACACAATGCCATCAGACATAGACGAATCTTGCGTCAAGAGCTCGAAGAAGAAGCGCGCACACGCAGTCGCTGCTGCCGCGCCTGCTCCCGCTGCGGTTGAATCGCCTCCTCCTCCTAGCAAACGCAGGAAGACGGAGAAACGACCTAAATCGCCGAGCTCCGACCAAGAAATTCCCGTTCCGCCACCTATGCCCGAATCGGCGCAACCGGCACCACCCGCTCCCAAGAAATCGAAAAAGAAGGACGAGAGTGCCGCCGTCTCTTCCGCAGCAGCTGGCGACCAACACGCCGCACCAGCGTCGCACGCCGCAGCTGCCGCAGCTCTAGCTCCTCCCGTTTCGGTTCCGTCGCGCAAACTGGTGTTGAACAAAGTGAAGGAGGGTGTGCTAGCCGATTTTGAACTCGTGGACCCACGACGGTTACACTTGGACGAATCGACCAAAAAGAAAAAGTTTGCTGCTTCTCCCGTGCTCACGCTCGCGCTTCGTCTCTTGTCCGACAAGTCGTTATTGCACAATGAGGGCTTGTTGCTAAGCGGCAACGTGTTTGTGAAACCGAGTGTGCTAGCCGGGTTCTCTGTTCACGTGTACGGAGCCGACGCCAACACACGCGCGGTCTATTCCGGATCGCTGTTCGACGCCAACCACGAGGGCTTCAGCGTGTTCGTGCACAACCTTGGTCCATCCAGACAGATGAACGCCGGTGAGGTCGTCGCATACTTGGAACTGCGTTCCTACGACGACAAGTTGAAGGTGTTGTACTAATTGTATCGATCAAGCATTCGGTCGACCGTTGCGATCAGTCGATGTCGTGAGTCAGTCTTGATATCGGGACATTGAAACGTCGAAACACCAACGAAATATTGTAACATCGGCAAGAAGCATCAATAAAGCGTTATCGAAGTGTGATGGAAACACTCACTATCGAGTTACTATTGAATTACCATTGAAGCGTCATTGAAGTAGGCCAGCATGCTGGCGTGCATCGGGGAACGATACGTCCATCGATGCGCGTTCGGAGGTTGGACGCCTATATTTTTTTGTTTTTTTTGGTGGTTGGTTCGTTTTTTTTCTTGCAGTTTTTTTTCACAATGCACGTAAACTCGTTGGAGCGTTTCTTCGCGACATCGACCGGCGACAACTTGATCGTCATAGTAGTATCATGTTGATGAGTTTTTTCGACTCGTCCGCGTGCTATAGTGTCTCGATGCGTCTCGCGCCTCGATGCGTCTTGCGCCTCGATGCGTCTCTTCGTGCGGAATTGGTCAGAGTTTTTATCGTTGTGTCGCTAGGCGACTGTGGTCGTCATAAGCGTGTGTACATAGTGTGTGTACATATTTATGTGATACCGTTTCACGAATGAAGTGTTTCGTATGTCTGTGTTTGTTTGTGTATCTGCGCAATTGGGTGTACTAGCGACGCTCGGACTCTGTTATTCGTTTGTCGCAGTCGTCTCTGTTATTCGTTTGTCGCGGTCACACGTCGTTATCGAACGACTTTGTTCGAACGATGTGGCTCGAACGGCGTATCCGTGTCCCCACTCGTGTATTAGTTAGTTTGTAGGTAGTTGCTCATGTATGAGCGATGTACATGTCGGTCGGTTATCGGTGATGAACGCATGATTGCGTCATCGTCGAGGAATAGCTGTCTAGAAATAGGCTGGAATAACGGTAGACCAGTGTTTGGCTGCACGTGTTTATTAGATCTGCAATATCGTATAAAGTTGCGCAAGATTTTGCAATTGCTCGAATTGTACGCAGTAGGATTAGAGGAGTATACAGTAGTGAAGGTCTAATTACGCAATACATGTAGGCGTATCGTCGCACGGTCGCACCGTGTATATACGTGTGCGGCGCAGTTGCTAAGCGAGCTATCAAGCCTTTTATAAAGCAAATAATGACGAGCGTAGTCTGTATAACGTTGTACATTGTTATTACATTAAAAATAAAGTAATATAATAATGGAACAAAATAACAGATAATAACAGATAATGAGTTGTTGATTACTACGTGTCCTGCGGCGTCCCTCCCGATTACCCCAGCTACCTTGGCCCCTTCTCTTTTTTTCCGGTCTCGACGAGAACACTTGACGCGCTTCGACTCGTGTCGAGCATCTTTGTGTCTGCATCTTTGCATCAATGTGACAATATCGAGCGCGACGTTTGTCCTCGATCGATTTTTGGTCGTTACAGAAGGAGTTGTGTAAGTGGAGACGCGGTGGGAAGTCGACGGTCGTTAACTAACAGTCAAGTTGTTTGTTGGATCTCTCGGGATCCCGCGATCGTGTCGATTGTTGTTGAATCGGTCGTCTCAAACTTGGTCCGCGATTACCGCGATTATATCAAGCGAGATTTTTCTATTTGTTTGATCGGTCGCTAGTTGCTGGCGTCTGTCCGATGATCGACCGAGTCGTATGTCGGTCGTTTCGTAGATCGACCGAGTCGTTGGTCGGTCGACTCGTATGTATCGGTACGACGGTTTTTGTCGGTTGTCAGTCTTTCGGGTGTTCGTCGTCGTCGGTTCGTCGTCGGTTCGTCGTCGGTTCGTCGTCGGTTCGTCGTCGGTTCGTCGTCGGTTCGTCGTCGGTTCGTCGTCGGTTCGTCGTCGGTTCGTCGTTGGTTCGTCTTTGGTCTTTTTGTCGTATCAGTTTTCTCGTTGTTCCGGCGTTCATTCTTGCACCTGCATTTGATTCGACCGAATTGTGTTGCATGCGGAAACGAATTGTTTGTTCGTATAGGCGTTTACATGGACATCCATGTGAGGCGTTTTATTCAGTCTTGTGTAACTGCCGTTTCTTTTCGTCTTGCCGGTCGGTGGTAATTCCCTCGTTTTTCCGTCCTCTAGTCCCGTGACCCCAGTTTCCTTCAGTGTTTCTTCTGTGTTTTTGACCACATTTTCTTACGGTCCATTTTCTTACGGTCCAGTTGTCCCGTTGTGCCGCTCGTGCCCCCCCCCCCCCTTGTGCTCCTCATCCATCTCCCCCGCCCTTCTCATCTTCTCATCTAGTTGTTTCACTCGGGTCGAATTTCGTGGTTTCGTCGACTCTGTCGGTTGCGCCGGCTCTGTCGGTTGCGCCGGCTCTGTTGTCCTTGTCTCTGTTGCCCTTGTCTCTGTTGCCCTTGTCTCTGTTGCCCTTGTCTCTGTTGCCCTTGTCTCTGTTGCCCTTGTCTCTGTTGCCCTTGTCTCTGTTGTTCTTGCTTCTGTTGTCTTTGTTTCGGTTGTTCTTGTCTCTGTTGTTTCCATCGTTCTCTTTGTTTCCATCGTTTCCATTGGCGGTCTGTCTATTGGGTCTGCTCGCGTTCATCGTTGCTGTCGTGATGTCTGTTTGGTTCCGTTTGGTTCGGCTGGTTCGGCTGGTTCGACTGGTTCGTCGGGTTTCCTCGGTTCGTTCGATTCGCTCGATTCGCTCGATTCGCTCGATTCGCTCGATTCGCTCGATTCGCGTTCCCGACGTGTTCTCGTACGACGCGCTCTCGTTTAATCGTACACGTTGATCGTCGTGATTACATAGGCTCGACAAATGGAACATGGTGGTTCGTTTACGACGCAGCCAAGTCTCTGCATCAGCGATTCGCGCAGTTTGATTTTGCATAGTTCGCATTGAAAGACATGGCCGCACGGCACGTTCACTTGCGCGCGGTTCCGGAAGCAACAACGACACAAGATGTCGATCGAGCACGATGCGGTCGTTGTCTCCTCGCTGTAGCGCGCGTTGTAGACCGAGATGTAGATGCGCAGATCCAGCTCCACTTGCTGGAAGAAACAGGTCGCGCACAGGTCCGAGAGTACGCGGTTGAAACGCGACAGCATCTCTAGTGTAGTCAAATTTTGCGTAATGTTCAGTCGGGGTTGTGTACACCCCGTGCGATGCGAGTCGCGAAGCACACGTTCCACGTGTCGTCGGTAGTAAAGCAGTGAAGTCGGGTGTTGGTATTTGAGTTGGTTGACAAGCGTGTTCTGGGCTTGCATCGTTCCGTGCGAGGGACGCGCCTCGTAGACCTGCTGCATCAGCTTGCACACGATCTCCCAACGGTCGTACACTGTAACGAGCAGCGAGCTCGTGTCGAACAACTCCACGCCGCAATCGGGACATTTCAATACGTAGGCACATCGCAGACGAGGTCGGCGCGAGTCGAGCGATCGCAACACTTTGAAGTTGTGTCGAAAGAGCAGCTCGAACAACGAGCAAGTGATAAAGTTGAGTTGGATCGCGTTGTGCGGGCCATAGTTCGACTTGAGTGGACATTTGCGTATCGAGTTTTCGCATTCAATGTTACACGCCTCTTCGTAGCTGTTCAGTCGAAACAGATCCAACAGAAACTCGACGAACTTGTCTTGGGGGTTGATTTCGGCACTCGATTCCAGTACGGGCAAAGCGGCGGGCGGGTTTGGTGATGGTGGACGACTCTGGTTCATACTCGGCACGCCTGGCACGCCTATCTTAGTCTGAGACATTCTCGTTTAGTCGACCCGGTTTCCTCCGATCGAGCGATGCAAACGGTCTGTCGTCGAACAATGTTGAACGATGTCGAACGATGTCGAATGGTATATCAAACGGTATATCGAACGGTATATCGAACGGTATATCGAACGGTATATCGAACGTTGTATGAAACGGTATATCGAACGGTATATCAGCTGGTATTTCGAACGGTGTGTCGAACGAACTTTAGTGTTCACCGAGCAAAATGGTACGATCCCGAAATCCCGAAACGTTGTTAAGACGTTACCGAAGCGTTGTCGAACTGTGTTCGGTTGTAGAGACGTTATCGCGGCGTCACTAAACCGTCTCCGCAACGTTATTAAAATGTTACCAAACACCAGCAAGACGCAAAGTCCGACTGAAAGCGAAGCGTTGAGGCGCCGTTAGGCATACGAACGCGTACGACGCGGACCGACTGTCCGACGTGACTAAGTAGTGCACGCGAACCAATCGGTGCGAAGATGATTGTGTGGGAGGTAGTCTTTTATTGCGTTGTTTTGTTTCTCTGCCTAATGTACGTGGCTCATTGCTACGTCGGTACGGGCGATACCATTTCATCGACGCTGGCGAACCGAGTGGAGACGGCGTACCCGCGCGCCCGTGCGCTCCCGGATCTCGGCACGTTGCACGCATTCTCCTATGTAATCAGCAACGCTCGGGCCGTCGCCCAGGGAAGACGCCGGCAGTCTTTGGACCTCTTTGCGCAGCTCGCCAAGGGTGTTCGCAACTTCCAAGTCGACTTGTATGCGAGCGACGCGCGTGAGGCGATGGGCTCGGACAAGCGGGTTCGTCGCTCGTTTGTGACGGTGGAACCGCGAACCGGCGGCGACGCGAGCACCGGTGCGTCCGCCGGCGCGTCTTCAACCGCGCTTCCCGTTCTTGCGGCCGTAGCGTTCACGATCAAAGCCAATGACATGCGTACCAACTTGTATATATTGGACGTGTTGGACGAGCTGTACGTTTTGTTGAAATCCACCGATAAAAGGGGTTCTGGCAACCAGAATAAGTTTGACCAGAACCGTAGGTTGCCGGAGCGTGGAACGATTCATTCTCGTACGGATGAAACACGTGCGACCGTCTGGGTTCGCGATGTCGAGGTGTCTCCGCATCTTGCTTGCCGGATAGATCCGCGCGATGCGATCCTCGCGTTACGTTCTTACGTCGTGCTGTCGGGATACGAGCGCAACGTGGAAGTGGCTTCCTTCGATAAAAGTTCGCCCATCACTTGGGTGGAATTCCTTCGTTGATCCTTCGTTGAAAATAAAGCGAGGAAGTGGAGGCGAAACAAAAGATGCGAGGACGGAAGATGCGGAAACAGAAGATGAGAGGACGGAAGATGCGGAAACAGAAGATGCGGGAACAAAAGCTGAGTGATCCGAAGATGTGAACAGAAGATGCTGGAGTAAAAGGTGTGCTAAAGAGATGATGGAAAAAGGTTAGGTTTGAAACTGGGATGACTAGGAACAAGTAGGAACAACGAGTGGAACAACGACGACGATACGACGACTATACGACGCGTCGTGCAATGAGGAGGTGGTTGGTGGAGCGAGAAGGGCCACGTGTCGTTTGTTATATCCATCCCGTCTTCTCGTATCCTCTCTGTGTGCTCTCTGTGTATCTCTGTCGGTATCTGTTCTCGTGGTATGCGTTTTCTTCGTTGTATGTCTTGGACGTCTTTCCATCTCTCTGTCGTATCGTTTTGATCGATTTTACATTTGTGTAGTTGTTGTAGTCGTTTCGCTTTATCTTCTCTCTCGAGGTCGACCGAGAACATTGTATTTTGTTGTTTTTGTATCTTGTCGAACGCACTTTTTTCGTACAGTTTCATCCGTCGAAATACCGATTGATCCGCAGTTTGGTGGTTCGTGTGGTTCGTGCGGTATAAAATGATATGAGATGTCAACTGTCTCATCTACATCTAATTTCCATGCGTAACTAAGCTGCGCGAGCTGCATTGCTGAGCATGAGTGGCGTTTTGGGGAGGATCAAGTTGTCAGTCGGTTCGGATCGTTGTAAGGCAAACTATTGCCACATCGTCACGTTGATTTGACTGCGGTTCTGGTTGCTGTGTCGCTGCGTCGTTATTTTCAATTTGTTCAATTTTGTTCACCTCGTCAAATTGTTTCGTTTCGTTTCTATCAGTCGACCTTCGGTCTCGATATTCGTTCCACTTGTCGCGCTTTCATCACGCGTTTCATGTGTTTATCACGCATTCGTCACACCAGTGTCGGTATTCGCAATTGAGGAGTCGCGCGGCCTTAGACTTGGACGTTTGACATCTGTTACATCGTCAACGTGTATACGTGTACATCGACTGTATATCGAGCGACTTTTCCATTATCGGTTAGTCAATTATCCGCACTGATTATCATCAATGTCATCAATGTCAACACAAAGAAGATTGTTTGTGATGACCTGGCTATTATTGTTGGTGGATTGTTCATTGATAAACGACGCTCGTTAGTCATCAACATAATCAACGTAATTACAGGAGTTCGTCGTAATCACTTCCCTAATCGTTCCGAATCGTTTTTTTTCTCCGTTATCTGGTCGCTCGTTATCGGTCTACTTGAGCGGGGTAGTCTTTTGTCTCCAGTGGTTTAAAAGCTCGTCAATCGAGTCTCGCTCGTATTCTCGTTCCACGACTTTTTCCGACTTCGAAGTCGCGATCGTCTTCGATTACATCTTGATCTCTCTGTCTACCACGTTCAACGGGTCCAACAAGTAAACAACAAGGTGAGTACGATAGTCGTTCAACATTGTATTTATTGCGTAGTGGTTGTTGCGTGCATCTACTGCATGCCGGTCTGTTGCGCCCGTCGAAGCGTTCCAATCAGACCCACTCTCAACAAAACGTCTCGCTTATTTTCGGTTTGATTGCAGATGTCGTCCATACCGTACTACTGCGTATCTTTTTGCTGCGAACAACGGTGCCTACGGGTCCCGCGCAGCTTGGTCGATGGTAAACTGACGTGCGGCTGTTATCACTGGTGCAAATGCGCCTGTATCAAGCGAGCCTTTGGTCCAAACTGCTTCTGCGGTTTTCCCATTTTTGAGCGCGACTCGACGACCGGCGAGCTCCGAGTTTGCGACGGAAAAAAAAGACTGGTCTACGAACTACAGTGCGGTCATTTCTACTGCGTTTCATGCGTGAAGCTGTACCCTTATTGCAACGTGTGTAATAAACACATCACTAGTTTCCACTTGTACAATAATATACCGAATCATCCGTAATGGACAAAATGTTCGATAACCGTAGTAAAATCAGTAAAATCGAATGCTGTCTGCGACTGCAGTCGTGTTATTTTTTTCAATCGATTGATCCTCTTCAATCCCCGATCCCAGTATCTTTGTTCGTCTTTCAGCGTGTCTACGTATCCATGCGTATGTCTTCTGTTTGTCCTTCGGTCATAGTTTGTGGTTCTCGAGATTCCCGAGATCTCGAGACTCGTAATCCGGTTCGTCACGGGTGTTTAGTGTTTCTTACCGTCCAGACGTTTCGATCCGACTGCCATTTGGACCAAACGGTCGATGTGTGGGTAGTACGTCGTTTTCGTTTGTTGGTTCTTGCGTTGTAACCACGTTTCAAAGTGGCCGAGATGAGGCATAGGCGGTACGGTGTGCATCGAATGTGCTCTAGAGACGGTCGATTGTGAGGCGCTCGTGTTGGCTGCCGAAGAAACCGCTCGCGAAGCGTTCGATGCGGGCGACGTGTTCGCTTGCCAGCTGTTCAAGTTGTGCGAGGACTCGTGCGTTCGGCCAAACTTGCTGAACTTGCTCATTCCTGTTGCGGTCGTCGGTGCTACGAAAGGAGTGTGTCTTATTACCGAGTCTCGTGGCCGAATGAAGTCCGGGCAGCTGAGCTGTCGTTGCCCGGGAGAATGTGTTGGTAGCGCGGGAAGCGGAGAGCGCTCGGTGCGCGAACTGACACCGCTCGAGCCACCGATCGCGCTCGAACCACCAATCCCGCTCGAACCACCAATCCCGCTTGAATCGCCGATACGACTCGAAAAACTGCCGCTCGAAAACCCGCCGCGTACTTGGGCCACGGTACCCCACGGAGACGGTTGAGGTTTGTTGTGCGAGAACGACGAAGATGAACCCGGACTCGCGATCGACGGCGCACGAAAAGAGCCGGTCGACGACGCAGCGGTCGATCGTGTCGACATGGACGAACCGCAAAGCGAATCAAGCGATCGCACGTAAACGTGTTCCGTTTTTGCGCGTTTGTTCGAGTAATCGAGCGGGACGGATCGATTGTCAAGTCTGTTATCATTTCGGTTATTACCACTGTTTGTGTTGGACATTGTTGGTTCCACGGTTTCACGTTCTGGCTTCTGTGTTTCGGTTTTCCAGAGTCTCCTTGTCTCCTTCGCTTTTTGATTGTTCCTGATCGTTCCTGATCTCTGCTCGGCGTGAATGCGTGATACGTGATACGTATGACGATACGTGTGACGGTGTGGTCGATTTCGTTGTTGGTGGTCGTCGATCGGAACGGCAACACGAGATGAGCGTGAGTTGAACGGTTGACCGGTATACGATTGGTCGTTGTTGGTCGTTGTAGTATGTTGTAGCTTGCCAGATTGTTGTCCGGGACGTCGAGGATACGGGAACGCTTTTCCACTGATGCAAACAGAATCGCGAACTGACTCGATGGTCGCGCGAGCTCTCGCTATTTGTAGACCGCGCGCTACACGCGTTTATGCGTGGGTGATATTCATTCGATCGACGTTGTTTGACATTGTTTGCCATTAGTTAACCAGTGACCCCATCTTGTTCTATTCGTTATCGTGTGTTTGTTGCAAAATGGTCGAAAAAAATAATGATGTGGTTTGTGAGTCACTGTCGGTCGAGATACGCAGTTACGCTCGTTGTTACGCGGATCTGTCGACCGACGTGGCTCCGTGGTTCCAACGTTGGCAACTCGATGATCTATCAACCATGATATCAAACAAACTATCAACACGTGCTCGTTCGAGCTCATTTTAAAACAATAAATCGTGATCAAACAAGGTGCCACGTCTCGTCGTGTAATCGTGTAAACTGTTATCGTTCCCACGTTTGCACGCTCGACAACTAAAAGCAATTACTCTTTTGAGTTAATCACTGTTCAAGCAGTTGTACTATGTGTTTGATTGGTATATGCCACAATTACGCAGCGTTTATTTGTTTTATGATTTATTTAATGATCGCTAACAAACTTGTTATCGAGTGGTTCGTCGTTTATTTTTTTTATCAGTTTTTTTCCGTTGCAGTGTCGAACCGGCGATCAAGGTCGGACACGGCTCTCTAGAGTCGTCGAGCGGGTTGAGGTTGAGAGGGACGGCGGTAAGGCGATGCACGTGGTCGGATCGCACGACGCGCTCGTCGAGTCGGCGTATCGAGTGGAGCGGTTGGCGCTGGCATGGCAGCTCTCGCTTCTTCTTCCGACGTTGTCGTTGGCGTCGTTGTCGCTGGCGTCGTTGTTGCTGTCGTCGCGGACGTCACGTTCGTGGCGGCCGTCGCTGTCGTTGCGGTCGTTGGAGCAGTGGTTACATTCGTTACCGCCGTCGTCGTGTCCACCGTCGGTGTAACTGGTGTTCCAATTGTCGTCGCGTCCGTGCTCGTCGTCCCTACATTCGTCAAGTTCGTCGATGTGACGATTGTCGAAGCTACGACACTTGTTTTATCGGTCGTCGCATCGGCAGTACGGGAATTGTTCGTGGGAATACCGGATTCGTCGGGTTTAGTCGATGCTGTGGTTTTTTCTGATACGTCTCGCATCTCGACGTCAATCATGTCAGCTTGTTGCGTAGTGGTGTTCGCAACGGTCGGTTTTGTTGCATCACGCATCTCCACGTCGGTAGAAAGGTTAGTAATTGAGTCTGTAGATTCCGAGGTAACAGCGGTTGCTTCATTTGCGACCGGTGCGATGTTGACCTTGTCATCTACTTTAGATGGAACTGTTGTGACATTCTCTTTCGATTTGTCGGTCTTTTCGGCTGAAGTCGGTTGAGTTGGTTGCTCGTCTCCAGCTTTAACCGTTTCGACTTGTTTCGAATCGACTATCGGTACTGTCTGAACAGTCGATGCAGTCGAGTTTGCTATTGGCTTCTTTTCCGAAGTTTCACTCGATTCTGTCGGTTTTATCGGTTCCGCTGTAACTATTGTTGTCGTTGGTTCTAGTTTCTTGGTCGGCTCAATCGTGGTCGCGACCGTTGTTGCGGTTGCGGATCCATCGATCTTCTTAGGTTTCGCTTCTGGTTTCACCTCTGGTTTCACCTCCGGTTTCACCTCTGGTTTCACCTCAAGCTCTTCCTTCGGTTTCACCTCGGACTTCGCTTCGTGTTTCTCCTCGGTATTTACCTCGGATTTGTCTTCGGGTTTCACCACTGGTTTCGTCTCAACCTTCTCGAGCTTCTCGAGTTTCTCGAGTTTGTCTTCAAGTTTCAAATCGGGTTTTGCGTCGGTTTCCGCTTCAGGTTTTACCACAGGTGTAGCTGTCTCTGGTTTCACCGTGGGCTTCTCTTCACGTTTTGTCTCCGACGTAGCCGCGGGTTTCGCTTCGACTCGAGACTCCGGTCCCGCTGCAGATGCGGTCTCGGATTTCACCTCTGGTTGAACCTCTGGTTCAACGTCTGGTTTCACCTCTGGTTCAACGTCTGGTTTCACCTCTGGTTCAACGTCTCGTTTAACCTCTGGTTCAACGTCTGGTTTCACCTCTGGTTCAACGTCTGGTTTCACCTCGGGCTTCTCTTCGAACGTAGTCGCTGGCTTCAATTCGGGTTTATCTATCGGTTTCTCGATCGGATCTTCGATAGGTTTCTCTACCAACGTTTCGATCGGTTCTTCAAGCGGTTGCTCGACCGGCTTCTCGACTGGTTTCTCCACTGGTGCCTCGACTGGTTTCTCCATTGGTGCCTCGACTGATTTCTCCACTGGTGTGTCGACTGGTGCTACGGATTTTTCGTCGATTACAGCCGTCTCGGCAACGACCGGCTCGACTGAGAGTCTCTCGATCGCAGGCGTTGTCGCTATTGTGGTCGCATTGGTCGTTTCCGGTTTTGTCGCAGAGATGGTAATTGCGGTGGGCACCGGCGATACAGTTGTTGTAGACATTGGGACTGGGGTTTCGTTTGCCACCGACTCAACCACAGACGAATCGATCGTTGGCACAAGTGGAACGGTCGACGCGGCCGCTGCGGCTGGTTTGGCTAGCTCGGCCGTTGGTTTAGCTGGTTCGGGTGTGGTCGTTATATTGGAATTTTCGGTTGGGTTCGGTGTTGCGCTGCTCGAGATTGCATTCAATGTCGTCGCACTCGGCGTCGTGCTCGCATCGAGACTTGACATCGGGGTAGTTGTTGCATCCGTCGTTCCCGTCGGTGCACCCGTAATTGCGTTTGCCGATGTGCTCTCGATCGTCTTCGTCATCCTGTTAGTCGCCGCACTAGTGTCGTTGTTTGACGAGGTGCTCACGCTTCGGGGTTCGTCCTTGACCGTATCGGGCACGAGCACAGGCGTGTCCTTTTTGTCAGCGGTTTCAGTTGTGTTTGTCATCGAGGGTGGTACAACTTCGTCCGTTGGCGTTGGCGCTACAGTGCTCGGGAAAACGGGTGCGGTCGGTGTCGAGTCGTTTAAATGCGGTGCGGAAGCGGAGTCCTCAGTTGATTCGGTCGGTTTTACTACGGACGTGTGTGCATTATTTTCCGTTCGTTCCGACGATCGTTCAGTTGTTTCCTCGGCACTATTTACTACCAGTTTATCCGGTCGGGTCGGCGTCCCAGATTGATCCAGTTGCTTCAGTTGCTCAGGGTCCGATCGTCGTTTCGGTTGCTCAGGTTTCTTTGGTTCGTCCAGCTTACTAGCGTCCGTTTCGACTTTCGCTTTTTTCGCGGGTTTGTCTTTCGTACCGTCTTTTTCATCGTTGTCGAAAGTTTCCGCTATTAACAATGGTGAACCAATCATCGTGGTATGTGTTGCGGTTGTGTCTGATACTATTTTGTGCGGGACTTCTGTTGCGGCCACAAGCGCGTCGGTCGTGGTCGCCGGAAGAGGTTTTTGACTTTTTGGTGGAATCTGTGGTGTTGTTGTTGGCTCTCGTTCCTTTTGGGATTTTGCTGGTGACGTACCCGTTTGTACCAAGTTGTCTGTGGGACTCGCTGGTAGTTTTTGTTCTAACGTGGCATCAACCGACCCTGCTGGTGCTCGCTCTACAAGTGTGGCTTCACTTGCTAGCGGTTTCGCTGATAATACTGTGTTGGTTGTTGTCTCTGTGGACGGGGGTTGTATTTGTGCGTCTATTGGTGATGTGGGTATCGGAGTGCGACTGGCAGATAGTATGTCGAGCGATTCTGGCTTAACGCTCGGAGTCGCTAGAGTTTCGGTCGCCTCGATAGGCTCCTCGGTTGGTGTTGTTGACGCTTTCATCGTTGGTTGTGTAGACGGTTTCGTTGGTGGTTCCATCCACTCTGTCGGTTTTGGTTCGGTTGGTTCTACCGGTTTCGTGGTCGGTTTTGTCGTCGGTTTTGTAGGTTCTGTTGACTTTGCGGGTTCAGCAAGTGGTTTGAATTCTGCTGGGTTTGCAGGTTCCGTCACAACAGGAGTCGCAGCGACGGTTGACACAGTTGGTACAGCTTTGTCGGCTGAAACCGTATCGCTCACGTTGTCGGTGGTAGTCTTAGTATCGACGGTGACTGTGACTACGGGCATCGTATCTGGCAAAGACACAGTGGCAGTCGTGGCAGTCGTGGACGCAATCACCGTCGCGGCCACTGGCGAGTCAGTGACCACTGTCGGTGTGGTAGGCGGTTGGAGTGGTTGGAGTGGTTCGGATGTCGACATCGCTGGCGCCGTCTGAACCGTTGGAACCGCTGGTACCATGGACACTAGTGGTGTCGGTTCGCTTGTGCCATTAGTTGACACCGGACCGACTTCCGCGACGAGGTTAGTCGGGCCCGAAAAATCAACGTCGGTCATCGTCTTCGATTCGACGACCGGCGCGACGGAGACCGGACTCGCGGGTGTCTCCGTCGTAGCCACTGCTTCGCGGTTCGATTTTTCGGTCTTTGCTGTCGTTCCGACGTATGCATCGACGCTCTGATCGCCTTTTGCCTCGGGTTTTACTTCCTCGTTCGTCTCAGGTTTTTTTCCGTTATTCTCCTCGTCTCTCGCATCGAGTTGTAAGTCTTTTATGTTCTCAGTCGATTCCGACTGTTTAGTTATTGATGGTTTTGTTTGCGACATTTTTGTTTCTTCTTCCAGTATAGTTTTAGGCGTCTCGACGGAAGAAACTCTTGTCGAGTCGACCGATGTGTTGGGTGTAGCTTTCGTCTCTGTGCGATCAGCGTCTGCGTGATCGACTTGCGTCGGAGCTACTAATTTTGTGTTTTTTTTTCAACGGTCGTCGCTGTTGCCGCTGTTGCCGCACCCGTCGTCGGTTTTGCTTCGGAAGCGTTAGCGACAGCGGGAGCGCTAGCAGCGGGTGCGCTTGTGGCTGGAGTGCTGTTAGCTTCAGTCGGAACAGGCTTTGCAGCTGGTTCGCTTACAACGGGTTTGACTGCTGGTTCGCTTGCTGCAGGCTTCGCAGCTGGTTCACTCGTGGACGCAGGCTTCGCAGCTGGTTCACTCGTGGACGCAAGCTTCGCAGCTGGTTCACTCGTGGACGCAGGCTTCGCAGCTGGTTCGCTCGTGACCGCAGGCTTCGCAGCTGGTTCGCTCGGTTCACTCGCAGCTACGGGTTTGGCGGCTGGTTCGCTTGCCCCTGTAACAGGTTCGCTTGTTGCCGACTTGCTAGCTGGTTCGCTTGTTACCGCAGGCTTGGTAGTCGTGGTAGTCGTGTCACTCGTTACAGGTTTGGCAGCAGGTTCGCTCGCAGAAGTTGGTGCGGCTGCTGCTGGTGCGGCTGCTGCTGGTGCGGCTGCTGCTGGTGCGGCTGCTGCTGGTGCGGCTGTTGCTGGTGCGGCTGTTGCTGGTGCGGCTGCTCCTGCTGCTGGTGCGGCTGCTCCTGCTGCTGGTGCGGCTGCTGCTGGTGCGGCGGCTGCTGGTGCGGCGGCTGCTGGTGCGGCGGCTGCTGGTGCGGCGGCTGCTGGTGCGGCGGCTGCTGGTGCGGCGGCTGCTGGTGCGGCGGCTGAGATAGTCGATCCTGCCGCATCAGTTGAGGTAGGAGAGGTTGCCGATTTTTCGGTTTTTTCGGTTACTGCTGGGGCATTTGATGTTACTGTTGCACTAGGTGTGGCAGCTGTAGCGACTGTGGTTTCCGTGGTTGCGGTTTCAGCGGGCTTGTCCGACGCCTTCGGTTCGTCTTCGAGTTTCGTCTTCTTCGCCTTTTGTTTCCCTTCCTTCTCTTCATCGTCGCTATCATTGTTGCTGTCCGACGATGCTCGCTTTTTCGACGAAGCAACGGATTCCTCTTTCGCCTTCTCGGTCGGTGTTTCCGTTTTCACCGATTCGGCGGTTTTGGATTCGGTTTTGGATTCGGTCTTGGGTTGTTCGTTCTTAGCGGGTTCGCTTTTGGCGGGTTCGCTTTTACCCTCCGGTTTGATCTTGTCAAACTCGTCGCCGCTCACTTTCCGCTTTTTGCTCTTTTGGTCGTCCTCATCGTCGGAATCGGACTCACTGGCCTTTCCCGCTGACTTGTCGTCTTTGTCTTTTTGGTCGCGGTTGAGAATTCGATCCAGCTTCTCGAGTATCTTTCTCTCGGTTTCTTCGACCGTCTCGTAGCTCTCCGCGATTCTGGACTGGTTGTCTCGAGCCGTTATCAAGATCTGATCGATTTTCTCTTGCATCTCGGCCTTTTCGCCAGGCTCTGTGCAAATCTCGTTCAGCCTCTTGCAAAAGGCGCACACGTCCTGGTTCGGTAGCGCTTTCACAGAGATGTCCCTCTTCTCGCAGCTAGTACACATGCCGTTGTGCGAGTGTTCGCCGGTTTTTTCGCCGTCCTTCTCCTCCTTCTTTGTGTCTGCGCCGCCGTCCACTGTCGGTTTGAGCGGATCGACTGCTCGAGCGCGTCGCATCAAGTCGCGTTCCACGTCTTGTAAGTTGGTCGGTCGTTGGCGATTGTGTAACGAGCTGATGGTCGAGTCCAGGTCACGTAACCCGGACTTTAACGACTCACGCTCCGACCGTTTTTGTTGCATCAGCTGTTCCGTCTTCTTCACATTGTTGCGATGGTTGCGGTACACGAATATACCACTAATCACCAGCACGGTGATAAAGAAGATGGCGACGAGCCAGATTTTTACGCGACAATTTTGCAAGTTGAACAACATGCTTTTCTTCGCCGCCGCGTAGCCTTAGTAGATTCAAAACGACGGAAAAAGTTGAGGTTTCTACTCATCTTTGTAAAAGAGGGTGTAATCAACGAGCGTGGATCCGCTTACCGCGCTCACCACCACCGCTCATCGCCGCCGCTCACCGCCGCGATCGAGGAAGATCGAGGGAGAGAGAGAGTCGCCAGCGTATAAGACTATTAACGATCGACGGCGACGCATCAGTTCCCTTCTACTCGCGAACTTGTTTGTCGCGCGCGTTCGTCTTGTCCCAAGTAGTGCGCAATCTTCGCCGTTGTGTACATCGTTCGTATCCGTATCTACACTTGTTTGTTATCGTACCGTACGCCTGTACGTACCTACCCACCGTTTCTCGCGAGATCGAAAAGACGCGACGCCGCCGTCGGGTAAAATACGGTTCTTGGTTGCGGTTTCTGAGCACCGAACGGTTCGTGGACACTGTTGGTAGTCATTACGGTCATTACCGTCATTACGGTCATTACGGTCATTACGGTCATTACGGTCATTATTGTCGGCCATTTTACCCAGTATTGACCGCCGCTTGTCATGGATTTCGGGTACGCGTTCTCGCGGGGCAATGAGACCGTGTCCCTTTTCTACCCATTGGGACTACGCTTCTTTTCGCGCGGTTCCAACGTCGACACTCGGTCGGCGTCGCGCGACGATGCAGAGATGGCGCTCTCGTCCGCCTACGTACGGCTGCACGGCCTCACACCTGATACCATCCGCGCCGACGACATGCTGGGCGACGCGCCCGACGCGCACGGTCGGGTCGTGTTGCGCCAGGTTACCATCCGCATACCGTGCACCTTCAATCTGTACATCGTGTTACCGGTGGAGAACGAACCGCTCAACGTCGAGTTTGTCGAGCGGTTGATGGAGCGGTTCATGCGCGACCGCGTGCTGTTGACGCGCAGTCGGCGCGAGCGACGCACGCGTGACGACGGGGCGAATGCCGGTCGACCGCGCCGCGAGCCACAGAACGACAACCAAGACTTTTTCGTCTCGCCACCAAAGTTGGAACTCGTCCTCGAGAATGTGCGTCGCGGTATATCCTCGCTCTACGACCTCCTCGACTCGTTTCACGGATTGAGCGCTTTCGAAGCCGAATCATCGGGCACCGACCGGCTGAGTGACTTGGGTGTCACCGTTGAAGCCAATTTGTACGTTTGCCGTTTTCACGATGGCCGGCTCTTCTCCGCTGTGTGGAAGCACCTCTGCGACAATGCGAATCATTGGAGCGACGTTTATTCGGTGCCCTCTTCGCTCGACGACGAGTGTTTGCGGTTCTGTCTGGATATGCTGTTCGAGAAGCGCGAACGCGAGTTGCTCGAGCAGCAGGAGCAGCAGGCGCACAACGCGCTCAACGGTCCCCCCTCGCATTTTCGTGCGGCCGGCGAGACGTTGGGTCGACGACGGAGACATCCGCGCGCAGCCGGTCCCACCAGCACCGAAGAACTGGTCGTCTCCTGTCCCACGTTGCTCGACGACGATGGCGCGGCTGCAACGTTTGCGCAAACAGTGGCCAACGCGCAACAGTCGCGCTCCGACACGGCGAACGACTCGGTCGATGGTGATGGTGGCGGGACCGGCGGACTCGATCTTTACGACGCTTTCGCGCTCGGTTCGTGGTGTCTCACTCGATTGTCGAGCGAACAGAATCGCTTGCTTGTTCGCATTGATCGATCCATCTTTGACCGTATTTGCGACTCGATGACCGATCTACACGACGCACTGCTCGCGCGCGCTGACTTACGGGACAAGTTGTTCTCAGCACCGCTCGCCTTCGTCCCGAGCGTAATCTGGGATATCGAGACGATCGCCGCTCGGCCCGGCACGTTGCCACGCGGCACGGCGGTTGACGAGGCACTCGTTTCCGTTGCCATTTCGGTCGAGCGAAACTCGCTGTTACCCGACGGTCACCCTTTCTCGCTCGCCCGTGTTCACTCGCTCGCTATGGTGCTCGTCCCAACCGGAGTCAAGTGTTTCCCGTCCGCGATCAACGCGCTACACCTTCTCGATGAGTCGGACACACAACCGAGCATACTCACTTATCGCGACGAGCGAGCCATGTTGGTCGATTTTTGCGCTTACATGAGTTCGCAGACGCCGTTGCTTCGGATGTTGTTCAACGTGCGACCCGACCGGCTCGCCGAGTATCGAAACGTCGCCAGTTTTCTCGTCGGTCACAACAGCGTGGGCTACGATTTCTCGTTTGTGGTCAATCGGTGCATCTATTACGGCTTGGGGCCTATCGCTCGTCATCTCGCGCGCAACATTCGACCCGAGGTGGGCGACGTGTCGGGCATGTTCAACTTTTGTGACGCCCAGCTCTGCGTGGACACGCTTCTCTTCCTCATGGCGCGCGTTCGCAGTCTCACCGCGTTCGACTTGGCCTCCGTGCTGCGTGTGTACGATTGTGACATCAAGAAGGGCGGTCTCGATGCGCGCGCCATCAGGTTCTTTTACAACTCGATCGACGATCCGGCCGCTCTCGCGCGTCTCGGTCTCGACACGCCTTCGCGACAAATGTCCTACTTGCGCGACTTGCTCGTCTACAACTTGTACGATTGTCTCTCGTTGTCCAGCTTTCTGCTCAAACTCTCGTTCCCCGTGTTCGTTGACACGCTGCTCGCCTACTTTCGCGCTCCGCTCGACGTTGCTTGTTACTGCGGTAACTCGCGTCTCCTCCCCGCACTCTTTATCTCGGACCTTATGCGGACCGGGCGCGAGGTTTTGTGTCTTCGCTCGCCCAACATATCGGTCTTTTCGGTCGACGCGCAGATAAACCGGCTCGCCGAGTTGTTTCGCGAGTTGCACCAACTGCTCGCGCGACTCGGTCTCGAGGGGACGTTTTTCGTGCACGCGTATCACGGTATCGACACCGACCAGAATCTTCGTAGATTGCATGACTCGTTTGCTGGAACACCGTTCGCGGTAGGCGGTGGAACTGCTAGCGACTTTGCCGGCTTGACTACGGTTACGCACGATGACGCTGCGTCTACCACCGGTTGCGCCGGTTCCCCCGCAATCGGTAACGTTTTGGGCGACACGGTGGCCGACCCAGGCGGTCTCGGTAACGTCGGTGATGGTATTGTCGGAGATGCTACCGACCCGAAGGACGCCACCGCGTCGCCCTCCGCGAACAAACGTCGTCGCACCGCTCAACGTGACGAACCTTTTGCTCGAATGTTGTTGGGCTACGTGCGTACGCTTGAGGCTTCCGTGAACGTGCACCGCGATCGAGATCCGACCGATTTTGACGATTGGGACGACGCGATCGCGCGGTCCGCGCCACCCAGTGCGCTCGCGCACGCGAACGGGACGAGCGAGGCGCCCGTCTCGTTTGCCGCGATAGCGTCGCTGAACGGTTCCGACCGCACCGAGCGTTCGGCCGGGCGTTCGGCCGGTGTGATTCAGACCGACGACGTTCCTCCTCGTGGTGCTCGTTCCCGCATCGCTCGCGGCGCGCACGCTGTCGACGCGGCGTACGACACCTCGTCGAACGACACCGCCTCGCTCGGCCGGGCGTCGCACCCGCGGTTCGGCTGCGACTCGGACTCGTCGATGGACTCGTTTCGCGAAGAGGATTACAACAGCAACCAGGGGCTCATCGGTAACGGCAATAGCAACAGCAACAGTAATAGCAATAGTAACAGCAACGACAACGGTAACAGCAACGGTAACAGCAACGGTAACAGCAACGGTAATGGCAACAGTAACAGCAACGGTAATGGCAACAGTAACAGCAACGGTAATGGCAACAGTAATCACGGTTACGACAACGGGGACGATAGCAACGGTGAACACGCTTGCGGACGAAGAAGACGTGCCGGCCATAAACGCAATCGCGCGGCACCACCGAACGTGCGGTGGGTCGACTTGTCGACCGTGGCCGGTGAGACCGGCGCGCGCACCCGAACCGTGGCCGCCGAGGTGGAGAGCGAACTGTTGCGCGTCCACGAAAAGACGTATATCGGTGGACTCAATTACGCTAGTGCGTGTCACGTTCGCAACCCCGTGCTCATGGACTACAATTCGTTTTACCCGTCCATCATCAGACACTACGAGCTAGACGTGAACAACGTGGCGGTCGTCACCGTTTTGAAGCTTTTGCTCGCCGTGCGGCCGTTGGATCGACTGCGCGAGCTCTTGGCCAAGCGTGTCCTTCGTATGTTCGACTACACGCCGGAGCACTCGGTAGAGGAGTACGTCAATCTCGAGGTGTTTCGCTCCGAGCGGTTCGCCTCGATCTTTCGTCCCGCACCACACGTGCGCCGCGAATGGTACGAGGGCATCGAGATGGACAACGTCGAGCTGCTCGTCGCCTCGTCCAAACTGCTCGCCCGCCGTGTGCTGATCGTGTGGCGGAAGGAGGGCGGGTCCGCCGTGTCGCGACTCGTCACGGCCGCTCTGGAACGACGAGCGGTGTGGAAAAAATTGCGACGCGAGGCGCCCAACGACAAGATGCTCGAGTCGCGCGAGCTCATGGAGAAGCTGCTCGCCAACGGGACCTACGGTTACCTCAATTTCAAGCGCAGTGTCATCTTTTCTCGCGCCACCGCGGCCGCAGTCACGCTGTTGTGCCGTAACGCTTTTGCGCGTACACGGTTCATCTTGGAGTCGGAGGAGCTGCTGCGCCGCTACGACCCGCGGTTGGTATCTCGCTATCGCGTGGACGTCAATTACATCGACACGGACGGGTGCATCGTGTCGCTCCGTCGGTGCGACGTCGATACGGATGCGACTGATGTCGCCAACGCTGTGGCCACCACCATCAGATCAACATCGAACACCTCGACCGACCAAAACGCTCAAAACACCCAAAACGTACCGGACGCACCGGACGCACCGGACGCACCGGACGCACCGGACGCATCGAACACGCCGAACAGCGGGCCAGCTGTACGTCGTATACCCGCGGTCCTGTTCGACACACCGGGATGTTCGGCTGTGCGATTGTCGCGATCGCCGTTGCTGCGCTCGCTCAACGAGGCGGACTTGACCGCTGGCGCCACGAGGAACACTTGGAGTAAAGAAACGGCAGATGAGGCTCAATCGAAAGATCGCGCCAAAGACCTAATGGAGGATCGCACTACGGTCGACCACTATCTGCGACTCTCGGTGCGTAGTAAGGATCGTTTCGTCGAACTGGTGAACGAGATGCTTAACATGCGTCACGTGGTTCTGGCCGCGGAGGAACAGAATGCGGTAGCCGCCACCGTGTTCGGTCGGAAAAAGTACGCACTGTTGAAACTAGTGGCACCCAAGTCGAAGGCGAAAAGCGGGCCAGTTGGATCCGGGTCGAGTGGTGCTGCGGACGAACGGCGTTCCTGCAACGACTTTTTCGTCATGAAGAAAACCGGATTCGAGAAGAACGCAGCCGTCCCGGTGAAACGTATCTACGACACGCTGTTCAAGAACGTGATGCTGATGAACCATACCAGTGGTTTGTTGCACAACGAGCGATTCGTCTGCAAGATTGTCGACCATCGGTCGATCATGTACGGCATTTTCGATTCATTGCTGTCCGAGTGGCAACGCGCTGTGCGCGAGGACGCACTCGCCACGTTTAGTACGCGCGTTCCGCTGAACCCTCGTCAAACGGGCGGGAAGTTGGCCGACTTTATCGAACGAACCCTGCGGGAACACCAGTACAACCCGGGCGATCGAGTCAGCGTTCTGCGGTTGCTGCGCGTCGACGCCAAGCGACTAACCGAACTGCCACGATTGCACGACTCGACCGGCGCTCCCGTTGTCATTTACGACACCACTGATTCGGAGTTTGTGTTGTTGGATGACGCCCGTGGTCATCTTGATGACTACATGCTCGACATCAGGCTGTTTCTCGGTGGTCACCTGACCTACTTGTATCAGTGTATTGAGGGGCAACAAACACTGCGCGACGGTTCGCTCGAACCGGTGGCCACGCACAAAGACCAGCAGCTCAAGATGCGCACGCTTCGCGCGATTGCCATGCTCTTCTACGCCACGTGGTTGTGGGACCGCGTGCTTCGGTCGCGTCACGAAGCCGCGTTCGGGTCGGGCGCGGCCAACTTTTACGCGCTCAACTGGCGAGGGCTCGTTTCCCCCATGACCACGACTCGGTTGCGACGCGATCTCATGTGCTTGAATTTGCATCAATTGATCGACGACTACGACTCGACCAACCCGCTTGAGAAGATGTTGCCGAATGAAGCGCAACAGCGATTCCGAGACGGACCGTTTTTATCGCCTCCCTTTCTGCTGTTTCACAATCGTTTTACGCACAAGTGGCTCTCCGAGCATAGCGATCGAGAACTTGTTGTGCGGAACGCGCTTTTCTGGTGGGACGACGAGGACGAGGCGCGCCATCGTCGTTACGCCAATTTCCTCCGTGCCGGGGTGCTCAAATACCACGCGCAGGCTTGAAGCGGTCTGAAGCGGCACGCGGCTTTAGGCGGTCCGTCGCGGCTTTAGGCGGACCGTCTTCCACGTGGCCAAGCGGTTCAACGTGTGTGCGCACATGTGCGTGCGCAGTGGACACAATTGTGCGTACTGTTCTCGTGAGTGGTCGTTTTGCGATCGAGTTCGTTCAGTTCTCTCGAGTGGATGCGATATATGTAATTCGCACTGTGATACTCGGTCCTTTGACGAGCTAACGTCTCGAACGAACACTTCGAGCGAACACTTTGAGCGAACACTTTGAGCGAACACTTCGAGCGAACACTTCGAGCGAACACTTCGAGCGAACACTTCGAGCGAACACCTCGTGCGACATTTATGCGACATTTTGTGTAACATCTCGTGCGACATTTATGCAAACATTCCACGTGAACGCGCTTCTGAACAACACTCGAGAGTAGCACTCTTGAACAGTCCTTGTGAGAACAATTGTGAACCGTTGTGAACCGTTGTGAACCGTTGTGAACCGTCGTGAACTGTCGTAAACTGTTGTGAACCGTCTTGAACCGTCGTGAGCCGTCGTGAACTGTTGTGAACCGTCTTGAACCGCTCTTGTGAAGAGCCCGCGTACCCGCCGATCGTCATGGTCGACGCGACGGCGACGCTTCATTTTGAGTACGATGGCGAACTGTACCCCGTCGCCGTCGTGGTGAAAGATCGTCAAGTGTGGTTCCACGTTAAACATCTGCTCGCCGTGTTTAACGGTTGTGTATCTTTTGTGTGGAACCGTGTGATGGGCATTCGTTCCGGTGGTCGCAAGACCTACGGGGAGCTGGTTGGTTTAACACATTTGACGAACTTGGTCGGTTCGTCTGTGGGCGAAGACGATCTCATCGGTGTCGTCGCAAGCATCTCGCCCGACGCCCCAACGGCGAGAACGAGTCGGGTAGTCACGAATAGGGTAGTCGGCGGCGTTGAGACGACCGCGGAAGCGATGAACGCGGGATCGGTGTCGCACGACGTTGTTCACGACGGTGCTCACAGTGGTGCGACTCGTGCGGTTCTTGAGACGACCGCGGAAGCGGTGGACGCGGGATCGGTGTCGCACGACGTTCACGATAGTGCTCACAGTGGTGCGACTCGTGCGGTTCGGACGGTTCGTACTATTGGACCAACCGTCCCGCTCGCTCGTCGTGTATCCGGACAAGACTACCCGATCGACACGGTGTTCATCACCGCCGCTGCGTTCGAGAAAGTGATCCTCTACATCAGGAAACAACCGGTCTCTTCGTTGTTGCTGTTGTGGGTTTTGGAGCGTCAGCATTTTCTGAACGGCTATATCATCAGTGAGAAGGTTTGCAACGAGGCTCGACGCACTAGAGATTCGTTCATGGACGACAGCTACGTGAACCCGCTGTTCCTCTATTTCCTCGCCATCTACTCGTATCGACACGCCGGGCGACTGCACGTGCGCGTGTCGCGCACGCGCTTCATTCGTCGCAGTAACAAACAAAAATACGACCATCGTCTCTGCGTCAACACGTGTCGGCTTCTCAAGCGCGACCATTGGTCGTGTAAGTCGTTCGACGTGGTGGCCTGTTTCAAGTGTCGTCATCCGCGTTACGTCTGGACAATGCTGCGCCACCGTAACAAGAGCCAACTCTTCGGCGTCAAGTATAAACGAAACTCGAACAGCGATTTCTACGCACTGTCGTCGACCGAGATTCGAGAAAAGTACCGCAGGTTGCCGTGGTCTCGTCGCACCGCGTATTCGTTTCGCACCGAGGAGGACTGCGTCAAGACGTGCTTCATACCGGAGGACCAACTGCCCGCTCGGATAACCGCACTTGTCGAGTCGACACTCAAACTGTTTCGGCCACCTCTACCCGAGATCCCTGTTCCCACCGAACTCTCAGTCGACATTCGGAGCGTTTTGGTCTGACGACCTCGAAGAAAAAATAAACGAAAGTGCGAGTGTGAGTCGAACAGAGTTTCGACCGTTTCAACCGACGTATAGCAGTGTGATCTTGATCGAACTCTGTCATACCGTATCATACCGTGTCGAACACGTTGAACCGCATAGAACTCTGTAAAACCGTGTCGAACTCATGTCCGATCAAACCGTTTGACTACGTAGTGTAGTTGTATGTCGATGTTGTTTGTATTCTGTGTATTCTGTGTATTCTAGGTATTCTATGTATTCTGTGTATTCTTCGAGAAAGCGAATGTGTATAGATCAGTATGTAGGATAATATCGAAGCGTTATCGAAACGTATCGGACGTTGTCGGTCGAAACTTGTAGAGTGGAATAGAAATAAAAATAAAACGCATTACGATCCAGTTGTTTATTGTTTTTTTGAAAGTGGGGTGGGAGCATTGAATGGGAGGGTGGGACATGTGGTTCTTTGGTTGGTTAGGTGGTATTTTTCGACGGTTTGTTTAGTTTGTTTGATTTCTTTGGTTGTTTGTTTGTCTTTTCTTTTATTATTTGTGGGGAGAAGAGAAGGGTTCGTTTTTTGCCGTTGTTCACATTGGTTCAGTGTTGGTTCAGTGTTGGTTCAGTCGTCGAAGGAGTCGGATGGTCGGATCACGCAAGCCGTCTAGTGTTTGCTGCGTTTAGTCGGCGCAAACTCGACACCGTCTTCGTGGTGGTGGCTGGCGGCGTCGTCCTTTTCGTCGAGTTCGATCAGCGTGTGCTGAGCCGAGTCTCGAAAATTGTGCAGCAGACTGATGGATTCGGTCTCAAACTGGCCCAACGCGTTTCTGAAGCCGGCAAACATACTCTTGATCTGATCGTCATTGAGGTTCACCAAGTACAGAAAGACGAATTGACGCGCGATCTTGGCAAAATCTCGAGTCACATCTTGGAGGAAGCCGTTCACGTTATCGGCGTTCATGTTGAGTGAAGCGGCTCGATCGAGCATACCGATGCACTTGCGAATACTCTCCTTGTATTTGCGTAGCTGGTCGACGATCGACTCGTAAAAGTCGAGTTTGTGCATCCGTTCTAGAATGCGGTAGAGCGAGTCTTCGAGTGGCGTTTCGATGCGGTACGTGCTGTTACCGAACCCAAAGACTCCGCCCGTCGAACGTTGTAGCGGCACCTCGTAGAGCACCGTATTGCGGTCGAACGCCTCGGCCGAGGTGAACGATGTGACGCACCTGATCACATCGAGATCGTCGCCAAACACGTAGCAAATGTACTTTGTGTATTTTTCTAGCATGGCGTCAAAAAAGTCTGGTATCTTATATGTAGTCGGACTCGTCGTCGCGAGAGCGTTTCGTTTGAACTCGAGTTCGGTGTCACCAGGCGAACCGAAACCAACAGGATCGACCTTTATCTGGTCGATCAACTTTGCATCAAACGAGCGGTGTGTGTCGTGATCTCGTCGGGTCTGGGGACCGAACGAGGTACATGGAACACACCACTCGTCACGATCTAATGTCGTCTCCCGGATTTCACGCGTGGACTGCATTGGATGCATTGGTTGCGTTGTTTGCATTGGTCGCATTGGTTGTGTCAGATGTGTCGGTTGTGTTGGTCGCACCGGGTGTGTTCGAGATGGATCGCGAGATGGACCGCGTGTCTCGTGGACATCCCTCGCATCGTCGTTCATACTGCGATCGCGAACAAAAGTGCGACCACGATCGTAGAACCGACCACGACCGCGATCACGAGCTCGATCGAAACGCTCGTTCCGGCCACGAGTGCGCTCTCGAGCGCGATCGAAACCACGATCACAAGCTCGACCGCAAATTCGATCGCTCGTTTCATCCGCTCGATCGCGCGTTCGATTACTCGCTCGATTGCTCGTTTGCCCACACATTCGACCGCAAGCGTGATCACACATTTGGTCGTCGGTGTGACCAATATCGACAAGCGTTTGGTCGAACCGGGTAACCAACAACGAGACGGGCGACATTGAGTCGAGTGTAAACTCGATGAGCGAAGACGGCGATACGAGGTGTAACGTTTGCGCGAGCGTTTGGTCCGCGTTTGTAAAAACGAATCGAGCCTCTTCGTCGACGAACGTGTCGCGGTACCGTGCTCTAATTCGCGCAAACTCGGAACGAAGCGAGTCGAAAAAAAGGTTTAGCGACCGACGATGCTCGTCCAGCAGTATCGCTACGACCGGAGCGACGAACGAGTCGAAAAATGATTGGACCAATTTGATCACAAGAGCCGTCTCGTGCGACACCCCCGCCGTACGATCGTCGTGCGGACCATCAGCGGCCGTAGCAGCGGCCACTGCGTTGGATACGAGTGTCGATCGTCGCTTCTGTGTCATCTTTTTGCACTCTCGTATACCACGCGATGTTCCCAGCGTTGTTCCCGATGTTGTTCTCGACGTTGTCCCCGACGTTGTTCCCGACGTTGTTCCCGACGTTGCTCCCGACGTTGCTCTTGACGTTCTTCCGACGTTGCTCTTGACGTTGTTCCGACGTTGCTCTTGACGTTGTTCCGACGTTGCTCTTGACGTTGTTCCGACGTTGGTCTTGAATTGTTTTCGTGGTTCACACAGCGTTCCTGTATCGCCTAAATGTTGTTCCAGCGTGTATATCTTGTGTCGTTCCGCATACACGTCGAGCTCGCTCCTCCACTTTGGTTGTTCACACGTTGCTCCCGCGTGGTTCTACGTTGCTCCCGCGTTGTCTCCGCGTCGCTTTTACGTCGCTCGCTCGGTTCGGTTGTGAAAGTGAGACGATCGATCTCTTAGTGTTTTTACGTGGTTTCGAGGACGGTTCGCTAGCAGCGTCGGTTTCGACAGTTTTCACCGGTCGTCCGTTCGGTTTGACGGGTTTCTCGTTGGTCTCTCTTTCTCTCCTTTGTCTCGTTTTCTCGTAGTCCTCTCGTAGTCCTCTCGTAGTCCTCTCGGAGTCCTCTCGGAGTCCTCCCGCAGCCCTCTCGTAGTCTCTCGTAGTCCTCTCGTAGTCCTCTCGTAGTCCTCTCGGAGTCCTCTCGGAGTCCTCTCGCTGTTCTCTCTTTCTCTCTCTCTTTCTCTTTTTCGCTCGTTTTTGTTTTGTTGTCGGTCGATCGATCGATCTTTCGGTCGATCAGTCGATCGATTTTCTCGGTCTATCGTTTGATCGTTCTTCGGTCGAGCGGTTCGGACGGTCGTTCAACTGAGCGTCGTTGCAAAGTTGCGCAACGTGTCGGCGTAGTAGTGGAGCGTCTGGTGTTCAGTCGACGTGGATGAGTTGTTGTCGTTCTTGTCTGTCGTTCCTGTCGTCCCAGTTCCACCCCCCGTTCCCGTGGTGGTAGCTAGCGCGCGCGTCGTCGTCCCACCGGTCGTCGTAGTACCCGACGAGTCGTTTGACGCGATCGTGGTCACCGGTACGGGTACAAACGAGAGCGATGCGTACAAGAACCCGACGAGCGCACAGAAGACGATCAGAATACTGATTACGTTAAAATCGAAGAGTATGAGGTACCATGGTGGTCGTGTGCCCGTGTACGTGTTAAACAAGTTTGATCCGATGAGCGACACTACGGTTCCGACACCGGCCACACCCGCGACAGCGAGTCCAATCACCTGTATGCGGTTGGACGCGTTTACACGGTGGTTAAACGACGTGCTGTCCACCGAGCTGCGCGTCGAGATGGTGAGCAGATCTCGGTACTCGATCTCGGTTACCAAGTTGCTCAAATCCTCATCGCGCAAACGAACGTTGACTGGATCACTGACGATCCGCTGTCCAAACGAGTTCGTGGTCAAACTGCCCAAATAGTCCATGCAAGTCACCAGTCCCCATATCTCAGCCGAGTCCTGGATCACGACGTGCTCCGGGTCGTTCGAGGCGCCCGAAAAGTTGTTCACCACCCCGTTGAACACGTCGAACGCGTTCTTCGGGAAGCATGCGGTAAACTGTTTGTTGAACCATTTGGGGTAGCGCAGTCGTTCGTCGATGTGTTGCGTTTTCGTGCTACCCGACTCCTCTTGTGTACCCGTGTTGTCGGCGTTGTCGTTCACCGCGGTCTCGTTTGTATTGCCTTTCTGGTTCCCGTCCGCGGCAGTGTCGTCCGTCGTGAATATCAGCATCATCTCGAGCGGCGACAACGGACCGCGTTGCGTGTCCGTCAGCGTCTCCGCAAAGTAGACCGACATATCGTAGTAGAAGTGTGTGTCCTGCTCGTTGCGAAAACTGCCTGGATCCCACCCGGCTAGCTCCGCAATATCGAACAACAGCGAGACGAACGAAATGGTGTCGATGATCAGACCGACTATGCTGGCCGCCTGTCCGATCATCACCATCACTTTGGTGGTCAGTCTGGCCGCCACGTTTCCGAACATCTTGCTCAACCCGACGCGCATTCCAATCTTCATTAGCGACTTGCCTATCACCCCAGACGTGTGGCGCGATAAAATCTGACTAATCTTCGTAAACGCAAATTTGAGCGACTTGCGGATCAGTCGGTCGGCGACCTCGAAACCAACCGCGATCCCCAGGTCCTGCAACAGCGTCGACGCCTCGCCGTTCTCGATCTCCTCTTGGATGTGCTCTAATAGGTCTTTCAAGTCTGGATCCTCGGCCTCCCCGCTTCGCCAACCGATGGTGCGCGCCGTCGACGGAACGAGCAGACGCGGCGACGAAGTGGTCGCGGTCGAACCGTCGTCCGTATTCGTCTTGTCCGTCGTGTCCGTCGTGCCCGTCGTCACAGTGGCGGTCGCGGTGGCACTCTTCGGTTTACGTTGTTCGTCGTCGGCCAGTCGCGACTCGACGTATCGCTGGGCAGCTAGCTCGTTTGTCTCTAGTGTGTACGACACACTGCCCGCTCGCGTGTAGATGGAGGTCAGTTCCTCCTCCTCGTCGTCGGTGACGGCTGAACTGGGATACAGCTCTTCGTCAGTGGTATCGTGACCCACAACTTTGGCGGACGTGTAGCCACCAACGATTGAGCGACCGGTCGCATCGTTGTTCACTCTGTCCAGCAACGGTCGTACCTCGTCGCGCCAAAGACGGCCGAGCTTCGAGTCGATGTCCGCATCGCGCAGCAAGTTACGGCGGTCGAACGACCCGTGCGATCGTCGGTCCCACGTTCGATCTCGATCGCCACCCGAATCACCACCGGTCGCAGGATCGTCGGACGCATTGGTCGACGCGGGTAACGTTGTCGACGCGGAGGTCGTTGTGGAGTTCGATCGCGTGAAGCGTGCATGTCGTTCTCGCTGTTCTCGCTCTCGACCTTCCATGGCTGCACGATCGCGAAACCGCTCGATCTTGGCGCGCAGCAGGTCGCGGTATTCGGTCAGCACATTCGTGGCGTGTTGACGCATGGCTTCGTTCGCGCGCGTCTCGCGTCGCAGGCGATTGATGAACGCAGCGCGTTTCCCCCACCGGCGTTTCGGTGGTTTGGTCGTATAACGCTGGTACTTCATGCGCTCGTTCTCCACCCCACTGTCGAGCAGCAGCGGTCGGTTGCGACGGTTCGGCGTCGTGGTACTCGGCTCGTTCGGGCTCAGGGTGCCCGGTGTGTTCGTCACCGACCGGAACAACGCAAACTGGCTGATTATCCCCTCGGCGCTGTTCCAATAAAGTCTGTTGCCGGTCAACAGCACGTTTATACCGAGATCGGACAACGTCACATTTGGGGGCGGTAGAACAAACTTGTCGTTCACGTCTCGCCGCCATAAGTCGTACACCGTGTCGGCCTCAAAAGTTTGCGGGGTCTGTGCTCGCTCGTTTTCTTGCGTGCGCCACGGTTCGACGCAATCGGGATCGTAGTGCACGAGCGAGTGGATCGCGTGAACTATCCCGTCTCCGGCGATCGTGTTGGCGAGTGCGCTCTGCCACCACGGCTGTTTGCACTCACCCTCGCTCGTCAAGTCTTTGGCGAACGCGCGGCAGTACGCGCTCGAATGCTTCACCAAGAATCCGTAGTTGGGGACCACACGACTCGAGTTCTCGGCATACCGAAACCCCCATTCGACGTCGTCACCGAGTTCAAAGTTGGTCAGTTTACACACCACACCGGGGTCCCGATACAGTGGCTCGACTACACTGCGGTACACGTAATCGTTGACCACGATACAATTGTCGTACTTTTCATCCCACACGACGTTGAACAAATCCACTTTCAATTTGGCCGACCCATGCTCGTCACGTTCGACCGGTGTACGTCCGATACGTTCGTGTTGCACGCCCACGATTTTCTTCGTGCGCGAGTCGAACACGTCAATGCGCGTTCCATCCGAACCGCCGAACCGCCAGCGCCGCGTGGAAAATGCGACGCGTTCGTTCAAGTATGCACAATCGGGACAGGAGCGCGACGGTCCCGACTGGTCGGTAAGACTCACTTCTTGGTCCGCCGTCTTCAAGAGCAATCGGGTTCGCTGTCGTGCAAAGCATGCTGGTTGACACGCCACCACGTTCGATTTGTTGCCCGAAGGAAACACGATTGGCGCCTCGGACATGGTGCAACGGTTGCCCGGTGGGTAAGTCGCATAGCATTTCGAGTTGCGACAACCGCGACCCGAACGATCCCAGTCGACCGTGACCAAGATCGCTCGATTCGCGAACTGCGGCTCGAACCGATAATCGTGCTCGCTCGAGGCCGGGTATATGTTGACCACGATCCACGAGAAAATCTGCGGCCAGATGGACACGCAGTAGTTGCTGAACCACAGACGCTGTCGGTGGATCGAATACAAGTTGGCGTCGCGGGCGTCCGCGTTCGTCCAACTGGGGTAGGCGTCGTCGGGAATAATCATCGTCGCGCGAGTGAGAGGCCGTCACGCCCTTATGTGGGGACACGAGGAGACCAGAGGCGAGGCGACGATGTGATGGAACGATGTGATGGAAAAAAACGCGCGAAGAAAGAGAGAACGAGGGAGAACAAAAAGAACAAAAAGAATGCAGCAATATCACGCAGCAAATACCATGTAGCAATACCACGTAACAATACCACATAACAGTACACGTAGCAGTACAGTAGTACAACGTAGCAGTATAACGTAACAGTACAACGTAGCAGTACAACGTAGCAGTACAACGTAACTAACAGTACAACGTAGCAGTACAACGTAACTAACAGTACAACGTAGCAGTACAACGTAGCAGTACAACGTAGCAGTACAACGTAGCAGTACAACGTAACAGTACAACGTAGTAGTACAACGTAGCAATACCGCATAGCAATACCACTACACCGCGGAAACGCGATCGTTCGTTGACTCGACCAACTCGACCAACTCGACCAACCGCCGACCGATCGCACCAATATCTGACAAGACGTACCACGTGCCGGCGGGCGATCGATACGAACAGACGTGCGAGCGACAGCTACAAAAAACACGATTCGGTGGCGACGAAAAACACGATTTGGTCGGCGTACGGATGCGACCATCTACGGTTCCAGTTCGTTCGCCGCGTTCGCCGGGTTCGTTCGTTTGTATCGCGACGCGTTTACCGAGAGCGTTCCCAGCTCGACGGAATGGGCACGGGTTGTTCTTCCGGCGGTCCGTCTAGTCCGTTTTCGTCGATGGATGGTGGGTTTCGTTCCAGAATACGATGGGACAAATACCGATTTTCGAAGGACACACGTTGTCGGACGCGGTTGGCCACCTCGCTCTCTGCGTTTGTAGTTGGCGCTACGTCGAGTCGTGTTTTCCCACCGAGGGCGCTAAACTGGTTGCGCGTTGGCGCCGACGGGAGAGACGATATCGTGGACGCGGTCATCGCATACGCTGCGGACAGCGTGTCGTTTTCAAACACGGTGGCACAAACCTCGAACCGTAGAGGCAGGTAGACGCGGTTTTGCGCGAGCGAGTGTTGGCGGAAGGCGTCGGGCGTGAGTGGCAGCGGAGAAGAGGCGCCGCTGTCCGACGAACCGGTCGAGTCGTCGCTCGCATCGTCGTCGAAACGACCGGACTCGACGCCGCCACCGTTGTTGAACCCGTTCGCCTCGGATCGGTCGCCGACCAACCGTGCCCGTTTGCGCGCCGTCCCGTCCGTCGCCACATCGCTCATCGTCGCGTTGTTCGTCTCGAGCGTCGGTCGTTCTATCTCGGTCAGCGTTTCGATCATGTCTAACCAGTACTCCTGGAAGATGCGCACCCACGCGTCCAGTTCCGACGCGGAAAAGGTGTCGAGGTTGCGGTTGCGCCAACTGGAGTCTTTACCGATGCGCTTTCGTACAGCTAGCTCGTTGTACAAGCTTGGTCGATAGCCGGGCCGATTCAAAAAACTGTTCGTGCGGTCCTCGGCACTGATGACCACGAGCAAGTCGTCCAACGAGCCGGTGAACGTTACCGGAAAAAGGCCTTTGCGCTTCTCGTATTTGGCGCGCAACCGCTCGACGCGATTCCAGCGTTGTCGCTGTTCGGTCGATTCGTTTGTCGCCATTTGTCTCAAGATCTTAAGATTGTCGGTGCCAACAAGAAGAAGTGGGCGGGTTTCTCGCCAAAGTCCCATCAAAGTCCCATCAAAGTCCTGTCAGAACTTCATCAAAGTCCCGTTAAAGTCTCAAACTCTGAGGTTTGTTTGACGGGTTTGTTCCATTATCGCAGCGCTTTCCTTCCGTCCCGCAACCGCTTTCCTCGAGTCTTTGTGGCTCTTTCCTGTTTACCGGTCGAGCGATTCCTAGCGCGATCGTGCGCGATCGTTACGGTGGTTTAACGGCTTCCGTGGGAGCACACAGATTTTATGGTCCGCTCGCAACCACTTTTCTCGCCGTTCCGCAGTGTCTCTTCCGCGTCTCTTCGACTTCCCCGTTTTCTCGGTTTCCTCTGATACCGCGGTTTCCTTGTTTTCCCGAGTTTCCGCGCAGTTTCCTTCGTTTCCTCGATTTTCGCCGATTCGTTTTATCTCGGTTTCCTCGGTCTCTTCCTTGTTCCCGCGGTCTCGCAAATCCTGATCCCTTGGGGGTACGACGACGGTAGTGATTATCGGTGCTTTATCGGTGCTCGGTACACCAGTGTAGTTTTAACTATCCGGTCCGTCGCTCATCAAATCCAACAAACTATATCGAGTTATACCGATCAGCTTGAACTACCTGGAGAACTACTGGGAGACGGCTAACATCGAACCGTGCGCAACATAGACACACCTCCCAACCGTTTACCGCGCTCGACCGAAGCGTCATTGGCGGTTCGCCGTATTCCGAGATTACCCGGAGATCCTTCCGAGATTGTCCGGAGATTGAGGAAATTATACACAGCGATAGAGAGAGATTCGCCGACGAGATCCATCGAGCTTACGCAAACTTACGTAACCATTCTGCTCATCCAAGCGACGTCACGTGTCTTGCACCTGCTCGACGTACTCGACGCAATTAACCTGTGCAATTTATCTGTGCATTGGTCGGCGCGGCTCTCATCTTGCCCGCGGTCCATCGATATAAAGGAGCGCGATCTTCGGACCCGGACAACAGTGTTCTCTCGACGACCAACGTATCTTTTTCCCTTTCTCGTCAGTCACCGCTCGTTCGCGTCCGCGCTCTCTCGTTCGAACTCGTGTCGACGATCGGTCGGTTACATCTCAGCGGGGCACCTGCAACAGCGGCACACCGTCCACGAAGCGTCTCGTCCAAGTTTGACGTTACAGCTACCGCCGGAAAGCTTGGCCGCCGTCGTTTCGGTTGTAGACCGACTTGGTTCTTCGACTACCGTCGCAACGAGAGATTTGGATCGACAGGACCGACAGGACCGACAGGACCGACACGACCAACAAAACCGGAACGGACAAGGCCAACAAAACCGGAACGGACAAGGCCAACAAAACAGGAACGGACAAGACCAACAAAACCAGAGTGACCAAAACCAACAAAGCCAGAACAGACAAGATCAGCCGAACTTACAGGAACGACGATCCCACACCTCTAAGAAGACCGCCGAATTGGAGACGGCAGTTTCAACAACCGTTGAGTCGGAACCACAGTCTGAATTGACGCTCGAATTGCGACCTCGAACACAACCTCGAACACAACCTCGAACACAACTTCGAACACAACCTCGAGTACAACGTCGAGTACAACCTCGATCGCAAGCTCTATTGCAAACTCGATCGTTCCGATCGTCTCGTTCGCAGTTCGACGAACCTCAGTTTGGACAAAAGCCGTCCGTGTTGTCGTCGATAGGAGGAACAGCCGCACAACTGTTACTCGTATTACCGAGCAGACCACCACCGCGAAGACATTCCAGAGTGCAACAATCGTTGCGATTGCGGTCGACTGGCCCTAATAACACCATGTTTTTCGTATTGCTGGCCACCCAGAGCGACCCAACGCTCCTCTACAACGATTCCTTCTCGCACGACGAGAGCGAAAGTCGTTCTCGCGAGAACCTCTGCGGTGTGACCATCGTGTGCGTGAAACGCCCGTGTACCGAGCGCGTCACGTACCGCGGATTGTGTATGCGGTCCAACTGGACGAGGCTTGAACGCGACACGTTTGACCGTCTCAAATCCTGGCTTATCTTCCGCGACAAATGCTGCAACCAACGTAACTTTAACAACTTGATCCCAATGGTCAACACCACGCGTCGACATCACGGTGGGCGTCGCGAACGGAATCTGCCGCACGGTTGCCAACTGCTTCAGAGTTACTACCAGTACTGTCGTGTTTCCGAATACCTCTTGCCGAGTGTAGCGAACGACTCGACTGAGAGTACCACGACCACCAAGACCGCTGCTGGGACGGCCGCTGCCGCCGCTGGAATGGAATGTGAACGCGATCGAGAACCATCATTGCTCGTTCGTCGTACGGGCGTCGTCGCTCTTCCGTTGCAACCGAACCGCTATTTCAACGGTCTGGCCGGCCCGCCGAGCAACGAACGTTACTCCGAGTTCTACGCGCAGATCCTCGCGTTCATGCGGGACGAGTTGCGACTCGAAAACAAATACGAGAAAAACGACCTCGAACAACTCACGCTGGACCAAGTCCCCATCTTCCACAAACTACCATCTTGGTTGAGCAGTTGGTTTTGCGCGGATTTGCTCGCACTCGAGCCTACGCTCCGGTTCGAGTACGTCGGTGCTAGCATCTCGGCGAAAAGCGTATATACCAGCCCGCATTGTCGTTATCGGGTAAACCACAATGCTAGCATTTGCGAGATTTGTTTAATGGACGAGTACGGGGCTCAACTGTGCAATCGTGTGCCCACTATTTCTGCTGCCAGGCTCGACCGACAAAACTACTCACTGACATCGACCTCGTCCGCGACATCAAAGCCGGTCGGTGGGTTAAACGATCTGGGTCCAATAGGTCCGCCTAAATCGACTAACGCAAACACGCCAAGCGGATCAAGCGGTGGCAAGTTTGGCAGCGGGCCGATCGATACACGAATACCTCTGTCGCACTACACTAAACAAGCGACACAAGTCGAACAAGTGGAACGGATGATCGCCGTCGGTCATAACATTGATCATCGTAGTACCGATCGCGACGTTGTCCGCGATTGCGCCGCCGACCACGATATGGAGGGTATCGAGTCTGGCGAAACAACGACCTCGTCTTTGACACCATCGACGACCATTCATTCGTCTCCTTCGACACCAACATCGACACCAACATCTGTGAGACGAGGTTCGCGTAACGGCGACCAGCCGTTTGGGCGATCCCACGAACCGCCTTTAACGCAGATTCCAGAACAGCCGCTCGAATCGTCGATCGCGCAACCGCTCTCACAACCGCTCTCACAACCGCTCTCACAACCGCTCTCACGACCGCTCGAACCTTTGTCACTCGAACGACGATCCCTCGAGCCAATTATTGAACGACCGAACGCGAAGCGATTCATGTCTGAGGCCACGTTTGGATTCGATGGACCGAACGGTGCATCCGTTCTGAACGTTCCTTTCGTCTCTTCCGACAATCCGTCAGCCTCGATGTCGATGTCGATTTCGTCTGTTCCGCTCAACAGCGGTGCGTCGGACGATAAAGTTCCCGATGTACCTATGGCTTGAATCGTCCGTCTCGTTCGGTCGATTCGATCGGTTCGATTGGATCGATTGACTCGATTTGCTCAATTGGACCTACTGGTCGATCGTTTGGATGTTCAAAATAAAGCGGGCTCGAATTACACGGAGGGTCGAGATGCAAGTAGTTGGTGGTGAGCACGAGAGGTTTTAGACCGATAAAAATTGCACGCGATTTTCTGTTTATATTGACATTTTATGGTTCTGGTTTATGCTTTATGGTTGCGGGGTATTTTATGATATACACATTACGAGTTGTGTGCTGTTTTTCGTTCGGGTTATATCCCGATTTACATCATGGTTATAACGCGGTTTACATCATGGTTATAACGCGGTTTACATCATGGTTATAACGCGGTTTACATCATGGTCATAACGCTGTTTACATCATGGTCATAACGCTGTTTACATCATGGGTATAAAGCGGTTTATATCGCGGTTTATATCGGGTTTCTATCCGGTTTATATCGTATAACGTTGGTCGTTTTGCGTTTTATGTTGGTTTACGTGACGGATCGCTTAGCTATCCGGACACGTTTTATATCAAAGTCGATGCAGAGTTTTCCACCGAGTTTGATGTCGGGGTTTACACCGAATTTTATGTCGAATTGTATTGTAGCGAGTTCTACCGAGTATTCCATAACGGAGTATTCCATAACGTGGTTATGGTTTGCTTGCCGTTGTACAGTTTTTATGAAACCAAGGACTGAATAAACGAGTTTGTGTATTCATCAGATTTTATCAGATTTAATTGTTGTAATGATTCCTTCCCATTTCCACTCAGTTTCCTTCGAGTCGATGAGTTCACCTTCGATTCCGATATTCAAAGTTTCCACACAATTATCGACATCCTCTCGCGTGCTGTTTTTTTCTTCTCGTCGCTTCGTAGACAGAAGCTAATCGATCGAATGCAAATGTTCTGTTGCCTAATGACTACACCGTGTCGAATGGTTTCCCGGAACTGCACAAGAGACAAGACACGGAGAGAACCAGAGGTATAACAAGGTCAGCCGACCACGATCAAAACCTAAAAAAACGTATCTGAACAAAAAATACCAAAACAAAAAAAAACACTAGAAGCAAAAAAAACGAAAGGCAAAAAGATAAAGACTAGTAATGGTGAGTAATGAATGAACGATGCAAAAAGTGGAGATCCGAAAAAATGACACGAGTCGGTAAGTCGGTACACGTGATCGTTACATAAGCACAAACTATCGATAAGCGATTGATGTGAGCCGATGTCGTGTCGTATACGACCCGTATGTTATGAACCGTATACCACTATTTATGTTATGAACCGTACACCACCATTAATTCAGTCTGCGCAACTGTTTCGGCTGTTTCTGAGGTCCGATTATAATCAGCTGTACATCTTGGTCATCTAAACATCTTGGTCGTCGAAACATCTTGGTCATCGAAACATCTTGGTCGTCTAAACATCTTGGTCGTCTAAACATCTTGATTGTCTGAACGTTCTGGTCAGCTAAGAGTTTTGGTCGTCTAAACGTCTTGGTCGTATCAACGTTTTAGTTGTCACGATTATTTTGGTCGCTTCAACGTTTAGTCGTAGTCGTTTCGATCGTCTTGGTAGTCCCCGGTCTCAATTGGTCTCAACGAACAATCGTTCGGTTTGCGTTTTTTTTCGCGAAACATCCTTCACAGTAGCCACGTGTCGCTCGTATTCGTTCATGCGTTCGAAATACCGAGTGCAAGAACGTGCCACGATCGGTGCCACGATCGAAGCGTGTGATAACGTAATACAATGATGAGCGTTACGCTACTCGTCGATTCAACGTCTACGTGGCAACGAGTATTAGCTATTGCATCCGTTTCAACGTCGTATTGCGGATCCGCATGCGAACGATGCGATCACTATAGAAGCGTGGGTGTTACCAACTGACCCGTTTCCGATGACCTTCGATTTGTGAAAAAGAGACTAGCGCGCACACAGGAGCGAGAGCGGCAACTACCGTCCTTCGTGTCCGTGCCGCTTGGTTGTGATCGCAATCGTTCTCAGGCGTTCATCCTACGCGTCGCATTATGCTCTACGTTCTTCATTACGTTCTTCGTCACGTTCTTCATTACGTTTTTCATTACGTTCTTCATTGTTTCTGTACATTAACAAACGCATTGTGTCGAGTACGCGAGACGTTGTTCGTCGGCTTGCTTGTCGGCTTGTTTTTCTTATAGTATTTTTCGTGTATTTTCCGTTTRTTTCGTCTTTGTGTTCTCTTATCGCATCGTTTTTCTGATTGTGTCGTGACTCGTCATAGTTCTTTCTATTCTTGCTATCGTTATCTCGAGATCCGTTGTCTCCTTTGTGTCGATAGACAATTGTGCTTTTCCTCGTGTCCGTCGTCCCTCTCTACCACCGTATAGCTCGCATGCCTAGTACACTGATGCACGAGACAATAGAGAACAATGGAGACAATAGGAGAACCGTTTGCATTGTAATCTAATAGAGGCCGATCGTGTCCGATCGTGTCCGATTACATCCGAGCATCACGTAGCGTTCTTTTCGCTAATGGCTTTTGTAATAGTTTTTTTTAATTGATAAGATCGACCGCGTGACGCGCAGCCCCCTCGCTTTCGAGCGCTATATATTTCCCACGTCGATCGACCCGAAGCACTCTCCGCTTGTTCGCAAGCATAGTCGATCGAAGAAAGTAGTGCGGTTTCACCATCATCGTTTCGCGTCGAATCCTCGAGCCTACCAACCAGTCTACCAACCAGTCTACCAACCAGTCTACCAACCAGTCTACCAACCATCCAACCAACCAACCGTTTGGTTCGATCCGTCGACCAGTTAGCCGTCAATATCCACGACCTACGGCCTACGGTGTCTTTGCTCAACTGTGCTTCTTTGCCGAGAGCTTCTCGTAGCTTCGAGATCCGGTTAATCCGACCGTTTCAAAACACGCGCAGCATCATCAAGGTGGTAGCGATATCCAGGTCGTCTCCGAGCAACGATCGACCCACAACCCACAGTCGAGCGTTTCAAACGTAAGCAGCTATCCAGGCCTTTTTCTGTACCGAAGACTATACCGAAGACCTAACACGTTCAAACTACTCGACGACTCGACAACACCACCAACATGAGTCCGCTCACCAGTCGCGTTCTACATTGGTTTCTGCATCTCGCTTTGTTTGGATTGTTTGGCGTGAGCGTGGTGAACCTGTTGTTGCTGTTGATCCTTCGCCCCGTCGCCGAAACGACGTTCGACCAAGCTCAGCGCACTCTGGTCATCATTACAACGTTTTGCTCCGGCTTCGTCATCAACATCGGTACCATCATTCAAACTTTGGCTACTCTGATGCGCAAAGATGTTCGTCTACGCTACACCGAGTGTCTGCTGGTCGGCTGTCTCATTCTCTTCGTGAGTCAGATACAATTGATGTTGTACGAGGTCTACTCGATCGGTCAGCTCACGTGGGATCAAATCGCCACACCTTTTACCACTTTCCTGTCGGTCGTGTGCACTTGCGCTTTCCACACGGTCACCAAATTTCGACGTGAAGAGGAGCGGCAAGTCAAATCTTACAAGCTGGCTTGTGTCGCTGACACTTCAGCCACCCGAGTCGAACCTGCCAGTCAACCACAAGTAGAGAACATTCGTTTCTTGAACGAAACTGCCACTCCGTTGCAAACACCCTCACCGCCACCCAAGCGGCTCATAGCTGCCCCGCTTACCGAGTCCAAATCGCTGGTCTTTTTGGAGGGAACCGCGGGAATCGGCAAGAACCTCGTGTGCGACGAATCCTTCGACTTTTCGCGGTATTTGTCGCGCGCACCTATTTATCTACACAAACAAGAGGTGCCGTACATCCAGTCGTTGTACGAGGGGCACATATACGCCGACATCATCATCGAATTATGCGTCGCAAGCGGTCGACGAGCGTCGGGTCCTGGGACAACGAACAAAGTGCGGTTCACTACAGAAGAGGTCATTTTTGATCGCAGTCCATTCGCCCAACTCGCCTACAATATTATCTTTGCACTGAACGGCGAGCGAAAGAGTCCGTTCGAATACCGTAACGATTTCGACAAATTAATCGCCGTCCCCGAACTGCACAACGAACTGCGCCACTTTTTCGCTAAATGGATGGACATTATGCGTTGGATCAACGGCGACGTCAAGCTGATTTGGTTTGGTGCTCAGAGCGCTGAACGCACCGCCGCTCGTCTGGTCGCTCGGTCCGGCGTTCGCAAAGATTGCAATCTCGGCAACTACATCATCAATCAAAACTACACGTTCGCCAAACTCTGTGAGATCAGCGGTTTCGGTAATTTTTATCTCACCGACTCGTGTGAGCGTAAGTACATTCGAAACTTGTTGGAAGCTGAGCGCAGCGCAGAGAACATCGATGCCAACGAGACGGCCGCATCGTCGCGCGGAGCGATCGTCAATGGTGGTGGGCACATCGTTGTTGGCGGCAGTCGACCCAGCAACTCGACCGTCTCATCGCTCACGCTCTCCGTTTCGTCCGACGCCAACTCGTCGAATGAGGGGAGCAGCAAGTCTCGTAATACCGGCAGCACGAGCAATGCAGTGACCAACAACAACGCCAATAGTTCAACCAACACCGGTCGTGCGCCATTGGTCCAGCAAGAAGGTGTCATCTAATAACGCAGTCGCTGTAGTCGCTGTATTACACAACAGCGACCGCCGTTTTGCACCACAACGCTTTCCATACGCTTTGCATCAGCAATTCTAATCGAACCTTCCGATAGAACGCACAGATCGTTTTTTCGGATCGCAGTCACCCATAATAGCCAACCCGTCGACACCCACGATATCCTGTAATAGAGCGGTGTAATCCGATACACCGTAATACGATATACCGCGCAGTTGCTTTTACATGTTTGTACAAATAATAAAGGCGAGCTAAATAAAATATTGCAATAAAGTCCGTCACAAGGATCTATTAGATGTTTGTTTTTCGTCGTTCTTTTGACCTTATTCTCGATACACTGGTTGCTATTTCGAGACAATCCTTTCTTCTTTACTCCACAGCGTCGACATTTGCTGTAGTGTATTTGGTCGTATTTTTGTTAGTCTGTTACGAATATCGACTGCCCTCCGAACTGGCGTCACCGTTACAACTCTGGTAACTCGCCACCGAGACGATAGATTACGCGCAGATCGATTAGCGCCATTTTCTTGTTTCGATTGTCCGATTGACCGACCGTAACGACATTATGCACGTGTCGCGCGATCAACACGAGCGTTCTCGCTGACCAGCTGTACACGACCAACCCACAATCGGCGCGACGATCGCGCTGTGAATGCAGCGTTCTCGCTGACCAGCTGTACACGACCAACCCACAACCGGCGCGACGATCGCGCTGTGAATGCCCGCGTTCTCTGGGTCGGAATGACGTTCCGCGTGCAAAAGTGGTGCTGCGTGCTACGGGGTCACGGGTCACAAAACTGCAAAATCGGCGAAAGCTAGCTGAACCGTGACCCCACTTCTGCGTATTTTTATTCCTATAAATGCGATCGAGGTCGGCTCGTGTCGTATTCGTCATTGCATCTTGCGCACCGCAACGCTCGCCCTGTTCCCCGCATCTTGTATCGAACCACCCACCTCAATCTCATCGAGATGCAATTGCTGGCGATTTCGCTGATCGCGCTTGTCGCGCTGGTGAGGTACGTACTTTTATTTCACTTTGTTCTTGCCGCCCGTGTTTGCCCGGCTTGTTTTCGACGTCTTGTCGTTAACGAACACGGTTCTCGATCATTGCAGTTCGCAGAGACTCGAATGGATTTTGAGCACGAGACGTCCGGACGTTGAACCGGTGCGAATCGAGCACGGTTTGCAGACCACGGTCCGTAAAACGTCGGTCACCGACGACAAATTACGTCTCCCGATTTCTGCTTACGCGGACGCTCGGGCGCCCAGATCTGCAGCCTTGTACGACGATGAAGTTACCGCTCGCACGGACGGTCATGTGTTGGAACGGGTGCGTCGCGTGAAACGTATACGTCGATCTCCGTATTACGGACGAGCCGAACGGAAGTACTTCGACGAAGACGGCAAACCCATGTTTTTCGATCATAAGGGTAACCTTCGTACAGCGTACATGTTTGAGGATCTTGTTCAATCCGAAACCAAACCGATATCAGCCAAACCGATATCCACGTCCACCGCTTCCACTACCACTGTTGCCCCGCTGGTTTTCTACAAGGACGACGCATCACAGTATTTTATTTTGTACAACGACCAGTTGCTCCGCATCGACGCTGATAAAAAAATGCACATCCATAGTGCATCTGACCCGGCGTACAGCGAACAAGTCAAATTTCTGAAGCAGTGCAACAAGACCGGACAACGTCGAAGACGACGTTCGGCCGAAAGTGCGGACACGAGCGCGGACGAGACCGATATGCTCGCTGATATTCTCTCAAATATCATAGCCACCGACGACATTGCTGGTGCGTTTGAAGGTGAACCGACCGCTTCAACGACGGACGAAAGCGTCTATCGATTTAGCCGAAGAAGGCGGTCGGTGGAGAAGGTTGAGAAACCCGCCGAGAAACCCGCCGAGAAACCCGCCGAGAAACCCGCCGAGGAACCCCCCGAGAAACCTACCGAGCAGTCCACCGAGAAGTCGGTCGAGAGATCGACGACGGAAAAACCTGTCGAGAAACCACTCGCCCGAAAGCACGGGCAACAGTCTGAGCAGTCTGAGCAAAAACTGGAATCGCAACCAGAGGAGAAAAAGGTGGTGCAGAACGAACCGAGGTCATCATCGTCCAGCTTGAACAACAGTCCGAACGGTCCGAACGGTGAGTCGTTATCCAAATCGGTTAGTGATGCGGCGGTTAGTGCGACCGAAAAACCGAAAGCCGGTCAAGAGTCGGACGACGCGAAGGTCCGCGAGCGTAAACGACGTCGCCACCGAAAGCGGGACCGCAGACAGAAGAACGTTGTTGCCGCTGCCAATGACGGAGTCACCGTCGCCCCGACGACGGAGAGTTCGAGTTTGAGCGATCCGATACAAACCGGTGGAAATTTCTCGTTCGATCACATTTTTGACCAATTGATCGACTGGTTGAGCGGGACGGACGTGGCGAACGCGAGCTTACCGGCGAAACCACGTCGTCCCGCGCGCGAACGAGTCGCCGAGTCGAGCGAGGCAAAGCGCGAGTAGGGACGAAGGCGCGAAACGCATTCGCGATCGAATCGCGCAACGACGGGAGCAACGATAGAGGCAACGACAGAGGCAACGACAGGTGCAACGACGGACACACGTGCCGGTCTCAACGGCCGCAACGATGGCGACGATTGTGGTCGCTGTTACAATGGTTGCGATCGTCGCGACAGTCGCGACCGACGCGAGCATCCGACTAGTTGCAGATGTCTCGACCACCTTTTCTTTCTAACCGTTGTTTCCTGTTCGTCACGGTTAATAACGATGTCAATAATAACGATGTCAATTATGATGTTGGTGATGTTGGTTACGATGTTGGACACTTATCGGTCATATGTTGTGTTAGTCGTGTACTGTTTTTAGTGGTCACTTGTTGGCCGTCCGTCGGTCATCGATTGGTGAACAGTTGACCGACTCTCGATCGACCGTTGGTCGGTGGGTAATTGAGGGACGGTTGATCGGCAGTTGGTCAACGGTGCACCAGTGGTTGACTGGCGGATGGACAACAGATGGACAACAGACCGACCTGTGATTAACGCGCGACACAGCGCGACGGCGATATCGCGACATAGAGGTTCGGAGCGTCCACGCACGGTTGCGATCGTCCGAGCGTGGAGTTCCGAGCTGCGGTCGATCCCAGGTTCAAAAAGTCGATCCAGTTCAGACGCGTTGATCCGTAGCTCGAGGTCGTCGCGATAACAGTCATCGTATTTTTCTCCCGTCAAACGGTTAGCAAGAGAGTGTTATCAAGAGAGTGGTATCAAATAAATGGTTATCGAAAGGGTATAGAGCGGTTATCTAAGAGACTGTTGGAGAGTCACCGCGGTTCGCGCGTACCACTTTGTCCCATCGCGACAACGACTTGTTTTCGTCGTCTTCTCTTTTGTGTCTTTCTCTCTTTTTTTTCTTTCTCTCTTTATCGCTTCTTTCTTTCTCTGTTATTATTGTTTCATGCTATCGTCTCGCTGTATCGGTTTGTCGTCGTTTTCGTTTTTTTCGTCTTCTCCCCCCCCCCTCTACCCTCCTCGTTATTCGTTTCCGTTGCCTCTTTCCGTTGCCTCACTTTAATCACGCTTAATCGTCGTTAATCGTCTCCAATCGACCATCGTCGTTTCCGTCGTTCGTCTTCTCTCGTCGCGCCTCCTTTTCCTTCGAGCTCCCCTTCCTTCTGTTGGGTCTCCAATCGTAATGTTCGTCGTTCGTCTTCAATCGTACACCGTCGTCTCTCGTCGTCTCCCGTCCTCCCGTCGTCTCCCACCGTCTTTCGTCACTCCTCATCTTTGTTCCCCATCGCCTCTCGTCGTCACGAGTTATTCTCGCGGCTCTTGCTATCCACCGTCGATCCGCTGTCGCTCGCACCGCCGTGTCGCCTCGAGCCTGCCTCTCGTCTGCGTGTTGTTTGGGCTTTCGTCGTTGCACCGCACCGCGCGTCTCGCGTCTCGCTTCTTGCTACGCTACACACGAGTATCGAACGTGTTTAGACCGACCGTCAACTTGGCGAGTCACCCGCATCTTTGGTGGTGGGCGGCCGCACGAGGAAGGGGGCCGATCTCCTATTCGCTTGACTAAGTAAAGGCTCGCGGTATAAAGAGCCGTTCGAAGATTGTCGGGCGAGAGTCTCGAGTCTTTAACCGCGCCGCCAACATGTTTAAAACGAAACGCAGTTTTTTGATGGTGGCCGAAGTACCGAGCTACGACAAGTCCTTGGTCATCATGCCGTTTCTCGGGATCGACGGCACCGTGTCATTCTATTTCAACTTGTTGGACGTGTTCGAGTTGTTGGAATTGCCGACCGAGCGACGCGAGGTGTACTTGAACGAGTCGCCCAACTGTCACCCACTGAACGAGCTTCGGAACAAACACTCGCGCATCTTGCGACGCCTGAACAGCGAGACAAATTTGTTCAACTTGCGCGGCGACAATCCGTTCAAACTGTACGAGAATCACTTGAAGGGCAGTCTTTTACACGAGACGCAAGTGCGTCAAGACTGCGACAAGCTGCTCGACGAGTTTCGGATCATGGATCTGACCGACTGGATGCACGGCAAGCAGTGGCAGAACCGTTGGCAACACTGGTCCTGCGATGTCAACGCGGATCCGCGCTCCATCGATGTCAACTCGATCGACGAGCTCATGTTCATCGGCGAGTTGGAGTTTAGCTACTTGATCTTCGAGAACGGCTTGTTCCGCGAGCAGAGCTTCACGTACGACTCGATCGTCAAGGTAGAACCCCGTGTCCAGTCCATCTGCAAGTGGGTCATTGTCGAACTGTTTGCCATGCTGCGGAAGTTGTCCCACTTGAACTACGAGCATATCAATAGCATCAAGATTATGCGCTTCAACGAGCGCGAGCTGAGCTCGATCGAGGAGAACCTTGTGCGTTCCCTGGGCGCGCTTCGTGAGAAACGCGACAGTAACAAAACCACGATAAAGTTGCCCTTCTGATTTCAGGAGGAAATCGAGGAGTGACCGTGGTGCGAGCTTGTCACGACAGCCATGATCGTCGTCGTTTCGACGTTTCGAAGGTTGGCTCGGTCGAGTCGCGGGCGCCGGTCGGCGTTGAGACACAGCACCGATTTCACACGTCGCTCGTTGTTTCCCGTAACCAGGTTTCCCGACTCGACCTTCGCAACGCCGACGGCCTCGAACGACAGTCGCAACGGCGACGAGCGCGACAGCTTTGCGGCGGTTCGTCGGTGTACACCTGGTCCGACTCCTCGTCGATCTCTCCCACCATCTCTACCCTCTTGTATCTGTAAATAACTAACCGAATGTACACCTAGCAAATGTCTGGAAAATACGAATATGAGGCGAACTAAAAATCTAAATAAACCAAACGAATAAATGTACAACGATCGCAATAAAAGTACAAGATAGAAAAACAATAATGCTGTGTTGAGTGTCGTTCCTTCCACCGTCCCCCCCTGGTTCTCAATCAGTTTTCCACCGGTTCTCCACCGGTTCTCCACCGGTTCTCCACCAGGTCTTTACTGGTTCTCTATAGGTTTCCATCGGGTTTCGGTCGTTTTTCCATCTTCTTCTTTCCATCATCTTTCCGTTGTCGTCTCGCCGGGTTTTCATCAATTTTCCTTGGTTTGTCTTTGTTTTATGGGGTTTTTATCGCGGTTTCTATCGTCGGTTCTATCACGATTTCTATCTCGGTTTTTATCAAGGTCTATATTGGATCTCGGGTCTCGGGGAAAAATTTGAGCAGAAAAGATACCACCAAGCTACTAGATTACAGACGAACGTTTGTATTTCGTTTAAAGTTTGACATTTAGTTGTGTATACGTTTGTTTGTTTGCATACGCTCGTTGGCTGCGCACACGTTGGCGCGTGCACAGTCACACGTTGCACTGTAGCGAACCCCACACAAGAACGAAATAAGCGGTATAGTGGATATAGTGTGGGTTATTGCGGAACAACAGTAGCACGAGACGGTTCGGGTGGACCGCTGATTGATTGATTCGCATTAACGACTTTCGAAACGACTTTGTCGTAGTGTGCGCAGCACACATTCGACATTGACAACTCGAACATACACAACGAGTACACACAACTCACTGTCGACGATGTGGTCGGCTTCAGACATCGACACAGCGAGCCAACTCCAACTATTGACCAAGGTTATTAAATATAGTTCCAGTCGCGCTATTGGATTATCAAGTACATCAATCACAATGTGCGGTTGTGTATCGTTGAAGGCACAGAGGTAGAGCCGTAAAAGAAGACTGATACACACGCATAACATAAAATATATAACCATATATTACTCATATATTACTCATATATTACAATAGTAGTGAATACATAATGCACGAATGTCAAGAACAGACGACCGACGGCGCCAGTCTCCAGACCTACATCCGTTCGCAACAACGTTCGCTGCACCGCTCGCAGCAACGTCCGCGGTAACGCTATCACAATAACGCTTCTCAAGAACCACGTACGCACGATATTGTATTACCCAAAAGTACTACCCCAAAAGTACTACTACTATTACACGATAAAACCTACAAGAATAGCGCGCTAATTAAAACGGTCGCAAAAACAGTGTACGACACGACGAGGTGATTGAACTGTGACCACTTGCTCGCTACTATGGACCGAAAAAACCAATTAAGCAGTCGGCCGCTTTTATTTTGGTCGTCAAACGGACCGACTAATCGGTCGATACACGGTATGACGTTAAAAGACTTTACGGTCGTCGCGCTTATCCTAGTGGCGTTTTGTTGTCTCGTTGCAATCGTCGCGTTCGCACTGCGCGACGCAAACTCTCGACAGAAAATTCTGGCCGAACGCTACGGTGTGTTGATGGCCGCAAACGAACAACTACTCAACGAGAAGAGCGCGACTTTGGGTCAGGTCGAGAGTCTGCAAAAAGTAGTCGTGCAGCGTAACGCGGAGATCAAACAGTTAAAGGACCGACTCGTGAACGCGGGGAAACAGTTCTAGCGGAACAGAAGAGCGTAGGAGCGTAGAGCTCCGCTACGCGAGTGGCGAACGACCGAACAACGGTCTATAGTGGGTCGCTGTCGGTGATCGAGTAGAAAAGCGTGATCACCGGTTCGCCTTTCTCGTCGCGCTCGTCTGTGTTCACGACGGGACAAATCGGGTTGGCTCCAGCTTCCAAAGTCGCGTCGTTGTCCAACCGCACGAGTCGCACGGACGGCGGTCGTTCATCGGGTGAGCCGGGCGACATCAGCGAGCTCAACGAAATCGACGACGCGGGAAAACACGTTGATTCCGACGAGATCGGTGAGTCTGGCGAGATCGGCGAAACCATTGGAGAGCTCAGCGAGACGGGCGAGATCAATGACGAATCGGTGACGGTCGTCTTAGCACTGCTCCTTGCGCGCGGTACGACGACCGGCAGTCCGCTCTGTGCGTTGTTGTTCGCCAAATCAAGCGCCGCCTCATCGGACGAGGTTTCGGACACGGGTTCGGACAGGGGTTCGGATGCAAATTCGGACACGAGTGCGACTGGTATCGATCCGAACCCGTACATTGATTCGGACGTTGGTTCGGACGTCGGTTCAGAAGTTGGTTCAGACGTTGGTTCTGACGGCGGTTCGGACGGCGGTTCGGACGAAACATCTGCTACAAAACCCGAACCGTCGGACGCTACAGATATGTCCGTCTTGTGATCCGGTGTCGCGTCAGACGGAGAACCAACGTTCGAAGTGGTAAACGCGGTTGTATTGGATAAATTCGCCGCGCTTGAAGCACTTGAGACATTAGATGTATTTAACGTGCCCGAAGAGTTATTGTCGGTGTTTGTCGCGACAGCGGACAACAATTTGACCACATCGGTTTGAAGCTGGTCCATCGTGGTCGTGGACGTCGCATCTCCGGTACCGATTGTACTCTCAAGCACTTTCGTCATTCTAGTCAAATCGTCGATCAACCCTTTCTCCAAACCCACCAAATCCGCCATGTGCTTCAAGTGCGTCAAGTCTCCCACGTTCGTCGAGTGTTTAGTTAGATCGGTAAGATCCGTTGGCAAGCTAAAGTCGGTCAGGTTATATTTTGTGGGGTCTTTGCAATCAAAGTCATTGTCAGTGGTCGCGTGGTTTGACGTGGGGTCGGACGTAAAGTCCGGTCTAAATTCGCCCTCCGTCAGTGTTTTCATCAAGTCGTTCAAATCGGTAGAAGCCGTCAAATCCAAACTTGGGATTGTTGGTGGGCTCGGTAGAGTAAACGGGCGTAAGTTCGAGAGACTCGAGAGACTCGAGAGGTTTGGTAAGTTTTGCGACTGAGGCGAACCAGTTTCCGCGTTTTTAGCAAAGTCGGCGACCAAACATCGGTCCATCTCGGTCAACATGTTCGTAGCAAAATCAAAATCATTTGTAACCTCAGTTGGAAGAGAGGTCGGAAAATCGGTTCCCGTTAACCGGTCATCGGCGGCGAGTGACTGCGCGAGTGACTGGGCGAGCGACTGCGCGAGCGACCGTGCCGGTGACTGTGCGACCGTAGTAACTGGTGAGCAAACCGCATCCAGTTGTGCGGTGATGTCGTTGAGATGTCTGTTGATATGTTCGTTGAGATGATCGTTGAGAGGTTCGTTGAGAGGTTCGTTGAGAGGTTCGTTGAGAGGTTCGTTGAGAGGTTCGTTGAGATGTTCGTTGAGATGTTCGTTGAGAGGTTTGTGGAGATGTTCAGCGAGACGTTCGACTAGTTGTTCAGCGGGTAAGCTGGACAAGTTGTTTCCAGTTGGCTCGACGACGGGAGTGACGGCGGTCGACTCGTTCAACGACACGCTCCGGGAAAAATGTTTCTCAGTGACGGTTTCGGTCACGTTAGTCGTAATGGTTGTGTTGTTCGTTGTCGTGGCGACGTCGGTATCGGTACCGACACCAGTACCAGTGTCGACATCACTTGATTTCGCGACCGAAGAAGCGGTAAACCGATTATGTCGGTCCCCTGAGACATCGCGGGCGCTCTGATCACCAAGAACACTATCTGTGCTGTGAGCATGTCGACCACTATGGTCGTTGTGATCACTACGATCACCGTGATCACTGTGATCGCCGTGATCGCTGTGGTCGCCGTGACCGCTGTGGTCGCCATGACCGCTGTGGTCGCCATGACCGCTGTGGTCGCCATGACCGCTGTGGTCGCCATGACAACTGCGATCATCACGATTGTTATGACAAAAGTCGATACGTATTTGTGGTGTTTGTTGGTGCAGTTCCACCACTCGATCTATTTTGCGCGAGCCTGAAACATGAGAAAAAACTGGATTGAGCATGAAAAAAAACGCAAAGTGTCGACGCGAACGAGACGGCGGATCGAAAGTCTGATGGTTGGTCGATCGACTCGATCACCGGCTCGTTCGTTCGCTCTACCGAACGCGTACAAGCGTGACACGCCGATACTCACGGACAACGATGCTCGCGACGCTCTCCTCGAAGCTAAAGACGATGCGACCACCGGCACCGGTGCTGTTGCTGTCACGACCGCAGCGAATTCGATCCAGCGTGTGTGGCGTGTTCGTCCCACTCGATGTTTCGTGCTCAAAATCAAAACTGCCCGTCCCGCTCGACCCACCAGGTGTCGTGTTGGTGGACTGGTTGACGGATTGACCATCCTTGGGCGAACGGTTGAGCGAGCAATTGGGTGAGAAATTGGGCGAACCATTCAAAGAACAATTGGTCGAACGATTAGACAGATGGTCGACTAAGCGATCCGGCAAGCAGTCGAGCGAACGATTGTCGGTTTGATCTTCGTTGCGAGCAGCGCACGTTCCCACATTTCCGGTTTGAGCTTCACCTTGCCACATTGCGTTCGAAGCACCCAACAATTCACGCAACAACGCGATCGTTTTTTCCGTCCCGATCGAATTGTTTTTCGCAGTTGTCTCATTGTTTCCGCCGTCGGAATCGATCGTATTAATCTTGCTTTTTGTTGTGTTATCCGTCTCAACTTTATCCGCTTCCACCTCGTTTATCGCGGTTGTCGCGATCTGGTCGTGGTCAGAGTCAATTGTGTTGACGCTAACTGAAGTTGGGTTCGCGTTGCCTAGAGTACAAGTTGCCTCGTTCGACAATCCCACCGCGCCTGACGAAGGAGCGGATTCTATGGTAGTGGTAATGGTGGATTCGTCGCACACGCGGTCTTGGCGTTCCAAGCGGTTTCGTCTGAACCGCGTCTCGTGCGTGTTAAAATCTCGAGCCGCAGCATCGAGTTTGTCCGCGATGTCCTCGCGGCGCTCGGTACGATCGGTCGAGTGGTGATCCGATCGGGGCAGCGGCGGTGCGACACTCGAAGCTCGTTCAGCGGGTCTACGGGCTCGGTGCGTCGACGAGGCGAGCGAGACGCGAGGCGCGGTGTTAGCCGCGGTGTTTCCCGTATTCCCCACATTGTTGGTTCGAGCTCGTAGCGCACCACGTTGAGCGTCCGGTCGAAGCGAGCCCTCTCGCGAGTCGGACGTGTCATCATACCGTTCCACTTCGTCCATGACGGATTCGGTTTGCGAGAGTTTCCCTCCGATCTCCCATTGCAACTTTTCAAGGCGTTCCTCGATCAACTCACGCTTCTGCTGCTCCTCTAAAGCGTGTTGTCGCTCGATGTCGGCTCGTTCACGTTCGCGCTGAGCGAATCGGCGTTCCATCTCGACCGCGCGGTTCTTCTCCATCTCGAAGCTCTTGATCGACCAGTTGTACTGCCGGTTGATGTCGCACATCCATCGCTGCAGCGTGTGCAGCTCAACGAAGACCTTGTGCAGCTCTTTCCGCTGTGTGTCGCGGTCACCAGAGAGGTCGTGGTTCTCCTTGAGTAACGATTGCACGCGCGATCGCTCGTACGTTAGCTCATAGTCTTTGTAACGCTCGAGTGCGACGCGCATCAGATGAATGAAGGCTCGAGCTGACAGGGCTTTGTCGTTTTTCACAAGAACGAGCAGGGCTTCCAGGTTGATCCAATCAATGGTATACACCGTACGAAATTGGTCCGTACTGAAGACGTGTGTCTCGATGGAGCGGTGTTTCGCCAGGAACCGCCGTAATTGTTTGCTCAACTCGAGAAAAGTGGAGCCAGTGAACCCGCACATGCGAAGAACGTGTTCGTCCATGATGACTCTGAAGCAGCTCAGGATGTTGCGTAGCAGCCGAAACCGGTTTTCCAATACGTTGATGTTGCACAGCGCGCAAAACTCGGCAAAGCTGAGCTTGCGACTGGTAGTCAGATCCTCCACTTGGAGGGTTTGCAACAATTGCATTTCCACTTCGAACATCTTCTGCATGGAGACGAAGTTGGTAGATGCGTCGAATGCGCGCTTTATTGTACGAACGGGCTGAATGATGCGATCGCACAACCGGTCGATCGGTCGAGAAAAAAACTGACCCACACGGACCAAACGGGTGACAACTGATGCACCAAAGAAAGGCGGTTCGGATGATGAATTGGCGATCGAGGAAGTGAGCGATTCGGTGGATCGAAATCGCACGGAGGCGGTCGTCGCGTGTAGCGAGCCAACGGTAGCGAACGACGCTCGTCGAAATGTACGAACCGCGTAAACGGGGTCTGGTTGCGTCGACCGGTTAAACGGGTTCTTTGATGTCGAGTTTGTCGAATGTGATACCGAATTCGACGATCGCCTCAACAACGGGTTCGTTGGTCGCAACGACGCGGACAACACCGAGAATGGCGGTTTCAAACACGAACGTAATGTGGCGACCGAGTCGAGCGAGCGACGACGTTGCGTTCGACGATCCGTGGTTGCTGGATAGCTACCAACCGTAGCCACGAAAAACGTACGTACGGAAAAGACGTACGGAAAAGGCGTACGGAAAAGGCGTACGGAAAAGGCGTACGAGAAAAGAACAGGATATGAGTACGAAACACGTACGAGACGTGCGGAAATTCGTAAGGAGAAAGACGTATAAAGAGAAACGCGAGTCGCTGTAGAAAAACGTGGACCGCGAGATGGATTGGTGTCGGTAGTGTCGATGGTGTCGATGGTATCAGTGATGTCGGTCCGACAAAATGTAAAGAGCACGTTGCACTTGTTCGACGAGAAAGTGGTGAGCACGTAAAGCTGGACCGTTCGATCGCGATGTACTCGGACTCGGAGGGCGACTGGGAGAAAGTAAAGTCAGACCGAGACGCGCGTGGTTATATACAAGAGAGTTGGGAGGGAGTGGAGGCTGACAGAAACCGATGGCGACGATCAATATCTCGGTGAACTCGGTCGGCTGATACGACGACCCGCATAAACAAACAACAAGAGGAAATACCGGGGTGAAAGAGGCCACGGGTGATGGGTAATGGTCGGAAAGAGTAGCACGGAGATCAATAGATCGAGGATGACCGCGACAAACGGGCGCCAACGAGATCTATACCTATCCGGATCTCCGATAACCCACGACCAAACGACTCGATAGCGATAACTGGTGGTCGACAACGTGATCGAACGATCACGCTGAGTAATGATACAAAGTTGGGAGAGACGATACGCGATAAATGCAATAATGCGAACAACGAACAACGATCACTTACAACGCACGCATGTGGTGAGTACAGCGACCAAAATGTTAGCGATGCAAGTGAGTCGATACGTACACGAAGAAAAATACTCGGGAGAAGAGGATATTGTACGGATGGCGGTGTGCGAACAATAAATGCAATAATGCACGAATAGCGCACGGATAACACACGGATAACGCGGATAACAGAGGGATAACGCACCGCACGGATCGCGCGAACAACACGCAACGCGGTATACGATCAGACTAACGGACGGGCGGGCGGGCGGCTTCTTCTCGAGCGAGTTCTTGACGTGCGGACAATCGAGTCGGTACTACGAATAATACCCGCGGCACCAGGAACAATAATGGGAATGACCACAATAACGCGAACACGAGAACAATAACGAACAATAGCGGCGGTGATGACTAAAAAAAGATTACCGACCGACGTACAATAACGGACGGACAATGGTATCAGATAACGGCCACTCGACTGACAGATAATTGAACGACCGACGAGACGATTCATAATGCGACGCAACAATACGACGTGCGTCTGAACAACTGTATGACCAACTGACCAAATGACCAACTGTATGACCAACGAGTATGATCGACGGTACACGGTACGACCATCAACAAAATAACCAGCAATACCAACAATAACGCTATTCGAAGGTAAGGCTCTTGAGCGTTGGAAGACCAATCGACCAACATTGCGTGCGACTGGTTAATCAAATACACGATCGTGGCATTCGATCGGTATGCGCTAGACAATGGTATTTACACAGGAACCATCGGTCATAATCGCACCTCTTCTGTCAACACTGTCGACATTACAGACAATACGACTCGACGCTAATTACTTCTATTTTAGTTCCATTAGCGCGAACCGTTTTGTTTGCTACATCGACAACACCATCCCGACCAACTGACCAACGAATCAGATGCTAAACGAAGATACGCATTATCTTCGAGTCRTGGTATTTACCGCGGTCGATGAGAAMGAAAGAGACAAAAAAAGAGACAAAAAAAGTGAAAAAAAATAACGAGATGTGATACCAGATGATGCGCGGGAAGACGAACGTTGCACGGCGCGGAAAGGAGAGTTTGGTGTGAAGCTAGACGTAATATCGTTTTCATCTTGTCGCGTGTTTGGAAAGTACGTACTTTTCCCATTGTGCAACTTAGACCACTTGAACTCGGCGTGTTATGGTCGCATGGCCCTTCTTATCAAAACAGCGGTATCGGTTATCACCAACCAACTTTTCTCAAACTTTTCTTGCTTTTTGCAAGATCGCACGAGTGTTTACCAAATATTGGCTCGAACGGCGGTCACGAATCTCGATGTCACGTTGTCACGTCGTCACGTTGTCACTAATGTTGTCACTGGGGTTGGCGTGTGATAGCGGTCACGTCCGTTATCGCGGTCGTCGTACGACGCGGTACTGTTATCGCGCATATTATCGGCCGTACTGACTTGCGCGCGCTATCGGTCGCACTTGGCCCGCGCCACCTCTAATGCAAGCATCGTGATCGTATACCGTCGCGTACCGTAGCACGGACAGCTCGATCGCTTTCTCTCTATCTCACCGATGTGCAACATGCGCGTGTACCGCCAATGCCATGTACAACGTAAACAAATGCTCCCGGTGATATTGTTTCGACGGACCGCTATGCCGGTCTCCCGCGCACCTCTCAAGTCGAATCGAAACGAGGTCGACCGCCATTGCGTACGGCAATTACTACGCTCGTTCGCACTCGTACGAGCTCGTATGATCTCGTATGCACTCGTGTGCGCTCGTATGCGGCGTTCATTTGCATTCACTGTTGGATAGACCGACACTCGTTTGTATTCTCTTGCATTCTTGTATTCTCTAGTATTCTTGTATTCTCTTGTATTCTTGTATTCTTGTATTCTCTTGTATTCTTGTATTCTCTCGTATACCGTTTCTTCGTGCGTTTGACCGCAACGACTAGAAAGGACGTGCACGAGCAAACGTTTCCGTCGGTTAAACGGTTTCGAGGTCGTGTGTCGGTGAAACATTTTCAGTCGTAATCATCGACACTATGGTGATTACGTTAGTCGGCAAATCGACTCTCCAACCGCGGACGACTTGTGAGTCGACCATCATGTGCACTCCGCGTTCTGCACGAGATAATGCGAATACGCAGAAACATGTTTTGATCGAGTCATTCTTCTGCAATCGTTGTTAGTGTTGGATATCGACCGAAATATTTCGTCATTATTGGAAAAAATGTAAAAAAGTGTATCGAATGACCAATAGTTTCTCGGAACAAGAGTTATCGAAACAAGCGTTTATCGAAACAAGAGTTTATCGAAGCAAGAGTTTATCGAAGCAAGAGTTTATCGAAGCAAGAGTTTATCGAAGCAAGAGTTTATCGAAACAAGAGTTTATCGAAACAAGAGTTTATCGGAGAAAAATTTCTTGGAACGCATATACGTGGAAGAACCGCTTTCGCAAGCGATGGAAAAAAGTCGGCAAAAAAGTCAAGAAAAACTACAGGAGTAAGATAAGAAAGTCGAAAAAGTCGAAGAGCCGAAAGAGACGAAAGAGTCATCCGAGTCGTAACACGAGCCAAGTCGGCTAGTTGATGGAGCTGGGGTACATCCGCTCGACTTGGTGAAGGTCGGCTCTCTTTGTTCGTCGTCGTGCTGCTTCCTCGCCACACCTCGTTGCACCGCATTTAATGCTATTTGCTTTTTGCTGACGAACTGTTTATCGTTGCTGCCGTCACATTTAATGTGACATGATGGCCGACATATGGACATACTGACAAAACGAGTAGTTGGTCAACATGAAACATAATTCTTGTCAGAACGTTCGATCGATTTAACCACGGTTGAGCGTTCCTTCGAGCACGATTTCGAACGCGGTTTCAAACGCCGAACGTTGTTAAGAGGTTTGTCGCAAAGTTCGTCTTTTTCGGATCGAACGTTCGTTTCGAACGCTCGTTTCGCGGTTCGTTTCACCATGTCTGACAATACACACCAATCGGCGGATTATCCATCCGACTGATCAACTAATCAACGACGGATCGACTAATCGACCGATCAACTAATCAGCAGACCAAATGGCCAACTGGCCCACTGCCCAACTGTCCAATCCAACTATGCGCAAGCGATCGAATGCGATCGAATGCACAACGGTTGAATTGATGTAAGAAAAAAAACGACTTCCAAGAACCCATTAACGCGACCAAAACGGTTCGGCTCGTAGCGTGGGATAGATGAACTCGCTGAGAGTATCGCTGAGAATATTTGATAGGTTTCCGATGATTGACAACCTTCACCACGCCACCGCTTTTCACTCTAATTGAACGATATAACGAACCTACCGGTCACGGTCATCGCTTTTCAAACCTCCCACAAAACCTCCCGCAACCTCCCGCAAATATCCAGTAGGTTGTAGGCGTCTCGTAAATAGCAAGGGAATACTAGCTCGTAAATAGATCGTAACCTAACACGTGTCGAGGAAACGACGTGCCAATTAACCGATCAAATCAACCCAACCTTCTTCTTGTCGGTAGACCTATCCCACCCATCTCATCCACTAATGGACATTGTTATATTACTGCTGTTGTATTACTTCATTTCGAGATGGGGAACGGTGGATAAACGAGCGACAGCAGAACCGTGCAGACGGACAGACAGAAAATACCAAATGTCGCAGTGATTATAATTGGAATAATGTGGGAGAACAATACGGTTCTCCGTCTCTTTTTCGAGTTTTTTCTTTTTTTAGTTTCTTTTTACGGTCTGTTTTTTCAAGTTATTTTTTTTCATTGTTTTCTTTGTCGTCGTTTTGTCGGTTTTCTTTGTAATTTTCTTTATCGTTTCCTTTATTTTTCCTAGCTTTGCGTTCATCTTGTTTTTTTATCCGTTTTTCTCGAGCTCCGCTTATCTCTCCTCGTTGCCGACTTGCACAATAGAGCGACCAACGTTTACACAAGAGCGAACGACTAGAGCGGCTCGGTTGGTGCAGTGTGATAATGGTTCCAAGAATCGTTTCGCCATCAGTCCATCCGCCAACCGACCTCGCCTTGTTTACTCACCGAGTAGAAAAAACTCGCGGTAATGACGCGATAATGGGAAAATAGTATTTCCTCACTTAGCGAGCGTAACGAGCGGAACGAGCGGAACGAACATAAGCATAACGAGTATAACTAGTATAACGAGTGTAATGAGCGTAACAAGCGAACTAATGACTGAACGTCAAGTGGAATTAGCTGATATTGACAATAAAAACGACAAATGCGTCTCGAATAAACAACGACGATGCGGAACCAGTTCGACTGGGGCGGCATACCCGACCACGTAAGAAGAGCTCAACAACGAGGGGCTCAGCAAAGATGAGCACGGCGAGCTCTCGTTCGAGTCGTTCTTTTGCAACCAACTCGACTCGTGTGTCGAGTGGGTCCACCAACCTAGTGAACACGGCCATCGTGTCGGTCATCTCGATCGGTCTGATCATAGCTGTCACGTGGGCCGCACTGTTTTTATTGTCGCCAGCGTTGCAGCAGTACCACGATAACGCGAGCGCCAAACGCCGCTCGGAGGCGACTCAGCGACACGGGCTGACCCTCAGTCAAGCTAAAAGTCTGTTCGATCGAGACAGCGATGCGGACCGACGTGACGAGCACCGTTATGTCGCCACCGTGCAGACGGACGCGTACGACGGTCTCAGCTTAGACGGCCCTCTGGTGCCGCTCGACTGTGAGAAGAACGTTCGAATCTGTCTGACCGACGCCGACTGCGCGATTCTCTGCAAGCGCAAAAGCGGTATTCAAGAGATGACATGCGACTCGACCGACATGGTGTGTCGGTTGACGGTAAAGGATTTGACCGACCAAGATACCGAGTTGCCGCCCGACCAACCCGAGCCGAACTGTAAGACGGACAAAGGCGAGTACGCTCTGTTGCAGGGGTACAACGAGCTCGGTATCGCGCAGTGGAATTGTGTGCAGCTGTACCCGGGATGGATGGACCAAAAACGGTCCTTCTGCGAGGGAGGCGTGATGAATATAGACACTCGAAAACGCGCGCCTTCCTACCTCGATTGCACTTGTCCCGAGAACAAAGTGCGCATGGTGTACGGCAAGTCTCAGCTGGGCCAAGAGGTGTTTGGCTTGCCGCACTGCGTGTTCAACGACGTTAAACACTTGTATCAAGCCGACTACCTGTTCATGTAATCGGGGAACCCTGTGTACCCGCTATTAAGACTGATGTCCCCGAGGATCGTTGGATCGTCGGACGTCGGCACCCATAGACACGAACCGTCGAACAACACCGAGCAGCACAGTAGCGTCGACCGCTTTCAAGATGCTCAGAATCCCTCGCGCGGTCAGCGGCAACGTGGCCACAAACGGGTCGAGCACCACCACGATGACGCGCGTCGGAAACGGGACGATCTGTGAGCGTGGGTTGACGCCCGATCGCATCGACTACTGGCGTGACTTTTTGCGCGTGATCGACCGGCTGACCGAGCTCGGTTGCACGCGCGACTCTAGCCCTCGACTCGGCGACCTGGTGTACTGCATGCTCTTCTTGATTGAACTGGGTGCCACCGAGCAATGTGGTTCAAACGAGAGTTGCTGTCGCAAGCGTCTGTCGGGCAATCCCGTGCTGCGCGATTTTTTCCTTCTGTCGGTACGCGATTTCGTGTCGAAACATCTGGAGACGTTGGCCGCGCTCACTACGCCGGACGCGCGGCGCAAGGTGTTTGCGGCCAAAGCGTGGTTCTCGTGTCGCGTTCATTCGGACGTTCGTCTGCTCGAGGCGGCGGCCGCGTCGATCAACCTCACGGCAACCGATGTGGACTTGGCCGACTCGCTGAACGGCCGTGTGTGTTTTTTCGATCAGGACGCCCCGCCGCGCAGCTTTGGTACGGGGGCGAGCGGTTCCGGCGGTTGCGCCAGTGGGGCGACGAACAGCGCGACTGGCGTGAACACCGCCAACTACGCGAACAGCGATACCAAGTTGATCGGGATCGACACGTTCTCGCCGACACTGGCGCTCTATACCTTTAGCAACCTGCGCGACGTGTACGCGACCACGGCGTTCAACGACACGGAGCGGTTCACGGACGAAGACAACTCGCGTGTCGCGTTTGCCGTGGGTCTCGGACCGTCCGACGGTAAAAGTGGTAGTGGTGGCGCGATAAATCCGTTCTCGGCCACCGCACTCGTCTCAGTCGGACCGACCAACCGTGGCGCATCTGCGTCGAGTACCGCAAACCCGTCCTCCCGTAAGAGAAAACGAGTCGGTACAACACGGATCGTCTCGCCGCTCGCCAACCTTACCGTGGTTGGTCGACCGCCGTCCAAAAAGAGTTGGTTCCAACTGTGCACGGGAGGTGCGTCGCTGGACGGCGAGAACGACGAGTGGCCCAAACAGAGTTTCTTTGTCGATGCGGGCGGAAGCGTGTACCGCGACAAAAAGTTGTTCCGCTATATAGACCGCGCAATCGCTAATATCGACGCATCGGCCGAGGACTCGATCAACAACGTGCGTGCTTTTGCTCGACCCGACGAGTACGAGCGCGTATGGCGTGACGAACAGTTCAACGAGATATCGCGGCACGCCACGTTTCCGCGTTTCCTTGATTTGCTGGACGGGCTTAGTCTATCGTGGGCCAAACTCAACGTATTCGAGCCAGATATATTCTGTTAGCGCGCTCGCTGCACCAACTGCTCGAGTGTCTCTCGAGCACGACGCACGCACCAATTATCACAAATTTGGTAAAATTTGGTAACGCCTCCTCGAGTGTCTCGCGGACACGACAGACTGTGGTGTAACCGACCAAAGATTATCGTTTCGCTCGAACGGTTCAACGGTTCAACCGATGTTTCAGGATTAATGCGATAGATGGAGTACCGCTTTGCGTATACGGTGCACAGCTTCTAATCTCGTCGCCGGCGCACTCTGTCGCAACTCCCCCCAGTTGTTCGCGCAAACACACCCAAGGTTAATTGATCGACCAATCGAGCGAGTGATCTAATATGGTAATTCTTGATAACGTTTGGCCGCGCGACCGAGAGCACGAAGAAGACCGACACGTGGCCAAGTGGGCACGTGGAGCAAAACAGTACCGCAATGTTATCGCGTAAACGAAATCGCGAATCAAGGTCACGATTGCGACAAGACGGTCGAGACAGGCTCGTTCACCAGCTGAACGTGAGGAACCGCCGTCGCATCTTGGACAATCTTGGACATATCTCGACACGTCTCAACACACTTCAACACGTTTCGACCATATCTCCACCATATCTCGACCATATCTCGACCATATCTCGACCATATCTCGACAATACCTCGATCATATTTATCTCATCTACATTTCGACCATATTTCGACCACATCTCGACCTATCTGACGATATCTCAATTATATATCGACCAAATCTCGACCAAATCTCGACCAAATCTCGACCGGATCTCGACCGGATCTCGACCGGATCTCGACCATTTTCGACCGTGTTCGGATGGTCGCGTTTCGATCGTTTCGGTTGGATCTCGATCGCCCGGATCGTGTCTCGCTCGCCGAGATTTCTCGACCGTTTCTCGTGCATCACGGACACCTCGATCGAGATCGAGCGTCAAGCGTCTCATTGGCGTCTCATTGTCGTTCTCCTTTGCGGCTCGTACGATCGATCGGTTGGTCGGTCGATCGTTCTGCTCCGTCGACATTGTCGCACGCCGTACGCACGTTGCGCGAACTATCGCACTGACCACGAGTAGATCGCGTCACCGAGCCGGTCTCAACCGAGAGCTTTCGCGCGAGCTCGCTCTACTTGTTCGTCCGGCTCGATTTATCGCCCAGTTTTCGGTGTAATCGACACAACTTTTGCTTCAAACTGAGGCTAAGAGTGGAAAAGTACTGAGAAAAACGGCTTTTGGTGAACGTCTGAGTTATAATCGGTCATTTTTTTCCGGTTTTTCGTCTCGAGGTCGCGGAAAAGCGGTGCACGAAAACGATACTAGACGAAAACGAGTCCCTCTCGAGACGAAAATTCATCCCATTTTGTCAGATGGACCAAGATATCAAATCTATAAAGACGGAAACGAGTCAAAAAACGAAAAACATGAAGAGGGTAATAAGGTTGAAAACTCGATCGAGCTCGATCGGTAAGCAGATTGAGAGTGTTTGATTCGAGTTCGGTCGGAGCCGATGCAAGGCGGCTCAAGCGGTCGGAACTTTTGTCGAACTTGAACGGTATTGGAGAAAGGAACGGGGTGAAGAGATGCGAGAGATGCGAGATGGACGACGTAGGACGACATAGTGAGTAAGATGAGACGACAGCTGGGTAAGATGAGACGGAAATGTAAGAGTGGGTCGGGGTGGAACGGGGGAGAGGCAAACGGTGGGAATCCAGGCGAGACATACGTGACTGGCCCGACTAACGACACGTGAGCTCGTTAGTGCGTCGTGTTCTAATTTGTTGACCGTCAACGATGGCGGCGACGATGGCGCAATTACGGCGACAGAAATACGCCGAGCCTAAAAAGGTCAAATGTGGTCGATATACAACACGTGATCGCTAGTGATCGCTAGGCGTAATTAATCGTTAGTCGTTTACGTAAAAATAGAATCGCACTAGCATCATACGACCGGCGCGACAAGTGGAAAAGGTGGAAGGAGAATGGGAGGTGTACGAGGAAACTGGTGAGTAAGGACGCGAGTAGGCGCACGAGAGAGAGACAAAGGAAACCAAAATAAACCAAAGTAAACCAAAAAAAATCAAACGAAACCAAACAAAATTAAAAAAAAAACAAAAAAAAACAAAAAAACAAAAGAAATCAAAGGAAACCAAATAAACGAGCAAAGAAGAAATCAAAGGAATTCAAAGGAAACCAAAGAAACGAGCAAGGAAGAAATCAAAGGAACTCAAAGAAACGAGCAAAAGGTCGAAACCGACAGTAGATGGATCGCGGCGACGAAATTGGAGGTAGATCAAAGAGGACTGTCGAGTTGTAACGAGGGACAAACTACCAACAGAATCGACAACAGGACGAACAAAAAGTGACAAGGGGGGGGGAGGCTAAAACCAGAACAAAAAACGRRACGAAAACGAAGGAACCGGAGGAAAGGAGCGGAAATGGTTGACAACTAAAAAGACTATTATTGGTTCGTTGGTTCGCTCGAATCGTTTATTTCAAAGAACAACAGATCGTCTCAACAACCAAAAATGACAGAGACAAATGAGACGGTAAAAACAGAACGGACGACGGATCAAGCCGAGACGGTCGGCCGGGTAACAGCGAAGACGAGCGACACTAATGTACGATTTGTGTCAACAGGCTCGCATCACAGGCTCGCATCAACAGGCTCGCATCAACAGGCTCGTTTCAACAAGCTCGTTTCAACAAGCTCGTTTCAACAAGCTCGTTTCAACCGAGTCGAAAATGTTGCTTCTTGTGTTTTCGTCGTTGAACCAGATACACGGGTTGCACGGGTGGGTAACAATGTTGGGCAACAAAATTGGTCGGTCGACCGACAATGGTGATTTTTGGTGATCCGGTACGACGACACGACGACACGCCTCGTCACGTTAGATGTATTCAACGAGCGGTCCTCGAAACACGTCCGACCGTGGTAGACGTTTCGTGTCCTGATAAAAAGAAGAGAAGAACTGACGGTAGAGCTCACGCGTCCAACTACTCGAAGACGAGTTCATGCTGCGGAAGAACACGGACGACTTTTTTCGAAAGTTATCGTGCAAGTGGCTCTCGCGCAAACCGATCTCCAATCCCAAATTGTCCAGCTGGAAAGCTGCAAGAAAATCAGAAACGACCATCAGCAAAGATCTATATGAGGGGATTATATGAGGGGATTCGATCCATTGTTTCGTTATTTGACTCACCAGAATGGCCGCGCAACATTTCGTCTTCGTCATCAGAGTCCGAGTTGTCGCAATAATGGCCGGTCGCTGTTTGCACGTCCTCGGTGAAGAGCGGATGGTTTTCGATCGACAGTGTTGGACCCATACGTGCGTCTCGTGCAACAATGTGGCGATCCTCCTCCTCGGTTTGTGGCGTGTTCACCACATCCTCTGCCTCAACGCAAGGTTCTTCCTCCTCGACGGATTCGATCTCCACGTGGGTCGTTTCGTCTTCCTCCGCGACGGCGGGCGCCGAGTAATCCACGTCGGTCGTCACCGCATCGAACAACTGCGCAAACAGTTCATCGTTTTCGAGCTCGGCGAAGAACAGCGAGTCCTGCCACCACGTTCCACCCAAACTGGTCGCGTTTGTCGCCTCGTTTGGGACGAGCGTGAGCACCGCGTAGAAAATACTCTTTCCGGTGGCCGCCGCGATCAGCATATCGCGATGTTCTGCTCGCTCAACCGGCACGTTCGTGAACACGATGCGCTGTACAATGTTACCACCAACGACCGAGTTGTAAAGAGCGTTCACCTCGGTAAAGTAACCGTAGGCACGTTCGATGGAGCGACCGTTGTGCTCGTAGCACCGACATAAACTCTGCCATACGCGCGAGAACCGGTGGGCCGGCGGACCAGCATCCGAACCGGTCGTTCGCGGTGTTGTCCCGACAGACGGACCGTTCGTCATTGACGCGAGACAGACGGACGGATCGACGCAAATACGTGTGCACGAACCGGCAAACCGTGAGCCAAACCAAACGAACGAAACCGAATGTAATGGTACACGACTGGTTCGATTGACTCGATCGACAATGTGTGCGAGTTGGCGATAGTACGAGATATAGATTTCGGCGGAACAAACTACGACTCGGTGGAACGCGTATGAGAGCGGCGACACACTCGCGGCTCGACAAATATCGGCCAGTGCCCGAACGAACGGACGAACAAGCCCCGATCGCCACCGATCATAGCCGATCGCAATCCGATCGCTGTCCGGTAACCGCCCGATCGCCGTTCGATAGTCGCCCAATCGTCGTTCGATCGCCGTCCGGTAGCGCCCAATCGTCGTTCGATAGCGCCCGATCGTTGTATAGCGCCCGATCGTCGTCCGATAGCGCCCGATTGCCGTCCGACCGCTACCCGATAGAAACCGAATCGTTTTTCGAATCGCGTTCGCTCGTGGCACGTCGAGCGTTTTTACGCGCGATGGTGCGTGTTGGTACTCGTTCACGCTTCTTACGCGTCTTGGTACTTCCGGAAGAGGGTTAACATTTTCTAACATTTTCCGGTGGAAGTTGCGTGTCGCGGGCAAAGACGACACGTCGCTAACAAAGACGACGCGTCGTTAGCAAAGACGACGCGTCGCTATCTCGCAACCATGTAAGGACGGCAACGGCACGTAGTGTCGACCGGACGCAGTGAGAATATCGACCGTATTGTCGACTTGTCGACCGCGCTATCGACGGTATTATGATCTGGTTGTTGCTCGTAACATACGTGTGTTTCGTGATCGCTTTTGCCTACTTGTTCGTGACCAACGTGCTGCCTTTCTTGCGCAAGCACTTGGAAAAGACTAGCAAAACCACTCTCCAGTACCCGCAATGGGTTTACGTGGACTTGAACGCGACGAGCGACCAGCGCAGAAAGACTCGCCTCGCGCAGGAGGTTGCGACATATGCAACCGGACGGTACGATTCGACATGCACGTCTCAGAACCTGTGGCACGTATTCCTGCATTCAGGTGCGGGGCGTCCGGTGGGCGTGCGCTATGACCGGAACACGTTTGTGGTGAACAGGACCGAGTATCTCGACCCGACCGCGGTGCGGAACGCGACGTTGCGCGCGCGTGCTCGGTGCGTCGACAACGCGTTCGACTCGCAGTTCGCGTCGACCGCGGAAAAGGCGACTGCGGCCGTCGCGCTGAGCAACGTGGTGGGTGACCGATTGGCCGGTCTCGCTCGTCGCTTCTCGTACAAGACTGTGTGGCGCACCGCCGGCGACGTAGCCTCGCCGTACCTCGTCATAGTCTTTTTCGACGAGATAGCGAACAAGCAGACCGAGTTTGAGTTTCGCGACTTGTGGGCCACAGCTGGGTTGGCGGGCGACCTGAAAGCGCGCGACAATTCGTTACCTCCTGTGTGGACGATGATGCGATCCGCGAATTCGGTCACACAATATGACATCAATGCAAACCCCGGACGAGACGCACCGTTGGACGATACGCTCGCGGGATCCGGTTTGAAAACCGAGTCGCCGTGTTACGACAGCGCGACGGGCCGAGTTCGACCAGGTCTGTTCGCCGTCGCCAACGTGAAACAACTCGAACGTCTCTATCTGCGCGGCGTCGGTTCTTACGATGCGACAACGGTGGCCGGAAAGATCGACCGTTGCTACTACGAATGTCGATACGACGTGAACGTTGACGACACGGTGGCAGAAGAGACGACCCGTGACCTCCCGATACGTCTTTATCTGCGAGTCTGTCCGTCGGATAAGCCCGTCTTTGACCCCAACTTGCGCGTCTGTCGCAAGAAGACCTAGACGAGATAACGATCGCACGCGAGCTGATCAAGCTCGATTCGCTGGATTCGCACTTTGAACGTACTCCGCACACGTCGCGCGTCGCTATGTTATGGCTGGGGTAGCAGAACATAAGCACGCATCCGAGCCACTGGACCACAAACGATCGCGATCTTCGTCCCAGTTCGAAGCTGCGAGACATCAGAATACTGACAACTGATCAACCACACAATCGGGCAACTGACCAACTGACCAACTGAACAACTGCCAACTGACCAACTGAACAACTGGCCAACTGACCAACTGACCAACTGACCAACTGGCCAACTGAGAGCGACCGATTGACTGACCGATAGACCGGTAGTCAACTGACATCATCGTTCATACTTACGATCAACACACCGTTCATCGATCGGCCGACTCGTCCGATCCACGGTATCCACGGTGAACGACGACAGACGTCCGGCTATCGCCGACCGACTCCGGCTACCAACGATCAACGACCGACAGTCGAGTTTCCGAAATTTCGTGCAACCAAACGTCGCCACAACTACGGCGTGCCTCCTCAAACCTCTGAGTATTTTCGGTTCGTTTGAGCGAAACCTCGTGTGCAGTGTACGCGGTCTCCGCAGACTACCGGGCAATCGGAGGAAACGGGTACCGCCGTACGTTCTCGTCGAACCTTGAGTCGAGTCGCTCAACGCTCTCGACGCTCCATTCGTCGTCCCGTTCGCCGTCTCGTTTGTACGTGCACGGACGGCGCCCTCCGCGCCACCAAATCGAGAAACGCTGGACACTCGCGGCAAAAGGAGGCGTCGGGAGGAGCTGCTGAAGCGGCTCGAAAAGCTGTCAAAGTTGGGACGTCAGTTGGGACGTCGTGTGTCTAATCGGAACGACGGTACCAGTGGTCGCAATTCTTACGCGTTACGCAGCGCAACAACGTCCGACCGTGATCCGAACGACGGACTCGGACGAGAGTCGACGCACGAGGTTCTGCGTACGTTACCGCACAAATTCTCGAACAGCGGGCTCACTGATACCGCAGTCACCGCGGAACACGACCGACCTCCAACACCATCAATACCGCGAAAAACTCCGTATCGAACTAGAAGCAAAACTGCGGCCGCTCGCGCCTCGCTCTACAAAGCCCCGCGCAAGACTTCACACAAAACGGCTTACAAACACTTTTACAAATTTGCACCCAGAACAACGGTCGAACGTCGATACACAAATCCGTACAACTCGACGACCCACGACGCGACATACCATCACACTCCATACAATACAGTGTACAACACTGCATTCAACCTTACATGCAACACCGGGTACAACGCGACACACAAAGCTGTGTACAACACGACGGACATTGCGGACAATCTTGCATGCAACACAACGTACAATACTGCATACGGTACAGCGAACAACAACTCGACGTACGATACGCACGACATACGAAACGACTCGAAATTCGATACGAGGGTCGACCCGAAAAGTGGTATACGCAAGTATTCGCGACGCGGTCGTCCGAAGAGAGAAGGTGGTGACAGTGAACGCATCGAAGAACGAGACAAGATAATAATCGAGCGCGAAGAAGCTGAATGGGCTGAATGGAACGGAAGCACACTATTAAACTCGAGCGGACCAACTGTCGTCGACGAGTCGAACAAACAAAACAAGACCAAGGACGACTACGAGGAAAATTGCGAGGCGAATGGGACGAGCGAGAATACCGATGAGAAGAACGTTTACACCGAAATCGAAACGGTAGCGGAAAGTGTGCAAAAATACCAGCAAACTGAACAGCTGCAAACGGAACAACACGTTCGAGAGACTAGCGGAGAAGTGAGACCAGCGTCACCGGAGATATTGGAGACGGAACCTCTCGTGGGAGAACCAGCACCACATTCGGAACAACCAACTAATCCGCGAGTGGAGTCACTGACGAACGGCTATACCGAGCGACAAGTTGAAATAAACGAAGTTGAATTACACGAAGTTGAACTACACGAAGTCGAACTACACGAAGTTAATCTAAACGAAGGTGAACGAAACGAAGTTGAAATAAACGACCAAAATGACAACCAAAATGACAATCAAGGCCTTCAAGCCGATCAACTAGTCGACAAAGCCGATCAACTAGTCGACAAAGTCGATCAGCAAGTATATCGAATCGACCAACTTGTCGAACAACGAGTTCACAAAACGTCGAAACCGTCGGAACGTTCCTCGGAAGTTTCGGAACCGTCGAAACCTTCTTCGGAACCGTCGAAACCGTCGGAACGTTCCTCGGAATTTTTGGAACCGTCGAAACCTTCTTCGGAACCGTCGAAACCGTCGGAACGTTCCTCGGAAGTTTCGGAACCGTCGAAACCTTCTTCGGAACCGTCGAAACCGTCGGAGCTTTCTTCGGAACCGTCGAGACCTTTGGAACCGTCGAACGAGCCACCAGCGGAATCGCTGTCGCCGCGAGCACGGTACCTTCTGCGGAACCGGTGCACACCGACTCTTGGTGTTGGCGTGCCGGAGCAACGACGCTCGCTTCGACTGCAAGAACACCGAGCTCGTCGAGAGGCGCACCGGGAGTACGAGCGTCAAGTGCTACGGACGGAAACGCGCGCGAACAAATCAACCAACAAGTCGGCGAACAAATCAGCGAACAAACCGGCAAACAAACCGGCAAACAAACCGGCAAACAAACTAGTAAACAAACCGGAGAATAAACAGACGAACAAATCGGCAAACAAATCAACGAACCGACCAGAAAACAACATCATTAGACCGCAAAGTGAACCGACGACGAACAAACTAAAGAACGACGGATCGGAGAACGAGTCGTGCTGTACACCGGTGGGGGAGGAACCAGTGATTGAACCGAGTCGCGACAAGTCGGTGGCGGTAGTTTCATCGATACCGCCGCAATCGGTGCGAGACATCCAGTCGTCGCCGCGGCGCGTCGAGACTCCCGAAACTTGGACACAAATTTCGTCGGCGTCGTCGTTCTCGCTACCGCTCGGAAGTGATCCGAGCGTCCTCGCCGCCTCGCCAGACACCGAACTCGCGCCAGAAGAGAGATTTAGAGGGAGAGAAGGGAGAGAACGACTCTCGCGCGAGAGACTAGACTCTCGACTCCGAACCGAGCTTTTCGACGACGCGTTCGACAACGACGCGTTCGACGACTCATTCGAGGAACCTCTGTACGAGCCCGTAGACGCGTCCGTGTACGCCTCCGTCGACGAACATGCGACCAAACCCAACGACGCGTTAGGGTGCAACGAGGCGGTGATCACGAGGGTCACGAGCAACGAAAACCAAAAAAACGTCGTCAAACCGGCTTTGATCGAACCTGTAGAACAACTTGGACCGCTGGACGAGGTCCTCGAAAAGGAGTTTGCTGAACCCTTTGAACCCCTTGACGCGACCTTCGACTCACCAACTGTTAACCGGGGGCGCGACGCATTCGACGAAAGCGACGAGGATATCGATCTCATACTCACCGAGAACGATTTGGTCGACTTTAACCGACCGTTCGAATTCGAATGCACAGATTCACATTCGAGCAGACGACCGGACGGCGATCACCGCGGACCGCGTGGTGCTGAAAACGACCACCACTTGTTCGGAGACTCGACGAACGACTGCGAGTGGCCCGATTGGTCGGGTCGGTCCGTTCTCGCTCGACTGGAACGACCGCGGCGAGAGGACGACGCGCGTGTCGCGAGAAGACGCCCGCAACAACGACCGCAACAACGACCGCAACAACGACCGCAACAATACCCACCACAATTGCGACAACCGCCACGGTCGGCACAACAGACGCAGCAACAACTACAAAGTGGGGAGGAAAAGAGGCGGCGGGACCCACGAAACGAGGTTTTAACGTTCGGGGCCGGGGGACGAGTGGACGCCGGCCGCGGCGACAACGAGGACAGCGGCGAGGACTGCCGCGCGAGCAAAGTGGGTGCAGATCGAGCTGACGACGGTACTGTTAAAATCTCCGTGAGGGGGAGAGAGAGCTACAGTGGAAAGAGCGTCGCAGCCAGTGTGGGAACAAGAGGACTCGATTGGGACCCGGGATACCAAGGATCGACGATCCGATCGAAACAACAACCGCAGAACCAGCAGCTTCGACGATCCGACCGGGTGCAACGTCGTCTGTACGAGAAGCAACAGTATCTGTCTCGCGCGCAGGAGCGACATCAACCGCGACAACAACAATCTCAACCGCCGCCGTCGTCGCTTCCTCCTCCGTCAAGACGCGCGCCCGTCTCGAGGTCACGACAGCCGAACGATCGTGGGAGTGACGCGAAAACGAACGCGAAAACGAACAAGACTAACAAAGCAAACAACGCAAACGACGCAAACGATATGAGTATTGGCCGCGGTGACCAAGTAGATCGAAAGTTGGTCGACGCGATCCTCGGTCTCGGATTTGTGGAGAAACACTCGCTGGATCGCCTGTTGCCACTTTTCAACGTCGCCACCAACATTTCGACGAAGATCGGCTACGACAAGTTTTGCTTTCTGCTGCTGTTGCGACGCGTACGAATACCCGCGTCCGACACACTCGACGTTGCCGGTGCGTCGATCGAACTGGGAACCGCGCGGCAACACTCGACGACCCGTAACGCGCTCCGGCTGTTCGCCGTACGCGTTTTTCGCGACGAGGATGCGCAGAAGGTGCGCGACATGTGCGAGCCCGTACGCGATGCTGTTTTGCGGCGCGTGTTTGGAGGTGCGTTTGGATCGTACGCCGACCGCATCAACTACAACGACTCCCCGGACGACGTGCTCCGTTCCGAACTTGATGGTGACTCGCTGCCCGATTTTCTCGCAAAGATGGCTCGCAGGACGGTGCGCGCGGACGGGGAAAATGAGGAAGAGACTCTCCTTCGGCCCTTGTTGCACTTTCCGAACGTGTACGTCTATATCATCGATCCGCTCGGTCGATTCGAACGTAGTTTGACCGAGACCGAACGGAACCCGCAATCCAAGCAAGTTGTCCTGCGCGACCTGTTCGCCGCGCGCGACAAATACGAGTCGACGTTGCGAGCACGCTACACCCCCGAGTTCGTCGAGCGTGAGGAGAAAGTGCTCGAGTTTCTGTTTCTGAAATCGCTACCCAACGCGAAGAGGGAGCAAGCGCAGAAACCGCCGGTCGACTTGGAAAACGACGATGACCAATTGGATCGGTCGCACAAAGTGTCTCGCGAGGATATTGGGACGCTGGTCAACAACTCGCTGACCTACTGGCAGGACCGACTGAACAAGCAGTCATCATCGACCGAAGACAAAGCGATCAATGCAAATACGACGACAGCGCAGGTATTATCGACCGACTTGTCAATACTGTCCGGTTTGTCCAGCTTTGCCCAAGTGGAGCAGTCGGAACGTTTGGAACGCTTGAAACGCACGGAACACGCGAATCACTTGACCCACCGGAAAAATTCCGACCGAACGCAGTCGAGCAAAGCCGAGTTTGCGACAAGCGCCAAGTCCTCCACACCTGAGCACCAAGAGTTTTGCGACTACGCAAGACAGATGCGAGCGAATGGTCGGTTGAACTTTCTGTTTCTTCAAAACGAGTCGCACCACTCGAGGAATTTTCTCGAGGTGGCGTACGGTGGAGGTCAGTCGGGCGAGACGTCTAGCACGACATCGAGCGTCGCCCGACGAACGGCGAACGCAGAATATTTGGACGCGTGGAAACAGTGCTTGCGACACGTCGATTCGCGTCTCTTTGACGACGCGCGGCTGGACGACGAGTACCCGATCGTTGACGACGCGACTCGGGCAGCCAGCTTTACCGCTATGGCCGCGAGCTGCTTCCAATCGGTCGCTCTGCAAGTGTTTCTCATGCGCAACAAGTTGAACGACATCGGTCGGTTCATCGCGATTAACGAGGACCAGCGCGCGTACCGTCGCGAGTTGGACGTCGCCAAGAATTTTGCCTCCTTCATCGACTACTCGGTGTTCTTCAGCGCCACGAGCCTACGCGAAAAGTGCCCACAACTCTTCGAGGAAAAGATATTCCTCCCGCTCGAATGGCTCCACAACGACCTGGTCACCGATGCGCTCAACTTGTGGTCGCACTCGCGTCTCGATTTCCACTTTTGTCCACGCGAGCCGTTCGAACGATTGCGCTACATCACGCTGCACGGATCGGACCAAAACGAGATGATGCGCAGATGGTCCGAATACGTCGACAGTACTTTCCGGGACGGACGTTTGCAATCACAGGATCGCTGCTCGGCTGCCGCATCTAAATCGCGTTACGTCACACCGGGCGATTTTGCTCGGTTTCTCAGGACTAACAAGCAAGGAGGTGGCGCGACGGCAGCTGGTTCGGATAGCGCGAGCGACACGTCGTCCGTCAGCGGAGAGAGTGGGTCGGCTCTTGTGCCCGGCGCACCCACGCCCGCCGCATCGCCGTTCTTCGACATCTTTGTGAGAAAGCGCCCCCGCGAACTGGACTACGAGGCTTCGCTCTTCCGCGACGACTCGAAACGAGTGAAGGCTGTGCCGACCGTGTGGGTTGTGGCGCTCGGCGGCCAACTATACCACGACGATACAGTCAAGGACAACCATCTGATCAACTTGTACTGCTGCACCAAGTTTCCTCGCAACGCGAACGGCTTCTCGCTGTGGCGGCCACAACTCGCCGAGACTGTTGCGGCGGTGACAGCGGCCGCCGTCGAGAACACCCGCATCACCAAGGGTAGCCTCAAGTACGTGGAAGCGCTTCTCTCGATGTGGCGCAAAGACGATCTGGCCACCGCATTCGCCTCCGACTGCGAGAAAGCGGTAACCACCGCTGCGGCGACGACCTTCACCAACTCGGCGGCGACGACAAATGCCGCCGACTCTTCCGTCGCTTCCGTCGGTACGACTAGAACGGCGTCCGCCACGACCGGTACGACCGCCGAGATGATCAAACGGATCGCCAAGAGCGCGAAGGAGAACACAAATGCTGCAGAAACCAGGGAGAAGATGGACGTGGATACAACCGCGGAAACGGATCCAACTCGTGACGCTCGTGGTGGCGTACAACCGTATCCCAACTTTAGCGAGCGCACGTTCACCAACGATCCCTACGACCCGTACTCCGCTTTCCTGCTGGACTACTCGAACGACGGTCCGCCGAGTCACTCGATCGAACAACTGCTGTTTCTCCAAGTCTTTCTGCGCTGCGGGGACGCCGATTTCTCCATCCTAGTGAACGGCAACCCAGGCTCGGGCAAGACCACCGTAATGAACTTTCTCAACGACCTGATGGACAACCAAACGCTCAATCTGCTACCGACCAACGTGCTTCGCGAACGCACAAAGATGCGATTCGAACGACTCAGTGCGTCCCAGGCAACTCGAACGTCTTCGACTCGTACGACTCTGACCGGCACGGTTAGCGTGAACAACACGGTTAGCGTGAACAACACGGTTGGCGCGAACGGTACGGGTGGCACAAACGGTACGGGTTGCACGAACGTTAACGCGAGCAACGAGAGTGGAGTTTCGGCGGCCAGTCGTGCGCTCGCAGCGATACGTCCGATCGGCGGGTTCGGCGGGTCGGTTGGCGCTGACCCAGTGAACTCGAACCGTAACGGCGGTCGCGACGGCAAGAGCGACGACGGCAAGAATCGCAATCATCGTAACGGCCGGAGGGACGACAACAGCAACAACAACAGCAACAACGCGGACCAGTTGGTTGCGCGAACCGCCAACGTCGTATCCACGATGCGTCCACGAAAGCAGACGCCCCTAGTGCTGACGCTGAGTTCGTTCATAAAGCGTAATCTTCAGTACAAGATGGCCCCCGATATGTACAGCCGCATCATCGAACGTTACCTCGCCGAACAACTCGAACGGATGCTCGTGACGGTGCGCCCCATGTCGATGAGCGAGTCGCTCAACCTTCTGGGTTCACCCGTGAAGGAACTGTTGTACCCACCGGTCGTCCAGATCGACGAGTACAACTTGTGCAACTTTGCCGAGATGGAGTTGGTGTCGCAGATTTGCCGCACCCTGCACTGCGTTCGCGTGTGTTACGGAGACTTTGCGCAAGGAGCGCCTATCCGTGGGACCGGCGACAACGCGGAGCTGATCGCACTGCGCGCCTCGCTCATGATCCAATTTATGGACAACAAACGCCTGCTCGCCACCACCGAGGTCGAGGACGAACGACGAGTGGTGCGCTTGTCCGAGCTGCTGTCCGACCCCGTGTGGAACTGGCGTGGCAACAACTGCGAAGACGGGATAACACAGTATGTGCGCAAACTGATCGACCGTTGCATCTGCTCGCCGTTGCGCGCTCGCATTGAGCGGGACGAGACCGCTCCGGCAGCCAAGTTGCGAGCCACGATCGGCGACGAGTGTCTGAGCGAACGCACCATCCGCCTCGACGAGGCCGGGATCGACCGGTGGTTCCGCGCGACCACCGACCTGATGAACTGGTACGACGAACGTCCCTGTCGTCGCTATGTCAACTCGTCGGAGACGCTGGTCGAGTTGGCCGCCCGTGTCGAGGCACTGCCTCTCCCTTGCGTCATCTCGCGCAGGAACTTTGAGTCCGACCGAGTGAATCGGCTGGTCTCGACTGCGATCCGCGAGTACGTGGACCGCGCGTGCAGCGACATGGCTGTGCGTGCGACCCACAATCAGCCGCGGTCTGCGTTTCTACCGACCAGCTTCTACCTCGAGATGCGCCGATCATGCATCTCGCTCGAGTCCTGCGCCGAGAGCAACTCTAGCTTCATCCGACCGGCGGCCGAGAACGAGGAGGCGACCGCGGACCTACATCCGAGCCAACTTGGACAGCCGCACGGACTGACCAAATGCGACTCTCTCATCAACGACGACCCTTGGTGTTCGGGGCTGACACTCGTTATCGGCGCTGTCTACCGGTTTATCGGCAAGTGGCCAGAAGTGTTGTCCACCGACTCGCTCTTGCGACTGATTGCGTTTCTGCCGAACGAGTGCGACGAACAGACGGGCCGAGTGCGACGCGGCGGAGCGACGGGCAGCAGCGCGAAGAAGAAATCGCCGCGTCAGTACGCGTGCGACGGGTCCTCGGACTGTGATGCCGATTGCAAAACACTGCAAGAACAACAGCGCTTGATGCAAAAGATGACCGGCTCGCGCGGATCGACCACGCGTATTGCCACGCTAGGTTGCGGGGCCACCTCGAACAAGCGATCGCGGTTTCGTGCCCCGTTTCTACTGATGCGCCGAGTGAACACACGAGACGACGACGATCGAAACCGGCCCGTGGTCCCGTCCGACTTTGTGCTGATCGGCCGAAGCAGCTTCAAACTGACTCGCTGCAACAGTCTCTGGACGCCCAACATGTACACGCTGAACTGCGCTCGTTCCGGGATGACGCTTTTCGGCTATCCACTTGTGCTCAACTGTGGCATTTCCAGCTGGCGCGTGCAGGGCGAAACGATTCCCCGGTCCGACGTGTACGTCGATCTGCGAAACATGAGTCGCCAACAGGCACTCGTCTCGCTGTCGCGCGTGCGCCATCACACACAGATGCGCGGTCTGATCAACTTGCGCTTCTACGGCGGTGGAGACGAGCGTGGCTTCGACATCGCCAGCGCCGAGGAACGAGACTAACGAACGAACCGGCAACCGGCGACCGACGACAGGCAATGTGGCGCGGGAACAATGAGGTTGATCGATCGTTAGATCATTTCGATCGTTTCGGTCCGGTTTGTCCGGTTTGTCTGGTGGTACGGTTAATACGAGGTAGTATAAACGTACGAGGTAATATAGAGTATCGCATAAACTATCCACCTACCCACTCGTGTATCAACTAACCGGGCGATCAGCACTACCGGAAACAAACACAGAATCTCGACGACTCGTACCAACGATACGACTCGTATTACTCTTACGATCGGATTGTACGATTCGGATTGCATGTATGGTGTTGGTTTGTTTGGTTGACTTGTGTGTGGTGGCCTTTTACGACTTTGTTACGACTTGGCTGCGAGCCAGTCGATGTCAGTTGAGAAAAATAAACCGTTGAAACAAAACTGAAACTATCGACTCGATTTATTTTTCCTTCCTCTGGGTAGGTGACGTATTGGTGATGGTGGTGGTGGTGCGAGAAGCTGCAAAGCTGGCGCAAAGAAACCGTTTGCACGACTAGACTCGCATGACTTTGGTGCTCGCGAAGAACAAACAATAACGACGGATTGCACGACTGATTGCACGACTGATCGCATGACTGATCGCACGACGGATCGCACGACGACGCCCACGGTGGATCACACGGCGGATCGTACGGCCGATCCGACGACGGATCAAACGACCGATCAAACGACGGAGCAAACTTGGCGTATTGAATGCCGCCGATTGGACCACGCCGAACATCCAAGGCCCGAGGCGTAACGGCGTACCGTGTCCGCATGACCCTCTTCTCGCTGTTTACCCAATTCGGTTTCGACACACATCCGGTCGTTGTTTACGCGGTCTTGTGATTTATGGGATCCGCTTTCGAGACGCAGAGCGAGCGCTGAGCCTGTCGAGAGGTGGTGGTACGCGTCGCAAGCGCGAACGTGAGCGCGAGCGCACACGCGAAAGCGAACGCTACCACCAATACACCCATCGTACAACCACCAACACAACAAACGTCCGTGTACGTTCATGTCATCATCTCATGTCATCATCTCCCTACTCTTCCTCAGTTCCTACCAAATTACAATTTCTCTCGCACGTACACTCGCACGTACACTCGCACGTACACTCGCACGTACACTCGCACGTACGTGAATACATGTTGAGACAAGTTGCGCGTGCGCGGTCTCCGTGTTAGCGCGACCGTTCGGCTCGTTGGTCGACGTCGCGAGTGGTCGGAGAGGGATCGGCGAGCCGATTGTCGACTCACCGTTGCCGCTCGCGCACACGTGAATACCGAAAAAACAGGAACCGGAATCGAAACCAGTGCCCGAGGTCAATTCGACCGAGAAGGTAGAACGCAATTGGACCGACTCATTTCGATTCGTCGCGGCGATCGCGTAACTCGGTGCAACTCCCCGTGACTACGATTTGCACGGCTATTCGAGACAATCGTCGTCGCACTCACGGAAATTCTAGACAATTCAAACAATTCAAAAAAAAATTGTGTTGATTTACGATACCGTGTAATTGCCGTCAATAAACGTGTTTCTTGTTCTCGCTCGTTCCAACCGTGACGATACATACACGATACATACACCTCTTCCGTTGTTTTATCATGTTTCGTTACATCGTTTACCGGAGTCGCAATTATGGCATCTATTACAACAGACTTGCCGTCGACACAACGTCTACATACCGGATCTCCTCCAATTCTATTGTCCAAACTATTACCGAGTTATTGTCTAACCTATTACACCGACTATTGTGCGAGTTATTACCGGAGCTATTGTCTGAATTGTATACCAACTATTACCCACATGAAATGTTATTGGAGTTATTGCCGCTATTACCGGAACTATTGTCGGAGCTATTACTGGAGCTGCAACTCAACCCACTGCCGACAAAACCGCTTATCCGACGAACCATCTAAAAGCGGAGAATCCGAGTCGAAGCGCGAGCACAAAACCGAGAGTGGATACAAAGCACGGAGTACAAAGCGGTGCAGCGCATAAAACGGAGAACGCAAAGTCGAGAGAACAAAACCGACAACACAAAAACGAGAGGAGACGCACGCAACGCTGGAATGAGAGGAAACGAAGCACGAAACGGGAGGAACACAAAACACGATGCCGCAATCAGAGCCGAGAGAACAGAGAGGATGGAGAGGAGAGACCAGAGAATAATGAGACCGTAATGAGACCGAGTAACCCGAGATGATACGCACGAGAATAGACCGAGAGGACGGCGCGAACACAATACGAGGGCACAAAACCGAGCGTGAAATAACGAGTAACGCTGAATGCCAAACAATACGATCCGGTTGAAAAAAGCTGGCCGAGATTTGTAGAGACTACAGCGATTTACAAAGATTAGCAAACATTAGCGAATATTAGCACGATTGACTGGAATTAGCAGTGATTTGCACAGATTTGTAAAAATTTGCAAAGATTTGCGGAGATTTGTCGAGTTGCGGAAATGCGTCGAATGAAGGTTAAAAATTACAATTTGCCGATCTGGTTGCATCAGTGTCGGTCTTGTACACCGTACCATCGTGTCGTCAGTCACGTCGACCACGATTACCAAGAATCGAAGACGAGGTAACCAATGTGTAATCGAAGCGTAATTACGTCAATCGTTGATCAGAATCGACACTCTCACCACGGACCGGGTGGACCGAATTCGTAGTAATCGTTATTGGTAATTCCGACGATAAGTCGAATAATGAGTCGCGCATTTATTATTTTTTTGTTATTTTTCCGACAATTAATTGCATGATGATTGCACGATTTGCACGAGGATCGTAACTGTGATCGCTACTGTGATCGCTACGGTAATCCCCGCGATAACGTATCTCTTGTTATCGCTCGTTCGAGCGAGCTCGCTTCGAATCGCCGAATCACTGTTACGCAAAGCTCGTTGCGCGATCACGCGCGTCTCAACTTTTTACCGCGTGATGCGCACAGAGCGCAAGATGCGCGAAAACGCACGCATTCGATCGATCCAAATGACCTACCTTACCGCGACTAAATGATCTTTAGTCTGAGTTAGTCAATCGTAGTCAATAATCGAGTCGACCAAAAACGCGGATAGCGACTCTGACCTTCGGTATACCCAAGTAAGCCATAAAATCGATACAAAGTGTTGTCCATAGAACGCTTAAACAACAACGAACGACGAAATGGCGAGAAGATACGCAAAGAAGCAGATGGAGAGAAGCAGCGACGGAGAACACGCACGCTCTGTGTTAGTAGCGCAAGCGGCTAAGATGGTGAGATTGAGCAAAGGTGAGAAGGTGACCATCTATCGACGATGGCGACCACGGAACGATGGTTGCGTCAACACACGTGCACCACGAGTCAAAAAGTCACGCGCAAACACGCGCAAAAAACTCTACCGAGTTCACAGAGATCGCATTTTTGCATTTAAGCGCATTAGTCGCCTCAGTGGACGAACAACATTAATCGACTTTTATCGCCTTTGACGACCCATTCGACCTAGATAACCGGCCGTAAATTACGATTATCGCCTCGCATGGCTCCGCACAGTCGCGTCGCTCGAGGCGGGTCGAGATCGGGGCCAACGTTGAGATCGCGATAACCGCATAACCGTGCCGCCCGCCCCGCGCGACCGCTCTCACCACCCGCACGCTCGTCTCGTCCATCTTTCGCACCGTCGCCAACCGAGTCGCATATATTTTTGTGATGCATATCAACGTGTATACCGACCTACGTATTTATGTATATCGTTCGAGAAGTTAGTAACGCTTAATAACGCTCATGGCGAGAAAACCATCAATACCGTCAATATCGCGTACCCAGGGTATTGCTGGATCGCGCGACATTGCGAGGACGTTCGTGTCGCAATCAGAGCGCGTGCGACCGACCGCGTAACGAGGGGTTATTTGATCCGCGTGGAAAAACACCCGACGCGAAACACTTGGTCGAATCGAATCGATAACCGCAGTCGAGTCGTCGTCGAGTCGTCCAGTGGTGCGTGACGGTCGACGGTCGACGTGTTGTTATGTCGACTCGTGTATCGTTGTCGTGCCGAGCAAAAAAAGATTATCGCTACGACAAACATGACTGAGCATGACACATCGAATCGATTGCGGCAACACGATGTGGTAATACAATCTTTATGCAAGATCTTTATGCAAGTGACTCGCCTGTCGCACTCGTATCGACCTTGATGGAGACGCGCGTGCATGACCGCCGCGATAAGACGAACGAAATCGAACAGCGATACCACTGAGCAGTTGGCTCACCAGACACGTGTGTTCCACACAACACGGTCGGAAATCGCCTGGAATAGCGACGGAATATCGACGTTCCTTGCGCAACATTCGACGAACGGAGCGATAACACGATGAACCGAGGCGATAACACGACGAACCGAGGCGACAATGCGAGAACAGCGAAAAGGAACGACAGGCGCGCTGTCGGTGCGACGAACACAGGAGCGCGATAAGACGAGATAACGCGGACCGTCGACGGATAAGCACGACGCCTCATCACAAAGTGCAAGGTCGACCGACTTATCGCGTTCGCTTTGCACACAACGCGTCAACCATTTGCTCACGAGTTTGACTGCTGCTATCAGCCAATTGCTCAAGCGCGATAAGCTATCGCGATTATCGGCGGCGGGGCGAGAGTGCGGACGTGTCGCTGCATGCAATCGACAAACAATTTCGAGGTCGAACGACGGCCGACACTCGCTTTAAAACCGCGACTGCGAGTAATCGGGCATCAGTCTACGACCAGACCGCACAGCGAATTACTGCTGGCAATACACACCGGTAATAATCGTCAACGCCGTCTACCAACCATCCATACTACCACGACTATTAGGACTCATCCGGCACGGTCGCCACGGTCGCCATCGACAACAGACCGAACGAGTTACTCCTGCACGTACACACACAACACCGTGTACACTGCATACCATCACGCAGCCACGAGCTTCCACGGCCGAACCTTGAACGTACGTACCACGGTATCGCGTATCGTTAATCTCGTTCGGATAGCGTGCATCGCTATCTCGGTGACCGAGGGATCGAGGACGTGCGCCCCTCTCTCTAACGAAGGATTTATACGGCCAGCGATTCGACTGGACGATCACAGTCGAGCTCGACTCGAGGGACGACCGACCGGCCTAGATTAAATCACCCAGATCTTGCTCGCCGAATACCGCGTCAACGGTAGTCACCAGCATCAACCACGATCAACGGTACTCACCAACAATCAACCGCATTCGCTACGTTCCGCAGCGTTCAACATTCGACAACATTCGACAACATTCAACAGCATTCCACACTCGACAACATTTTTCGACAGCAACCAAACGTTGTCGATAGCCGTCCATAGCCGTCCATAGCCGTCCATAGCCGTCCATAACCGTCAATAGCCGTCAATAGCAGTCGCTAGCCGTCGATAACCGTCAACAAAAGTCAACAGCATTCTTGGACGTTCAGCTTAGCCGACGACGGTCTTCTACGGTCCGACGACAACGTTGGACACTTTTTGGCGTTCAACCGTAATAACGACAGTTGGTTCGTAGTCGTCAGCGTTCGTGTTTGTCCACGATCGTCTGCGCTCGCTTGTGTTCGGCGGTATCTCTTTCACGAGCCGCGTAGGAGACACGGGGACGAGCGGGAAGCGCAGAGTTGCCACGTAACCGCGTGTGCAATCAAACGAGCGACCAAGGTCGAGAGCGAACGACGATTGCGCAGCACGAATCGAGTCGTCGAGTGTGCGACCACCACACCACGATGGATGAGAAATATACGTACGAGAAGGAGTGGCTTAACTTGGAGCCGCCCGTTATCGGAGAACGGATCGATGCCAATGCTGGTACGGGTGGCCGACGTCATCGCGAGTCTTCAACGAGCGACAGCGACTCGAGCACAAGCGAGACGGACGAACAGACTTCGCCATCGGCTGCCAAGCTTGCCTCAGTACAAAAGTGGTTAACCAGCGCGATGGATCGTCCGATAGCAGTCGCCACTCCGCTACGAGCCGAACCGTCGGCCGACGCTCAACACTCATCGTCGCATTTGGATCGCAACTCTGACAGAAATTCGGACCGAAACTCGAGACAAAATTCGTCAAAGGGCTCGGAGGCGAACTCGTCGTCATCCTCGTCCTCCTCATCATCATCGTCGTCGTCGTCGTCGAGTTCCGACGAGGACGAACCAAGTCCGACTGCGCGGGAAACTGCCGTCGCCACGACCCCCGAACGGAATCCGAGAGAACATCGAAACGCTGAGGTCGACGACGTGGAGATGAAGGAAGTCGGGCAAACCGACACGGAGGACAAGAATGACGAGAAGCCTGGAGACGATGGAGAGGAGAACGACAGTGAGGAAAACGATAGCGAGGAGAATGACAGTGAGGACGACGACAACGACGAGGGAGACAACGACGAGGACAAAGAGGAAAAAAGCGACACCGAGGACATGAGAAAAATCGACAGCGACAAAGAAGCCGAACCGATGGAGACGAACGTGGAACCGCGCGAACAGGACGATGCCAACGTGAGCGACGGTGAAGAAGATGATGGCAACGAGTCGGACGTCGAGGACGACGACGACGGTGAAGACGACACAGAAAACGATTCAGACAACGAGAACGTGGTTCGTCTCGTTCCGTTGCGCACCACTAATTCAACAACGAGTGCGCCCACCGCAGTCGAATCTCTGTCAGAACGGAGCGGATCGAATCGAGGTGAGCGCGAATTTGTCAGCGGGGTGGGTATCCTGCGTACACCGGTGCGACCATTGAACAGTGCGTCGACGAACGCTCAATCGGGAAAAACGATCGCACGATCCGGACAAACTGAACCGTCGGAAAAGACCAAACCTAATCGCATCGACAAAAAGGATGGAAACGTAAAGACCGAGAAACCAGCGACGACCGAAAAGACCCAAAAAACGAACAGGAAAAAGAAGAGCGAAAGCGAACCACCCGTCGAGAAGACCGAAAAGACTGAGAAGACCGAAAAAAACGAGAAGACCGAGAAACGACGTGCGAAAATCGAGAAGAGCGGAACCACCGAGATGAGCGAAAAAACATCAAAAGATGAACCGATAACGACGAAACTGGAGAAGAGAGCGAAATCAGAAAAGTCGGAGAGACCGACGAAACCCGAGAAACTCGAACGGATAGATAAGATCGAGAAACGCGAGAAACCGCGAACGGAAAGACGCGCGGGGACGACGAAACGGTCGGGTAATGCGTCGCAAGTGCCCGTCGCGTCGACGGATCCGTCGTCCAAGACGAGCGCCCGAACCTCGCTCGGCTCGCTGAGCGGCGATAACGGCAGCACGCGTAGCGACATAGTGTTGGACGACGGACTCTCGCTGGACGAACACGTCGACAGCTTGTTTGCGGGCGACGACGAGTCGAAACCATACTACTTGGAGCGCGCGATCACGAATAAGGCACTCTGTCGCTACTGCAAACGCAACATACCGAAGAACGCATGGCGGTTCGGTCGCGCAATTTCGCGCAGAAAGAATCATCCTGAAATGTTTAAGTCTTGGCACCATTTGCAGTGCATCTTTGACGCATACGAGTTTTCCGATTACGCTACGAGGACGAACACGTCTATGCCACCGTACCTCGTTATGGATCCCGCACGCGAAATCAACGACTGGGATTTCATCGAGCCCGAGAAGCGCGAGTGGTTTCTCGAAAAGCTGGCCGAGCTGCATCGGCGAACCAAAATACCGCTATCCGACCAAAAGGACTTTAGCGACGACGAGGACGAGGGTCTCGGTGAGACACAGTCTCGCTCAGTCGAGCGCCGCAATCGCCGACTGAAACGCTTCTTCGGGAACCAGCCACAACCCGACACGCCATCTCTAGCGCTGTTTGGTAAACGTGTCGTCGAGCAACGCTTGATCAACAAGTGCCGACGCGAGTTCGACGGTCTCGAGGGCCGACACGACTCGCTCGAAGCGTTTGGTCGTCTGCGCAGTTTGCTCTCGAGCAACAAGTTGACCAACTCGGAGCGTCTCGACGTCTTGCAAATGTGGTTCCATCCCGCCTCGTTTCGTGGCGACTTGAACCTGTGGTTCACTGTCATGATCAACGTGGCGATGAAACGCTCGTTCCACGTGAAGGACAAGCAGCTGATCAAACTCTTCTCTACCAAGATCTTCCACTTGCCGCTCGGCACCATAGAGTCGCGTATTCTGGATCGGAACCGCGACACCAAACCGCTCAGCTCGACGCCTCTCGACCCCGTGTCCGACAACTCGTCTGGTGACGAACAGGATTCACCGAAGCTAAGTCGGTCGGTGTTGCGTCGCATCAATGTACGCAACCTGCCCTCGTTGTTGGCCGACATGTTTGGCGAGATGAGCAACAGTCGCATCAAACCGCGCGAACAGTCTACGCTCTCACTGCGCACCACGTGGGAGGCACTGGTCGCGATCGGCAACATGAAGAAGGAAGTCGAACGCAACCGCGCGCTCACGCGCCTCATGCTGCAGTGCACCACGCGCGACATCGAGGAGATCCTGCGGATGCTCTTGTCCGTGCTCGATCTCAAACTGAACAAGAAGCACATTGTTGACGCGTTCAGCGAGACTGCTTATGTGCGATGGGAGGGCCGCAAACACAAAATCTACAAAGAAGAACACTTTGAGGAACTGGTTCGGCTGATCGATTGGGAATTTTTGCACGAAGAACGACAACGCGTGGCCCGCGAGACACCGTCGGACTTTCTGGCGGGTGTCAACGAACAATCCAACTCGACTGCGTCTCCGAGCGTGTTTGGTTCAGCAGGATTAGCGGGATCGGCTGGATTGGCGGGATCGGCTGGAACTGTTGTTTCGATTCGGGACCGCCGTGACGACCGTGGCGACCGTGATCACGATCGGCGTCGCCACCACGATCGCGATGGCGATGACGATGTGGTCATGCGCGAGGATGACGACGAACCTCGCTGGGACAATCGGGACTCAACGAGCCGATCCGCCGCACATGACAACCGAGATCATCGAGGCAATCGAGAGGACAAACGGGACAATCGCGCGGACCGAATTGGTGGGCACCGTGATCGCAGGGAACCCGACGATCGTCGAGATCGTGGGGACCGCCGAGATCGCGATGACCGCCGAGATCGCGATGACCGCCGAGATCGAGCGGACCGGGGTGATCGCGAAGCAGACAGGCAAGGAACGTATAAACGTACCGAAGATCGAGAGGACCGAACGATATCGCGATCACCGTCTCAACCGTCGACGCGTGTCCCGTCACAACCGTCATCACCTCGACAGTCTTCCAGACCCCTTTCGCAACCGTCTTCACGACCAACATCGCAACCGTCATCCAGATCGACATCGCCGCAACCATCCACTCGACGACCATCGTCTCAACCATCGCCGCAACCATCGGCTCAACCATCGTCTCAATCATCTTCTCAACTAGGATCACAACAGTCCCGACCGTCTTCGCAACCGTCTTCGCAACCGTCTTCGCAACCGTCTTCGCAACCGTCTTCGCAACCACACTCGCGACCACCGTCGCAACCACACTCGCAACCACACTCGCGACCACCGTCGCGGGCTGCGAGCGACGCGAGTTTGGGAGAGGCTCCGATGGATATCGAAGAGAGTGACGAACTGCTGATCCAACTGGAGGGCAAACTGAAACAATTGCATCATGGAAGCGACGAACCAACAACAACATTGGAACAAGTGAACTCGCACGCCAGTCCGACCAAGAACTTGACTCGTGAACCGGCGGACAACACGGAGTCTACGGATCAGTCCGACAAATCTCGATTCGATCGTGCGTCTCCGAACGAGTCTTCCGGACGACGTTCGCCAAAACGAAAGTTGGGGTTGGATATTAGTCGCTGTCGAAACGGCGCGATCGATTCGTCCGATCCGGCATTTAGCGGGAGCAACGGTCTGTCGAGCATGGCGAATGTAGCCGTAGCAACAGCAGCAGCCACACGCTCTCTGCTCAGCCCACCGGTCTCGACCAAGGATACCGACGCGTTGGAGGCTCGACTGCGCAGCACCACTATGGGTCCCGTGGAACCGTCGTCAGTCCCGACCGTCTCGGCAGCTACCACAACAACCGCAGCAACAACGACAGCAACCACCGTACCGACCGAATCCTCTGCCGAGCTGAGCCCCATCATGATGCTGCACGCTCCGAAGAAACGGCGCATCGACCCCACGCTGACCACGACTGCTACGACCACCACACACTCAAACACGAGTGCACCGAGTCCGCAGTACGGCGGTATTAGCGATGGTATTTTGGCCGCGGCGCTCGTGGCTCGCAGAGAACTGCCGCTCACTCCGGGCAACATTCCCGACTCGCAACGCTCACCGTTTCAACACTCAGTGTCCTACCTGCTGTCGTCGGTGAACGCCACACATCGCTCGTCGACGGTGCTCTCGCCCAACGCATCAGTGTTTGGTGCGACGCCGCCTCTAAACCAACGACCAAGCACGCCCACCCCTATGGTCTCTGTATTTAGCCGCCCCACGCCGAACCTCATCCCACCCATGATTGCGCTGCGGGAACCATCGTCCACGCTGCACCAACTGCCTTGACCACCCAAATTGTACATTACTGCAACTATATTACTCTATTATCTTTTGTACTCATTGTTAATAAACCTGTTAAAAAAAATAATCAACGTCTCATCTCTTACACCTATCATTTATCGATAAGCTGTTCATCTTTTCTTTTTTTATACACTTGGAACATGTACTTTGAACATCTACTTGAACATCTACTTGAAACCGTTGAAACCGTTGAAACCGTTGAAACCGTTGAAACTGTTGAAACCGTTGAAACCGACGATTCGATGTGCACGTTTGATCGCGTTGTCGCACAATCGCGATATCGCACGATCGCGTTATCGCGTTGTTGTGTAATCGCGTTCGCGTTATCGCACGATCGCGTTATCGCGTTGCTGTGTAATCGCGTTCGCGTTGTCACGTTCTCGCTGTATCGCGGTCTAGACGATGCAGTATCGCGGCTGGTGCGATATCGCGTTTATAGACGGTGCGGTATCGCGTCTATAGACGGTTTCTCGATCCACCGAGCCCACTCGACCCACCAGACCCGCTAGACCCGCTGGACCCACTTGATCCGCTCGATCCGCTCGACCCACTACTAGAGCCGATCGAACCTGGTCCAGTCGTCCCGCTCGATCTGCCGAAACCACTCGAACCGTTCCCGTTCGCCCCGTTCGAACCACCCGAACCGTTTGAACCTCGCGGAATGCAAGCAGGTGGTGGTGCGGATGGGTTAAACGAAGAGGTCGGTGGGCCGGAGTACGATGAGGGGACTGCAGCGCCCGCTTGACCCATTGGTACGTTCCAACCTGGCGCAGGACACTCTGGAAGCTGAGCGTGTCGAGTCGGTGCATCACAGTCGCTAGTTTCACATATCGACTGACCGTACACGCGTGTGTTGTACTTGATGTTGTTGATATAGTTGTTCAAGTCGTACAAGTAGTGGTAGAGTAGACGAAAATGCTCGTTGACAAAAGAGGTAACGTTGTTGAACGTGTCGATGGGCATGCTCGTACCGTCGCGTTTAGCCGAATCGTTGAACCGCTTGTGCAAGTATTCGTCGAACAAAATGAGCGACGAGCCGTTTTGCGAGAATGTGCTCCACGCCTTGGAGACGATTGGTTTCGGGTTCAACAGCGAGTCGACTTCGTTATCGATGTCAAACGCAACGTCGTCGCTCGACCCGACGTCAGGGTGTGCGGTCGTCCCCTCGCCGGTCGCCGGAACAGCGGTGGTGGTGCGCCGACGCTTCAACGACTCACCCGATGGCGCGGCGAAGACACTAGGCCCCACTGTCACGACGACCGCGAGCACAGTCACGAACGAGCAAAAAAAACTCGCTCGCATATCGTTCGACGGATTGCTTAATACACACCCGGCAGAGGTCGACGAGTCTGCGGCTCGTCTGTGACCGACCAACCACCGGTGATTGGTATTATTATACCTCGTATTCTACGGTAATGTACCACCTCTCGGTGTACCTACCGACGGTACGATAATACCGACGGTCCGCCATCAGTCGCACCGACGACCCGCGCGCAATATGAGCATCGACGGTCCGCCATCTGTCGCGTCGACGGTCCGCAATCTGTCGCATCGATTGTCCTCAATCAGTCGCACCGACGACCCGCGCGCAATATGAGCATCGACGGTCCGCCATCTGTCGCGTCGACGGTCCGCCATCTGTCGCGTCGACGGTCCGCCATCTGTCGCGTCGACGGTCCGCCATCTGTCGCATCGACTGTCCGCAATCTGACGCATCGACTGTCCGCAATCTATCGCATCGACGGTTACTAAATATGGTTGCTGACGATCCGACCGATAGTTTGATAGTTGATCGACAGTCACCGACCGCTGGCTAGAGTGCGAACACATTTCGCCCCGACGACACGTGACCAGTTGGACTGTTAAGAGATTGAACGCGCGAGTGTAGCGCGAGGACCGATCACCGAGACCGACCGAGATAGGCTCGCCACATGGCTCGACAGAATCGAAACGAGAACGAGACGGCCGTCCCAGCGGGGTTCGCACAATCGCGCCGCATCGCGCTCCTCTCGTGGGAAGCATTCCGCAAGACACTCGGCGCTCGAGACGCGATCGTGAACGACACGGAGGTGTTACTCGACCCTGCAACGGCGACCCGCCAGTCCGTGATGAACGCCGGTTTCGAGTTGAACTCGTTTCGCACACATCAGGCGGTGTGGAACGCTGCGACACGCGACCCGCTCTCGACAGTCTACTCGGTGGCGTGGACGCTGTGCGCCTCGCTCGGTCCGCCCGCCGACCTCATCGAGAAACCGACGAGCTCGCTCGAAAAAGAGACCATAATCAAACATTACTACAGCACATGGTACGCTTTCGGACTGCTGCACAAATACGTGGACTACTTGTGGCGTCGAGTCCTTCCGAACAACTTGGCGAAACAACCGATGGTTCAGCTGTTTACACTCGAACAGTTGTTGCACGCGGACTCGGAGTACGTCAATTCGTTCGAAGACATCCGCGCCCTGCGGAAAGGTGGTCAAAACGATGAGGCGCTCGACCTGTTGCTGCGTTACGAAGACGAGTTCCTCCGATCGAACGAGTTTACCGTCGCGATGGAGAAGACGCCGTTCGGCTCGATCCAGCGTGACGATCTGCCCAGCGGCGAAGACGTGACGGCGTATACGGCTGGCGCGCTCAATAAGACCAACAAGTCCAACAAGCCCAACAAAACCACCGTAGCGGCTATCACACCTACCACTGCCGCCACAATCAACACGACGCAGAGTGCGTCCGACGGTACGACGAGTACCGCGGACGCGTTCGCGACTGAGAGCAGCCGCACCGACACCGGAGCGAACAACGATGCGACCGGGTCTACCGCGCCCAGCGAGTCCAAAGCGAGCCGGCGACCGGGCGCGATACGCATTCAGTACGTCGCTCTGCGCGACTTGGGCGACCGCAGCCGCTTGACCAACTCCTTCAAACGTGTGCAAATCATGAACGCGCTGCGCGTTCAGTGCGAGCGACACCTGCGACAAGCGTTTCCAGCCTACGCGAGCGCACGAGCCGAACGCACAATCGAGGTGAACAACTGGTTGTTTGCGCTGCTGAAAGATCTGGACAGCGAGCCGCTCGCGTTTGCCACAGCGGATCCACCGTCCGAGAGCGAACGGCGAGCCGTCACTCGACCGAGTTACATGCTCTACTGGCAATACCAGAAAAGCGGACTCGTCTGGTTCCTGGTACACACGCTTTTCGCACTCAACGACTTGGCGCGCAACGACGACCTGAACGCGGACCTCTTGTTTTTCGTGTCCGACCACCTCGAGACACTCATCGAGTGCGGTGTGTGCGCGGTGCACTGGAATCAAAACAGCAAACCCGTGTGGACGCAGTACCGCGAGTGGTACGAGACGAGTCGGGAAAAGTGGGCGCGCGAGGCCAAAAGCCCGAACGAGCAGGGCAGCTTCTACAACTACTCGTCCATGGTCGGCAACCCCGACGCCATGCCCGACATGTACATGTTGCGGACGCACAACGCTATCCAGGCCAGTAACGTTAACCCGGCGAAGCGACTGACGGACACGTGTCTGCGCGCAATCCGAATCGATTATCTGCAACTGGCCATGGCGATCGAGGCAAGCGTCGTACCGAGCGAACACTCGTCCGAGGTGGACAACAGACTCGACGCACTACAAAAAATGGAACGGTCCGACGTCATGCACGACGTCGAACAAGTCTTCACCGAGAAAATGATCGTCCAGTTGGCGCAAAACCCAGGCAAGCTGCCCGGCCTCGGTCAACTGCGCGAGGACCAACTGAACGCCGAACGACGTCGCGTACACAACGCGTTACATGGTTTCCCGTTTTAAGCGGCCCGCTTATACACCTCGATCGCATACCAACGAACAGGTTGAACGACCGGTTGTTGGACGTAACTAGTAGCGATCAGTGTTCCCGTTTGTTTTTGCTTGTTTTTCGTTCTGATTGTTGCTCGGAGTGTCGCTCGGAGTGTCGCTCGGGTTTCCGCTCGAATGTCGCTCGGAGTGTCGCTCGGGTTTTCGCTCGAGTGTCGCTCGGAGTGTCGCTCGGGTTTTCGCTCGAGTGTCGTTCGGAGTGTCGCTCGAGTGTCGCTCGATTGTCGCTTGGAGTGTTGCTCGGGTTTGCGCTCAGAGTGTCGCTCGAGTGTCGCTCAGAGTGTCGCTCGGATTTTCGCTGGGATTTTCGTTCTACTCGTCTATATTTTCCGCTCTTTTCGCCCCGTTTTTTTTATTTAACCACAATCATTTTTTTTCTGCGACTCTTCAAATTTCGCAGATTTTATTGGGAGTTTCAATTGGGAGTTTCAACCAATTTCCACCCTATTTGCCAACGTTAGTCTCATCTTGTTCGCCGGTTGTTCACAAGTAGGATAGATCGAAATTGTCGAGCTCGACGACCTGATCCGTGACGAACGGAGCCGCCGCACCACTCTCACTGGGGACCGTGGAAGAGTTGACAGCGACAGCGGGATCCACACGACCGGCACCCAGCGCATCTCGCGTGGAGCCAAGAGTCGAGCCAAGATCGTCGCCGAGATGAGTCGCGCGCGGCCGTCCGATCGTCGCGTCAAAACCCGCACGTTCGGCTATCAGAACCGTGTCGTCGGCCCGACCGTTCGCTCCAGTAAAACCGTTACCGTTTACCCCCATCCCCATTTCCGCACCACCAGCAGCGTTATTGTTGGCAAGTACGCGAACATCAGCGCGACTGACCACCTGTTCGATCAAACGGTCTTCACGCCGATCGTGCTCGGCTAGTGCGGAGAGATCGTGGTCGGCCCGCGTAAAAGACCTAATGGTCGTAGCAGGAGTGCTCTCGCGTACATCGTTCATCGAGATCGTTGACCCGCGTTCGTCATCGTCGTACACGCTCGTCACGGTGGAGTCGTCGCCGTTGGACCTACGACCGATCCGACTGGTTATCTGGTCGAGCAGGTCGCGTTCCGTGTCGCAGAGGCGCACCAGAGTCGTGTCGTCGCGACGCGGTTGTGGTCGTGAAAAACCACCGTCGTCCCCGCGCGTCTCCTCGGTTATCGTTCGAAACGAATCGTAGACACCATGATCAAAATGCGCGTGGACGTCACTGACCGCATCAGAGCGTTCGTCTGAACGTTCGTCCAACCGTTCGCCAGACCGCCCGCTAGATCGATCGTCGAATCGGTCGTCATGTCCGCGCACGATTCTGGACACATCGTGCTCAGAGTCGAACGTGGAATCGAACGTGCCGCCACCCGACGACACAAGTCTCGCGTCAACCGGCGACAACTTGTTCGAGGTGTTCAAGTTGCCCAGCTGTTCAGCTTGTTCGACGAGCGGCGACAACGAGGGGACCGGCACGTCACGACCCTCGTCTCGAAGGTCGCCCAAGAAAGACGCGGTGTCGATGGTACGCGAGTCGATGAAGTCGTCCTCGATGGTACGCGCGGGTGGTGGTCTACGACGAGCCACCTTGCGCAAAGTCGGACAACTCATATCGCCGGCACCACTCGGACGCGTCGGTCTCGTTCTCGGTGAACCGTTCGCTTCGTTGCGCGCACCGTTGGTCGAACTCGAACCTCCGGCACCGTTGCGCCCACCGCCATCGTGCGCACCGTCGGGACTAGCAGTCCGCTTACGACCGGCGCTTCGGGGCCGTTCCTTCCGCTGCATCAGGAGGATACCAATGTTCTCTCGCGCGAGCTGCAACCGCTCGCGCGCCGCACTATCCATCCGCTGCATTCCCATCTCCGTGTCCTCCTCGACCCAGCTGGGCACCGACTCGGAGAAGAGACGCTCACTCACGCTGCTCGGGACGTGCAGTTTGAGGTTGCAGAAGGCGCGGATCATGGAGACCAGTACGCGCCGCAGGTACAGCATGACCGGAGCCCGCAACATCTCGCCGATATACGAGTCCATGAAACCGCCTTTTACCGCGCGGTCGTAGTCGTACACGTCCTCGCGGTCGAACAACTCGAACGCCATGTCGTGAAAGAGGAACTCGGAGGACGAAGCGGTGCTGTAGCGCTCGAGAAACTCTCCGAGCGTCATACCACGACTCTCCTTCCTGATCGTACGCATCAGTTCACGCATGACGTGCTGTTGATTGACCGTGGTAGCTTCGACGGCGATGCTCAAATGATCGCCCACGACCGATCGAGACAGAGCCGCCAGAATGCGCGCCGCGTCGCGAATGAACATGAGTTTCTCGCGCGTCTCGTGCCACCGATGGATAATAAAGTTGAGCAATCGAAGCCGAGCCTCGTTGTCGGGATCCTCTTCCGACGAGGTGACACTGCGCTCGAGGCAAAACTCGTACATGCGAACGATCACGGAGGGCAAGTGTTTGTCCTCGAGCATCATGATATTGGACATGCACACGGCGGACAAGTTGAGCGCGTCGGTCTGCGGTTCCAGAGCACCAACGCCGCCGGATGGCGAGACGGGTGGTGATGATGCGGGCACACTACCTGCTGCGTTGTGCGACCCGTTTGCGAATGTTGATCCGTGCGGCCCGTCTCGCTTGGATATGTCGCGCCACGTGCGCTCCAGAACCGCGTACGGATTGTTTGGAAATGAGGGATTCGCGGCCATATCGTCTCGTTGATCGATCGGCCGACCGCGCTACACTCTGGTTATTCCTTAGTTAACAAACGCGGTTCTCTCGCGACCGGTGCGTCACGACCGACAACACGATCAACCCACGACCAACAACTAGTCGCCAACAACTAGTCGGGCTACGAACAACTATGCGCCATGCGACTAACCGTCACACATCGACCGCCGTATTTGAATATTCGTACAACTCTGCACAACACTCAGCGAGAAACAGCGAGACAAAAAACAACGGGATAAAAAAAATCAAGAAACGTCCGAGCAAAGTCGAGCAGGTGGGTTGCTAACCATTCTATTCGACTACCATTCGCATCGCATCCTTCATCCTCCTGCATTCGGGTAAGCGATCACTGTCGAACGGTTGTCGCATAATTACCACAATTACCAATTACCAGAATTACCACAATTACCACAATTCCTACCTTTGTTTCCCACCTCTGTTTACCACCTTTGGTTATCACCTTTGGTTACCACCTTTGTTTACTACCTTTGGTTACCACCTTTGTTTACCACCTTTGTTTACCACCTTTGTTTACCACCTTTGTTGCGATCGATTTTGTGAGGACGGTGGAGGTAGTGCGGGCAGGTTCTGACGCGTGTACTGCGCCCCGGAGCTTGCGTTACCCATGTTCATACCGCTCATACCGTTCATACCGCTCATGTTGCTCATGTTCGTACGACCCGATTGCGTAGGCGAAGAGGCTTGAGCGCGCAACGGGGCAGTCGTCACACGACTACCACCACCTCCTCCACCACCACGGTTCGATTGTTGCTGTGAGGGTGGCGATTGAGAGCCTCTGGGGGCCGGTGATGGGCCGCGTCGCGGGACGCCCGGCGTGTTCGGCGTGTTTGCCTGCGCCTTTGAACTAGCTGGCGCGTAGCTGGGCAACTGTGGAGCGTTTGGATGGAAGTCTTGCCACGTGTGACGCAGCCGTTCGAACACGCGTCGCAACGCGGGCGTCTTTTTCAGCAGTCCCTGTACGTACTCACTCTCGATGAAATTGTGGATAACGACTGTGTCGTCAACACGATTGTAAATGTCCATAAAGTCGTTCTCGTTGCGAACCGGTGCGATCGTGAACGGGATTTGATTGACGAGTCGCTGCAGCACGAGCCGTTGCCCGTCCAAGCGATTCTGCATTCGACTGATGTCGCCGGCCAAATCGTTCATGCCGTCCGAATCGTTGTTCGCCGTGGCAGTTTCGTATTGCCCCAACAGTTCATCGTATTGCGAGTGGATCGAGTTGAAACGACTCAGTTCGCTGTAAATGTAGCCCTGAAGGTCGACGAGCGACCGTACGGCGATCTGGAACACGAGACATGCTTCGAGCACGCCTTCGACGATCCGCACGTTCTCGACCGGCCGTTCGTCTTGGATACGCGAGATCACCTCGACCGCACGGTCAATGATGAACGGTTGCACCGCCTCGACGGTCTGTCGAGTCTGACGGCTCTCGCTCGCGTACGCCTCGACGTCTCCGTCTCTGCTCAGCGGCTGCGACAAGTTGACTCGAATTCGGAACACGACGGAGTGCGGGTGCGACTTGTAGTTTTGCGCGCGCTTCAACTCGACAGCGATCAACTGTAGGTTCCGTGTGATCACGTTCTGCATGTCCTGGAACAACGAGTACGCCGTACGCCGGTCGCACACGTTGTTCTGACACACCGGTTTGTCGCACGATTCGCTCATATCGCGTAGATCCTGTGTGTACTACTACTCTCTTAAATTTCGATGTGATCACACCCACACGAGGCCGGTAACCAGTCGGAAGAAGCACCGACTCCCAGCTTCAACCGATCTAAACACAACCGAACGCGATCGAGCCTCGGTCGAACCGCGTTACAAACCGATTTTCGAGCGAATTCGCTGCATGGTGTTGGAGTCGAACCGCGTTACGAACCGATTTTCGAGCGAATCCGCCGCATGGCGTTGGGGTCGACCCGCGTTACAAACCGATTTTCGAGCGAATCCGCCGCATGGCGTTGGGGTCGACCCGCGTTACAAACCGATTTTCGAGCGAATCAACCGCATGGTGTTGGGCGAGGGCGCGACAGGCGAGAACACGCCGACCTTCTGGACGACGCAGCGCGGACGAGTCACCTCCTCGGTGGTCGACTCGTTCTCGTCGAGACCGCAAGGTCGCAGGATCTCGTCGGGCCACATCTGGTTGCGTAATCGAGTCAGAAACGAGATGTAATCGCGGACGCTGAAGCACGGCTGGACGCGCAGGTTGAACGTGAACGTCTGCTCGTCGAAACCCACGCGACACGCGGTGCATTGTGTGTTATCCAGCTGTCCGTACGGCGGGTCGCACGTGCACTTGCCCGTCTTGAAATCGGGTACGCTAGTCTCCTTGGCAAACGGAATGTTCTGCACGCACCAGTTCTGTAACAAGTGGAACCGATTGAACGGCGAGAACAAGTACTTGTTTTTGATGTCGTCCTTCAAGTTGGGCAGACATTGGAACCGGTAGCGCCCGTCGCTCAGTTTGTCCTCGTAAAAATCGTTAAAGTAGAGGTTCGCGGGAATGAAGCCGTCATAGCGGGTTTGCAGCGCGTTGTCCCAGAGCGAACCGTCGCACACCGCGATTTTGTTCCCGCCCTCACCGACCAGCGCGTCCGTCTTGGGTATACAGAGCCATCCGTTCAGCGAGTACACGACCAAAGCCGAGTTGAGGTTGCACGAAGCTGCCGCCGTGGGCAAACACCACGCGCCGGGTGACAGAGGCGTGCGGCCTGCAATGACTTGTTGCGTGGACGACAGATACACGTAGCGCACCTCTTCCTCGGAGCTGATGCGACAATAGTCGACACAGTTGACGTACTGGTTCTGCTCACCAAGGTAGACGCCACGCGTAAGACAACGGATACGTCGCTCGGCGATGCTCTCTTCGGGATCGTTGCCGCCCGTCTCCTCCTCATCGCCCGTATTTTCGGACGGCTTGTACGCGCCGTAATCGATCTTGACCGCCGGCAAGTTGTCGATGTTGAGCCCGGGCTGAACGAACGCACTGCTCAAGTCCTCGGATCGCGAGTACATGTCGCGCGAGAACCCGGGCAGAGCGCGACTGAGCAACACGGCTATGGCCACGAGCACGAGCAAAAAGACGATCATCCCGACCTGCAGAGTGATGGGTGTGAACCGTGCTGGTGTGTCGGGCTTGGGCTTGATACCCGTCCCCGGTTCGACCGTTTGCAACACCATCTCGATACAGAACAACAGTGGGACAAAGATAATAGAAAACAGGGGGACAAAGATAATAGAGGTGACCACAAACAGCTGTTTCGCGATACCTCTTATTCGGCGACTCTTATTGCACCGCTTATTGCGCCTCTTATTCGGTTGGACGAACGAACAGACACACCAACATTCGATCGTTCGGTCGTTCGGCCGAAGCTCTGCCGAAGGAGAATCGGTACCAATCAATACCGCTCGATCGAGACATCAGTCGGATCCCTCTTATCACGACTCTTTTCAGCTGGACGAACGCGCCACCGCTCCGCTCAATCATCGACCCGATATTATTGACGAGATATTAAGTACGTCTCGATCCGAGATCGCGATCCGCGGGCGAGCCGAAACGGAAACCGAACTCGGTCGATCGGTCAACTCGGTTCACGATGTTAACGCAACTCTTACTTTCGTTCGCGCTACTCACGCTGGTGGGCGGTCGGGCGAGCGACGTGATCGTGGCGAACAACGTGGAGTGCACGCGCGTCGGTCGAGAGCTGCTCGAGCGTGGGGCCACTGTCGAGCAAACCTACGTAGCCGTGTCGCTGTGCGAGGGACTAGTGCACCCGATGGACAGCGGCATCGGCGGTGGCTTTCAGGCGCTAATCCACAACGCACGCGTCCAACAAAAGACGGGTTCGCGCCACGTGTACCTCATGTCACGCGAGTACTCGCCGTTCGACAAGTCGTACCGCTTGCAACCTTTCATCTTCGGTAACTCGGTCGGCGTGCCCGCTGTGCTAGCCGGGTACGCGCGACTCCTCGGCGTTAATCAGTGCATCTACGCGGTCAAGAAACCGAGTAAGACGACCACGCGTTCCGGCGGTAAAAGCGACAGCAGCGGGTCGACTTCGACGCGCCGCAAGACGCGCAGCGCCGAACGTTCGGCCTCCGGCTCGATTCGACGAGACAAACAGTCCAACCTCAACTCGACCGTGCTCACCAAACGAAGTTCGTCCGTCTACTCGTTCAACCAAGCTTGTGTGAACCGTATCCAGACCGGCGAGACCGGGAGCGGGTTCGCAGAACGGCTGCGCGGCGTTCCCTACAAAGAGATATTCGAACCAGTCATTCGTCTAGCGACCAACGGTTTCGCCGTGTCGCCCACGTTGCGCGACATTCTGAACGAATCGTCGCACCTCCCGTTCTTTATTCGCCGACTGCCCGACGGACGCGCTACCAACTTTCGACTCGCCATCTTCCTGCAGCACCTCTCGTTCAACCCGCTTCGACTTCTCGACCCGTACGTCAAGTGGAGCGCTCGTACTGTCCACTACTTGCACGACATTCGCTCAATCATGCTGAACGATGTACGCCACCACGGCAGCAAACTCACGTCGCGCGACTTTCGGAGCTATCGCGCCGAGGTCCGCACTCCACTTCGCGTCAAGCTCAACATGCGCGGTGTCGACTATGACTTGCTCACGCTACCGAGCCCCGGTGGCGGCGAGAGCGTCGCTTTTTTCGCGAAAATGATGGAGGAACTGATGAACAAAAACGCGCATCGCTCGTTCTCCCCGCTGCAAAAAAGCGTGACGTTCCTCATCCTCAGCAAGTATACGTACGCGGCCAAGGCGTACTTCCGACAAATGAGCCCGGCTCAAAAGCGGCGCATGCTGCTCGTCGAGTCGAAACGAATCGCGCGCCTCACCTACCGGGATATCCTCATGCGACCCAGCGAGTCCGCGCTCGTCGACTACTGGTTGCACTCGATCGAACCGATCCCGAACGTGTTTGGCGGGTTGGCGTTCCCCACCATCAAGGTGGCGGTTAGTGGCGAACGAACGCGAGCCGATGCGACCGGTGATGCGGGAATACCGTTCCAGCTGACGGATGAGGAGAACGAGGGTGACTACGATTGGGACGAGGCTGACGTTACCGTGGACCGCGACGCGCTCCAACACTTGATGGAAACCGACGAGGAGGCCGACCACGACACCGAGGCGGATGCGGTGGAAAGCTCGGCCGAGAAAGGCGAACCGGACGCATGCACCGCTCGTGACCGTTGCGCCCTGCACGACGCGGACGAGAAAGTGTACGACTTGACCGAACTGACCGACGAAGAAGCGAGAGCCGCAGCCGCCGTAGATAACGACACTTTGACCAGCGATCGACCGCCCGCGAAGAAGACGGGAGGAGGAGGTGCGGCAGGCGTAACCACCACGAAGAACGCCACCAAGTCGAAAGACGGCAAAAACGAGGTGAAAGATGGTAATGACGGCAAGGACGGCAAAGACGGCAAAAGCGGTAAAACCGGCAAAGACTCGACCGGCAGTAGCGCGAAAACGAACGCGAAATCAAAGGACGGCAAGTCGAAGGACGACCGAGACGATAACGACGAACCGAAACGCACGACAACGACGTCCAAACGGAAAAGCAGCGCGGGTGCAACAGCGAGTGCGGACATGCTCGCTGCGGAACGCTCGAGCGACAACTCGACCACCAACAGTTCGAAAAGCGGGTCGAGTGCGGGATCGACCAAAGAAAACGACAGCATCGGGTCCGCTCGAAAACGTTCACGCCGCGATGTCGCGGACGGTGGTCTGCGCGATGCGGGACGGTCGGATCGCGGTTTCGATCGCGGTCGCGACGAGCACGGCCCCCTTATCGACTTGTCGCACATTCGACTCGGTGTCGCGTTGACGCGGGACGAACGTCGTAAACGAGACACGAAGCACACGAACGGGAACATGAACGGGATCACGAGCGGGATCACAAACGGGATCGCAAGCGGAATCACAAACGGGATCACAAACGGGATCACAAACGGGATCACAAACGGGATCATAAACGGGATCACAAAAGGGATTACGAACGGGATCACGAGCGGAAATATGAACGGCGACACGAGCGCGAGCGAGAACACTAGCGCGCAAAAGAACGTTAACGCGCCGACACTCGAGCAGTTCGCGGAACTCGCACCACCGGAACGCCCGATCGACGAAACCCGCGAGACCTACGAGGCCGACGAGAAACACTCTCGACCGCGGGAGTGGCAGAACGAGGCGAACGGAGTGAACGAGATGGACGACGCTATTGGCCGGTTGGCACGCGACGCGAAAGCTAAGCCCGCGCTCAAGCTGAAGGCGCAGAAGAACCGAACGCGGTACGCCGGTAAACTGGAAGAGTCGTACGAGGATCTCACGCTCGCCCTACTGAACATCGATAAAGTGGGACAGCTGGACAACCCGAACCAGTTTTCGAACCAACCGCGCGACAGCGAATTCGATTTGGACGATCTGGAGGTGCGACGCAAAGGCACGTCTGATCCGAAAACAAGCGAATCGACGATCGGTCGTTTGTCGAAGAAACACAAGCGCGCCAAAGAGGGGACGACCGCGCGAACTAGCTCCAGCGCAGACGACGATCCCGACTCGCCAGTTGCGGAGAACAAACAAACCGAAAACAAACTAGAAAACAAGCTAGAAAACAAACCAGAAAACGAACTTGAAAACAAACCCGACAACAAATCTGAAACTAAACTATTAAACAAACCAGAAAACAAACCAGAAAACAAACCAGAAAACAAGCCAGAAAACAAACCAGAAAATAAACCAGAGAGACTCGAGAACAAAAAGTTCGAAAAGACCGAAAAACAGAAAGAAAAGGCGGACAAACTAAACAGACCCGACAAGTCCAAGCTGTACGAGAAATCCGATAAAGCGGAAAAGACCGAAAAACTCAAACTCCACGAGAAACAGGAAAGACTGGTGTCGGAGAAGCGCGGCAAACTGGAACGAATGGAGAAACAAGAAAAACTCGAAAAGACTGAAAAGACCGAAAAGACCGAAACACCAGAAAAGACCGAAAAAACCGAAAAGACCGAAAAGACCGGAAAGACTGAAAAGCCCGACAAGATCGAAACGACAGAAAAACATGAACCCCCGCACAGAAAGAAACTCGACACGCTTGACAGGAGCGAGAAGAAGTCGGTGAAACCCGAGAAGTTAGAAAAAATGGAGAAGCTCGAGAAACTCGAGAGGTTTGAGAAGCTCGAAAAGCCCGCAAAACCCGAAAAGACCGTGAAAACCGACACGTCGGACAAGTTTGAAAGGTCTGAGTCTGAGAAACGAGAAAAACACGATCGAAGCGATCGATACGACGGACCCGGGAAACACGATCGAAGCGATCGACACGACGGACCCGAGAAACACGATAGACACGACAAGCACGCCAAACACGATAAACAAGATAGACAAGATCAACCGAATAAACGCGACCGACACGATAAGCTAGACAAATCAATCGTCAAACGTCTGCTGGACCGTCATCTGACGGACAGTAGTCATGCCGCTAAGAGTTCCGAGATGGTAGGTAAAAACGAGGATGGAAGAGGTGTGGACAACGTTCGAAACGTGGACCTTGAGTTCGACTGGCTCGACTTGGACATGATACCGGCGCGACGCGTCAGCAACGCCGAAACGCAGATCCCACAGGAAACGCATGCGCTACAGCTCCCCCCAAACTTGAACCTCACAGTCAAAACTGCGAACACAGACCCCATTGACAATGTCGGCCGAACCGATCGTCCCAACTATATCGATCGCTCGACCGATCGTGTCGACCACGTTGATCATACCCATCCTGCGGATCGAATCGATCGTATGTGGCGTGTCGATCCCACCGACCAAACGGATCGCGAGGTTCTTACAACTCTTCATGTGGTACACGCCGACCAAGCCGAACGCACCGGCCAAACCGACCAAATCGACCCAACCGAACGAAATGATCCGATCAATCACACGAACCAAGTTGACCACGTCGCGCGAGTCAAACGCGCTTTCGTTTGCACGGAACACAGCGACCGTGACTGCGACCGTGTAGAAAACAACGACCATGTGGAAAACGACGACAGCGCGGAAAACAACCGCCGTGCGGAAAACACCTCTCGCACCGTAGCCAGCGAGTCCCGCGGACGTCGAGTCGTTCGCGAGGTGCACGCTCGCGCGACAGCATTTACCGAACCCGAGCGAAAACGAAACCGCGCGTCTCGCAATCACGACTATACACGCGCGTACGAGCACAACTTTGACCGTGGTGACTCCACGCATCGCGGATCCAGTCACAACGCACGACGAGCATACAACGATCCCGAACCCGATCGGCACCACGTTCGTGGCTCGCGCGGGGCGAAGCGCGTACCCCGGTACATCGACATGTCGAACTCGTATCCCAACCGTGAGACTCGACCGCGCGTACAACCGCTCTCGCTGAACGCGTATCGGTCGTTGCACACGGGCGACGACACGAAAAACGCGAACGCGCGACGCACCGAGTCGATGGTCGGTCTGTCGTCGCGAGCGATGCCGGTCGAATCCTCGCTGTTGCCCGACGCGACCGAGGACGATTACGCGTCGGGCGCATGGTTGGATGCCGTGTCGCAAACCGCGCAGAAACAATCGTCACCGAAGGGCAAAGTGGCAAAACGAGACGACCAACACAACTACGACGAGACGATAGACGAGGGATACCTCAACTCGCCGTGGGGAACTACGAACGTGATCGTCAAGTCTGGCAACCGCAGCATCGTGGCGACCAGCTCCATCAACCACTCGTTTGGTTCACTCATCTTCTCGCAACATCTCGGGATCCCGTACAACAACGTGTTGCGTGATTTTACGCCGTACACCTGGTACCAAGTGGTACCGCGAATACACGCGCGCGACAAGTCGACAGCGACAGCGACGGCTCGCGTGAAGCGCAAAGCCAAAGGAGGCGTTTCGCCGCGACCACAAACGACGCGAGGACGAGACGAACCGCGGCGCGTACCCCGCTCGCGCATCCGCCTGTTCGCCAACCGGCCGTTACCACACTCGATTCCACAATCCAACATGGGATGCACGATCATCTCGAACCGCGTCACGAAAAACCCCGTATTCGGTATCGGAGCGGCCGGCGGGTTCAAGATCACGAGCGCGATCCTCAACACCATGTGGAACTACTTTTTCCTCGGCGAAGATCTGGACGAGGCGGTCAGCAAACTGCGTATCACACCCAAACTCAATTACAAAACGCGATCCACCGAGGTGTGGTACGAGTTTCCAAGCGAGTCCAGCTACCAGAAGGACTTGAGCCAACAGTCGGGCCTCGTCTACAACGGCCCCACGTACAAGGAGCTCATGTTTGCGCCAGAGAACGAGACCAACAACGTTCGTATGCGCGGACGAATCGCACACTCGCCGCTCTTCTTCTACAAATACCGCGAGGCATTGCAAGTTAAGTACATAGCCGAGGCGGGTTATTCGGCCGCAACAGCGTTCACGACGATGCGTGACATGCGACCGCGCGGAGCGAGCGATCCGCGTCGTGGTGGCAGCTCGTACGTCCGAAATTAGGAGCGGACGACAGTGGACGGAGAATCGTTGTTGGAGAGGAGTAATCAGCAGGAAAATAAAAAGACAATAAAAATGAAAACAAAATAGGAAACACTAGTATTTTATTTATGTTCGTTTCTCTCGTTTCCATTAGACGGGTTGTTCGTTCTAGAGGTGTTTTCCCGTATTTTTTTTCGTTCTCTCGATTATACAAAACTGCTTACTGCTTAGCTTCGCGTGTTACTCTAGATATTCGTAATCGAAATTTCGTAATCGGAATCGAGTGCACCCGCTTGGGAATCGCGTGCACCCGCTCGCTCGTGAGGACAAAACGCGATCAACATCACGTGCACCCGCTCGCTCATGCTCGCTCATGAGGAAAACACGCGATCGACATCACGCACATCGAGCAGGTTTAGCATACCCCACTCGCGCAAGAGACTGACTTGCAGAGCGGCGAGCGGATGGCGCTCATCTACGCGAGTCTCCTCGTCGCTCAAGTCGAACAACAAAGACACCTCGCGCCGCTCGCGACACAGAATCTCACGTGGATCGGTCGGTACACGCCATAAGCGGGGCAGCGATTCTTTCGAGTCGTACTTTTCTCGAACGTTCAACAGATTTAAGCTCAACGGTGGACACCGATACTCCTCTTCTTCGCAAGCGTAGACTCTTCGCCACACAGAAATGGGTACCGGACGGTTGATCACGCTCTCCATGTCGATCGTCGTGGTCTGCGCGTTCGCACTCCCGTCGATGCCCTCCGTGTCGGCCACACCGCCAGTCTCGTCGTACTTTGTTGCGCTGGCGTACGAGGACCCGGCATACGATGGTCCAGCTTTCGTACCCGCTTTCGTACCCGCGGTCGTGTCCGCAGTGCCGGTACCGGTCGCGCCAGCCGCACCAGCCGCACCAGCCGCACGAGCCGCACCAGCCGCACCAGCCGCACCAGCCGCACCCGATAAACCAGCCACACCAGCCTCATCGGTGGCGTCAGCTGTACCGACTGTACCAGCAGTGTACCTCGAAAACCGACACAACATGGAATCGTCAAACTGCGGCGGCTCCCCCACGGGCGTCCCGCCGACGCTCGCATCGATAACAATGTCCGTATCATCGGAGTCGCTAGACTCGCTCGACTCGCCCGAACCGATCGAACCGATCGAACCGATCGAACCGATCGCAACAACGGGAACGCCATTTCCAACGTGGCAGTCGACATTGCCGACCTTACCGACACGGCCGACACTGCCCACAATGTCGTCCTCGTTTTCGTCCGCATCCTCAGCCTCGTCTTCGTCCTCGTCGTCGTTGGTGGTATCTTCTTTCTCGCAGAACCGCAACCGCGTGCCAGTGGAGCGAGACGCACGAGGGACGCGCGACATGTGTTGGAGGCGACCATCACCGTCCCTCGCGTACGTCGTCTTCTCATACATGCCTCGATACGTCGCGTCGTACTTGGCACCGCTCGCCCCAACTTTGTTGGACGATGCAGCGGTTTCAGCCTTGACGACAACTCTGCCATCCAATTTACTCGCCACAAAACCAGCCGAGAGACCCGAGAGACCCGAGGGACCCGTGGCTAGCCTGCCGACTGTGCGCTGTGAGGCAACCAACATACCCGCAGACAAACCCACGGGGTCTAGCGGTTCGAGTTTCGCAGATACGCTCGACCCAGTTAATCCAGTCGATTCGATCGCTCTAGTAGATCCTGATGACCCAATCGGACCAGTCGAACCAGTCAATCCGATCGATCCAGTCGAGCCGGTCAATCCAGTCGAGCCAGTCAATCCAGTCGAGCCAGTTGATCCAATCGAGCCAATCGATCCGGTCGCGCCAGTTGAGCCGCTAGTCCAACACGTTGAGCCGGTCAAACACGTTCGTTCCATCGATTCGACTTGTCCAACGTTCGGAACGGCGTTCGGAACGTCCGAAACGGCGGCCGTCACAACAGCCCCGATGACATCGCCAACTCCAGTTACGCCAGTTGTTCCAGTTGTCTCGACACCCTCGTCGTCTATCCGCTCGACTACGTTGGTCGCTGCGGACCCAGACGTCCTTCCAGACGTCCTTCCGTTAGCTACAGCACGAGACGCGGCAGCAGCCGCCGATTCCACACTCCCATACTCCATACCACGACCCGACGAGGCCTGTCTCCTCATCCTCAGTGAGATCAAAACGAAAATCGATGAAACGATACGGCGCTCCTACTCGACACAGATGTTGCTACTCACACACCTCGTGGCTTTTATACTGCCGATCGCGCTCGGTACCGCTTTTTGCGTGTGCTACGCCTACGTAAAGCGGCGCATATATGTTTACCGCCTCTGGTGGTTCAAACACGAATGTCAGTACTTTGATTTCGAGAAACGAGAGCGTGACGCGACCGCCAGACTCACTCGACGGCACACCGCTTACTCGACTGAATAATAACCATAAGCGCTGACACGTATAGAAAATCCATATCCGTATGGACCATATCCGTATGGAAAACCCACCCACACAAAACTCACATCGATACAGAGAGATCACCACGACCGCCACAACCCACAGAAACCACGACCGCCACAACCCACAGAAACAGGGTAGATTCAAACGTCGTCGTAGATACTGATAAGCAGGACGTCATCGCGAGACATGTCCGCGTCGGGGACGACCGGTTCGACTACGAACAACCCACAGTCCACCGTATCGACGGTGAACGCAGACACAAAGTTTTTGCGTTTTCTTCTGAGCGACCTGTTCAACGATGGTACGCACATATGGTGGCTGATCGGCCTGTGCTGCGTGATCACACTGGCTGCCGTGGTGTTTTCTTTTTTCGGCGCCATTATCGACAGCGATTTTCTGTTCGACTCGCACGTCGCGCGAAAAGTCCAGCATTTGCAAGAAGAGGAAGAAGATACGACTCGTCACTCCATGATCCTGATGCGCAGCAAGCGAGAACTGAATTACCCGTATTTACCCATCGAATTGGACTCGGACTATGCCAACTACATCAGCAAACGCGTCGCACCAATAGATCGATGTGGGTCAAAGTTGTGCGATGAGCCCGACTACGTACCACTGTTTACTCCGGAAAAATACTACACCAATCCAACAATGGACACAAACACGGGGTCAGAGGCACGTGCCGAACGCAAGACCGAACAACCAAACGTGAAACCGAACGCGAGATCAAACGCGTGGACAACCGGGACGGCTGGGACAACGGGAACGCAAAATTCGGCACGCACAGCTGGACAGCGTAATCGCCGACGCTGAGTTGATGGCTGAATGGATGGGTGAATGGGGTAGCAGGTGGGTATGAAACGTTTGAGAAATGTGATGATCCCAAGAACCGCGAAGACCACGAGGACCGCAAAGACCAAAATCGTACAACTGGTGCGCCGCACACTCGAACCGACTATTTTTTTCTAAACTCACACAACTCACACCAAACTCAAAAAAACGAAAAAAAAAGAAATGAAAGACAAAGAGAAATAAAAAACAGACAACGGACACCGGGAAAAACAAAAGAAATAGAAACAGAAAGAACCAAAAGAAACAAAACTAGAAAGAAACGAAAGAGACAGAAAGGAACAGAAAAAAACAAATAACAACTAATGAAACAATGGTAAAGAGGAAAACACAAAATATGAATAGATGGCACTTTCCGTATGCACCAAGCGTGAAAAACGAAAAGTCAAACATGTGTCACTCAAGGTTGCACACGTGTCGACCGAGAGAACATCTCCTCTCGCTCTGCGCTACACCTACAATCGTATTTCCACATACCGTTTTTTTTTCGCTCCACTGTATTCGAGGACGATCCCGATTTTGCGCAGTTGTACATCAGTCCGCGCGTCTCTTCCGCGCGCGTCTCTTCCACTCCTCCTCGTCTATTTGCAGTCGCCCCGCTCTGCGCGTCACCTTACCGCGCGTGTTTCTCATACCGATCGGTGTAAATAGGTTTAACACTTGCTGCAATTCGAAACGCTAATGATTTAACAACTCTAACGACTTAACGACTTTAACGATGCTAATGATTTCAACTATGCCGCTAATAATTCTAACGAGCAAACGACTCGAAAACAAGGCAAACGAGTTTGTTTCGTAATACGTTCATCAAACGAATACGTAGGTAATACATGCGCAAATCGGCAGAGGAGATTTGGTTATCTATCTTTGTCTACGGTCGAAGAGACAAAGGAAGCGCGAGAAAAATGACCAAATATCACAGGAACACATCGTGATCTAAGTCGTGACTAAACGAACGACTCGCACACCAACGTTGAGCATCGCGTATCGAGAAGAGGACCGGTCGACTGGTCGGTCGCCAAGTATTGCGACGAACATCGTGTCAATCGCCAAACACTGTTTTTAGTTTCACGTTCCGCGCAAATCATCTTGTCAGAATGCGAAAAACGGGAAGGAGGGATGATTTATTACAGGTCCCAGCCAGTAATTACTCCCACAAGGTCAAACAAAACTTATAAACGAGACGGACAGAACATTTACGTGTAGTAGCGACCAATAAACCGACTTGTTGAGATTGGCTGCACGTAACGACTATCAACACCACCCACGAACCGAATCTTCATACCTTACAAGTGCAACCCAGTGCATCTGACGTGCAAATAGATGCAACTAGCGTGCAATTGGATCGGATTACTATTTGACTGCGATTAGACTACACGATTAGACTGCACGATTAGACTTCAATTAGATCTGTGATTGGATCGCGATCGAATCGAGATCGACTAAGATCGGATTGAGAGCGGACTGCGATCGAATTGAGATTGGACTGCGGTCGGATTGAGAGCGGACTGCGATCGAATTGAGATTGGACTGCGGTCGGATCGAACGACGAAATATGTTTGACGGGCAAATGGCAGAAAACTATTTCGTGGTACAGAATCACCGGTACCGGGGAAACTTGATCGAGTCAGACGATACTGACAACACCGACACCACTGAGGTCAGCGATATTAATGATCCGGTCGGGTCGCTCGCTGTCGTAACCAAAACTCCGGCCGGAAAGGTGTACAAAGTCAAGGCCGACGTACACTTGGACCAAACTAGCGCAGAAGCCGATGTGACTAACGTGAATTCGTTGACCGCGTTGACCATAGATGCGGTTTATACGGATTTCTACGCGACTTTGGACTCGATGACCATGAGCGAGAAACGCGGCGACCGAGCGAACACCCAACTCCGACTAGCTGAACAGACTGAATCGAGAACAACCGGATACCCGAATTACCATACCGGATACAACAATAGTCACGTGCAGACCAACGGCGCGACTCGGCTAGTCGAAACCGCTGACGTCACAAATCCAATCGGGGCCGTTATCGCGTCCGAAACCGACGCAAACGCAAAAACTGCTGATACTGCTAAAACCGTCGAAACCACAGGAGGAACCCCCACCGAAACTCTTGGGTCGTGGAGGTCGCCAATTCGATTTGGACCGAAAAAAACTGATGAGCTCAACGACGAAAATGTGAACACGATCGAACCACATCCGGAGCCACATCCGGAGTCGCATCTGGAACCCCATTTAGAATCGCATTTGAAACCGAATTCAATTTCGCCGCCAAAATTCGGTACAAAATCACATCCGGGCTCACTTCCGACGTCGTTTTCGGACTACGCATCTACGTCATCGCAGCTGTACTCGTATCCGTACTCGCATTTGCTTCCGCGTCAACTTCATCAACTTCCGCTTCCGCCAGCGACACTAGAACAAATCGAACCGAACGGACCTCGCAGCGATCACGATGTTCCATCGGGGAGCGCTTCGAAAAACGAACGACGTAGAGGTAAGATTCAGACTTTTCGAAATCAAGCAAAGTGGATAAGGCGTAAGGTCAAAACAACAAAACAGAAAATTCAAAATGTACCAAATTTTATAAGAAAAATATACATACAAAACATAGAAAAATACAGATATCAAAAACAATAAAAACGGGGTTTACAAAAGTTCGAGTATATCGGGAGTATTATTGAGAGTATTATTGGGGAGTATTATTGGGGAGTATTATTCGATAGTATGGAACGGTCTATGGTCCAGACTCTGGAACGTTTGATGGTTCAGGCTCTAGAGCGTTTGATGGTCCAGGCTCTAGAGCGTTTGATGGTCCAGGCTCTTGAGCGTTTGATGGTCCAGGCTCTTGAGCGTTTGATGGTCCAGGCTCTTGAACGTTAGATGGTCCAGACTCTTGAACGTTAGATGGTCCAGGTTCTCGACTTGAATTTAACATGGGAAGACCTCGAACTGGTGACAAATTTGCCTCTCGATTCAATTTTCGAAAAGCTTCATCGCAAAAACGTACAATTTTATCTTTGTAATCTCTTAATACCGGGTCCAACCAATTCAAACTATTCCGATTGTATACAAAATTGGTATTCCGTCGTTCGGTATCTAGGTAAAGAGGATCGATAGAGTTAGTTTGTAAATTTAGAGGAGTAAAAACAGTCTTACAGCCATTCTTAAAACGTATGTTATCCAAAAAATTATTAGAACGTGCTTTGCGAATATTGTTCCACGAGACGGTCGCATTTGCCGTTTTGTATTTTTTAATAGTGATAAACAAATTTCGTTCAGCTTGCTTAGATGATAATAACGAGGAATCAGTTCGACATTCAGCAGCAAATTTTCTCCATTTCGACTCTACTTGTCGAACATACAGATCTCTTCCTCTCGTAATTGAAAACCTAATATCATTAGGCATTACCAACATGGATAGTAATACAAAAATTTCATAATTAACTCGATGCGTAACGCGCTCGCTTACATGCTGATTATGATAATCTATATTTTTATTTGTATGTTGTACCGATTGATTAAATTTTTGTACACATTGATTCAAATGTTCTTCAACTCGCCGATTACTTCGTTCCTCTTGTTCCGTTAATCGTTCATCTACTCGTTCATCTAACTGTTCTGTTAATCGTTTGTGTCGTTCATCTAATCGTTTATCTCGTTCATCTAATCGTTCATCTACTTGTTCTGTTAATCGTTTATCTCGTTCATCTAATCGTTCATCTACTTGTTCTGTTAATCGTTTATCTCGTTCATCTAATCGTTCATCTATTCGTTTATCATGTTCGTCTATTCGTTCTCTTACTCGTTCTTCTATTTGTGCCATTATTTGTAATTGTAGTTCATGAATATCTATTTGTGTCAATGCACTTGAATTATGGGAGAGATTACTTGAAGTCGATGGAGTTTGCGTAGTTTGGATTACAGATGAACCAGTTTGTCCAAATACATTGCTAATGGTAGCCAAATCTTGCTGAATATTTCTCGGAGCATCACGAGACAGAACATACTCTCCTTCCAAACGTAATTGTTCCCAAACATTGAGTAACCAGTCTTTAAATCGTTGTGCACAAGGTAGTCTTGATGCTAATATCAACTCGTTAAATCCTTTCGCATTGATAAAAAGCGAATTTGGTCCAAATATTGGTACTCTTGTATCAGCTTCAAGATTAACCACATAATCAACTTCAAAAGATATAAAACGTCGTATATTGTTAAATGAAACGCTATTACAAATAGCTGTATGAATGTTTTTATACTTCAAAATCCGTCCAAGAGGTAAAAGATAAAAAAAATCTTCAATGTCATCACCAAATACTTTTACAAAATCAAAAGATTCACCTTCAAATTCTAATTTCTTTACCAAGATTCCATGGTGTTTCGGTAAAATCTCATTGTACTCACGTAAAATACTCTGCACAAACTCCCAGTAGTGATAGCGTTTTTCGTTTTGTAAAGATAGTATTACATCTTTTAAACCAAGAGCACTAACAAAAACAGATGTTCTCCGCAAATTTGACTTAATATTAAATTCGCTTAAATATCGTAAGAGTCGTCCGTTACTATTTTCTTCGTTCGTTTTTAAACGATTAACAATTTTTGCAAAATTCGTAACGTGAAATAATGTGGTAAAAGTAAATAGACTGTAAAATCTAGTATTATCACTAGCTAAACAACTATAAACCGTTACTTCTTGATTTTCAAATTTATAAACCTTAGTATCCATCTCGAAAAGAACTGTTAACGAAATTACGTATCAGACTTATCAGACCACAAATTCGATCACAAAAGACTTCAAAATTCTACTAACCAAGTTTTTATACCTTCTATCTAAAAAAAGAGACAACATGATTGGTCCATAAATCTAACCAATCATATCACTTAATGACGCAAGTTCATCAAAATAGCTGAATCATTTACATAATGAATACGTGGCAAAAAGAACTACCTTCTCTCAATCAAATCAACCAATCACTCCTCAAATTAAAACGTTTGGAGAAACCAATTATCTTTTTGACTGCCGCACAAGACTTAGGACTTAGATCCCACCTACTCCACTAACATATAACATCGTGACCCAATCTCGATCACACGATGGGAATGTTGGCTCGCTGAGTACGATGAAAGTCGAGACATCTTGGTCGTCTAGGCATTATGGTCATCTAGGCATTATGCTGTTTTCGACAACATAGTGCTTAGATCCCACCTATTCCACCAGCGTACAGCATCACAATCAACTCGATCGATCATTCGGTGGAACTGGCTCGTCGAGTACGATCGGAGTCGACATCCTGACCGTCTACACTCGCGCACTCCGACTCTCGACCGGTTTAAACGATATTAGTAACAATCTAAATTTCGTTTAGTTTGAGCCGAGTAAAAATAGTCCCACAGATTGTCCGAGCACCATGCTATGCGGTAATCAMACCACAGCGTAACGCATCAYCGATCCACTCGAGCGATCGTTCTCGAGCGATCGTTCTCGAGCGATCGTTCTCGATCGATCATTCGGTGGAACTGGCTCGTCGAGTACGATCGGAGTCGACATCCTGACCGTCTACACTCGCGCACTCCGACGTGACATCTTGGTCATCTATGCAGTATGCTGTTTTAAGCAACATAATGCTTAGCAAACTGCTCTACTAGCCAATACATCCAAACGTGCGAATAATATGTCTCACTGACCAACTTTATCATTCCTCAATCGGTCTAAATGGCCGATCTTACCGCAACTACATGTTCTTTGTTCGAAGTCTAGTCGACAAAAAAAAACAGATACCGACTTTAATCTTCGATATAACCAAACGTGCGAATAATACATCTCACTTACCACACATTATCATCATTAACACTTTGATCGCTTGTTCAACATGTGGTTTTCGATCTCAAGTGTTTGGTCTACATCAAGTATAATCATGTCGATCTCCCGTCGTAACGTTGACTCGTCAATCTGCTATTMGTMTCMCTSTCCTCGAGACCTARTTTCCGACAAAGTTTCCGACGAATACCAATGCGGGCGGTGGTTCGGTAACCACATCTAGTCGATCACCACCGATCCGCTCAACCGATCTTACAACGATAACGTTGGTTCGTCTGACATCTTGGCCGTCTGTTCAGCTTGAGGGTTTCGGCCTCAAGTGTTTAGACATTTCGAGATTAAACCAAATGGAAGGAGTAAGGTAAACACAACAAAACAAAATGTACAATATAATAAATTTAATACTAAGAAACGAAAAACATCAAAAACAATAAAAATTAATGTTTACAAAATTTCGAATATATTAAAGAGTATTATTAGAGAATATTATTAGAGAGTATTTTGTTTGTAAGATGATGCGAATTCTTCAGACATCTTTCATTAGAATAGAAAGATTAAAGAGCGCTCGATGGTGATGGTTCTAGAATGCTCTATGATTCCGAAACACTCGATGGTCCAGGAGCACTCGATGTTCCAAAAGTGCTCGATACTTCCAGTTCGGTGTGATTTGACTCCTGCTCCGTATTATTTGGTCCAGACTCTATATTCGAATTTAACATGGGGAGACTCGTAATACGTGATAAATTGGTCTCTCGATTCAGGTTTCGAAAAGCTTCATCGCAAAACCGTACGATTTTATCTTTATAATCTCTTAATACCGGGTCCAACCAATTCAAACTATTCCGATTGTATACAAAATTATCATTTTGTTCTTCCATATCCTGTCGGTCGGTAAAAAGTGGATCAATAGCAGTAGATTGTAAATTTAATGGAATAAAAACCGTCTGACATCGATTTACAAAACGCACGTTGTCTAAAAAATCAGCTTGTGCGAAGCGAATATTGTTCCACGATACGGTCGCATTAGCGGTTTTATATTTTTTGAAAGTGATAAACAAATGTCGTTTGGCTCTTCGTGATGATAGTAAAGTTGGATTAGTTCGACAAGCCGTTACAAATTTCTTCCTTTTCGACTCTATTTGCTGAACGTATTGATCGCGTCCTCTAGTAATTGAGAATCTAATATTTTTAGGCATTACCAATATAGATAGTAATACAAAAATATTGTAATGAACTTCATGAGTAACACGTTGGCGTACATGCTGATTATGATAATCTATTTCTTTATTTGTATGTTCTATCGATTGATTAATTTTCTTTACACATTGGTTCAAATGTTCGTCAACTCGCTGATTACTCCGTTCCTCTTGTTCACGCAATCGCTCATCTAATCGTTCCTCTAAACGGTCATTTAATCGCTTCTCATGTTCTGTTAATTGTTTTTTTTGTTCATCTAATCGTTCCTCTAAACGTGAATTTAATCGATTCTCACGTTCTGTTAATTGTTTTTTTTGTTCATCCAATCGTTCCTCTAAACGTTCATTTAATCGATTCTTATGTTCTATTAATTGTTTCTTTTGTTCATCTAATCGTTCCTCTAAACGTTCATTTAATCGATTCTCGCGTTCTGTTAATTGTTTTTTTTGTTCATCCAATCGTTTTTGCATAATTGAAATTACCGATGAAATAGTTTGTCCAAATACACTATTTGTAACAATATCTTGTTGACTATTTGTTGGAACATCATGAGACATATCATTTCCTTGTAAACGTAATTGTACCAAAACACCGATTAACCACTTTCTAAATCGTTTCGCACGAGGTAGTTTTGATCCTAATGTCAATTCATTAAATCCGTTAAAATTAATAAAAAGCGATCTCGATGGAATTAGTGGTACTTTTGTATCAGCGTCCAGACCAACCACGTAATCAGCTTGCAGAGACGTAAAATGTCGTATATTTTCAGGCGAAACTAATTGATTAACAGACGTAAATACGTTTGCATACTCTATAACCTGACTAAGAGGGAGAAGGTAAAAAAAATCCTCAATGTCATCACCAAATATTCTTACGAAATCAAAAGAAAACCCTTCGAAATTTAGTTTTGTTATAAACATTCCAAGACGTTTTGGTAAGACCTCATCGTAATCACGAAGAATACTTTGTACAAATTCCCAGTAGTGATAACGTTTTTCGTCTTGTAACGACAGTATCGCGTCCTTCAAACCAAGAGCACTAACGAAAACAGTGGTTCTTCTTAATTGTGATCGAATATCAAATTCGAATATATACCTTAGTAAACGTCTATTATTATTTTGTTTACTTTTCAAACGATTAACAATTTTTGTAAAACTCGTAATTTTAAAAAATGTAATAAACGGATTTAGATAATAAAATCTGATATTATCACTAGTTAAACAACTAGAAACCGTTATTTCCTTATCTTCAATTTTGTGAACTTTAGTATCCATCTTGAGAAGAATAATCACTCAAATTACGTATCTGAACACAACCACGAGACTGTACAAGACTATCATCAAACCATACTGACCGAGTCTTTATAAACCACTCAATCAAAAAAAACGATCTGATTAGTTCCTACATCCAATCAAACGATTGGTTCAGAACTCCTTCCAATCATACGAGCACTGATTACATCACCAAAAGAATCACTTACATAATGACACGTGGTATTGCCACAACTACAACCATCATTAACATCTTAGCCGTCTTTACTAGTGTAAAGAATAACCGATCCACTCAATCGATCTTTCGGTGGGAACGTGGTTCGCCGAGTACGATCGGCGTCGACATCTTGGTCATCTACGCAGTATGCTGCTTTTCTCGACAAGATTGTCAACGTCCCGACTGTCCATACTCGTGGCGCGGATACCAATGCTCACCTTCGATGTAACCAAACGTGCGACTCGTAAACTTTGATTACCAAGACAGACAAAATCCAAACAAACGAAACCAACACTATATAAGATCGATACAAAATAAAAAAAATATAACAGCATATTCGTAGACAGCATATTCGTAGTATTTAGAGATTTTACAAGTATGTGCAACGAAAGCAATTTGTCGCATATCTTTCGACCGTGCTTACTCAACCGCATTAGACGGTCCAGGCTTGCTCGGATCGTCCTCTATTCTTGCCGAGTTAGTCGTCAAGTTGGTCTCCCGATCGAGCCTTTCGAACACTCTGTCGCACATACGCTCGACCGTGCCCTTGAAGTCGGCTATTTTGGGGTCCAGCCACTCTAAAGAGTCACGGTCGTCATGTGCGTCCAGCCGATCGGAGAAGAGGGGATCCATCGATGCGGGCCGTAAACCTCGTGGCGAAAAAACGGTCTTGCAACGATTCGTAAAGTCCACGTCGTCCAAAAAGTTTATATACTCTTTACGAATCCGCATCCACGAGATCGCCGCGTTGGCGGTTCTGTACTTTTTGATGGTAATCTGCAGATACCGCGCGGCTTGCGGGGAAGACAGCAGAGACCGGTCTTGCTTGCAAGCGGCGACAAATTTCCTACGTTTTGCCTCGATACTACGAATATACTTGTCCTTTCCTCTCGAGATGGAGAACCGAATGACGGATCGGACAACACTCATCGACAGCAACATGAAGAGACTGTAGTCTGCCGGATGAGTGACACGTTGGCGTAGTTGGACTTGATATCTCTGTATGTTCCGTTTGTATAAGTTGTTTTCTCTTTGTAAGAACATTATCAAGTCGTGACACTCCGATAGAGTCAACTGATCCAGAGGTTTCGTCTGAAGAGGTTGAACAGCTAATCGAGGTGTCCGAGGTGTCTGTCCAAAGATGTTGTTCATGGTGGCCAAGTCTTGCTGGATGTCCAATGGGGCGTCTCGGGTAACCACGTACTCGCCGTCCACTCGCAATTGATCCATAACGTTGATCAGCCATTCCTTGAAACGCTTCGCAAAAGGTTGGGTCGAATGCAAAATTAATTCGTTGAAGCCTGCGGTGTTAATAAAGTTTGCATTCGGTTTGAGATATGGCAACGATGTTGTTTTTCCTGTGTATATAACCCCTATGTCGAACGAACTAAATGGACGACAATTGTTCGGCGAAACGTACTTTCGTATAGCTTTATGTAGCTTCTTGTAATTCAAAATTTTTTCGAGTGGTTTAGCGTAAAAATAATCATCGTCATCACCAATTATCTTCACCAAGTCAAAAGAATATCCTTCAAAAGTTACCTTTTTCATTAAAATGTCGTTTTTGTTTGACCAACTACTTTCTTTATAATCACGAAAAATTCTCTTCAACAAGGTAATCCAAAAATGTTTTTTCTCATGTTGTAACTTTGATATAATTTCTTTTAATCCAGCAGCACTCACAAAAACCGAATTCTCTGGTAAGACGCTCGATACATTAAATTCGGATAGATATCGAAGAAATATCTTTGCGGTTTTTTGCAGATTTTGTAAGCGTGTTCTTATGTACGAACGTCGGTTTTTTAGACCAAAAATAGCAAGAAACGTTATTAGATAATAAAAACGTACATTGTTTTCGTCTAAACAACTAAGTACAGTAACCTCTTGATCTTCATAGGTATAAACCTTTGAATCCATTCTACAAATTCAAGCTACTAATTCGAAAAAGTCTGTTAATGTTTGGTAATTTCAGTTACGTTTGATTACTTAATAGGTAACACTAATTCTTACACAATTTTGTCAAAATTCCAAAATTAGAAAGAAAGATTCGGTGCATCTTCGACTGATATGACTATAATCACTCACAAAAAAAACGGGAGAGGGTCCGGTCGTGATTCACGACCGCTTTAACTCCGGTTACATTGATTACCAGAACTTACTATCAAAAAAAAACTCGTAGACAGTCACCGGTACGATTTGAACGGAGATTGACTCACCGTTACATTAGTTACCAAAACTTTCTCGAGACTAACTACTCAAACAAAAAAACTGGGAGACAATCGGCTCGCGATTCACGTTTTAGTTGACTCCCGTTACAYTGATTACCAAAACTACTATCAAAAAAAAAACTCATAGATAGTCACCAGTACGATTTGAACGGAGCATCACCGTTACATTGGTTATTGAGACTTCCTCAAGACTTACTACTCAAACAAAAAACCCAGAGACGATCGAATCGTGATTCACGACCGTTTCGACTCCGTGTTACATGAGTTGTCCAGACTTCCTATCCAAACAGTCCAAAAACAGTCGAATCGAGATTTTGGATGGGAACTGTCTCGGTGTTACATTGGTTGTCAAAACTTCCTCTCCATCCAAACTGTAAACTGAGATAGGATCTAAATTGGTCGAACGAGATGTTATTCGAGTAACGAAAAATAGTTGAGATGAAAAAAATAAGACTAAAAAAATGAGAGAAAAAAACTTTATTCTCGGTCATACGCTTTGGCAAGTCAAACGAGTACTGTCTCGGTCATACGCTTCGGCAAGTCAAACGAATATCGTCTCGGTCATACGCTTTAGCAACCGTCCTCAAGCGCTTGACAAGTCAAACGAGTATCCGGTTACGAGCATTGATAACCGTTCGACTAACGATCCCCAAGCAATCATGATACTAAATACAAGAAAAATACATTTATTTCATATACAAAAGGTACAAGAAGAAATCATAGCTCAACTCAGTTCGTCCAAAGCTGTATTCAGAACAATCTCAATCGACTCAGCTATGTAGTACGATCGCGTATAACACGTCTCCAGTAAAACCGGGACATTTCGAATCCCCCTGGTCATCAACTCTTGCTTCCTCCGCGGGTCCAGCATATCCTCATTGTATTTGTCCACGAGCTTCATGTAGGTCAGAGTGGTAAAGCCGATATTAACGTCATTTACGCAGTTCAAGCCGTAGAAGAAGTTTGGATTCGTATTCTGTACAGCTTGCCAAGATATAGCGGTGTTGCACTGCCTCAGGTAGTACCGTTGGGCAAAGTACCAGGACACGGGATGATCCAACTCACCCTTCAGCACACTGGGGTCGGTCTTCCACTTGTCCAGAAATTTCTTGCGCGAAGCGTCCAAATGCTCAATGTAGCGTTTGGGACCACGAGCCAAGTAGACCACGGTCTCGTTGAAAAGAGACGGATCGACTACGTACGCTACATAAGCCGCCCAAAAGATGTTTCTACTCTTCTCTTGCAAGTTTAGCAACTCTGGGGCTAACGAGACACTAGCCGTACATACTTGATTCGATTTCACAAAGAGCTCGCGGAACCCACGAGCGTTGATGAAAAGCGCACTGGAGCGCAAACCCGTGACGATGCGCAGACTCTCATCAATCTTGTCGTGATCGAGAGGAACCGGAACAGTCTTCAATAGCCTAGACAATCGCGGCGAAAACACGTCCTCCTGGACCGATATTCTGCAAATGTTGAACGCCTTGTAATACTGGTAGTTGCCCGACGATACGTACTTCAAAACAGCTTTGTCGATGCGAGTGTACTGGAAAACAGCGTTCAGCGGTCTGACGTAGAAAAAATCGTCGATGTTGCTGCCGGATATCTTGATCGCGTTCATCGGGATAATGGAATCGAACAACACGCGTCCATAAGATATCTGGTGTACGCCGGTGGTCAGGGAGTCGTCTAGCTCATCGTGAAAATCCGACAAAACGTGTCGAAAGAAATCGTTTATCTTGAACTTGTTGGTCGACTTGGTGTTGTCCAAAAAAATCTTTAGTCCAAACTTATTGACGAACATGTGGTTCTGCGGAAACTCCTTGGTCGGAAGGCCAACCTCGTTGGCGGAGCCCACTAGTCTCAGGTTCAAGAGACGACCGATTTTGCGCAATCGCCGGACCGCCATGTGAGGCACTTTCAACTGCAGGAGCTCGGTGAACGTGAGAAGCGAGTAGAACCGCTCGTTCGACACGTTCCGACCGCTGTAGACGTCCACGTCACGACCGCGATAGTTGTACGACCTGGCCTCCATAACAGCAAGCTTGCACGATTTCCAAATCCGCAAATTAGACCAAAGTGAGAAAGACGTAGGTATAAAGTCGTAAGTATAAAAGCGTGGTATAAAGACGTAGGTATAAAAACGTGGTATAAAGACGTCGGTATAAAATGTAGGTATATACAGACGTAGGTATATACAGGTGAACGACGGAAAGCTGACTAAAATCGAGGTACTTGATAGCGAGGCAGTTGAAGCAACTTTATATAAAGCGATATTATCTATAACAAAGGTAGAGATAAAACAACCGGATCAAACCGATTCAACCGATTAGACCAACGGTTATCATGATGAAACAAACCAAGTACTATGTAGCTGAGTCATGAGCTCGTGAACAGATTAGCAATCAAACTTCGCAATCCAAATAGATATAGTTATCTTGGTTCGTTCGAACCACAAAGACGGCGAGTTATCGATTCGTTTGAAACAACTGATACCTGTAGTTGTTGATTCACCATCGTTTTCTTCCATTTTATTCCATTTCGTTCTATTGTATTCCATTTCGTTCCATTTTATTCCTTTCGTTCCATTTTATTCCTTTCGTTCCATTTTATTCCATTTGATTACAGTGGATTAGTTGTTGGTCGATTCGTACTGAGTATTTTTTTTGCTTGTCAGCACGAAAAGTCGTTCAAACTGGTGTAGACGGGTGGTCATGCGAGATGATGGGAGATGTGGCTTCGGTCCGTTCTTCGAATCAGACGTGCATCGAGATGGTCAACGAGTTCGACGAGAGGGTTCGCGCGACGAGCCATCGGTCCCGTCCACCAAAACCCGATCGCGCCTCTCACACTCACTTGACGAACAACAGTCTCGACGATGCTTGTCGGATATACATGACGAACGGTTGTCCCTCGAATGCAAGTATGAGTAACACCATCGTCTTGACTAACTTTTCCAACATGTGTAACCAAAATAGTCTGAATAACCCGAACAACCTGAAAGGTGTGAACAACGTGAACAGCGTGAACAGTGTGAACAGTGTGAGTAGCGTGAGTAGCACGAGTAGTTCGAGTAGTACGAGTAGTACGAGTAGTGCGAGCGACCCGAGTGTTGATGATGTGAACAGCACGAGTAGCATGATCAGTAGAGATAGCACGAGTAGCAGGAACCCCGCGCAAGGCAAACACCGACGACACCGAATTCCGAAGACGTGTAAACCACGCCGGACCTCGCTAACGCTGACCCACACGCACCGAACACGCAAAATGCACAAAATACACAGAACCCCCAAAGTGCTGGAGGTGCACAAAATACACGGAAACCAAAGAATGCACAAATTGTTCAAAAGAGACAAATCGCACGAATACACCGATAACACCGATACCACAGATACCAGAGACACCGATTTCACGAATTGTACGGATTATACCGATTGTATAGAGGGTACAGATTGTACGGGGTATACGGGTTACACCGATCGGCCAACTTGTCTGGATTGTGTGTTCTGCGAGCACACGACACATCGTCGGGCGAACCGCGCGAAAACAACAAAAACAAAGCTATATAGTTGTAACGAAAAGACATTCAGTGGTAAACCGCGACCAAAAACAATGCCTATAGCTGTGCCGATCGTACCGCTGCCACCGAGGACCCCCTTGGTCCCAGCGGTACCGATACCGATCCCCAAAATGTATCGCACGAGTCGCACGAGTCGCACGAGACCCGCGGTACAGCAGGCAAGCGAGCCAACTGAGGAAAAAACGTCCCAGTCCCAAACTGTGTCAGCGAGACTAGAACGCGGGGAAACCAAAATTCCAACCAGAACTCTGATCCAAACTCCGCTCCAAACTCCGATCCAAACTCCGCTCCAAACTCCGATCCAAACTCCGCTCCAAACTCCGATCCAAACTCCGCTCCAAACTCCGATCCACACTCCGATCCAACCTCTAAACAAAACCCCAATTACTAGCGCGGTAACCTACGATTCGACTATACACCCTTTACGACAAAACAACGACAACAACGATCCACCTAAAACCGCAAAACCGACCACAAAAATCGTAAAAAACGTAAAGCATGCCAAGTCGGGAGACACTAGCGCTAAAACCGCTAGACCGACAAGACCGACAAAACCCACCAGGTCCGCTCCGTCCGCCACATCCACCGAAACCCGCAGCGCACCACCCACGCTGAGGAAGAGCACCGTAACGAGTCGTCCCCTACTAACTCGATCGGTTTCAGACTACGACCTCGAAGCGAACCGGGAGGATGGTCCCAACAACGCTGTATACGAGCAATTCGATCTGATCGAAACCAACTTGGACGACGAGAGCGACTACGATAGCGACGACAGCGAACGGTCCGAAGATGCTTTCTCAAAAGCGCAGTCGATTATCCTGCTCGTGTCACTGGTACTCATCGTGGTCATCGTGTGCGTCACGTTGATCTGGATCAACGCCACCGCCTAAAGGACGCAGACTTTTGCGCGATAACGATATCGTGGTCCTCGTCGTCTTCGCGGTCCTTGTAACCACCATGCGCGTCTTGTGCGCCGCGCCTCTTGTGCGCGTCTTGTGCGCGTCTTGTGCTCGTCTTGTCCACCGAAACCTCAGCAGCAATCGCGATCATCACACTCCCACAAACCACGGCGCCACTATGTCCGACTTTGTGTCGCAATATCGCCAATAATCTGTTCGATAGCGTCGTAGCGTCGCCAAACTATCAGTTCGATATCATCACCATGTCCAAGGTTGAGTTCAATTACCACGGGTTATCTACTCGATAGCGATAGCGTCGTAAGCGTCGCAATGTCGCTGCACTATCTGTTCGATATCATCACCATGTCCAAGGTTGAGTTCAATACCACGAGTTATCTACTCGATAGCGATAGCGTCGTAAGCGTCGCAATGTCGCGGCACTATCAGTTCGATATCATCACCATGTCCAAGGTTGCGTTTCAACACCGCGGGTTATCAACTCAATAGCGTCGCAATGTCGCGGCTTTATCACGACCAAGTCACAATATTCGAAACGTCCGACACAGTGGCGCAACAACGCGTGTTATCCACGTGTTATCAGCTCGATAGCCTCGCAACGCAGAGTCAAAGCGAGTCACGATGTTGTTATCATCTCGACAACATCAGACGTACCATCTTCACCCCTTCTCATACCCCCCGTACCGAACAACGCAACACCGTGATACAGTGACTCACACACTTTACCGTGCGATCACGCGCGTATCACGTTGTCCGAAGTATCATTCGTATCGCCGTTATCACGATCTCTTTGTCCGCGTTATCCGGCATGCGAGGTCGAGTCATCACGATGATTACGTGACCAGACAGACGTTCGTGGAATCGCTATGAAGTGTTATCGCAGCTCTATCGCGGGTCTATCGGCTCTATCACGGGTTTATCGCGGGTCTATCGCGGTTTTATCGCGGGGGTATCGCGGGTCTATCGCGGGTCTATCGCGGGTCTATCGCGGGTCTATCGCGGGTCTATCTATAACGGGTTTATCGCGGATCGAAGATCGAGGTGACCGCGATACGAGAGATACCGAGGAAACCTGCTCGGCTGGCATCACGTGACTCACACTATCAATCGGTCTTTCGTGTATAAGAAGCAACCGCTAAGAGGTTCGAACAGTTTCGAGCTCTTTTCTCATCGAGAACAACTCGAGCGCAACCGTAAAGCAACGCAGTAACGCAACTTCCACATCACCACTACCAAAAAGAGAACCAACTACCCAGGATGTCCGCTTGTCCGCGTCTTACCAAGTTGGACGGCCGTGTGGTCGACGTGAACTTGTCGCGCATTCACGACAAGATCCGTAGCCTGAGTTTGTTGCCGGGGTACGAATTGCAGCATGTGGACACGCTGGAAGTGGCCAAGCGAACCATCTCCACATTTGGAGCGACCACAACCGAACTGGACGAGGTGGCTGCCGAGACGGCCGCGGACATGGCTTTCCGTCACTACGAGTATTCGCACTTGGCGGCGCGCATCTGGTGTTCGCGACTACACAAGCTGGTCCCGAGCTCGTTTAGCGCGGCGACTCTACGCATGCACGAGCGCGGTGTTCCGCTGGACGAGAAGTACGTGCGGTTCGTGGTGCGCAACGCCTCTCAACTAGACGAACTGGTGCGACCGGAACGCGACCTGACGAGCTACGACTATTTTGCGGTACGCACGCTGGCCAACTCGTATCTACTGACCCAACCATTGGACTTGACTCGCGACGAGACCTCGACCGACACGCAGTACCGTCGTCACCTCTCATTCGACGGCCTTATGGAGACTCCGCAGTACTTACTGATGCGCGTCGCTGTAGCACTCTCGCTCGCCGAGCTGTTGCCAAAAGCGGACAACACGCAACCCGAAACGGGAACGCAACTCCTATCCGACCGACTCATCAACGAGATGGCGTTACGCGTAGCAAACAGTACGTACGAGGCTCTATCGTTGAAACGGTACACGCATGCGACCCCGACTCTCTTCACGGCCGGTCTGAAGCGCCAAACCTTGGCCAGCTGCTACCTACTGACCATCAGTGAAGACAGTATCCAAGGCATCTTCGAAACGCTATCGCGATGCGCATTCGTGAGTCAATCGAGCGGCGGCGTGGGACTCAACATCTCCAACGTGCGCGCCAGCGGCACACCGATTCGCTCGACGAACGGACGGAGCGGCGGCATTATACCAATGATCCGTGTGTTCAACAACGTGGCTCGCTACGTCGATCAAGGGGGCGGCAAACGCCCAGGAGCGTTCACCATCTACCTGGAGCCGTGGCACGCCGACATTGAACGGTTTTTACTGCTGTCCGACAAGACCGGCACCGAGGAGCTGATCGCCCGCGACATCTACACCGCTGTCTGGTGCTGCGATCTGTTTATGCGACGCGTGGAACGAGACGAGACCTGGAGCCTCATGTGTCCCAACTTATCGCCCGGTCTAGTCGACTCTTGGGGTGACGAGTTTGAAAAACTGTATCTGGAGTACGAGCGTGCCGGCCGGTTCGTACGCCAAGTGCCCGCGAAGAAGATCTGGAACACGATGGTGCGCATGCAGCTGGAAACCGGAATGCCGTTCCTATTGCACAAAGACCACATAAACGCACGGTCGAACCAACGCCACCGCGGTACGATACGCGGCTCGAACCTGTGCACCGAGATTACGTTGCACACGTCAGCGCAAGAGGTGGCCGTTTGCAACTTGGCGTCCATCTCGCTCACACCGCTCACACGAGACGCGACGCGAGAAGAGTGCAAGCTGTGTCGCACGTTCGACCAAGACCACCTGACCAATGACTTTTCCATCTATGGGTATCGCGACGATTGCACGATGTGTAGCGGCGGCTTTAACTTCCGCGAGTTGTACCACATCACGCGACTCGTGGTGCGCAACTTGGACCGCACGATCGACGTGATGCACTACCCACTAGTGGAAGCGGAACGAGCCAACAAGCTGCATCGCCCGCTCGGTATCGGGGTTCAAGGACTGGCGAACGTGTTTGCCAAGCTACGCATCCCGTGGAACTCGTCGAAAGCGAGTCTGCTGAACCGCCGCATCTTCGAAACGTTATACCGCGCTGCCCTGCACGAAAGCTGTGATCTAGCTCGAGTGCACGGTATGCCCTACCTAACCTATGCTCTCAGTCCCGCTGAACGGTCGGGTATGATGCAACACGACCTGTTCACCGAGTGGGCCAACAAGTTCGTACGACGCAACGACAACGAGGCCGGCGTGGACGCGCTGAAAAACGTGTACGACGAGAAGGAAGAGGGCGCCTGGTTGACCGCCGTCTGTCCCGAAGCCTGGTCTTGGACCGAACTGCGCAACCAGATCGAGGAGCACGGACTGCGCAACTCGCAACGATTGGCGCCCATGCCAACCGCCAGCACCGCTCAAATCCTGGGTAACGTGGAAAGCATCGAACCCCTGACTACCAACTTCTTCTCGCGCCGCGTTCGCTCCGGCGAGTTCGCCGTGGTGAACCAGTACTTGGTGGACGACTTGGTACGACTCGGTCTGTGGAACGAGAAGATGCAACAACGCATAATTCGGGCCCGTGGGTCGGTGCAGAACATTGAGCGCTTGCCGTTCCGCTTGCGCGAGGTATACCGCACGGTATGGGAGATGCCGCAACGATTGTTGGTCGACTTGTGCGCAGCACGACAACCGTTTGTGGATCAGTCGCAAAGCCTCAACCTCTACTTTCCGGTGCCCAACTTTAAACGCTTGACCAACGCACACTTTTACGGGTGGCGAAACGGCCTGAAGACGGGCATGTACTACCTGCGCACCCGACCAGCGGCCGACCCGATCCAATTCACCGTAGCGCCAGAGTGCTCGTCTCGTTCCGAGTGCGAGGCGTGCCAAGCTTAGCGCATGGCCGTTCCTCCGTTCACCCGTCGTTCACCCCAAATTTAGACCCTAAGTTTAGACTAGATTTCGACTAAGTTTAGATACATGATCCCACGTAGCGAGTAGAAAAATTGTTGGTTGATGTAGTMGAAACGATTACAAACAAAAATAAACGATTAGCTGGACACATTTCAGTATTTTTTTTGCCAACCCGCCTTTTCCTCCACTTATCATTTCCTACAACGTCGTCATCAACATTGTGTTCCATTTACTCAATACATCCATTCGGACCATATACTCTGTCCGTCTTCTATTCAGTCCATATATTTAGTCCATCTACTCAGTCCGTCTACTCAATCTACTAATCTCCTTACATCGTCTACTCAATCTATCGCCCTACATCGYCTACATCGTCTTACGAACAAACTCGTACATGATGTACAACAAGATTGGGAAAAAAATGGCTCTACGTTCAGCCAATCGGTCGGGCTAAACGACTAGATGTGCAGCTAAACGAATAACGCCAAACCAACCGAACCGCTCGCAGAGCTGTGTTCATTGCGGTCTCATTGTGGCGGGCTTGGTTTCATGTAGCCGTTTTGCTGACCGGCATCACACGAGCCGTTCTGCTGGTTACAGCAGCACGCCGCCTCGCAGTTCTCGCAACAACACGCGGTCGACGCGGTGACGATGGACGCTCCATCGCTACTGCCGCCATCACTATCGCTCGAGCTGCTGCTACTGACGATCACGGGCCCAGGATTCAACATTTCAGGCGAACCGAAACCAACCAGCACCAAATTGTTCAACACGGCAATCTGTCCGTGGAACACGCCGCACACGCGATCGCTAATCGCGACGAGCGAATTGAGTCGCGCCGAATCTACGTCGAGCGGCAGAGAGGAAACCGAGGAGAGCGTGGTCGACTCGGATTCGGAGTAGCTGGTTGACGACGATCCCGACTCGGAGGACGTGTCGCTGAGATCGATGTCGACTGCAGCCGGGGGCGGTACCATATCGTCAGTAGGCGAAAATGCTGATCGAAATATCGAAACGACGACGAAACGTGTCTTAGTAGAGTCGAGGCGCTCTCGAGCTCGCAAACAAACTCACCGACGAACAGCGAGCGAGTTGTGTGAGTGAGTGCGCTGAACGCACAACGAGACGTGACTGTACGTACTCTACGCAACCGAAACGGTACTTGGTTGGTCAGTCAACCGGTAGGTGTCACCAAATTTCCACGCTCTCCCGCTCACGCGCTCACGTTTGATCGTTACCGGTCGTCCCACTGGTCGTGCTCACGTCGGTCTTCCCGACCGACGTTGCGTCGGTAACCACAGTATCAGTGGCCCTCGTGGCTATAATCGCTGGTGCTACGGTAATAGCAGTGTCAGCGAGAACCTTGTCGTTGACCAGACGGTCCACGTTCTCTCTACTATGACCACCACGACGGTCGACCGTATCGTCGACATGATCGTCATGATGATCGTCCGCATTACCGACAACTACAAAATCTACACTCTCATCGTCGATCTCCATGGGTACATCGACATCCATTGGTCTCGGTTCATCCGGTTTGCCAGTGTTTTTCTTCTCTGTACTCGACGTCGTACTCAACGTCGTACTCGACGTCGTACTCGCCGTCGTACTCGTAATCGTACTCGCAATATGACTGCCACCCACGTCCACCTCATCGACGTCCATCCTATCCAGCTTATCAGCAGAATCGATTAACGTGCTAGTCCGATCGCTACCGCTGGAATCGCTCTTACCCGCCTCGTGATTACCATGGTTATTACCATCGCTCGTATCAACATTTTTACCATCATACGCAACAGCATACACAACGCTCTCGTTACCGCTCTCGTTACCGTTCTGGTTGCCACCGTCGCTGCCAACGTTATTACCGTCATGCGAGTCTACGACGTTCTTCCCATTCGTCCCGTGGACGGTGTCGTTGTCGTATTCGTGGCTCGCCGATATAGCGGTGCTCGCGATGAGCTCTCGAACCACACCGCTGAGAAAGTCGTGCAAATCGTCGTTACCGCCGGTATTATTACCATCGTTGTGTCCATTATCGTGCAAATCGTCGTTGCCGCCGGTATTATTACCTTCGCGGTGTCCATTGTCGTGCAACTCGTCGTTGCCGCCGGTATTATTACCTTCGCGGTGTCCATTGTCGTGCAAATCGTCGTTATCGCCGGTACTATTACCATCGCGGTGTCCACTTCCTGAGTGGTCATTGTGGTCATTGTCAACATGACCAGCTTCCTCGATTTTGGTCAAAGCGTAATCGTTCGACGGGCTTTCATCGCCCGTTCGACTCGCACTACTCGTCTCGCTATTCGACGCATCAGTCGCGATCGACGATTGCATTCGTTTTAACCTTCCGTCTGGAATCGGTTCTCCCCACAAGTCAGCCACAACATCCGAAACGTCGACTTCATGCGAGTCGGTCGATACTTCGGGTCTCTTTCCTGTTGACTCTACCGAATGAGATGAGTATGGGGTATGAGCGTCCGTATAAGTATCTGTATGAACGTCTGAAGATGAATCAAAGGATACGAGGGAGGATGCAAGAGATGGACTCGGATCCGAAGAGGCCGTCGAATCGACGACCTCGCTCGTCTCTTCGGCCGTCGCGTTCACGCCATCGATAGCGCCATCGCGTCCGTCGGGACGATCAGATTCTTTCGCGGCGGCGTCCCACTTGAAACCACCGTGCTTCGAAACGCCCAACAGTTTCTTGACGAGTCCGGTGCGCGCGTCTCGTGCGGTTTGTGAGTCTTGCGTTTCTGGCGTGTCCGACGAGTCACGCACGGAAACGACGGTGCCGTCGTTGCTGTCGTTATCAGACGAGGAGCCAACCATCCCGTCTTGCGTGTCAACGGACACTGCGCTGTACGCGCTTTCGTTCGAGAAGTTGCGCGAACCGTCCGCGCCACCCTCACGGGCCTCGCCGGACGAACCACTATCGCCGCGCTCGCTTGTCGCGTCAAGGTTATCATTTTCATCGACGTTGGTCTCGTCGTCGTCATAGTCCTCATCGACCTCGCCGTCGGAACGCGGTCGTCGCCACCGACGCGCGGCGGCCGACTTGGGTGCTGGTTTGGCCGGCGGTTTCGGTGTGGACTTTGGCGCGGGTGGTGGAGTTGGCGGCGTAGGCGTAGGCGGAGGCGGAGGCGGAGGTGGAGGTGGAGGCGGAGGCGAAGGCGCAACAGCTGGTGAAGGGGGTGGAGGTGAATAGGACGATGGAATGTGTGGTGAAGCGCTATACGGCACAGGTTGCGCGGCGCGCGACGACTCCTCCGCAGCCCGTCCGGAATCCTATTTGCCGCCCGAACGCCTGGCTTGCTCCGGAGTCTGTCGAGTCTGTTTGTAGCGGATAGCGTGGTCGCGACTGCCGGGCCATATCAGATCGCTAACGTAGTCTATCGTGATAAAAGCCCCTGTTCGCATCTGCTGCGCTATCGTCGACTTGTCGTTCGTCTTGTAGTCTACGTAGCCCGGATAACGCTCCTCGAACTCGCGCCCAATGAGCACGAAGGCAGCGAGGAGAAGACCGAGCAGAATCAGAACCGTGAAATTCATGGGACCACAAATTCCACGCACTCACTGCCTCTTAGACTTGCGCAAAAGGGAAAAAATAGACGTGATTCCAGACAAATTTTCAATACTGAAAGTTGTGTTTATTAATCAAGTACAGAATAAAGAGACCGACTCGGTCAATCGAAGGTCAACAATAAACAAATCAAGAACAATCTAAAGTAATCGAGAGCCGTCGAGAGCCGTCGAGAGCCGTCGAGAGCCGTCGAGAGCCGTCGAGAGCCGTCGAAAGCCGTCGAGAGTCGTCGGAAAACACACGACGCACACGACGATCATGACGATCATCGAAAACGATCGAACGATCGACCGCCCTCAAGGCTAAACTCAAAGCCGACCGCGCGAACGAAAAACAACGCGCGATCGAAAACGAACTGCACTACCACACACTACTCCTTACCTACTCATTACACACTATTACATTCTACTGAAAATGCTATAAACACACCCAACAAACAAAGTTGGAACGCTAGTAACTGGTACCCACCACCAACGTTGAACGTTAACCGCCTATACTACGCGGGTCGAGCCAAACAACAATGACCCGCACACACACAACATGACAAACAGCGGACAAACAGCGCACGCAATCACGACACAACGTGAACGCTAAACGCTAAACAAGACAAAAAATACACCGAAACCGGTACGAGCGAGTCAATCGTTCTCTCTTCCATCCTTGCGTCTCTTCACGCGTTCCCGTTTCTCACATTCCAACTGATCTGACTGCCGGTGTCTCACTCTCCTCGTTCCACCATCGAGACTACATCGCGTCGTCGCCGCCGCACACCTCTCCTCATTCGGTTGCCAACTGGCTCACATGGATACGACGTCCACGTGGTGCAACTGGGCGCCATCAGCACGCTCTTCGCGCTCCTCATCGTACGTCTCCACCACAGATTTTGGCTGAACGTCAAAGTGATCGTCCGGCCAATAGTCGATCTGCACCCCACTCGCCTGCTGCTCAGTTGTCACACCTCGTGCTTCTTGTCCGTCGAGTACTTCTTGTGCTTCCCGTGCTTCCCTTACTTCTCGTGCCACCTGCGTTTCTTCCAGTGCTTCCCGTGCTTCCGCTTCTCGTACGTCTCGTGCTTTATCGGTGGTCCAAACGTGGTCATTCTCCGGTAACAAAGCGCTCCTCCTCACTCGTCCTTGATGTTGCGCAGTCTGGAATGCCGAACTCGATTCGCCCACAACACCCACAACGCCCAAAGCAGACGTAGAGTTGTTGTTCTTCCTGATGCGTGGGACTCGAGACCCTTCGGCACTACGGTCCCGATTTTTGCGTCCGCCCTGTCCGTCTTTGCCTTTACCGCCTTTACCTCCAATCTCACTCCGGTTTCCACCTCCACTGCGCCTGACCCGCTCACCAGCCTCACCAGCAGAAAGAGCGCACGCTTTCGGAGCGCCGAGCGGAGCGACCGGATCGCACGAACAGATACTAGCAGGGTGAGACGTCTTGCAGGAGCAGCCGCAATTACAAGCGAACCGCTGACGCGGGCGCTGGGGGGAACGGTGACATTCGCACTGCGAACGGAGAAACACGTTGTCGCAAGCGCACTCGCAGTGACAGTCGTGCAGGATTTGCGGGATCGGCAACGACTGGATTTGCGGGCCGCCAGAGACGATGGGAGCAACGGAACTGGCCGACGTCGCATCGACGACGGTGTTGGCAGCGCTGGCAGCGCTCGTCGAAACGCCAGCACCGTTAGCATCATCAATAGCAGCGCCGGGGTTGCTGCCAGCGACGGATCCAGAAAGACCATGACCAAAGGCGGGTTGGTGGGACGAAAACTGATGAAGGTGCTCCTCTTCGCGACGATAAAGATGACGATCGGGATCGGTTTCCACGCCGAACGAGCCGTTAACGTTGAAACCTGCGTGCGGAGAGACGTGCGGAGAGACGGGCAGCGACGCACCGAAAGTGTTGGTGGACGATAACGAACCCCTGGAGGGCGAACCGATAGACAGCGATCCGATCGACAACGAGCCGATCGAGGGTGAGCCGATGGAAGACGACGCGATGGACGAAGAGCCGAGATTAGATGCGCCTGAGAGACTGCTGTTCGACTCACGATTCGCATAAGCGACACCGAGCGAAGGCGAGCCTATGGAAAACGAATCAACAGACTGCGCGCCGGATACTGCAGACAATGCGGATGATGCGGATGATGCGGAGGACGACGCGGACGATGCGGACGATGTGGACGAGGCGGATGATGTAGACGAGGCGGACGAGTCGAGCAATAAACTGCTAGTGATGACGCTCGAGACCGCATCCTCTATTGACAGCTTGTCACGGGGAACACGCTCGAACGAAAATGGATGCAAGACATTAGAGCGATCGCTGTTCAAAAACCGTCGCAAACGACCGCACCTGTCTTCGTCTTCGTAACACCGCAAAACGGGCCCGACAAAATTGGACGGTCTGAACAAGTAGGACTGCGAATCAACGACGAGCACTCCGGTGCGCAACATCCAACTACCGAAACCGCCGCAAAGCCGCACTCGACGCACGCACAAAAAGTCGACGCTACTCGTCCGGAACGTATCATCGAACTGCGCGACCGACGCATATACATTGGCGTCCATGCGCACTTCAATCAAATCGGCTATCAGCCCGGCCAGATGCGGGCAAAAATCGATGATGCTCGGGTCCAAGAGCTCATTGAGAAAGTCAAGGTGGTCGCGACAGAACACAATTTCCAAATTGTACAAATGATCGAGCCCGTCGTTACTCCGCACCGTGGGCAAAAAATCGAGCAGCGGATAGATGACCCGCGACAAATACATGTAGATACCTGACAATGCGATCCTCGTGTCTGCGGTAACATTGGTCGAAGAGACGTTGTAGGGCTCTGCGTAGAACGAAAAGGTCGGCCCCTCGCAAAAGAGACGATCCGACCCAATACGCGCAGACATACAATACTGGAACATGAGGCTCTCGGCAAACAAGCTTGGGTTGCGGGTAATGGTAACATCGTTGTCAGAGAGCGGGAGGTTTCGAGACATGCGGCGTCGAAAGATCGACAAGACAGATTTGCCGGAATCCGAAGGACCGACGGATAAAGACAAAACTGACGCTGATGGTACGGACGTGGAGGAGAGCGTGGTAGTTTCGGACGAGACACGCGGAGTCGAGACACGCGGAGTCAAAGAGTCGGTAGACGAGCGAGATTCGACAGACGATGCACTCGCTTCGGAAGATCGAGGTGACGGTTTTGCATCACTGACGCTACGACGCGAACGATGGAACGAATGTAACACTTGTTGAAGTGGTGGTGATTGAAGCGGTTGCGACTCGTCATCGATAAACTCTTTGTTGATAATATTGCGCCGACTGCGACGTGCTTGCACCAACTTGGCAAAAGGTGTGGAAACCAGACCAAAATCACGCACAAACGGGTCAGCCGAAACAACCGGCTCGATTGGAGCCTCGCGCCGACCACGACGGAGAATCGTCATTTTAGGCGAGTTGGGTGGGTTGGAACCAGACGTGGCCATCGTGGCCAAGACGATCGCGGGTGCAAACGGGTCAACCGAAGACGAATCGCCGTTTCGATCACCGTTTCGATCGCCGTTTCGATCGCCGTTTCGATCTCGACCGCCACTCAACCTCGCATCTCCACTCGCACCGGAGGAACGCAAAAACGAGTAGAAACTGGCGCCGGGACTGGCACCGGGACTGGCACCGGGACTGGCACCGGGAGACGAACGCAGAGACGGCGAATAAATCACGTTTCGCTTGACCCGCGAAAGATCTACATTCGTGGGCTCTCCGTTATCTCGTTCTCGCAACGACGCGTCAGTACCACGATCCGATAAGTGCATAACCGGATGGCGCGACTCGTGCGGCACTTGTTGGTGATGTATGTGCGGAAAATAGTAGGCAAACGACCGACGCGTGCGCGATAGCGTTTTTCTCACCGAATCGAATTTATCCTTGCCACCAACAAAAGAGTCCGTATCATACGAGGTGTTCGATCCGCCTAACACCACGCGATGATGTTGGTGATGATGATGGGCCGCCGTATGCGCTGCATCATGTGTCGCCGTCACACTGCAAAAACAAAAAAAATGTAATTAACGCATGTCGCCACATACAACGTTGTAGCTATTTGCAATGTTCTCAGCGAAACGCCGCTGTAGAAGGCGGTTCTACCGGAATCAGCGGAGCGTTCTCGTCATTACAATGGAAATCATCGTTTGTTTCGCCGGCCAGTCGATCGAAGCCGGACAAATCGACCGCGATGAAAGGTTGGGATCCGTTCACGTTGCCCGTTACCACCTCTGTGCGAACCGTCGATGTTCCGAGCAAACGGCGAAACAAGCTGGGGTAACAGACGGCCGAGGTGCACACGAACGCCCAATCGAGTGACCACGTTCGCGGTGCTGGTCGGACCACGAACGCATCGGTCTTACGACGGTTAACCGTGCATAACGCAAAGTCGAACATGCCGATCGAAATCAGACTAGATCAACTAAACTACTAGTCACACTAACGATACGAGCGATACGAGCAACCGGTTACAGATTACCAATTATCAACCAATTATCAACGTCCGATCGATTCGAACGACTACCGTTCCTTACCGACGCACAATTTCAAATTCGATGGCAAATTCCGGCAAATTCCAGCAAATTCCGGCAAATTCCAACAATCGATCCAATCGATTCACAGCGAGGCGACGAACTACGCCACATTAATCGAACGAGAGATAGAGAGTACTCACGAGACAGCGGCGCAGCAGAGCAGAAAAACACTCAGCAACATGGACGACATCCAAAGCTGTACCGAAATATTAGAGCGGCGATCTGCGGTCAAACTGCGGCCAAGCTGCTGAAGGACACCGGACACCGAATAACTGCTGGAGAACTGTTGGAACTGTTGCTATTGAATGTTGCTGTTGAATGTTGCTGTTGAATGTTGCTGTTGAATGTTGCTGTTGAATAACCAATAGTGAAATGCTGATGAACCGCTGAATTATTGTCGATCGTCTTCGGATCTCTATGTGGAACCAGTCGAATCGCCGATCGATTGAAAAACGCCGAGTAGCTGAACCGTTCGAACTGCGCAAACTTCTTAACGAACCCGTATATATACAGAATTTGAGCGTACGGAAATACGAGCGCGGTCAAAGGTCTCGACCACCACGCTGTCCCACGCTGTCGTAATTAGCCAGTAGTATTCCAATTAGAGTGATTATGCAGCCGTCGATAATGATGATATCGCAGGTTCCTCATAATTTTCCATCATCATTTTCCAACGTCGATTACGTCAATCACGCCAATGACTAGCACTAATAACTGGTCGAATCGCGATACAAACCGACGCCGACGAATCGGGAGCCGCTCACAAAGTCGTGACAACACGAACGAGATGAACACCGTCGACACACCAACCGACGCACCAACACGCGAAAACAAACCCCCGACAATGTTGCACGTCGATACGAACGGAACACCAACACCGATGCACCTGATATGCATCGACCAACGTCAAACGGTGTTATCTGACCGCTCTATCTGAACGCTCATCGAGCCACTCATTGAAACCACTAGAGCGTGCAAGCGGGTTTCCGCATTTTCGACCGTGTGACCAACCAACTGCATTGCGCTCTCGTTGCGCAACATCACGCGCAAAAGCATCATCTCGAGACAGACGAATCGACCGGTCGGTCGGCGACACGCCAACGAACCAACGAAACCACTGACTCACTGACTAATAAACCGACGAGCCAATGAGCCGAGTCGATCGATTGATCAATCGAGACAACCGGATCGTCGGATCGCCGTCAAACGCACCATCGAAACGCCATCGAAGCATTATCGAAGCGTTATGGAAGCGTTATAAAAGCGTTCTCGAAGGAAGCGTTCTCGAAGGAAGCGTTCTCGAAGGAAGCGTTCTCGAAGAAGCGTTCTCGAAGGAAAAGTTATCAAAACGTTAAACGTTATCGAAGCGCCGTCGGGTCGCCGTCGGGTCGCCGTCGGAACGCCGTCGATAACCGAGTCGATCACCGACCATAGATAAAAAAACGAAGACGACATTGGATCGACCGTTGTTCGATTGCTCAACTACGCGCAACGCTTCGAGGAACCAAGTTGAACCACGAGGTCGTGAGGTCGAGCAAAAGACAAACGTTGACACGTTGATCCGCTGACATGCTGACACACTGACTGACGAAACGAACTGATAACATGCGTCAACCCCATCTAACACATCGTCGCTATCATTACAAGACCCCGCAGAAAATTTCCACAGTTAAAAATTTAGTGCGCATGCGCAACCGACGGAGACGAAGTTGCAAAACCAAAAAAACAAAAAATGGGACGATTGTGAAATCTTGAAACGAGATATGGAGAATTTCATGGAATTTCTATGGATTTCTATGGAAACTTCCACTGATGTTGTACGTAAACGAAAATATCTCACGTGACGTCGAAACATTGATATCGATGCGTCAAGGAGCATCGAGGCGTCGCGGTATCAAGGCATCTAAACGTTGAACGTCGAAAAAACGAGAACGACGTTTACCAACCAACTTTGGTCGATACGAACTACAGCTCGTCAATTGCAATAATAGTCGAGCCCATAATCGTCGGACAAATATCGCGGTTGGCGGTTGGTCGGTCGAATAATGAATGGCTAGATAATTGATAAAAGTCGAACAATATCTAATATTTGATCTCAAAACAGTCGATGTAACTATAGTTGGATAGCTGTCGACCGCAACCGCATACTTATTAGCAGAAAGCCCACTGGATGAGTAACGACGACGTGAACGATGACGCTAATGGGCGTATCTAGCAAAATAATGAGGATAATGAGAAAATAATAGCAAGTAATGAGACGGACGAGAAAAAGGGAAAAATAATGAGAAAACAGCAAAGATAATAGTTGAGATAGCGGTTCCGGTAACAGCGGTATAATAGCGAGATAATAACCGGGTAATAACGATAATGACTATAATGACTGTGAGTAATTGACGAGCAAGAAAAAAGCGAAGCGAGTAACAACAGGTGTGGTCGGATAACATCTCGTAATACCGGATAATAACAGGGTGGGTAAATATGGATACATAATAACCGAGAACCGGAATACCACACGAGGATAATGGACAGGTATCGACGAATATCAGATATGGTAACAAAAGGAAGATATTATCGGATACGTGCGTGATAAATGGGATAATAAAAACAGATGGGAGAATAACATACTAGTTCGAGTAATTGCAGTTAATTATCTTTATTGCACTCGATCAGATCTTCGATAAACAACTGCGCATCGTGTAGCTTGGGAACAGCGTGTACATGCGGGTACTCGGAACGCTCGGGAAAACTGACGATCAGCATGTCGATCACGACGACGTTGAACATACGCTCAAACAGCTCACGGTATATGTTGAGCTGAAAAGCGTACTTCCAATAGTTGGATTTGGGGAACTTGAGCGTGTAGAAATGCTCGTATCGCATTCCGGGCGCAAGTGGCGAATACCGCGTTCCATAGTCGATTTCGCAACGCTTCCAGTCGACCAACACCACAAGATCGGGTCGCGCCGGGTAGGGCAAGAAAACAGCGTCGATGCATCCACCTAACGACGCCTCTTTGCAGTGTACGATATACTCGCTAGCCAACAACAACCAGCCATTGGCCTCTCGCTGCTTTGTGAAACGCTCGAAAGCGCGCACGTTCTCATGATCGACAGAAAAGCTGGACAGCGGGCCAATCTCGCCGAGCCGCTGAATCTGCATAGGGTTTTCACTCGTGTCCATGAGCTCGTCGTCAGGGTGGGCCGGCAAGGGCTGCATCTGTGCGGCGAAATCGGTGCCCTGTCCGCGCGTCTGCGATTGGATGTACTCGTGGAGCGCGGTTCCCTTGTCGCGCTTCATCTTCCAGTGGTTCTTGAGCAAGTTTTGCACAGTCTTGGGGTCGCGCGGATTGCCCGCCTCGTCGAAATTGAGCTGCGAGTAGAGTGCGTTCTTCTTCCAGCGCTGCGATTCGACCATCTTTTTGGCCACAAGGTCGGCGTCAAACGTGTCGAAAATGAGTTCGAGCGCCTTCGTGACAGAGAAGGTCAACGTGTTCCAGATTTTGCCGTCGTACACGGAGTAGACGTGCGCCTCCGCGTCGAAACGAACAAACGTGGCGGCCCGCGACAAAGCGACATAAAGTTGTCGCATGCGCACAACATCGAGCGGTAACTCCTTCTTTGCGTACTGCTTGGTGCGTTCGCAAAGATACGTGTAGACCGTGCTGAACTCGGGAAACAGTGGCGAGCCAGCGGCCAGAGGCGTCAACTTGGCCCGTAACCGACGAACCATAACTTGTTCGGCGGTCTGCACGGGCAGCGAAATAGGAGGTCCCGCCGAGTCGTCGACGTCGAGAATAGAGCTGGCCGACCGTGACTCAAACAGACTCGCGGTAAAAGAGGAGCCAGGCGACCCAGAAGACCCAGACGGTTCAGATGAAGCAGACGAAACCGACGAACCCGACGATCCCGACGATCCAGCTGGTCCAAACGCGTTCGATCGAGCGGTGAGTGGAGCGTTCGGCAAAGCAAAGTCGGTGAGGTCCGCACGAGCAAAATGTGCCGGTCCGGACGGCGTTGCGAGACGCTGACGCTTATCAAAAGCGTAAGACGAGTTTCCACTCGCCGGTCTCTTAGATATAAACCGAGGCGGGTCGGCCGACGAAAAGAAATCGCCGCCAGTGGCCTCTAGCAATTTCTGAACCAGGTTATTACGGTTCGCCTGCATGGCTCTTAACGCTATCGAACCTGAGACGAAACAAAGGACGTCCGGAGATTCTGCTACGACGGATGCGGTCGAGACGATGTGGTCGGATCGGGCCTCACTCACTGATGCGGTCGAGACGATGCTGTCGAGACGATGCGGTCGAGTCCAAAGGCTCTCGAGACGATGCGGTCGAGACGATGTGGTCGGATCGGGCCTCACTCACTGATGCGGTCGAGACGATGCTGTCGAGACGATGCGGTCGAGTCCAAAGGCTCTCGAGACGATGCGGTCGAGACGATGCGGTCGAGACGATGCGATCGAGTCCAAAGACTCTCGAGACGATGCGGTCGAGACGATGCGATCGAGTCCAAAGGCTCTCGAGACGATGCGGTCGAGACGATGCGGTCGAGACGATGCGGTCGAGACGATGCGGTCGAGACGATGCGGTCGAGACGATGCGGTCGAGCCAAGATGTAATCAGATCCACAACTTATCAAATACTCGGTAATTTCCGTTCGATATAATATCGTATCGAGTCCAAAAGTTTTCGAGACGATGCGGTCGAGTGCGGTCGAGACGATGCGGTCGAGTCCAAAAGCTTTGAGACGAAGCTCTCGAGACGATGCGTTCGAGACGAAAGAGTTTTCGAGACTGAGGTGAGATCTGCCGACGCGGTAGTTGTATGCGAGAACTGGCGGGAAGAGATTCAAAATATCGAAAATACGGCACCGAAGGAACAGCACGATCGGCAAGAGCACGAGAATATACGTCGGAGATTCTGTGCGATGGTTGGAGGCAAAACGGCCAACCGACTGAGATTCGAAACCGAGAGAGCGAGAGCGACTCCCACCAACAGCGCACGGCTTCGCGCACTCGAAGACTACTTCGTTTCGACAACGCGATTGAGATTGACAAGCTCTCGACCGCTCGCGTATTTATACACATTCTTATCGCACCCTCGAGTTTCTCGAATTCTAGCTACATTGTCACGTCAGCACGCGTTATCACCTCAGTTCGTTATCGTCGTTATCGCTAAAGCCCATACGTACATATATGGTACATATATAGTACATTTTGTGCCGTTCAAGTCCGACGCGCGGACGAAAACGGGGGAACAGATGCGGACACCGAAGACAGCGAAGGCGACGGCGAAGAAGCCGAAGAAGCCGCCAAAGACGAATAGCTCGCCCGACCCGAAACGCCCCCCGAAACGCCCGCAAAAACGACGGTCGCAAACGCCGTGCCCCGCGGCATACCGGTTGCCCGCGCGGCGGGCCGCAACGACCGAATCGCCCCACCGACCCTCGCCGCCCCAACCTGCCGCGGCGCGATCAATACATGCGTCGCAGCTTGACGCTCCACAAATTCGACACCACTTGGTTGTTGTCGGGACGACGATAGCGCAACTTGCCGTACTCGGTCTCGAAACGGTCGAAAAAGTCCTTCAGCTTCACGCGGTACTTGGCGTCGTCGATGGTCGTGTTGATCTCGTTCACGAAAGCCAGGAGCTGCTTGCGCAGCACGTCTCCGCTCACCGGGACGGAGGAATACTCGACCGCGAACGTACGCTTGAACCGCACGAACGAGTCGATTGACATTTGCAAGTCGAGCAAGTGCATGTCGAGCGTAGGCGGCAAAGTCGAGATGTCCACGCGCACCTCCGAATCGAATTCGCTCACTATGCGGGGAAACAAGTGTTCGGTGGACGTGAGGGCACTGACGCGCAATTCTCGACACTTTTGGGCGAAAGACGCGGTAAGGACGGCCAACACGTCGTCGGAGAGAAGCAGCGCGACCATACGCTCGCACCGCGTGTAAAACGCGTAGAGCCGCTTGACGTGCTCGGAACGAGTCGAGTCGGACACGAGCGAGGCGAAGTCGCTCTCGAGCGTAGCTCGCCGCCATCGCGCGATCGAGAACACGGGGTTGGACTGCGTAACCTCGGTCAGACATTTTCGACGAACCAGCCAGTCGGCGAGACGCAAACTCGACAGGAGCGCGGGCCGCTTCTTTTCGAGTCCGAAGCGGATGCGCGTTATCGTTCCCTTGCTCGACGACGCCAGAGCGTTTGAGATGGTCTGATGAATCAGTTTCACACTGTTCAGCGCCCCCTGGTAACGCGTAGAGCGCACCGCCTGGCCGCAGACGGCCTTACGATGATCGCAGAGAAAGTCGTCCACGGAGCCGGCGCCGCTACCGCTGCCCGCCGACAATCGATTGACCTTTGCCGTGAATTCGCATCGCATGACGAAGGAGGTCATCTGGTCGGCTAACGTATAGCTCACATCGGGCCGAGAGGTCTGATCGACGGACCAGTGGTGCAACACGTGAAACATGCCTCGCGAGAACGACGCGCGGTCCACGTCTCGCGGGAAAATGCGGTCCGTAAACTGATGCGCAATGTTGTACGAGGCGCCCGAGTTGTAACGCGTCATATCAGTCTGATCGTTGACCAAGTTGTAATGCTTGTGCGACAAGCGAAACACGCAATGCAGCCGCTCGAGAATACCGTCGTCCGACTCGATTTGGAACATGTTGTTCACCGTAAACACTAGTTTCGCTAGAACGGGGATACTCTGCGCAATTTGGTTCGAGAAGGAACGCGTGGGAATCGGTACCAAACTGATAGACAATTTGAACGTCTCGTTGTCCACGCGTTTCGGCTCGTCTATCTGGCACAACAGATTCTCGCCGATCGGCATCATCTCAGTGTTGATGACGTTTCGACCACACGCCAATGCCTGTGTGCTGATGATGCCGTTCGACGCGCAATTATAAAATTCGCGAATCATGTCGAAAAACTGAGACTTGCCGGACCCCGAACTACCGCGAACGATCACGCTGGTACGATTCTCGACACCGGGGAACAAAAAACTGAGGAGAAGCCGCAACATGTACACCGTTACCGACAGATCGAGATCGCAAAAGATGTGCACGACCAAACAGTGGTAGGCGATCGCTTCGCGCACCGACCGCGACAACGAAAGCACGTCGTGAACGCAGTACAAATAACTCTCGGGCGTCGAGACCACTTCGGCAGTCTCGCCGTTCACCTTTTTCGTGTCGACCGTCACACTCGAACCGCTAAACATGGACATCAGCTGGTTAAAATCGTCCAAACTCTCGTACGGCGGGTCGTCAAAATCGTCTTCACCGCCGTCTACGCGAGACGAGACATCATTCCCGCCAATACCACCGACAATACCACCGACAATACCACCGAGAAAACCACCACCAACCCCGCCAAAATCCACGTCGCTTTTACCGCTCATCGTACCAGCCGTCCCGTATACCTCGTCGACCGAATCGCCGGTCGGTGCGACGAACACGGATCGTTTCATGCGCTCCTCCAGCCAAATCGTCATCGCGGTCGCGATATCCATCGTCTTGGTGTTGACCGTGAACCGACACGGGAAAAAAGACTGCAGATGGTCGAGCAAGTCGTTGCAACGCACACGCAGTTCCCAGCCCATGCTCGGATCACTGTTCGGTTGTACCTCTAGCGCGGGCAATTCGGCCAGAAACCGAACCGTGTACACGTACGCGAAAAAAAGCGACCGCAACGTACGATCCGACAATTGGTGAACCAAAGTCTCGTTCAGCGAACCCACGGCCTCAGTTGACCATTTGTTGAAAGCAGGCTCGCGTAACAGCGAGCGAATACGCATTCGAAAATCACGGTCGGCTAAGATGTTGCGAACGAACGAAAACGAGTCTTTCTGACGTCGATCGAAGCTGGGCAACCCCGATATCGAACCGTCCGACCCGGCCGCGTCGGCACCACTCGCGTCGTCGTTCAGGTAAATATGCCACATCGATTTCAACGCGGAAGCAGCAGGACCGTTCGTCCCACCGGGACCAACGGGACCAACGGGACCAACGGGACCACCGGGACCACCGGGGCCACCGGAACCGCTAGAACCACTAGAACCGCCAAAACCACTAGAACCGCCAGAACCGCCAGAGCCGCCAGAACCGCCAGAACCGCTACCGCTTTTGTTTCCACCGTCGTTGCCGCCGTCCGAGGCGCCCACGGTTCTCGTCTCACTCACCTCCGGTGGTCGCACCGAACGATCCGTCCCACGAGGTTGCGGTGGGTTCGGACGTAACGGTTGTATGTCCTGAATGTCGACCATCGAAGTGGTCTTCGGGGGACCGACATACCGCTCGTCCATCAACGACCAATTGACACGCTCGAGGCACTTTTCCACAAACTTGTCGAACGGCAACTTTTGGCGCGAACCGACGACTGCCGATCTCGGGCTCTGCAACACAATTCGACAAACGTGAACAAACCGCGAAAGATGGTGAACCGAGTGTATATCGATGATGCTCTCTACAGTGGAGTAAGTGAGAATCTACGCCGTATACTGGCAAAGACAGGATACTGCGTAGACGGCCAAGATGTCAACGATGATTGTGGTGTTCTTCGTTGTACTAACCTGGTCGTCACGAGCCCGCTTCTCCTCAACAGCGTCGTCGGCCACACCACTCTCCCTTTTCCTCTTGCGCAACCAGTTGAGCGGAACAGTCGACTCGAGCGTTTCGTCGATCAATATCTTGACGAGGAACGCGCTGCCCTGGTTAAACGTGCCTGCCAACTGCGGATCACGGTGCAGCTGCAACACCAAAAGGGTCATCTGCAAAAAGAAAACCGCTCCCCGATTCGACAAGTCGGCCAACGAGTGTCGAATGTACGCGTAGATCCAAACAGTCGGTATGTGTTGCGTCAGCCGCATAAACTCGGCTCGGTCGATCACAAAGTCCACGTAGTTCACGGCGGGAATGAGATCGTTTATGTCGTTCAGCGGGTCCTCTGTTATGATCGGTGGAGCACGATCGAGCTCGTCGGCGTCGCCCGTTTTAGCTGTTTTAGGCACGACTGCATCAGCTTTGACCTCGGTCTCGCCGACACGCTTCTTCGCAATCAGCCGCGAGTACAAAATCATGGAGAGCGCGTCGGCCCGCTGGGCAATAGACAGAAACTCGTCCATGTGGAGCAGCACGAAGGAAGTGTATTCGGTGGAACGAGGGTCCCGTGCGTTCGGGTAGCTCTCGTTCTCCGTGATGGTCCAGTTACTCGTGTCGAGCGACAACAAGTACAGCAGAGACGGCGCGCCCATTTCGTACCGACGCGTGCACAGATTCCAGATGATTTGCTGGCATACGCCATCCGCAGCAACACGCAGGAAATTCAAGTTGACGTCGGAAGTGGGTACGCTGGCAAAACGGTTCCCGATGATCTTGTTCGGAAAGCTGGTGACTCGCGGCCGACACGTTGAACCGATGCAGCCATCAAAGTCGAACGAGTGAAAGATATCTCCATACACCCGCAAAATTTTATCTTTGTTCCACACACTCTGCTGTTTCTTCACCGCAGACTGGAACTCGCGGATCGCAAAGATGCGCATATTGTCTGCGCCGCCCAGGTTAGCAAACGAACCGTTAAACATGAGGCAAATACAATTCAAAAAATTCATAATTTTCTGCAGAATGTCAAAATAGACAGAGTGAACAGACGGGTCGGTCATAGCCCAATTAATGCTAAAAGTAAAGTGGACTTGGTTCGGATCGCCTCGCTCAGTAATATCATCCTCAGACTCCTCCGATTGCCCGGCGGCAGACGACGCTCCGTCTTTCGATTTGCCATCCTTGTCCTTGTTCTTATCTTTGTACTTGCGTTTGGCCATAATTTTATCGATAATTTTACTATGTGGTTCGCTCAGCTCGTCGTTGTCAGCATCCAATGGTTTCGTTGTGATGATGTAACGAAAGAAGGCACGCAAAAGGTGGAACGCGTGGGCAAGAGTATTGTCGTAGACGCGCGTGTCGTAGCACTCGTTGAACGCAGCTCGCCAGTTGAACCGCGGTAACAGCATCGACCCCTATAAACAGACGAAAAAACAAACATCAGACGCGCTAAACCCCCGCGCTAAATCCCGACCCCCCCCCTAAACCCCGCCCAACGGTACATAAACCAACGGTAACAACACTACCGAGCCGAATGATTACGTCACTCAACTCTACAAGAGCGGACGCGCACTCGATTACGACATCTTACACGACCGTTCATTCAAACAAACCTTTGTACACGACCGCGACGACGCAGCATACCGTAAATGAACGACCGACTCGAACAAAGAGTATCAGGAGCACAGCCCGACAAAGAAGAGCTACGACGCGAACGACAAAGAGGAACGAACGAAACAAATGATGGTATAAAACGAGACCAAGCGCAAAGCTATCGCGAAACCATCACGAAGCGTTGAGAACGAACGCGCAACTAAAGAAAACCCGAACATGCGCGTCGTTTGATATCAATCAAGGCCACCAGTACTCACCTGAGAAGTCGTAAAGTCTCGCAGCGAGTGGGACGTGTGACAATGCTCCATGAAGGCCGACTGACTCTCATGTATGCGTGTAACCAGAATGTAAAAAAGCAGACACTCGTGGTCGTAGAGCGCCGTAAAATAGTTGTGCAAACGGCGCTCCTCGATACAGCGAAGCCGTTCGATCGAGTTGCGCGAGTACATGTGGTACCACGGCTCGTCGGCGCACAACCAGTCGACGTAGTCGAATATATCGTGGTACCGGAGCTCGCCGTTCCGATAGTAACCAGCTATATATGCGTGCACCTGAGCAACAAACGTGTTGGGCGCGATCGTGGCACAATGAGCAAAGACGCGCCGCCAGAAAAACGGGTCGAACAGCATCTCAACGTCGGAGCGATAATTATGCGACCAGTCCTTCTGGAACGCACGATTAGCCAGGAACATGAAAAAGTGGGCCACGTCGTGATCGATGCACAAGTCAGCACTCGAGTACGGATCGACCTTACCGATCGAAAAGACCAAATTCATCCGAAAATATCGGCGCAACACGTAACGAATCATCAAGTCGTGCAGGGTCAAGACGACCGTCGTGCTATGCGATTCCAAGATGGTATAGATGGACAGCTGCAACGCGTCGTGAGTCGTGTCGCCCACCGCGAGTCGACGCAAATACTGAAACCTGTAACAACAAACAATCGAACGAAATGTAAACCAATGTAACCAATGTAAACCAAATGTAAACCAAATGTAAACCAAATGTAAACTAAATGTAAACTAAATGTATAAATGTAAACCAAATGTAATCCAAATGTAAACCAATGTAAACCAAATGTAAACCAAGTGTAAACTAAATGTAAACCAAATGTAATCCAAATGTAAACCAAATGTTAACCAAAGTAAACCACATGTAGACCAAATGTAAAACAAATTAAAACAAAAAGCACAGAAGAAAAGACGGTGAAGGAGAAGACGGAGAAGACGGTAAAGCTCACCGGACTTCAACGGGGGTCAACGTGTTGTCGCGGAAATAAAGCCAATCCCGCATGTCGGAGAACCCGCTGTGATGCTCCACCAACCGCCGGAACACGTGTACACGCTGGAAAGCGAGTTCTCGTCGAGCTTGCACAAACTGGACAGCCAAAAAATCAGAGTCGGTGTAAAAGTCGCGCGTCTCCACACAAACGTTTTCCAACAGGTCGACCAGATCGTATAACAGCAAGCAAATCATACGCAAATCTGGCGAGTCGAGATCAGCTTTGAACAACGCGTTGAAATAGAGGATAGCGTCGCGCCCCTGCGGTGTGACGGCTTGCAAAATCCGGTTGCCAAAACGAAACACCAGCTTACGAACGTCTCCGGCGAACCGCTCGTACATACGCAAGAGCTTGTCGTTGTTCAGCTTTTCGAGCCGGTCTCCGGCAGTCGCGTTCTCCGAGACGGCCGACGCACTGAGAAGACGCAACCGACCGTCTTCGTAGAGACGCGTCCAATTGATCTGACGCCGGTGCGTGTAAAAAATGTGGCACCAACGTTGAAACAACTCGACGAACAGTTTGTCGGCGAGCTCGCAGTTGAACAATACCCGATTCATGTAGCCTACACCCGACATACCCGGCACCGAGTCCACGTTTGTCGGATCGAACGCAGTGTAGAGTACCTCGAGCGACTGCTCGTTCGCTATGTTGAAACTCAGCAAAGCGGGTTTGGCGAGCAACAAGCGCAACAACTGCCGCGAATGGTGAGCGGTGAGAGCAGCTGGAGACTCGTCGGACGGAAAGGCAATCGGCCTCTCACACAAACTGTACTCGCACGGAGACGAGTAGGAAAACGTGGGTCGCATCGACTTTGTACGATCCAATACGTTGGCGACTCGGGCCGACTCCATGATGCCGACACACTGACCCACAACAACTCGTCCGCAAACCCGATCCAGCCACACCAAATACTCGCACTTTTCACAATACTCGGCCGGGAATACTCTATCGACAGTACTCGGCCAGGAATACTCTCTCGACAATACTCGCTCGACAATACTCGCTCGACACTACCGCTCGACACTACTCGCTAGACAATACTCGATATTCTGACAACGGCAAACAAAACCGACGAACGAACGAGACAAACGAACGAGACGACCGAATGCGACGCACGAGGTCCGCACGAGTTCGATGAAAGCGATGACCGATAAAAACAGACAGAGGAGGAGACCGGTGGTCAGCCGTCACGGTGGTCGCGACAACTATACTTGCGCCAGTGCTCGAGCACCCACTGTAAAAATGTACAAGCGTTGTTGAAACTGTTCGATACCGACCACAACGAAGCGCGGGAATTACTGCGCGGTAAACCAGGAGCACGCGAAGAACAGCAAACGCCGCAATCGCGGGAAAAACTGATCGCTCCGCAACGTGCACAGCTTTATACGGCGGTCCGGCACACAGTTCTCGCCGCGTGGAGCAAACAAACAACGCAGGACGCCCGCGACATAGCGAACCGAGTTATCCGCGTTATCACCAACATATTGCGCGGCGAGCAAACACGATAGACACGAACCGACGACGGTAATGGCACGGAACGCTAAGGCGATAAGAACGAGAAAAACAGATGACAAGCGGAAAAGACAAAACGAAGAAAAGAGAGAGGGGAAACAAATTGGATAAACGGGAAAGACGAGGATAGACGACACCAATGACACCAATCACTTCACAATCACGTGAACTCAACGTGCGTCGACGCTCTTTTGCATTATAGACACCCACAATCCCAACATCCCAACCAACCACCCATCAATCAATACCAATCGAACGAGCGGAGTCGTGTAATCGTCGCCTTCCAGTTCGTCGAGTTCGTCACGTTCCCCACAGTGGTTTAAGAACCGAGACGAACCGAGAAATCGAGACAGTCGTACAAACAGTCGTACGAACCGACAAAAGACGGAGCGTCAATCCTACTCCTACCAAAATTCTCTTCTCTCCAGCATCCTCCTCATAATCGCTACACATAGTGAACAGCGTGAACACAATAGCTCCATAGTAATTTTGTGCTACACCGCATAATTTGACAACATTTGACAACTGGTTAGTATGTTTGGTATGTCCACCGAACGACTGAACGCAACAAACACAATACCGTCCGCGGTTGCGGCGAACAGAAAACCCGAAGCAAAACCCATGATCTCCAAACAACCACTGACCAAAACTACTGTAAACGAGACAACTCGAACAACGAGGGAAAAACGACCCGTAAGCACACCGCGTTCCACCTCGCTTGCGATGATACTTGGTTCACCAGATCGACGCGAAAAAGAGAATGAGACATCGCCTCAGACGGCAAACCTATCCTCACTGTTCAAACCGCTCGCAAGTAAACGCCACACGCTTCAAACACTAGTACCACCGGTGACGGTGGACTCTCGAGTGAACGGGACGCCTCTGCCCCTCATGCCACTCAAACACCGAGCACAGCTCACACCAACTACAACCACACCACCCAAAACACCCAAAACCCTCGTCTCAACTTCACGAGCGGCGACAAACACACAACCAACAACACGGGACATGCCAGACCTAGCCGCCGACCTACCGGACATACCTGGAATGTGGACGCGCAATCCACGCGCAATCACAGTACCACGTCGGATAAAACCGATTCGTTTAAACTCAGACGACCAGCCTTACGAAACTGGCAAACTCGATTGTCGAACAACCGACTCGAACGGATCAAACGATTCAAACGAATCGAACGCTTCAAACGAATCGAACGCTTCAAACGAATCGAACGCTTCAAACGAATCCAACAATTCAAGCGAATCCAGCAATTCAAGCGAATCCAACGATTCGAGTGGTTCGAACGGTTCAGGTGAGTCAACTGAGTCGAGTGGCTCAAGCAAGTCAAATACTACATCACATGAGCTAAATAGTGATTCCAACCATATTTATTATACGAATAACAGCACCGACGCTAACACCAATCAAAGCCGAATAACCAAAACCGCTAACAGGAATAGCAACGATACCAAAAATAACGACAATATACACGATAATAACAACGATAACAGCAGCGACGACAACTACTACGAGTTCGAGGAGAACACGCACAACAGACCGAATAACTCGATCGACGCCGCGTTCCAACTCGACTCGAATCAAGAGTCGGATTCGAACAAAGATATAACGAAAACAAAGGTGGCAAACGACGACAGAACCACAATCACAAAGACCGCAAAAACGACCAACGCCGTTACAACCGACAGTACCGAAACCTCGTTACAACGAGCGCAACAACCACTAACCAAACTATCTATAGTATCTTCGGTAAACCCTTCATCCACATTGAATACGTCGAAACCTGAACCAACGTCGCCGAAAACAGACACACCAAACACACTCGACCCGATAGGCGCTCGAGAAACTCTCGACGTGCCCACGGTCGAACCGCTAAACCCACCAGAACCACCAGAAACTCCGGAAACACCGAACAAACCAACAACTCCAGTTCGATCGGAAACTCGAGTTGAACCAGGAACAGAAATCGGTTTAGAAATAATAGTGGAACCAAAACTACTCGCCGAACAAACAGTTTCAGTTGAACCAGTTCTACCAGTTATATCAGATGTGGCAGTTGAACTGAAATCACCAACTGCTCCAGAAGGCACCGTTAATCCCGACATCCCACGACCGCCACGAGCACCAAAAGCTCCAATTACACCAGTCGCCCCCGTCGTTGTGTCACGCGGTGCGACTAACCGATCTAAACCACCATTAGAGACGTCCCGCGAGTACAAACGGTTCACAACTACGTCTCGATCGTCTCGATCATCGTTACCAGAAGAAACCAAATCCCCCCGAGCATCAGTCACACTACCTAACCGATCAAGAGCCATCACTCGGACCCCGTCGATCGAGACCAAACGAGAGTCAAAATTGACGCGAACTTCGACCACAATATCGCCTCGCATATCTACCAACGTGCCCAACAAAGTCCCAACTACACTCTTGACCACAAAATCAACATTAGCATCGCCACCACCTAAAACCCGTTCATCGGCGCCGTCTAAAGCGGGAACAAACGCAACGGAACCTCGGGCGGAATCACCTACGAAAGTCGCTATCGGGTCTGTGGCACAACCGACCGTCGGATCTGTGGTACAACCAACCGTCGGACCGCCGGTATCACCTTCATCTATACCACTGCTGACGCCGTCGCCACCCACACTAGCGATCGCAAGCAAGCTCGAACGAGTCGCGGACCTCGGCCTGAAAAACACAGGTCGACCATTCACACTCGTATCGCGATCCAATGTTGTATTGATATCGAACGGTGCATCGAGAACGGATACAATCACCGAGTCCCACCGCACATTCAACGTGTCAAATGGCGGAGTAGGTGTGGACAGCGGAGTGGACGGTGACACTAATTTCGACACAGCGGGTTCGATTGAAACCTCACAGACGCGTGGAGAAAATGGAACGAGTGGAATACTCGACGCGTCGAGTGAATCGGGACCCACAGAAACTGTAGAAGCTCTTGAAACCCGCAGGTCTCTCGAACCTTGCGGAACTCCTGAAGCACCTGGAACAACAGGAACACCAGGAACACCGGGAACACCGGGAACACCGGGAACCCCGTCTCTCGCAACCGACGCCGACATATCGTACCAACTAGACATGCTGGACGAACTGATAAAATCGGTGCGACGACGAGACGCTCGATTAACGTTGGATCCGCTCACGCTGAACACAAACGACCAGGTAGTCGCACACGAGTGTCAAGGCGCGCACTGTTTCTGCCGAACGTTTACCTTGACTGGACTCTACCACGAAAACGAGGTACGCGAACTAACCACAGTGGCACAAATAACGAGAGAGATACAGAAACCAAAAACGTCGGAACACCACCATCAGAAAATGATCGAGGTCCGTATTGACGAACGAGGCGAAGAGGGTGAAGAGAGTCACAAAGACGATATGAACATCAGTGTGAACATCAAAAACAAAAACACAACTCAAAATGATCGGAACGACCAATATCCAAACGACCAATATCCAAACGACCAATATCCAAACGACCAATATCCAAACGACAAATATCCAGACAACACCGAGTGCTTCGATACGAGTGGAAACGATATACGTGAAACGAACAACCCGAACAACAACTATAACGAGAACGACCAACAAACCCGCACAGCGAACGCAACAGGCGTAACGAGAACAGCGAGCGCACCAACCGTACTGGAACTGGAAGAAAAAACGGAAAAAACCGAGCCTGAAGAAGCGGAAACGGCGGAAGATTCGACGACTACGGTCGATAACGACACGACCTACATACCAAAAACGAACGTGTCGAAATCCTCCGACGTGTCTCAAGTATTCCAAGCGTCAAACGCACCTAACACATCCAACCTATATACCATATTCCCAGTTGACTCGCCGATCCGCACGGAACCTCGATCGACAGACTCTGTCGCTACCACGAGCGCGGTGATACCGATTTACTCGATCCCCATGGACGAGCACGGCGTGTATCCGACCGTCTATCCTATCTATCCAGTTGTGCCCGCGAGCGAAACGTACAGACCGCACGCCGGACCACCACTCACCGCCCCGGTGTGGACCCGGCAACCCTCTTCGCACAACTCACCGCCCACTCGAGGTGCAAAGCGATACACCGACTACCGTGCAGATTACGCGAGCAGTCAAAACCAAAAATGGAGAGACTCGGTTCGGATGGAACGTCCAAGTAACGACTCAAACGACTGGGCAAACGGCTCGAACCGCACAAGCTGGACGGCGAACCGAACAGAAAGCCAAACGACGAGCCGAAGGATTACAACGGATCGACCGTCCTCGTTCGAAACGCCGCCCAAAACACAAACTCCGCGCATCGATCGTTGCTACGCGCCGCTGATTCAGCAACCGGACTTTTGGTCATGTTTGAGTTGCTTCCACAGCTTTGCCAACGCTCGTGAGTGAATACACGAGTTATTCGCGAGTTATAAGCGAGTGAAAAGCGAATCGACCCGCGACACTAATCGAGCATTTCAGCATTTCGTGGATATTTTTTTCAGTTTTTCGTTCTTTCCTATCTTTTTGAGCTCTTACCGGTTTTAACGAGTTTTTACGATCGTCTGTTCGATCCGCTTATTGATCCGCTTATTGATCCGCTTATTTTGCTTATCGTCGCCACGACCACACGACGCCCCGTTCGGTTCCGTTCACACGTGCACCCACACACGTCGTACGGTCTTTATTTGCAGTCTTTGTCTGCCGAGTACATAAGCAAAGAGAGAAGAGTGTGATCACACCGAACGGCACGCCATCATGTCCGGACCGTTCGATGGTTGGGTCGACTTTTGTCTCATCCCGGACGCAACATGCAGTGCCACTTTGAACGAGTATCGGCGAAAACGAGGTCTACCGTGTTTCGACGTAATAGCCATCGACCGGGATATGGCTCGCATGTGGAACCTACCCGTGCGACAAATGCCCGGTGCTACAGAACAACGACACCCGCTCGAAGAAACCCATCCGTTCTGGGTAGACGATCGCAGCTTCGTGCACATCCTGCCCGACGATCTCATAACGATCAAACGGACAAAAGAGGTTAGTCTGGACTGCAGTCAAAACATCGAACTGCGAACGCCCGAACCGAGTACGATTCGTCTGATCCTAGCCGAACAGGCGGGCGACGTTCTCCGCATCAAGCCGAACGCGAGAATACTGATGGTCGACCAGTACGAAGCGTTTCTCGACCAAGGCGCGCGACAAAAATACCAATTGGAATACGCGTTTACGAGCGCACCGCCGTACGGCTTGTTTACCGCGGAACAAGAGCGCAAATTTTACGAACTGCTCCGCCAAACACAGCTGTCCCGTAACATCGAGACGCGGGACGTGGAGACACGGACGGACGACTACGACCTCAATGTCGACGAGACGTCACGTCACGCGTACATCTTGTGGCGCGCGTTCGTGCCAAACTACGAACAGTTCGACCGCGACGAAGACGTACGTTGGCTCGATGTGTATTTGAACGACGCGAACGACAGTCTCTTTTGGCGAGACTTGGTCGGCAACATTCTCGAGAACGAGTACTTGGCGAAGCAAGCCAAGGACGACGATGCACCGTCCAAACGACGCATCTGCCTCGTGATCCGTGCGCGCGTGCACATGTCGACCAACGACTACTCAGAAGACCAAGCAAATTCGACAAACTCAGCAAGAAAACGAGACCTGACGAGCGACCGGGCACTCGGCCAAGCGAGTCTAAATGCGAGTCAGCCGGCAAACCTGAGCGCACGACTAACTGCGAACGCGGACTTGGACCAAAGGTCGCGACAGGCAGACGCCCGGTACGACCGTCTTGCTATTCTGCGACGCGTCAAACGGTTCGGTGCATTCTTTGCACGCGTGTACGAAATAATGGAGCGGAACGATCTGCTCTTTGCCCCGCGCATCTTCTGGACTTGCCCCACCGCGGAGCGCGAAGCGATATACACTGCCTACTCAGACATGCTCCGTGAATACATCATCGGCCTACGCGAGAACATACATCCGTTCGACCGATTCGTCCACGTGGAGAAAATTCTCAATGCAATAGGGTCACATTGCGCGATAACCCCCGAACCTTTTGCACACGATGCCAACGTCCTCGGAATTTTCCACGAAACGCTGATTGGCATCGACGCGCTGTTCCCACAAACGGTGTACGGTTTGGGGGCGAGCGGGACGTATATTGCCAAATCCACATGCGGCGCGCCGATATATAAACTGCGGGAGTACGAGGTCTAAACCATGTCTCAAGTAGCGCGACTTAACGAACCACGTTCTTCAGCAATGCAGAAATCGTTGATCGGTCTGGCCATCACCGCACTGTTCATAACCGGATGGTGAGTAGTACGTCGTACGAGTAACCGACATTTTGACCCGCCTAACCACAAATTGACTATACGACTATACGACTGTACGACTGTACGACTCTACGACGAAACAACTAAACAACTGCACAGTTGCACACGAGTTTCACGGTTGCCCGATCGCACGGTTGCCCGATCGCACGGTTGTCCGATCGCACGGTTACACATTGCACAATTACACAATTGCACTATTGCTTGGTAGGATTGCTCGACGACCCGATTACGACCCGATTACGACCCGATTACGACCCGATTACGACCCGATTACGACCCGATTACGACCCGAGTACGACCCGAGTACGACCCGATTACTCAACCAATTACTCACCCGATTCTCGATCCAACGATATCGAACGGATCGCTCGAGTTGCTCGACCGCGTCGTCGTCGTTTCATATTTTTCGCAATGCTCGGACGATCGCTGCATCGACTACGCAAAATAATGAACAGGTGTATATGTACGGTGCTTCGTCGGTGATACGTCGACAAACGCAGAACTCATAACCGATTCCACACGTTACAATCGACTCGTAGACGGACCTCCGACAGAACTTAACGGACAAACCACCATCGGAAACCGATGTACAATCTCGATTGCGAACGATTGCGAAAATTACGAGAATCGTGAACCAAACCAACCAAACCAACCATTCGAAGAACCGTTCGAGGAACTAGTGCCGAAGCATACGAAGCATAGACTAACGACGAAAACACGACGATCGAAACGAGACGCAGCAACGGGGAACATCGTCGTAGCGACAGATTACCTAAACGATGTCGCATATTCTATTCGCAGCGTGTTGGTACAAACGCAGAGCTCCACCAACTCTACCAATGCGTCCAGCAGTTCTGGCGCACAAGCCCAAACCGCGGCCACCAACAGTAGCAACAATAACACCGAGCAGACTTCGACCAACGACGCCAACTCGACGAAACTAGACTCGGCAAACAATTCGACAAACAGCAGTTCGAGTGACTCGGGCGATTCAACTGCCACGTCGACGGTCAAACCCGACGCCTCCTCCACCAACGCGTCCAACTCTTCAACCAACGCGTCTAGCTCGTCCAACTCGGCCGGCGAAAATGCGGATGCATCGACCGCCAATCCTGTCAACTCGACGGCCAACTCCTCCATATCGAGTACGAGCCCGGCCAATCGATCCGACCAAGAAACCAGTTCGACCAACGCAACTAGTGCGTCATCAAACGGCGAGTCATCTGGTGCGTCCTCCAACTCTTCGTCAGCCGCATCATCGAACTCTGGCAACTCGAGTGGAAACTCTTCGACAGCCTCCACGTCTACCACCTCGTCCTCTGCCTCACCCGCCGCCGCATCGTCCTCAACCTCGCCCACCTCATCGTCAAACTCAACTAATTCTGCTTCAACCAAAGCGTCATCCTCCAGCTCGTCTTCTTCCTCCAACACGTCGTCCACAACTCCCGCTTCATCAAATTCCACCTCTTCCAACTCGACTCCCAACTCGACCAACGAATCGACCATGTCGTCGTCCGGTTCGACCACTACCGTGAAAATTGGAGGTAAGTACTGCTCGAATCACGAATTATTTTTTCCCGTGTTCTTTTACACCTTTTGTTTACGTGTTTACGTATGGTGGTTTTCGTATTTTCTTTATTTTCTTTATTTTCTTTACTTGTTTATTTGTAAACTCTGTATTTGTAAACTCTGATTCGTCGATCGATTACTTTCTCCCTAAACCGATGTGAAACGTTTCAATTTATATGGTAGTCTTGGAAGACAATCCAGAGAATTCCACACAAACGCCGATCACCCCGCCAACGACGGAACCAACCACCACGTCGACCACGAAAGCACCGACCACCACGTCAACACAGCCGACAACAACCACCCAGGCACCGATGGACGCTCCACCGTACTACGGCATGTCCAAGCGGACAGTCGATCAGTACGGAAACGTGTTCATCGATCCCGGTAGCCGCCCGTATTTGGCCACGGACAACGATCCGTCCATACCGTGCTACCAAAACGCGTTCCAGTCGAGGTGCAACAGTTCGTCCGAGGTACAACGTCGTATCGCGTGCGTCAACTTTATCAACGGTTCCGATTCCCAACTCGTGTGGTGGCAAGAAATACAGCGTTCCGCGATATTCGCGCCCAGCGATTATATTTACTGGCGGTCCAACTCGCGCTTCCGATGTCCGCTCTTCGGTCTGGTCAACTTTTACATATCGGAAACGTCTAAAAACTCGAACAAAATAATCGATTTTTCACGCGGTGAGCTCTTGAAAAACTTTGACCTCTTTAGCACCATAAACGTCTGCTACAAAACACCCGAAGCGAACTTTAATCACGCGCCGGACGTCTTGTTCACCTTGATCAACTGTCTCACACTGTACGGAGACGGTCTTGCGAGCATTTAATGCCACAATACCGACAAAACGTGTACACAGTGGACAGAGGAAAGAGAACAAAAACGACCCGGACGACACAACGCTTGACACATCACAGAAACGACAAGACGAACAGAAACGCAACGGAACAACAACGGCCACAACAATAACACGACGATAACACGAAGATAACACGACAGTAACGCAACGATAACACGATAGTAACGCGACAATAACGCGACAGTAACGCGACAGTAACGCGACAGTAACGCGACAGTAACACAACGATAACGCAATGGGACGGTAACACAATGGTAACACGACGACAACACAACGGTAACTCGATGGGGGACGGTAATGGACAATAACACACCGGTAACACGATGGGTGACGGTAACGCGACAATAACACACTTGCGACAAGACTGCAACAAGACTACAACAAGACTGCAACGCAACTGTAAAAATACGACCGACAGACTGAATGACCAAGATTAGACCGATAAACGCCCGACATACGCCCACCGCCACAACCACACACAGAGCAAAAACACGCGCAGAAAATCGCGCAAAAAAAACGCACGGAAACCCGCACAGAAAACACGAACAGACAAGACCGCCACACTGAACGGAACTACGAAACCAACCTCACAAACGACGCTCACAAACGACGACAAAGACGAATACAGTTTACCAAGACGAAAAGAGACTCTGGCGCGAACAACGGTATTCGAGATCGAACTACAGCGACCGACGAGCCACTCGCGTCTGACACCCCTACAAAGAGCCACCGCCTAGTCTAGCCTGTTCGGCGGCTTGAACGACACCATCCTACCGACCGACTGCAATAAAGCAAACGAAACGAACCATATAACATCACGCCCTATTCCACTCGTTGATACAAGAATGAACATCTTGAGATCACGCGCTGAGATCACGTCGCGATCTAGCTGAGATCATCCCGAATGAGATTAATCCGAGACAATCTACCGAACGATCAAACGAGCGCAAACGAGCAATCAAGACGAACCGAGATCAAGTGAGATAAAACAAGGTCAAGTGAGCTGAAACGAGACGCGAAAAAAAGCGAAAAAAAGAGATACCGCGTGATCCCGTCTACAAAACAAAACTACGGATCAAACGTCAAGACGAACACAGGGATCAAGAAGCCAAACCAAATTAACGAGAACGATATAAACCAAATACCCAACTAAACAGAAGACAAACACAAAGTAACGACAAGGTTAGAAACATATTGAACAGAACGAAATACAGAGCGAAATAAGACGTGGAATCAAAGAGGGTCAAGAAGGACAAATGGAAAACACACAGAACGGAACAGGCGAGCGTGAAGGACGACACGTGGCAAGAATGAATGGAAACGGCTTAAACTTGCGAGCGAGAACAAATACACACGAATACACACGAAGCAAGTTAATGCCAGCTAATGCACGAGGCGAGGCTAGATGGAAACGGAACACCCGGCGGCGGAGCGAAGCGTTACAAGAGTAACGCCCACAACCAACGCACAACCGCAACGCTTAACTGCAGAACCGCGAACGTAGGCGGCCGGCAAACTGGTGCACACAACGGACCGACAAACTGGACGCGCAAATGGTGGGCGCGCAAATGGAATTGATGATGCAAATACTCCAGAAAGCAAATACTCGATTAGCCCGATTTGCTCGATGTGCTCGATTAGCTCGATGTGCTCGATTAGATCGATGTGCTGTGCTCGATTACTCGAGCTTGGTCTATACTACTCGCTTTGCTACCTCGTTACGCACACGAACACTCTATTGCGCACACGATGTCAATCGTGCACACATTCGCGCAATAACTCGCACTGCAATAACTCACATTACTCTGGCATTCGATTGCTACACAATCTACACATTTTTCATGTTCTGGCCTCATTACGAACATTCATACACTACATTCACGCTAACATCCTGCGCACTCACACACCGCTCACACACAACGCGACATCTGGCGTAATACGCAACACACCGTCCTCACTACCACACAAGAACCCCTTGCACACGCGCTACCAAACGTCGCGTCTTTTTCAGGCGATTTGCCGTTACATCTTTTTTGCAACCGACCCGCCTCGAGCCGACTACCTAGCTACTACCGACGAGGAGAAGATCGTCGTGTCACCGCGCATAGAGAACATACGAGTTTACTACGCACATCGTGCGAGCGAGGAAGACGAAGCGTTCTCATTCCTTCCGTTGGGTATGTTGCTAACCGTTTTACTACGTCGCACAATCGGTCGCGCGATCATGCGATCAGACACCAGCACGTGTCGATTTGTCGATTGTCACAAACATCATCGTGTCCTTCACCGCGGCTTCGACGCCCACACGCAAACGAGCGAAATCGCTATCACACGATGCTCCACTATCGTCGAGCATGTCATAACGGTATTACAACGTATAGCGACGACAATATCGGATAATAGTTGGACTAGATGATCTCGATGATCTAAAATCTCAGCAGTTTTTACATCAGTTTCCACTGTCTCAACCGTCTAACGCTTTCCCGCTTTCCTGTTCGCGCTATAGGTCAAGGCGTGAACTTTTTGTTCGACTTTTACAACCGCCGCATCAGCGAGCTCAAACCGCTCGACTTCAATAACGTGATGAGCAAACGTTGTACCATTTTCTCGTTTGGTGAAGCGGACAACCAGTTTATCGACGAGACGTTCCTGGCGTTCTACCGGTGTCACTATTTGGGCTTCTGAAAAAAGCGGTCGAGGCGCCCAAGAGGCACGAGAGTCAGACACGCGACCTCGCAGTCGCGCTTACTAACCCTTTTTTAGTGTAAGCGTATATAGTTGTAAATGTAGAATAGTTACTAACCCGCATGTAATCAAACAAAAGAACAATACCCGAACAAACAAAAACCACAAAAAGAAGAGAACAAGCCCCCCCCCCGCCAAAAAGAAAGAGAATAAATATATTAAAAGTAAAGAAAGGAAACAGTACAAGTGGTGCATTTTCTCTTCCACCTTTCCACTTTATTTGCGTACTTGGTTGCTACATGTTATTCTACTACATAGTTTCAAACACCTTTCTATGTGGTCGCACCACACACTACATGACAGACATATCTAAACGGGATAATACGCATCGATCAATCGGTCAAACGAATCCGCACGCCAATCGGTATCAAAAACCGACCAACACATACGATCGAGACGACACCTCGATACTACTTTGTCGACCACGAGAACAACGAAAACCGCCGCAACGTTATTTGAATAAGCTAAAATTCCGTTCAGATCGCGCGACTTTGCGACCGCGATTGTCGATCGAAACATAACGCGCATCGTCTTGCATCGTCTTTGTCTCGTTATGGAGAAGCGGCTCTTCAAGTATGGAAAACACGAACACATCGTGTATTTTATCACCGATTCGGTGGAACGTAGAACATGGTTACGCGGTGTCGACTTGACCGACATTCTAAGCTGCCCCGATCCAGAACGAGTTTTCGACGACATAGACGTTCGTTTCAAGCGAACATACGAAGAGCTTTTGTCGATGAACACTGTCGAGGCGCACAGACAAAACTGGCATCCAGACACCATCTTCATCGATCCCGACGGCATCATCAACTACCTGCATATCGAACGCGACGATGCGGTCGCAAAAGCGTTACTGATGTGGTTGCTGTTCAACATAATCAGCTCTCTAAAAACTCGCAACAAAGAACTGTCCGAAAAACTGGTAAACGTTGAACGCGCGATGAAAGCTGGTCAGCTCGGAGAGACCAGTGCGGACAAAAGAGACCGAACTCTGAACGAAGAGTGCTACATTGTGTGGTAAAAGTGGTACACTTCGTCCCGAGCTCCACGCTACAGTCGATCCACATTATTCATACGGTCCAAGCGATCCAAACGATACATACGAACCGAGTGGTCTCCACGATAGCTAAGCGCGTTGAAACACGCCCAAGTTTTCCCGCGTATTCTCGTTCACCTTCTCGTTCTTGCTCTAACTCCAGTCCTCGCTCACGTTCTCGCTCAAGTTCTCGCTCTTCTCTCTGATGATCCCAGCATTCTTCGTCAATCCCGTTGATCCAAGACGTCTCGTCCACTTTCAACACCTCATCTTCGTCTTGCCCACCAATCTCATCCATCCCGTTCGTCTCGTCCATCATCCCGTTCGTCTCGTCCATCATCCCGTTCATCGCGTCCATCCCTTTCATCTTGTACATCCGATCAGAGCTACAATTCCTCGACCGAGCCGAACGGACGAACCGAACGACCGAAAAACTGGCTAGACCGCACCGGTTTGGAAAGAGCCAACGCCGAAACTCCTTCGGCCACAGTAACAGTGGGCGCAACAGTGGCAGCGACTGCTGTGGTAACAGGCGAAACAAAAGCACCAGCGGGAAAAACGGGAGAAGAGACACGATACGACGCGGACGAGGAAGACGACAAATCAGTAGTGTCAGTAGTGGCATCAGTAGTGGCGACGAGCTCGTCGGTCGACGACGGACTGTCGGAAACCGAACGACCCACCGAACGAAACGACAACATGAGCGGCGATCTGGGGTTCAGACACACGGAAAAGACACTACCACCTTGCTTGCGAAGATCACAAACCGCGTTCCGTCGGGCCAACTCTTCATCTTGGAACCGCGATCGCTTGTCTACGTTTAACCAGCTCGAATAAAACGACATCTCAGACTTACTATCCGCACTACTCGAATCGTCTTCTTTTTTACCTTCTTTTTTACCTTCTTTTTTACCTTCTTTTTTACCGTCTTTTTTACCTTCTTTTTTACCTTCTTTTTTACCTTCGTTTTTACCGTCTTTTTTCCCGTTTCTATTACAATCTCTTCTCTCGTCGTCGTCCTTCTCGCTTTTACCACACTCCGACCCACGGTCGGCCTTTCTCTGCTGGTGACCAGAACGGACGAAATCCTCACGTTCCGCACACAACCGCCCAAGCAACTGTTTACCTCGAAGACCTCGTTCGTGCAGGTCACGCCCTTGTTGATCGTCTTTCACAGATCGATGGTTCCTTTGTTCCGTCGCCCACCGTGCACACAACTCTTTCTTGTAGTTTCGATAAGCGTACGGATCGTGTCGATCATATCGATCAGATCGATCATCTCGATCGTGTCGATCGCGTCGGTCGTATCGATCAAACGTGTTCTCGATCTCATTGACAAAAGCGGCATCCACACTTGCAACGGCGATAGGACAAATAGAAGCAACAGCCGTAACGACCGCCGCCCCAGTTCTAACGTCGCCAGTACTCGTGCCGGTTGTGATATCCATGGTATTATCCATGCCGAAAAAATACACAAAAAAGGAAATGGAAAACTGAGACCGATCGCGCTAACAAATCATTCGCGCCACACACGATAACAACACGTAGCGACCCGAACGGTATCACTACACTAAACAGATAACGCTCGACATCGAGACAATCGTGACGGTTGTAACGACGGTAATCATCTGGAAACTCGATAACGATCGCAGTAATTATCAAGAAAAAACGTAATTACCTCAACCAGCTCCGATCAAAAATGATCGAAGTAAAATCGAATAGACGAACAGATGACACGCTTGCATCACCCGTTACTCTCACGTCTGCTCCAACGAACCAATCAAAAGGTCAATCATCAAAACAGATACACTTGTTTTCAACAATCGTCGACCCAACTACGAACAAACGAACAAACGAACGAACGAACAAACGAACGAACGAACGAACAAACGAACAAACCGAACAACGACACAAACTTCAACATTAACCTACCGATATCAAACCACCACCCGACCGGATCTCGAGTCACCAAAAAAAATAATCGACCATGAACAACGCGAATCAACCACAACTCGATCACGAATCGAATGTAAATGGATCACGAATCGACCACAGATCGATCACGGATCGATCACGAACCAATTACACCACTCGAGACAATAACGAAATAAAGACCAGACTAACAATACCGACAATAACGATAACAGCTGAATCGATTCGTCCATGACCGCCTAACAATACACCTAAACTATCTAAACTATCTAAACTACGATCACTAACACAATCAACAACAAACTCAACAGCATAATCCACATCGTAATCCACATCGTAATCTACAACGTAATCAATCACGCGACAATCGAGTAAGCAGCGATCTAGACGGACGACCGCCAAAGAGCATAGGAATGCGCGAGGCGATTAACACGACAATAAACGCAACGATTACCGCGATCTCAAATAGGTCTCAAGTAACGCGCTTACGTCTATAACAGCTGATCAACACCGCATAATAGCCGCATAATACGCATAATAACCGCATAATAACCGCATAATGGACGCATAATAGCCGCATAGTAACCGCATAATGGACGCATAATAACCGTCTAATCGCACACGGTACGAGATGTACTACGTAGTAATACACGATGTACGCTACAACGTACAACATGACGGTTCAAATATAACTCGTACACGAGTCACATCCCAACCGCGAACCGATCGCCTTCATAAGACAATTGGTTCGACGGGTGGACTGCCACTGCGTTACCACGAGTCCCCGAGTCATGACGGAACACTTGCGCAAGATTAAACAACTAGCCGAAAAATACGTAATGTCCAGCGACGACTTCTTCAAGCTGTACAAAAAACAGATCAAACAAGCGAAACCGGGCGAGCAGTTGACATTTTTTCAGAGCGCCCAAAAATCGCTACTGAACATCGACCGATTCATGTACCAGATGATCGAGTCGTGCGACCAACTCTTGAGCGACATCGAACCACTAGTACAGAATATATCGAATGCGCCAAACGACCAACTCGAACAAACGATCGAAATACTGTCACAGCGATTCTCCGTGCCCGACGCCATAACACGAAAATACTTGCACGATTTTCTGCTGATCAACAAAGACGAGCACAATCAAACCAACGAGGACCTAGACATCACATTCGACTATCAACTTCCGCAAAACTCGAACAATCTGAATGGAACCACATTCGAACAAAACCGAGCTACTCTGATCGAACAGAAACAGTGGACACCGATAGACGACGTTATCATGCAACCCGTCGAAATCAACAAGATCCGAGACGTGCGTCGTATTATCGAGATGAACAACACCGATCGCGCAAAGCTAGACATCTTTTTCAAAACGAACTCACCAAACCGTCTCGAGCTGTTCGACCTAGTGTTCAACCCGAAGATAACGGTTCGCTACTCACCTCGAGCTTTGGCACAGCTGTACCTGCGCGAGCTCGGTCTGCAGAATGCGACCGCGTTCATCGAGTGGGCCGGAGCACGAGCTATCCAGCTGAGACGCGAGGCCAGCGTGGTCGAAGGACGCATGCGACAGGAGATGGCACGACAAAAGAAACTACGCGAACTGTACGAGAGCCAGGCTCGCAAAAACCGACCCGAGTTCGAGAAGCGCTTAGCGGAGCAAGAAAAACTGCAGAAAAAAATCGACAAACTGAAAAAGGATCTCGAGGACAAAGAAAAAACGACCACACGACTGTCCGAGGGAATATCGTATCTCGCGGACGCCACTCGCATCGCCAGCTACTACTCGGGACTGGAATACAACCTGCTCTACAATCTCATCGGATCGGCCGTCGATGATCAACTCTACGAAAAGTACATTTTGGGCGACAAAGTCAACGAATCGATCCGACCGGAAAAAGACCTACAAAAACTGCGGGAATACAACCCGGACGTCAGTCTTTCTCGCATCGAAGAGATCAACGAAGACTACCAAGAATTCCGCAGACTCGTGTTCTATTTCTGGCGTTCGGCTTTGGAATTTGACAAAAAGTGGGCGAAGAGAATGCGGATTCGCCACCGCGAACTCCATGGCGAGACGCACATACCTGACGTCAAATCGATCGAAGACCTCGTCGTCCACACGACACGTTAGATGCAGTTACTCAAAAGAAAACTCGACACGAAACGCAAACTCCACACGACAAACTCCACACGACACGTTAAACCCCGTTTCCCAAACTCCCAAACACGCACACCACACAAGCGTTCGACAACGTTTGGCAAATACAAACTCGGTATACGTACACCGCTACATACCTACATACCTACGCACGGAAACATCAAACAATATATTTATTTTTGAGCATCATTCGTTCGATCCAATTCATCCGATCGACAGTGGATACAAGACCGGCCGAGGAGGCAGAGTTCGCCGTGGCGAAGAAAGAAGCTTGGTCAGTCTTCAACGCGGGTAGATTCCACGCGTCGAACACGTAACCCTCGACGGGGCCCGAACCGGCCGAGCTAGCCGCATCGGGGTGCTTTGCGCGCGCCACGTCGATCAGACGGCACAGCGTGGCAACGAACAGGAACTTTGTATCATCCGGAAAAACACCCAACCGCAGAAACCTAGCGTACCGACGCGCCACCGAGTACAGGCATCGAAGTTTGGCGTCGTCGTCGKAACCACTGATCGCATCGACCAAACTAGTCAAATCGTCGTCCGGAAAGTCGGGAAGGTCCACATCTTTTGGATCGACGACCGAACCAACCGCAGTAGCCGTCTCGCCCGTATTTGCGGTATTTGATGCATTATTTGCGACATTTGCAACATTTGCATCCATGATTGCCCTCGTACTCAACGTGCTCAACCTTGGTCGCGCCTCACGTTCGATGCGCTCGGTATATTCCCTCGGCGCTTAAGATGAAACAGACACGATCGACGCAATCGAGACGATCCGCGACCCGGTGATAATAACCGCACTTAAGCCCAAGCGACTATGACGTTGGTTGGAAGAGGTGGTACGAAAACAGGTGGAAGCGGGAGCAGCGGTAGCGGTAGTAGCGGCGGAAACGGCGGAGGCGGTGCAACCGCGAAGGATGAGGACGAAGTGCTCGTGATCGAGAGCACGAGTCGATTCGCATTTCCACTCGGACTACAGGCCATTGAAATACCGAGCGAACGATGGCCGCAATCCATCAACGAACTCGAAACGTCGGCCGACCGGGATCGCGAATCCAACTCGCGCGTCGTGTACAACTGCTTCGGTAGCGAACCAAGCGACTACGAAATGGCGTTTGTGCGACAGTGGGTAGCAGCACTGCTCGACAGCGAGACACGCTCGCCCGCGGTCCGCGCGATCGGCGAGTACGCCTCGCAATCCACTCTCGGCGCAATCGAACTCTTCTACGAACGCAACAGCGAGATCGATCCCGAGATCTGTGGTGCTTGCGTATCGACCATCCTGTCGCTCGGCGCGCTCCGTGTGCGGGTCGACCTCCGCGAACGGACGACCAAGTTCGCCGAATTCTCCCAAAACCTGCGAGTGCTCATTCTGGACATGAAACAATGCGAGCAGTTGCTCCGAATCGGCATTCGTTCACTAGCATCGACTGAGACTCAAGTGGACCCGGACGACGCGTTCGATGAAGAAGTGGCGTGGCGCGAGGCCATTGCGTTCAGCGTGGAAAACAACCTCAAGCGGTTTATTGCGTTCACCTCGGCACTGCTTGCGCGCAAGTGGAGCGCAATCAGAAAAGCGCACAAACTGGCGCGCCGCCGCCAAGAGTTTGAACTGCTCACCGCAGAACGCAAAGACATCGAATCGACCATCGCGAACGAAATTTACCGCCGTGTGAACGAACACTTGACGGCCGAACGCGCGACCGTCGCAAGGTTGAACCGACAAATCTTTACCATGCGTCGTCTGCTCACCAACACGCGAAAAACACTGACTCAGGTGTACACGCATCTGTACGCCGAGTGGAACGCATCCAACAGCGGTGTGCGTCGCCTCAAAGAAATGCTGCGCAACTACCAGATAAACGCACCCGAAGTTGTAAACAACGTGATCTTGCGAGACGAGTACACGACCGAATTGATGAAAAGTTACGAGATCCTTCGCAACTGCAACACCCTAATTCTGAAACTGACGGACGACACATACGATCTAACGTACGAGTCGTTGTTGCCGCGCGCCGACCGCAGCACACTCCACACCAAGATACAAACAACGATCGCGCCACCTGCCGACCGCGGTCTCGAGGAATTTATCGGGGACATTGAGGAGGCGGCAGATCTGTTGCATGAACGCGATCAATACACTGAGACAACGGAACAACCGGATCGAACGAATCGAACCGAACGACCTGTTGGCGGCACGACTACAAATCCGAACGATAACAACGCGAACGATAACAACGGTGGTATCGAGGCAACCAACAACTCCGGACAAGAACCACAAGTCGAACCAAGTAACAACGATAACGACGGTAAGATCGACTTGGGCGATTTGGTTGGTGGGGACACGAACACTGCAGCGCCAGAGGCGACAATGACCAACACGGCCAACGCAAGGACAGCCACACGGCCTACAAGCGTCTCGACTCTGGGCCGCTCGCGAGTACCACCTCCACGAACTCACACGAACTCACGTGGTACCTCGTTCCCGTCCGCAGCGACGAATCCGTTCGAACAAAACCCGTACGACTCGACCTCAGCGCTGAAGGAACTCCAACTGGCGATTCGGTCGACGCGCAGACACTACGCTAATCGACAATGGGACAAAAGCCCGCTGGACCTCCGTCGGCTCGCTGTGGCGTTCTTTCGAGTGATGGATACGCGCGTCAGAGCGTACACGTATTACAATCGCGACACGCTGCTCGGGGAACCGGTGCCCACAGATGCGGCCGGACGCGAGATCGATCCTCAGTCTGGCGACGCGTTAGACTCGTACTCGAACGCCTACTCGGAAAGTGAGGCGGCGGAAACCGCCCGCGGTGGTTTCACGTTTGCGTCTGTCTCACAGGCATTCGACAGTGAACCCGATCAACTGGTACTGATTCGGATGCGCAAACTAGAGAAGAACGCTCAGTCAGCAAACGACACAACGTCGGAACGCGTCCGGTCGCTTGGCGACAACATTCTGGCACTACGCGACACCCAAGACGCGTTCGACTTGAGTTTTTTCACCCAGTTGATTGAGTTTCGGTTGAACAAGATGCTACGATACCGGTTCCCCACCGACCGAGCCAACTCGGATCGAACGCTGGAACTAATGTACGACGAACGCATCTTCGAGGAATTAGAGCGCGCAACTCGCGAGAACTTTTCGCAATTGTCCGACGAGTGGGATTCGCTCGTGACAAACATCAAAACGGCCGAACGCAACTCAACTAGAACAACTGGTCTGCGAGCCGACCGCAACATTGCTGCCCGCATAGAGAACTGGCATTACCGACCGGTCGACCCGTTCAAGATTACCATACTGAACGCTCGACTCACCCAGGTCGACGACATCAAAGAGGTGTCGACTCTACGCAAAACTGTGGCCAAATACGCGTACCTGCTGTCGTGGATGCTCGAACTGCGCGTGTTTACCCGCGAGCCGAGTCCGTCGGAACACGCGCCCAAACAAGTCGCACAACGAGCCAAACAACGCGCCCAAAAACGACTCGCCGAGGACGAGCTGTTCGAGGAGCGAGTGAAGCGCGGTCGTTACGAGTCGGAATCGGAGGACGAAGATGGAACTGCGTTTCTCGAGGAGATGCGGAAACGAAAGCACGCGCGCGACGACGAGAGCGATGAGTACGGCGACCGAAAACGACGTCGAGTCGACCAAAACGGCGAACAGCCGGAAGGTAACACTGCGCTCGATGACTGGTACAACGCCGGTTATCAGAACGAACAAAACAATTATGATTTGATGGACGTGGACAACATGGGGGACATGATGGACGACGATCCAGCGAATCAGTATAACCAGTATACCGCCACGATGGACGACGATCCAGCGAACCAGTATAACCAATATACCGCCATGATGGACGACGACGATCCAGCGAATCGATATAACCAGTATAACGCCACGATGGACGACGATCCAGCGAATCAGTATAACCAGTATACCGACGAGTTTGGTCAACCGACGCAATACGGTCCGATCGGAGGAGCCGATGACGACGAGTACATCGAGGACTGGGAAACGTTGCGTGAACCGCGGAAACGAAAGCACGACGACGAGTGGTTCGAAGATGGTCCCGACGAAACCAAATACAACAGCGGTGCGAACTTGAAGCCGATGCGAACAAAACGAAAAGTTAAAAACCTAGGAAATAAAAACGTCAGGGAAGACTATGAAATCGCCGACGACGAAGATGACTATTTGCGGATACTGCAGGGCGATGAGGGCGACGATGAACAACGAGACCCAGACGGCGCCGAGTTGAAACGTCTACAACGCATAGCGGAACTATCACCGTCCCTTTTGAACGTGCGAATGTTGAACGACATCATGGACAACGAGCGACGCAAGCAAAACTCGTTGTTCGAGAGCATCGAGAACAACATGCGACACATCGAGGCTCTGTTGGGCAAGAGCGTATCGACGGACGACATGCAAATGATCGACGTACCGAGCGAGATACCTACACCGGATTACGACTTGAACGAATCGAGACCAATATCATCTGGTAACGGTGCCGCAATATCCCGCGAACCCTTGTACGAACAACCATCGTACGAACAGTCGTACAGACAACCGTACAGACCACCACCGTACAACAGACCGTCGTCCGACTCGCGCGGTGGCCGACCGACCCGACCGAACCGACCGACTCGACCTACAAGAGGTCCTATGAGCCGTCCGGACATGAACCTATCAACCCAACCGTCTAACCAGACTCCCCCGCGCGCCGGCCGGAAAAGACCGGCAGCAGAACCACTTGATCGCGAATTGTTTAACGAAGACAACCGCAGATGGAACGACGGTAACGGCGGTCCGCGATCGAATCCTCGCAACACTCGCAACAACAGACCAAACGTTGGCTCGACCGAACCGACCAGACCATCAACGCAACTACCAAGAACGCCACCAACAGGTACCGAAGAAATGGTGGACGAGTCGAAATACGACAACGACAACGAAATAGCCGACCAGTTGGACGACCGACCTGTCTATCGCAGACCGTACATTCCTCCACCAACTACAGGTACGAACGCACCCGAGCTGGACGAGGATGTAGAGATGGTCGGCCAGGACGGCGGACCTAACATACACGCGACACGCGCGCCACCGTCCAGCACCACTCGGTTGCCGACGCGCAATCGCTGAAACCTCGATCGAAACGCGCAGGAGCACAGCATATAACATGATCGTATAACATGATCGTATAACATGATCGTACAACGTGATCGTAAAACGCGATGTAATTGTGTGGCGTTGCCTCGTCATACCTCGTCATTTGATAGGAAGATTGTGTAAGTAGGGACTTGTATACACGATTGTATACACTATCATGTACACAACACACCGTGTACACAACACGTACAAAACACACCCAGTTGTATACTACGTGGATACGAACCTGTATGAGATCCTGTCGTACCAACTGAATAAGGAAGAACGTTGGAAGACGGGTCGAAGAATAGTCGACGACCACTCGCGTTCAGTTGGACGTCGAACGAGCCGGCTACGACGACTCTCCGAGAACCTCCGACTGGCACCACACCTTGGTCATACGTTCTCTCATCTCATTCTTTGTCGTACGAATTGTCAAACGGATTGTGACGGATTGTGACGGATTGTGACGGATTGTGAGGTGAGTAGTTAGTGGAATCGGACTACACATCGGTAATATTCCAGTGATATCCAGTGATATCAGTGGTATCCAGTATACCCAGTGATACTCCAACGATATTCCAGCACAACGATATTCCAACAAACCATTATATTCCAGCGACACTGCAGCAGCTCCCCAACGATACGTCAGCAATAGAATGGCGGAAAAAGCTGCACAAAACGAGATGAGTCGACGAGAAGGACGAGATGCACAAAAGAAGAGCACCGACGAATCAAAACAGGCGAACCAACGAAACAGAAGAAACTTGCGCAAAGACGAAACCGACTTTCAGCCCGAATTTGACCGAGATGCACGAGAACGACTGGCCAACCGCTGTTTCGAGAAACGAGATCTCATCCTGATCATGATTGAAAACTACATCATAAACACCGGCAACAGCCAGTCGCACCAGATGCTCAACACGATTGACGTAGGTTGCAACAACGTGATCGAAAAACCCATACTGCAACTCATGTCGACACATCGACAATTGCGCGCGCAATGGAAGGGTCAAATCCGTCCAGACGAGATGAAAGGACGCGAACGCCTAGCGAAAAACCTGAACGTCTCACAACTCAACTCCTTGCTCCACTATCTAGACAACTTGTACCGCGACATATCCGAGCTCATACAAATGAACACCACCGTGAACCTACTGGCGCAACAACCCGTACGAAACACTATAGACCAGTTGCTCATGGTGTTCCGAACGCTTCTGACCATGAACGGAGCTTCACCTCGTTAATCGTCGATACGACACCGCAACAACACACAAGCAGCAACTCAAGCAGCAACTCAAACAGCAACACCAACAACAACACAAACAACAACACAAGCAGCAACACAAGCAGCAACACAAACCGCAACACAAACAGCAAAACACAAGCAGCAACACAAGAAATGCAGTTGGGCACTTACGACACAACAAAAAACACAACACCAATACAAGAACAACAAAATTATTCAAAACAATATGAGAAAAAAAAAACAATAAACAAAAAAAGAAATTAAACAAATGACTAAACATATAAAAAAAACACTCAAAAAACACTTGCAAAACAAGCATCACGATAATACGTTATTCTAGTCGATCGTCGACGACGCTCAACAGTCAGTCTATCGAGTGTCTTCGATTCTAGTCGGTTTCAATTTGTACTTTTTTTGTTCCACTTGTTCAATTCCACGATCACATCCTAATAATCTCGCTGGTCGGCGTACCACCCACCACGATACCATGTGTACCGAGTGAGGTCCGCGGGTACGTAACGAACCGCTCGATTTGCGTCCAAATGATAACAACGCATCACAAGCGGCTCAGCGGGTAACAGACGCACAAAGTTGGATTGAGCCGTTTGTCCGTAATACAGGAACACGAAGAAAACGGCAAAGCTCAACAAAATCATCAAAAAAAACATCCACACCCCTTGAAACACTGCGACGCCGAACGAGGTAATACCGGCAAAGAGACAGAAAGCCACCCCAATCGACTGCTGAGAAGCGTTACAATTGTGATCGCAGTTCTTGAACGAAAAGTTGAACCCACGCATCGACCGCCAGAGCACGGAAATAGCATCGTTAAAACAATCGAAACAAAGTTCGTAGTTTGCCTCTAGTCGGTCCGTTGCAAGGTCGGTAGCGGTATGCCAACCTCGGAGCGCCACACGTTGCTCGTTACCCGGATGAATTTCGATCAATTCGTCGATACGAACAAAGTAGTGACGGAGCAGGTAGCCAAAATCGCGAACCGGTACTGACCGTATCTGCAAGACATAATAGTCACGATGCGGTACAACCGAAGTCACTTCGTCGGTTACCCCGTCAGTCACCCCTTTATTCGTCTCGTTGGCCGCTTCGTCAGTATTACCACTGTTGCCAGTACTCCCAGTCGTAGACGCAGTACGGAATGACGGTGATGCAGTTGACCCAGCATCGACATTCATGCCTAGCGACGACGATTGTGACGATTGTACGTTTGATACGCGATCGCGGCTCGGATCCGTGACAAACGAGTCGCGTTCAAAATCGTGATAACGGCGCGCGAGATCCACTGCCGCGCGAACGGCACGCTGAATCGTCTCCGGAGAATCACTCGCATCATCAGGTACAAAATCGCGCAAGCAGAGCTGCAGTACGCTTTCGGCCAACGTCTTCGCGTGAAGGTCGCCTTTCAAATCAACCAGTTTCTCCACTTTTTCCGCTTTCTTGGGTGAGACGACCGGCTCGAAAGTCTCTGGAAATTGGGTGGCATCGACCGAAAAGTCGTTCATGTTCGCATCTTATTGGGCTCGAAACAAAGCGGGAAGACAAAAAAAAAGGGAAAAGACAAAAACACCTAGGTGTACATATTGATTTCTTTATTGTTTACACATTGTTCTACAGGTTTTCTGGATTGTTCGAATCGTCTTACAAGTTGTACATCATTTGTTTTTTTTGTTATTTTCTGTTTTTTTACATCACATCATACCACCAAAAACGCCTTTACCGGAACCTCTCCAAAAATTCTCGAAAAATCTAAGGCTCTCGTATACTCGAACAATAAAAACCCGTTTCGGCTTCAACCCCGCTCACAGGTCCGTTACGAGAATCGTCGATACCACTACCATCATCGGAATCCGATTCCATCATCTTGCGACGACTCTCCAACTCGTAACGAGACACCAACGCATCAACCAAAGAGACAGCGGCGGCGGAACCAGGTGGCCAAAGCTCAGCAACCAGTCCAACGGATCCGGACGACCCAGCTGATATCACCGAACTAACACAACCAGCATCGGACCGCATAACCTTCTTCTTCAATCCCTTTAACCCCCACTTGTGTCCAGTCGCTCCAGTTGCTCCAGTCGTTCCAATTGCTCCAGTCGCTCCAGTTGCTCCAGTCGTTCCAGTTGCTCCAGTTGCTCCAATAGATCCACCAAAGCCCCTCGATTTGAGCGAACCGATCCTACCGGTACCGATCATACAAGCCGATTTCGCTTTAAATCCGGACGTAGAGGGTTTATCGTAATCCGATAATACGGAAAAATCCGATAACAACTCGACAGACGTCGCAGGCTGCGCATCAACTCCAGTCGCAAAGAAAGGCGACGACACGACTGGATCGGCAAAACGGACTGACCGAGTCGATCGAACCGATCGAATGTGATCCGCTAGATTACCTTCCCGATTAGCTTGATCGCAGACCAAAGATGAACCGACCGCAGTCAACACACCAACAGATGAAGCGATAGCCGAGGATATCGGAGCGACTTGTGCAGCTGGTGTAGCTGCTGTAATTGTAGCTGCTGTAGCTGGTGTAGCTGGTGTGGCTGCTGTAATTATAGCTGCTGTAGCTGGTGTAGCTGCTGTAGCTGGTGTAGCTGCTGTAGCTGGTGTAGCTGCTGTAGCTGGTGTAGCTGGTGTAGCTGCTGTAGCTGGTGTAGCTGGTGTAGCTGGTGTAGCTGCTGTAATTGTAGCTGCTGTAGCTGGTGCAGCTAGTGTAGCTGCTGGAACGGTAGCTGATGTAGCTGGTTCAAAACCCGAAGACCCCGTAGATCTTGAAGTCCCCGAAGTGTCAACGGACCCACAGATTTCTGAAGCATCAAGTTTTTTTAGGTTTTTTGTGGCTCCAAAGGTTCTTGTGGTCCCCGATGATTCTGCGATCCCGAGAACTCCACTAGAGACGACGGTCCCAATCAAACTGAACTGTTGTGTAAATGGTGTTGAAACCGGCGTAGATGGTGTTGAAACGGGCTCTACCAATGGTCCGGACGACGATGGAACAGTCCCACTCGCCCGACTCGTGGACGCACCGGATGAATCGATGCACGAATCTCGGAAACCGGGAGCTGCAGAAAACCCAAAAGAAGAAGCACCGACGAACGAGCCAACCGACAGAGTCCCAAGAGAGCTAAGAGAGCCAGCAGAACCAAGAAGACTGCCCATCTGACCATGCTGGAGGACTCGTGTGACTCGTGTGGCAGAACCATCACAAAAACTGGAAATGTGGCCGAATATACGTCGGTACACCCAATCCTCGTAATTAAACCAACGGAGACAAAGTCCGTCTGAGACCGCCGGTAAAGTGACAATCTCGTGTCGAGGCGATTTAGCGGGAAAATGGACTGCTAGTTTGTAAATGTCTTCCATGAGAACCTGCTGACCACGGTAAGACGATACGCTGTTAGCGACGATCCCGGCTATATCGCCCTCTGCGTTCGACTGCGTCAAACGAGGGTCAGCCACACAAAACCACATGTTACCGAAGAGAAAGTCAATCGAACCGACCAAATTGGCTATCAAAGTTCGCGGCGCCGACCGAACATACGACACGTAGTACACCACTCCTCGATCGAACGTGAAAGTGAACAGCGGCACGGTTGCATTTTGTTTTTCGATGTAACACAGATCGTCAGCAGACACATCTTCACTCAACAAGCTCAGCAGACCATCACCCTTCGATACGACCAAAATGTTACGGTCGCCCAGAATATGCGGGACCAAATACTCGTACGCAGCTTCAACCGAGTCGGCCGAACAATTTGGACCAGTGGGACTATTTGGTCGACTTAACCCAATTAAACTACACAAACTAGTCGAAATAGTGGAATTGGTCGGACTTGTAGGACGACTTGTAAGACTAGTTGGTGGACTATTCGGACGAGACGGACGCGATGGACTGGTCGACCGATCCGCGATAAAAAACATGTCGGGTGCTATAATTCGCTTGATAAAACGCATATCGATCGGCTCGCAATCAACGACTTACAAATTTCTACACTTTCCGTACACTTTCCGATGAGTTTCCTATTGCAAACGATCGCACTACCAATGTTCGAGAGACGATAGTCGCGCGTCGATGCTCGCGTCGTTCCGATATACAACACCAACGTCGAACGTCGAAAAACAACGTAACTACCAACGTTCGAAGACTATGGACTGGAACTCGTTGTATTGCAGACTTGTATGCGTAGCGATCTCCTCGAACCAGAATAAATATACGATGCGACCATCCTATCGCACGTTCTTATCTCTCACTCCTTGCCCCGCCGAGAACTCAATACATGCGATAAACACAATAAACGCAATAAACGCGATAAACGAGACGAGAGTTCCAAGGAACCGAGGGTCAAAAAAAACAACGATAAGAACAATACCACAAACGTGACTGCGAACGTGTGATAATACCGACTCAACGAGACTCGACAGTAATTACAACGACAGCGATAACCAAAACGACGCAGATTCCGATGACAAAGCGAATCGACGTGACACTAACGACAGAAGGACAACGCAAAACAAAAAAACAAGATAAAAATATAATGAGTGGAAGGGGAGAGAGACCTAACAACAACAGAAACATGCAAGTGAGACGTCGACGAAACGGGAGAAAATCTACATCCTTCAAACGTTCTTCGTACCTCCACAATGTACATACTAAATAACGCAAACGCGATAAACCGATAACCGCCAAATGACCGCTTACCCGCTACCTACCCGTACACGCTACTACACTATCAACCGTTTGGCGCGTGCACGGTACGAAGTAACACCACCGTGATCCGACCACTAACAACAACGGCGCGCTACATAAACTAGGATAGCATAGTAACAATCGACGATAACCTCTCAACTTTGATCCATTGGTTCCGTCTCACTTCGACCTTGATCACTTCTTATCGAATCACTCTGCTTTGCCATTTCATCTTGCACGTGTCGTTGGACATCCGGCAAACCTAAACGGAACTTGTCGATGAACTGATCTTGAACGTAATTGAACGCCTCGATCTCGCGGATCTGCCGCATCAAAGTCTGGTTTTTCAAGTTGAGCGACCGCGTGTGCTTTTCCAGATTGGAAACGGCTTGATCGATCGTCTTAATGACACTACTGATAGCCTTCCAATCTCGATAGATGAGCGAATCGTTCGGAAACGCATACGCGTCTTGCAACAAGTAACCACCTATTTGCGAACGCAACTCACCGGGAATATCACTCCCGACCAGACGCGTTAGTGAACCACTCGTTTCATCTAACGTCTTTAACAGATTGTCGAGAGAATCACTCGAGTCAGCAGGAACGCGACGTGCCGCCAATTGAGCGTCATAACGAACCAACGTAACACGTAGAGCGAGCGCAACGTTGTACGGCCACACGTGCTGATGCGGGTGTTGCGATTGCAACAAAGCTAAACGCAAGTATGGCCAGTCTGACACAAACACGCGTTTAGCCGGCTCCGACGCATCATTGTTAACGAAGTGCAACAAATTATAGCGCGAAGTCATAACGCCGACCACGATCAGCCGCCTCGATCTTAATCGATCGGATAAACTACACGCAAAACCGCGAGCCCCTCGAGCGCCATGACACGATCGTATTAATCGAGACAGTCAAATACTCAAACAATCAAATTGGTCGAAATATTCCTATCGATTCGTGAATTTCTATTATAGAGAGGAATAGTTGGTAAAAGGACAAAATGATCGTCGTAAACTATTTAATCTCTTGCATCTTGTACATTTATTCAAACTTTATTCAAACTTTTAAACTTTCTGTCAATACAACATTTCATATCAAATGTGTTTCTTCTTTTCTTTTGGTACCCACCCAAACCACTCCTGGAAAGACCACTCCTGGAAAGCTCTACAATTGTTTCGTTAAACAGCCTTTACCATGATGCAGCTATACCGCCAGTCCCACCAAACCGACCAACAAGTCTAATCGGCCAGCTTGACGTTGGTCCAAATTTGCAACTGAGGTACAATTTGACTTCTGCCTTTGACGAGGTAGATGTGAGCCAAGTTAGCTAACACGAGGACAACCTTCTTGCCTTGGTGAGGCTCCATGCAGCTGACGGTAGGTGTGGACTGCGACTCGGAGAGCTGGATAAACATGTGTGGGCTGAGCTTGTCCGGGGAAAAATAGTCGGGGAACAAACGACGAACGTGTCGGTTGAAATGATCTCTCAAGATGGACAAAGACGGATCGATCAGATTGAGCACCTTGAATTTCTGCCGGGCGGTATTGGTACCACGAGACTCGCCGATCTCGCAAATCAATGCAACGTGGCCAGTGACGAACATGTAGGGCACCTTGTTGAACATGGGCTCTGGATCAGACTCCATTTGGGCGGCAAACTGAGGGTTCGGTGTCACCTTGATCTTGGAGAAAAGCAGATCGACATCGTGGTTGAAGGGGACCAACATGGGCACGTGGTACGAACTCTGGATGTTGCTGGCGATCGACGGCGACTTGAACTGCATACAAATCATGCAGATGCTAGCGAACAAGCTGTTAAGGTTGACCAAGATGATGGAAAGGTCGGGCAGCGGAATATCGACACAGACGAACTCGTTTTGATTAATGGCTCGACTGTACTTCACTCGAAACGCCGCAACCGCTTCGTTGGTCGTCGTGTTCATCTGGTCCTCGGGCACGTTGTTCTCTCGACAAAGTTTGCACAAATATTGGTAGGCGTTGACGTAGTACTTATCCAAAATCATGAAGATTTGGTTGAACACACGAGCCGCCTTCGTGCTGTTGTTCTCGAACTTGACCAACAACTGATTTTGTTTGATGCGCTTCAGGATCCACCATCCACTGTCGGCCAGTTGGCAAGGCAAATCATCCAGAAGCGACAGCGCGTCGCAGCAGTCGGCCGAACTGGCCAAACCAAAGACGTCGATAGTCGGGTCGACCGGAGATTCGGCAACATCGACCGAAGCGTTGATGGCTGAACTGGCTTGCGAATCCATGACTACTGCACTACTGGACTACTGGACTACTGGACTACTGGACTACTGGTACAACTGGTGCAACTGGTGCAACGTCAATAGTTGATTATCACACTGATGAGTATCCGCTGATTGTTGCAGACGCTCGACGATTAAAGACTGTAGTAGACTGCTGATGGCCGTTGAGAACAGAAGACGCGAACCGACACGACGAACGCGAGACGATTGTAAAAGAAAAGTAAATGAGGAGCAACGATGCGCAAATGCGATATCAGTGCAATAACTGGTATACCGACCGTAGAACACGAGAAGAAGCGTGCGAGTCGAATGGAGTCTCCAGTGAGTGTGGCCGTTTATATAGGACGAGCGCTGACTCTCATATCGCGATGATGTCAGATGGTATCACAACCGTTACACCAGAGGTCGAGCCGATAAACTTATCGTTCCGTACTAACCTCAAAAATATATTAAGAGGTGTAGACGGCGTACATTATCGTCTGATAAAATAGCGACACATGGATATTTCCGGGAAAACGTGGAAATCGATCATCCTCATCGTAGTCGTAATCGTCATAATCGGCTTGCTGATATGGTGGTTCGTCTCACGGGGCAGCAGCGGTTCCAGCGGAGACTCGTTGAAAAGCGACTCGTTGAAAAGCGATAGTTTCGGTCAGAGCGGAAACTCACTAAAGTCCAGCACCGACACCTCCGGAAACGCCAGAGCTAGCGGCAGCGGAGGCAACAGTCTCTTTGCCTGGGCTAGAAAGATGATGGGTGGCGGCGATCCAGTTCCCGCCGCTGAAACCGCAAAGGCAGGAGAATCGGCATCCAAAGCAGCAAACGCGACGGCTAGCAACGCATCCAGCAGCAGCGCTCACGCTACCAGCAGCGCTTAACTCGACCGGCTGAACGAAACGCGAGAAGACGGGACGCGGGAACCGCGGACTACCAGCGGCTAAAGACGATCGACGGTATCTACGGGTATCTACGACGGTCGTCGACCCTCTTAGCAACGGATTTCGTTCGTTCATCCGTTCGTCCGAACCACAACGAACGACGGTCCGAGCCAACCGTCGACGCGAAACTACGATGCACCGACAGACGAACGCAAGCCGTCAGTACATACCTGCTACTACCGCGGGGCCGATAAGAACCGTCGAAAGACGTACGGTAGCACAATCGACGTTCTCTAGTTTGGTAACACGCAGACAATCCTGGTTGATACAGCGGGCTAACGTGGGCTAACGATGGGGTAAAAGCGAACGGACGAACCTACGTGGAATACGATTGGAATATGATGAGATAACGACAAAAGGCTAAACGGATATCGGAGAAACGACATAAACAAACGATAAAAACGGAGAGCTCAACACGGAATTCGACAACGCGATCACGTCATACTAGTCGTGCAACAAACTTGCAATCGTCTTGCAACATTCTTGCAACCGTCTTACAACGTTCGGATATGAAGCGAACTTGAAGCGACTTGAAACGAACTTGCAGCACTACCACACGCCATACCACGTACCACGACTACACAACCATCATTTAACGTTAAGCAGACCAACGAGTCAGCGAAACGCTGCGTCGGTGAGTGCGACAACTAGACACGTCGTACACATTTCGATCGGTACAACATGTCGATCGAAACACCCGTCTCATATTTTGCCGATCGAACAAATACCACAACCAACCCAACGAGTCAAACAAAACCAAGTACAAAAACCGGGTGCTGGTCAAACATTGACTCGCACCTGATCTGGAAGACCGTCTGGAACGCGGTCGAATACGGTTTGTCGCTCAACTTTCCGTCATTTCCCGTGTATCCCGCTTTCCCGCCGAGCCTAGCTACGGCTTGTCGATACACCGACCCGACTTGGTCTCACTCGTCTCACAATAGCGGCGAGACTCACTTAGCCGACCAAAGAGACACAAGTGGGACTGGTCTGTATGCATTAATCAGTACACTCATAAGCACGCTGATCGGAAGCATCCTCACATCACTTCAGTCGCTGCTTGTCGACAAGAACTGGTTGTGGGAAAAAAGCGTTCGTCTCATACACAATATAGCCGAACACATGGCCCCACAACCGATACGCACCTCACCCACATCATCGCTAAGCTAGCAAAACAATCACCCTAGTCACTCTATCAATAAGAACATGTCGACCGAAGATCCAAGATAAAAAGAGAGAAATAAAAACGACAAAACAAAAAAATGGAAAAACGCAACATAAAAAAACAAAAAAACAAACAAAACATCAAAAAACAACAAAACATCAAAAACAAAACAAAATAAAATAAAGAAAATCACAAAGAGAATAAAAAAATCACAAAAAGAATAAAAGAATAAAAAAACAAAAAAAGACTAAAAAACAAAAAAAAAGACTAAAAAAACAAAAAAAGACTAAAAAAAAACAAAAAAAAGACTAAAAAACAAAAAAAGAATAAAAAAAAGCAAAAAAAAATAAAAGAGAAAAACAAAAAAACAAAAAAGAAAAAAAGGAAAAACATCGTAGGATTAAAACCTCATCACAAGAACAAAAGACGACCAACATGCACCAGTCATGGACACTCGCGCACCAACCAAAGACAATTTGAGCGTCGGTCCAAACGGCATCAACGATATCATTGAACGATTGACGATCAACAAAATACGACGATCAAACGCTTGGACGATTAAATAGTTGGAAACTTGGATTGACCGATCGATCAGCGAGAAGGACAACGACAGGAGGAAAACTGTACTTTTTTCTCTTTTTTTTCCGTTTTCAATCTCGTTCTACGTTGGTCGGTCAGCGTTTCAGTTTCAAATTCTCGATTTGCATGAAATAATAAGGAATAAGGGAATAACTGGGATGAGTGTCCAACAACAAGTCGCGCCCACCTCGGTGGCGATCAACCCCGCTCTCCTCAATTCGAACACGGGATTGCTCGACCAAGCACCTCCCGTCGTGGCGACCAACTCGACCAACACGAGTTTTAACTTGGGTGGTTTCGGTTCCGGTGGTGCGGAGGAACAGAACGCGGTAGCAGACTACGCTCCCGGCGAAGGCGAACAATTACCCGCTGCATGGATCGCAGAGAGCTCGCTCATTCTCAGCGAGATCCCCCTGGAAAGCGAAGCGGAACCAGTCTGCTTCTTTGAACCCCTGCAGTACTGCAAACCCGGTCGTCTGTTGTGCGGCTTCTGCGAATTCCACGCGACCTACATGTTCAACGTGACGCTAGCCACATGCGGTATCTTGACTCGAGCCAGCAACGACAAAATCATACACACCAAAATGCTCAGACGGTTCATCAAGTATCCCACAAAATTCCAACCATCATTACTCAACATGATGCCCGTTCCTGAACTTTGTGAATCGATTGAAGAATACGAGAGCTACTTGCGACTCGACCTGTTCGCGCACTCGCTCGCACTCAAGAACCACGATGACAAGCGGCGCACCGACAAGACGGTCGCTGTACACAAAGCCTACATGGTCAGAGCGCTCAGATTGTACACGCCTAGCGGCAACACGCAACACCGCAACGACGACTCGATCATCGCGCACACCATGGGCAACTGGCTCAAATACTGCGCTACCGAACTGCTGCGCATCCGCTACGACGCTAAGCTTGTGTTTGTGGCCCCCGAACAAAACGACTCGGAAATGCGATACCTCTCGCTCAACCGCTGCTCAGTGTTCACCCAAATGGTCTGTCTATTGTACGATACTCCCTACGTGCAGAGTCCAGCGCTCGGCTATAAATGGCTCTCGTCCCCAGCGGCCGTCGTCGTATACAACGGTAAGACCCTCGTGCTAGACTGCACCAAAGCCTCCCACGGGACAGCCATGCACCTCGGTGCTCCAACCTTCGGAGATCCAGCAACCCTGTCGTACTTCCGACTCGACAAAAACGCCAACATCCTCATACTAGAGGAGAGATACTCACCAGCTCGTGAAATTTGTTTCTCGACCAACATCAACACCGATGCACTGATCGGAATCAACACACAAATCAGTATAAAGAACCAACCGTTTTTGAAAGAGGAAATGTAAAAGGTCCTACGGCAGCACAACAGCACAACCGTGATCCCACGAGAAACGAGATGAGAAACGAGACGAGAAACGAGACCCGACTCGAGAGGACGCAAGAAACCCGATCAAAAATCGACTAGCATCGACTAGCATCGACTAGCATCGCGAGAACTCGCGAACTCGAAGAGAGATCGACAAAACATCGAGATCGACAAAACATCGAACTCGAGGAAAACTCGACTCGAAACCAAAAAGAAGCTATCGGAGCGCTCCGTTTGATAAACGGCACGAAATAACACGCACGGCAAGACAGCAAACTAACAATGAGCCGCGTAACAGGCGCACCAAAATGAACAAAACGCATCAAGCTGTGTGCGACACTATATGCGACAAATGTTGAACAGACGGATAGCGAAAACCAACAGAGGGTCAAGGACATCAACGACCTACTACAACAACTCACTACAACTAGCAACAATAGACGAATACTGACAAACTGATGCACAAATGCACAAACGCCCACTCTGCAAACGAACACAGACGGGCATCAAATCAAATAAAATAAATATTTTTTTTGATCCCACTTTTTCTTTATTTTCCGTCTGAAACTCTTTTTTTCTTTCGTGTCGGTAGAACCTCATTACAATACTAGTTACCGAATTCGTTACAATATTCCCTACAGTATTCATTACAGTATTCATTACAATATTCATTACAATATTCGTTACCATATTCGTTACAGTATTCGTTACAGTGTTCGATACAATTCGAATATTCGTTACAATGTTCGTTCCAAGTTCGTTCAAAATTCGTTCAAAGTTCGTTCACGATTTAATTACAGATTAAATTACAATATTCAATTTACAATGTTTGTTACAAGGTCGTTCAAGAACTTTCTCGGAAACACAAACACAAAATCACGCGAACCAAATACAATACAATCGAAATCGCTGTACAGCATATCTCATACAAGCTGACACCAAAACGGCAACGCGGCAGCCAACGAGGAAACGCGACGAACCACTCACCCAATCCTTAGACTCGATGTCCACAATCGAGACACAACCGCACAAGCGTGGCGCTTTCATCATTTGATCGCAATTGCTCGTAGGTTCGTTTGAGCCGCTCGTGTTTGCACGAAACATAAGCCGTAAGGAACAAATCGACCAAAATGTTCACATCATTAGTCACACGGTACAAATGCGACAAGGATAAACGGAACGATCGTCGCCGCAGAGCACCATTTGTGCCAGTTGAACCATTCGTAATACCAACCGTGCTCTCCAACGATCCTCCCGATAAAGTTCGACCAACGCGCCTATCATTACGACCGCTCTTACCGCTTCGTTCAATGAGCTCGAATTTACCTCGATCGGTTGCAGAACTTTTACCTTTTCGATCACCAACCTCGCCAACCTCACCAAACTCATCGACCGCCGTAGAACAAGCTCGACCAGCGAGACCGATATCGAGACCACGTCCCGCACGACGACGCACACCAACAGTGGTACCGCCACGTCGAGCTTTCACGGACCGCCGCCACGAATCCGCAGTAGTTGTGCGCGCCGTACGCGATAATCGACGTACAGACTTGAATTTCCCACCATCCACACCATCGGTATTCTGAATAACGCTGCTACCACTGTCAACTTGTCGAGCAATCGACACGCGAGCCACATCTCGTCGACTCGCACTTGCGCGCAACAACTGCAACAACAGTCGCACGAACGCGTCCAGATGCAAAATGTGGGTTTTTCCAGTCTTCTTCACCAATTGATTGTTGATCGACTTGAACCAAGAACCAATCCTCGGAAACAAGTTGGTCACAATCATGTAACTGAGACGAACGATCGACCCGTCCGACTTTTTAATACTGACAAAACTACTCTGACGTAGGGATTTTGAATGGTACATGCGATAATTGTCCCGAATGAACAAATTGAAAATAACAACACACGGGCAAGCGTGAACGTCGTCGATAAAAGCGGACACGTAATCATAGAGGCTCCTGATGTTCTCTCGCATGGTGTGACCGATGTGACACGACATGTTCAACTCGGACAACTTTGAGTTGCAAAAACGATACGCAGGTACAAACGCATCGTTGTAATGCGACGAATGGTCAAACAGACGGTTGTCCAACTCGACGTCATAGAAGGTCTTGAGGTGCGTGAGTAACTGCGGCTCGTCTTCATGATGGTAACGCGGGTAACGCGTTTGGGATTGATAGCTTGCTCGAACGGGAACCGACGAACCGCTCGTCATAGAAACAGATGATGACCCAGACCCAGACGATCCAGACGATCCAGACGATCCAGACGATCCGGACGATCCAAACGATCCAGAAGATCCAGAAGATCCGCAAGATCCGCACGAACCGCTCAATCCAGAAGATGCAGTTACTCCAGAAACACCAGACGAACCAAAAGAGCCAGACAACCCAGACGATACAGGCGAAACGGACAGGCTTGACGTTCCCGAGGACACAGAAGACATCACACCAGACGACGAACCCACTGGTACCGAAGGTACTGACATCGGTTCGGCTATACGAAACGGAGTCAATAAACTTGTACTCGATGTAAACGATCCAAACTGTACCGTCGGGACACTCGAAACACTCGACACACTCGAAATACTCGAAATACTCGAAACAGTCGAAACACCCGGCGAAACACCCGGTGTCGATACTGATACAGTGGCACCGGATTCGGTTGTTTCAGTCGAACGAACAAAACCAAACGATACAAATGAGGGAGACGGAGACGCGATCATAGGCTCAGTTGACGAGAGCGTAGTCGACACAAAATCCTTCGGTGAACGCGACACCACACCAGCCGTTATCACACCAACATTCGAACCAACTATCGTATCGGCTATTCTCCTCGCCTCAGCTTTTACCTTCGAAACGCCATCCACTGTCGCCTCTGTCATCCTCTCCGTTACCCGATTCATCATCCGATCCACTGTTAGAACTACAGTTCGATCCGCGGTTCGATCCGCGGTTCGATCCACGGTTCGATCCTCGGTTCGATCCTCGGTTCGATCAACGGTTCGATCAACGGTTCGATCCACTCGATCCATGTTTCGATCAACCGTCTGATCTGTCGTCCGATCCATCGGTCGATACACTGTGCCACCAACTGTCCTATCTGTCGTACAATCCATACAACCGGTAGTACTCGTCGAGTTCACGGTTGAGGTATCGAACACATTAGTTCCAGCCTGCGACGACCGACGCAATTCATCCAAAACGGACAAACACCCTACGGATAAAATGTCTATGTTGGCCGATCGACGAAGGTTGTCCAGCCGAGCAGAGAATTCGGACACAACATCGGCAACACCGAGCAAATCTGGATCCAGTTTGTAGGCGCGATCCAATGCCCAGATGAGCGAAACGGTTCCTGGCCAATGCAAGTCGTTGACAAGCGACATGTTACCAGAGATCAACAACCGAATGTACGCATCGTACAAATAGTTGATGAAAACGATCTCCACAATGGGTTCCACCGATACGGTCGACAACCCAGAAATGACGGGTAAACGCTCATCGACCGGCAAGTCGAAATAACGTCGCAGATAAACTTCTAGGCGACACACGATGGCCACTAAACGCTCACTGGTCGGATGAAACGACAAGCCGTTGGTCAACGGGGCGACTGCGGCCATAGTGGTATCGACGAACTGAACTCCGGTAGTCTTCTGTAGACACACTTCTTTACAACTCCTGAGGAGTGGAGAACAGTCGAGATGTCACCGATGTCAACAAATGGCAACTGTGCGCAGGCGACGTAGTCTTCTTTAGACACACTTCTGTACAACTCCTGAGGAGTGGAGAACAATCGAGATGTCACCGATGTCAACAACAAATGTCAACTGTGCGGGCGACGTGCGGGCGACCACCCGTAATCACTGGTAACCGTTGGTAGATACTTGACAGTAATTGATGGCAACTGATGGCAACTGGTGGCAAATAGTGGCAACTAGTGGCAACTGGTGGCAATTACTAATGACAATCGACGACAACAATTCCAATCTTGACAAACTCGCCGCGCGTCAGAAAACCGGATATCCTGGACGGCCGGTCAACAACTTACCCGGATTGCCGACTAAACCAAACTAGACCGAGCCACTACACCATTATTAGTACGTTGAACGGTTGACGACCGTTGACGACTTGACGACCGACTCGATAAAAACGACAAACCGATGAGACGAACCGAATGAGCTCTCGAGATAAAACACGTCCTTTTAAAGCAAACCACAACACCAGGCAGCACCAGGCAGCACCAGGCAGCACCAGGCAGCACCCAGGAACACCCAACACCCCGCAACACCAACAACACACCGATAGCCTATGACCACCACTCGCCCAACAACATAAGCTGCTAGCGGTACCGTTCGAACGGATCTACCGCCTCGATCGGGAAAACCGAAGACGGTACGAAAGGAACAAGATAGCAATGCTCTTCTTCGTAGTCGTAGCACTAACCGTAGGCGGTACAATTTGGAAAATCTACCAAGACGAAACGCGCACAAACTGCATAAACGAAAAGTGGGTGTTGCTGAGCGACTCAATAAGGGACCCGACTTTCAACCAAAACTACCGTTTCCACGTCGATTCGAGCGATGTTTCACTCTTCGGCGACGCAGAGCGCTAACAGCAGCGGCGGTCACGCATGCGCACTACACCGTCAACACTTTGCGCTGGTTCTCGACAGCTTCCTGCGTTGCACGCTGAACGATCAGGTTCGCTTATTCCGCTACGTGGACAAATTCGCGCCGTCCAACCACATGCTCTACTTTCTCATGAAGGAAGCTATGACGACGATGAACCGGACTCGTCACAAAAACACACACGGCGACGACAACCTTAATGGCGACTCACGAGACGGAAAGAAAAAACGACGAAACGTGCAAGTGTATGACGGCCTCGAACGAAGACTAGCATCGGTGGCGGCGACCGCCAACAACCAACCAATGGGACTAACTGCAACCGCAGAAGCTATCGTGAACGAAGAGGGGTGGCCGAGCAGCTCGTCAAAAGCGATAGTGGTTCAATCGACTCGCGACTACACGCTCGTCCTCAATAACCTGCTACCCGGAATGGTGCCCCGCGATTCAATCACGAGCGTCCGTTCATCTCGCATCCGCGTCGCGGTTGACGAAGACGAACTCGACGAAGTGATAAACTTGAACGACATAACCGGACGAAAAAACCGAAACGATGCGAACAGACTGAACAACATGAACAGTTTGAACGGACTAAACAGTCTAAACAGTTTACGAGGGACGCGAAACGACGACGAGGACGACGACGAGGAGGAGAGCTCCAGCGACGACGACGAAGAAAACGCCCCTGGAGGGCGAGAGAAACGACGCGAGAGAAATGGAAAACCGGGAAAAAGCGGAAAATCTGGATCGGGAACGGGATCGAGATCAAAATCGAGCTCAAAGTCAAATTCAAACTTGGGTCAGAACATGATGAGTTCAGGCTTGGGCTCAAACAGCAAAAAAGCATCGCGCAAACGAACACTCGATGGAGAGTCGGACAAAAATGATTCGTCCGGTCGAACACGAAACAACTACAAACTGTTCTCAAAATCTCCACGGTCCATTTGGGTCATGTATGAACAAGCGTTCAAGAAGTTCTCACAGTTCTCGGGGGCATGCTCCAGCGAATGGCGACTCGACAAACACCACGAACGTTTATCGATGCGCCACACCACGTTTCAGTTGGTAGCGAACAACATGGGCGCTCTGCTCAGCACGAGCTTCGCGCTCAGCGAGGCACCATCGGGCGGCAGTGGTGGCGGCAGCTCGTTCGGCGTGCCAAGCGCGACCACCGATGTGATCGCGAGCAGCTCGCGCATCATACGGCTCAACAAACTCATTACCGCCTCACCCGAGAGCGCGATCCTGAACCCCGACTGCAGCTGGAACGTAAACAGCGTGTTCACCATCGACATGCCCATCATCGAACAACAAACCCAACAAGCTTCCGAGTTGACCACAGACACGAGAGAACTGGTGACCCGCCTTGTCGAGTTGCGCCAACGCGTCAAGAAATTTGTCAGCGAGACCGAACCAAACAGCGATCCCTACGAGGGAACCGCAGACGACGAACACCTGGTGCAAAAACTGAACCGACTAGCCCACCTCGACCGCAAACCAAATGAGTTTCGAGTCGCCCACGAACAAGAATACTCACTCGTGCACTTGCGTAACATGACCGAACACTGTATCCATCTCGCACACGTTAACCTCATGCACATTCTCGACTTTGTGTTCTTCTCCGAGTTTGACGCGTGGGAGTTTTTCAACGCGGTGTTGGAGTACGGGATACGATCGTTTCGCGAGAACGGCGTTTACCCGGTGAAGCACGCGCTGTGGGACATCGTCATGATCCAGCGCACGAGCCACCGTCTCGCAACCCGGCTCACCGACGCACTGGCGCTCAGCAACTACCGCATCGCGTGGCTCTATTCCAACACCACTGTTGTCGGCGGACTTACGCAATTCGCGCAGTCCTTTCGTCACATCCTGCGCACCGGACTTTGCACGAGCTGCAGCTACTTTCTGAACCGCAAGGTAATGAACACGCGCAAAAACGGCCAGCGACACGACTGTCTCATGCCTAAAACCTCACAAGGTACCTACTATGCCATGTTTCTACGACTACAAGCGGGCCACGAACTCGTATGCATCGATCGGATCGAAAACGATACAGAAGCGATACAATGGTTACAAAAATACGATAATATCAACAACCACTTGTGGCGTAAACGCCGCATCACACGTTGTCACCTCCTGGCCGACCACTTGAACGAAGCAATGGAAGACACACGTGGCGGTGGAGACGGGTTGCGCATGACAGAACAACCCGCATCGCGTTCAAACGACTTTACACGCATTCTCAGCGGCAGCGCGGTCGGCAACTCGAACCGAGTGAGGTTCACCGCGACCGATGAATCGGGCGGACAGCGGGTCGGTAACAACCGAGGAGCGGACGAATCGAACCGCGAGAAAAGACCTCGATATGCCTCCTCGACGGACGTGATACCACGCGGATCGACTCTAACGCAAAACGACTTCCTAGATGAGACTAACTCGAACGACGAGGACAGCAGTGAAGACGACGACATTTCCCTCCTCGACTACAACTTTGAAGACGAATAAGACCAACAATAGACCTACTCGTCGAGAAATCGAGAAAACGGCGCCACACGCGAGACGTTGGACAAACCACACACCCTTCCCCACATCGAAACCCTCTACACACGTCCACACACTCGACCCATTGTACACTCCACACACCCCACCAGACGTTCAAGATGCTATTAAGGAGTAGGACAACAGAGAGACAACAGAGACACAAAAGATGGCGGCGATGATCTCCACGAGCTACACCGGAAGCGGAAATCCGGTAGGATACAACAACATCGCGCTGTTCAACGACTCGCGCGTGTCGTACGACCTACTACGGTTCGCCACAATGCTGGTCCTCCCGCAATCGGTGCGCGAGATGATTTCGCCGTACACGGTTTTCGCGAGAAACCACATAAGCAACGAGGAAGAGTGTACCGTGCGAGTCAACAAGCTCCACTTGATCCCGTGGCTCTCGATGTACGTAAGTCCCGCAAACTCAATCGTACAGAACGACACGTTCCCCATTTTGCCTCTCGATGTAGAGTGGACGATCGAACAGCACGATCGAACCGTTCTCGACTACAACCCCGCTCAGAGACGCGGTTTCAAGATGACCACCACAGTCGGTCCTGATGACTCGCTGATCCCCTCATCCACGATCAAACCGATCAGCGCCAGTTCGATCGCGATCCCGGAGAACAGCTCGGCCATACTCAACTTTAGCGGGGGCACACAGGATCGCATCGAGATCGAACGCGAGAAGACCGTGGACGTGAACGAGTTCTGCTTGCGAGACGTACGTTTATCGCTCGTCGCCAGCAGTCCGAGCGACTTTTTGATGGAATCGTCGAACGCCGGAGAGTCCGAAATACCCAAGGAAGAAGAGGATAACGGCGAACCACTCAAACAACCGCTAATTAAATCGGGCAGACCGAAAGCCAGAGACGACTATCTAGATTTCCTGCGCTCCACCTTGTACTAGTGTGACAGTCGAACCATCTATCTATACACCATCTGTACACCATCTGTAACATCTGTAACATCTGTAACATCTGTACCATCTGTCGTTCGTCACGACAATCGCCTCGCGTTTGGCAACAACCCGACGTGCGTCGTCGGTCGGACGAACTTTTTTTTCGAGAGGAAACGGAGCTGGCACGGGTAACTAACACGGGTAACGAACACGGGTAACGAACACGGATAACGAACACGGGTAACGAACACGGGTAACGAACACGGGTAACGAACACGGGTAACGAACACGGATAACGAACACGGGTAACGTCGAACATGGGTAACGAACGCGCATCCGGAACGCCGAAAAAAAGAAGGACGCAAAAAAAGTCCAACCAAATATAACAAAATATAACAGGCCAAACAACAAGCCAAGCAAAGGTAGATGAGCAAGACCACCGAAAATCAGACCCACCCTCCGTCACACACGCACGCACCACAACTCGAAACCTCAATTTAGACCAAATCGTTGTGCACGAGAAACTGAAGCACATTTTCGACGGTGAACATGGGCGCGTCGCTCCGTTTTTCTTTGTCAAAATAATCAGTCATGTCGATGTCGGTGCGTTGCGCGTAACTGCCGAAAATCTTGATCAATTGGTCGGTAGTGTAGTTGACGCAAGAGAACTTTAGGCGATCCGCTGTGTAATCTGCAGCCTCGTCCAGCGAGCGCAATCGGTACTCGACCGCGTTCAGAGCATTTGGCATCGTGCACTTGGAGACGGCCTGATTCACATTGTTCGTGATGTAGTTGAACGTGACACCGTTCACCGTGTAGATCAACCAGTTATTGGGACGCACCACGACCAACCGCTCGTTGTACGACGTGTCGTCCTCCCCAACGTTCCCAGCGGCACTGACCGACGCCCGTTCAAACACCGAAACCACAACGGGGCGCAACAACGCGACGCCGATCAACTCGTTCATCGGGTCCAAAAAATCGGACTGAACAACCTTGTTCAAAGAGAGACCCGACGTGAACACGAGAAACAGAATGGTTCCCACCAAAAAGAACAGGAGCAAAATGAGAACAAAAGTGGTCGACGCCTTCTGCGAGTAGTACTGCATCACAAAACATCGTCACAGCGTACGGCGACTTAGTAGTCGCAACAGGATCACGGTGCAAGTGGTGCTCGCGGTGACCACAAAGCAGCATTACCGCATCACCGTATCACGCATCATCGCATAACACACCTTCGGTAAGTGGCGTCAGCAGAAATCGGCGATCGCGCACTCGGCGATCGCGCACTCGGCGATCGCGACGCTCAACGATCCCAGTACTCGCCGATCGATCACAACATCAAAAGCACTATGCTCGACATCGAGAGAACTGCACGAGAACTGCACGTGCAACGTGCAACACTCGAAACTCTCTGCGCCAACACACAACGTTGGCACTCACTCGACAATCACTACGTCGACAACCGTCATCAACCCGTCATCAACACGCCAACCAAACAAACCGACTGAACCAACAACCGAACAACCGACCAAGCATCCAATATCATCGAGTGACCCGTCGGAACACACTCGAACACATCGGAACACGTCTACGATATCGTCTACACTACTCGGCTAACGAAGCCTGTATCTACTTGTCGTCCGATATTCCCAAGGCTGCATAGCACGACTTTTTCGAGACTAGCAGACTCTGGTACACGCTAATAACGGTGATGGCGCACGTCAACAGAATCAAGAACGTTGAGTTGAACTTGAACACGATTGCCAGCAACAACAAGACGATCAAAAAGGTGATGATGTACGAAATGATAACCGAATACCGGAGTATTCGCTCACAGTCGGACCAAGTACCGAGAAAATCGGAGACCCCTCGAACGACGTTTCCTCGTATACCTCGTGTATAATTATCGAACACAGTGGAGCCTGCTCCGGCAGACGAAGCGGCGGAAGCCAATTGCTGTGCTGAAGCCATGAGCGAACAGTAACTCCTACAACACCTTAATAATTGAATCATTGAACTACGGGACTCTTCCGAGCGCCATCACGAGATCGGACGAGCAAAAACGACCAAATACCACCGTAACGCAAGCTAAAACGAAACACACAAGACTAGTTGCACCCCACACTCCAATTGGCGACATGGCCGTTCACCTTGATTGCCGCTATAGGTAATGAGCGATCATCGGCTAACGGTATTGATGATCGGTATTCGTGCTCGATATTGGTGATCGGTATTGATGATCGATATTACGTATCGGTGTATTGATGATCGGTATTACGTATCTATCGGTGTATTGATGATCGGTATTACGTATATATCAGTGTATTGATGATCGGTATTACGTATCTATCAGTGTATTGATGATCGGTATTACGTATCGGTAATGCGTATCGGTATTGATGATCGGTTCAACAACTACAGTCAACAATTGTTTGGCAAAAATTTTATTACAGAAATTAACACCACAGATTAACGCCGCTCGCGAACCAGCCGAACGACGAGTCAACGGGTTCACGAACCACATGCACTCCATACAACAAACACAATACACACAGTAAATCCAGTACATACAATAAATACAACCATACAATAAATACAACCATACAATAAATACAACCATACAATAAATACAACCATACAATAAATACAATCCATAAATAACACGACATGAAACGATATAATGATACAATAAAGTACAATATAATACAATATAATACAATGTAATACAATATAATACAACGTAATACAATATAATACAATGTAATACGATATAATACAAAATGTTGCAACAGCCGCAAACTCTGCACACTCGATAATACTGATTCTATTGATCCGATTCGCATTCGACATGTCGGCCCACCGACAATAATCGTTCGCTGTACACGTTCAACATGCAGCGACCAACATACGAGCAAAAAAGCGATCTTGACGCCAGTAACGCGACAAACTCTGCACGGAGCACACTGTACACTGCCACCATACATGATCGCGCGGTCCTACATGCTCGCGCGGTCCTACACACAGTCGTGTAACACCACATGTGAGCACACACAAGTACTGTCCATACTCGTGGACTCGGACTCTCGACTGGTTTAAACGATATTCGCTCCTTTTAACCACCTCCTTTTAAATACTATCCATCATGTTCACCAGATTCGTCGCGTATACCGCACCAGAACTGCACACAAGCGGTCCGTTAGACTAAACGTACTTGATGATGAACTTGTGCGCACGACCGCTGAGTCGAAAGGGTAGCAGCGGTTCTTGCGAGAACAGGGGGCGCAGCTCACGCGAAACGATGAGCGTAACCGGGGGCGAATCCATGATCGGTTGGTTCGCGAACAACAAAGAGTGGCAAAGCCGTTGTCGCGTCCAAAGCCAATCGACCAACAAGTTGATCGCGCAATGTAAAGCGTAGAGACGAACGTAAAACCCCATTCGTCCGACTTGCGCAGTCTTGGCCAAAGACGACCACGTAGTCAACCTCGGGTCGCTCGGGGTGGGCAGATGTCGCAGCACGAAATCCTTGTCGAACTGCATCGCATCGAGCCGACCGCACAGCATGTAGGCCACATCAAAAGCAATAGTGGGTACGGCCTGTTGTTGAGCCCACGTCCGCAGAGAGCCGGCAGACTGACTCGTCTCCGCCACGTCAATGATCGCGCTGTCACTCATAGAACAATAAACGACAAGGTTGGGCGAGTAGAAACAGCAGTCACAAACGGCGGTGGAGGCAGAGTGGAGAACAGCTGCGCAATCTGGTCCGATCTCTTCGGCCAACTGCTGGGCGGAACGCTGTCGGACATCGGTGAGCAGCTTGCGCAACAACTTGGACGAGGAGCTGGCGATAGCCTTTGCCGCTGCGGTACCGACCGGTGGTATCTGGCCGGCAGGAGCGACGGTTGGAATGCGGGTCGTCATCGACACGATGTCCTCTTCGTCCTCGTCGGAAAGATCCCGCGCAGAGTGGGCAGCTGATGCAGCTTGACGCACACCGTCTGACCGCTGACGCGTGAGGCACGCGTCGAACCGGCGGAACACCGAGTTCACGATGATAGCGGTCCGTAGTCGAGCCGCCACCACAGAGGCAGCGGGTCGAACACTGTTTCGTGCCGCTGTGACCACTTCGGATGATGTGAGTGTGAACAGCGGCAACAACATAGCGGTCAGATCCGACCACGAGGCGCGCGACAACATGTGCTTGTCGAAATTACCCGGTGCGCCATTAAACGCCACAGAATTGATGGTGGACGTGTCGGCGATATTACGATGAGCTCGAACAGACGACGAAACGTCGGCAGATCGCGCGAGCAAATCAACGAGGGCTGGGACGCACAACTCTCGACCGAACTCGGGCAACTGGTATTTGAGTCCGTCGATCAAGTTGAAAATGTTTGTGTAGTTGCGCAGAGTGACCAACTTGTTTTGCGAGGCGGCGGACACGGGAGCACTAGTGCGAGCGGACGTCTTCTTCTGGGAAACGTCGACCTCCAGACCGTCGACATCGATGGAACTGCCCGGACCCTCGCCAAAAGCTACAGCGAGAGCGGACGACGCCGACGACACCACACTCTCCGCAGAGCTATCTACAGCTACTCGTTTTCGCGGTCGAGCCGAACCGACCGACACTGTGGATGCGGTACGCCTGAAACAGAAAAACGAAACATTAGCAAGGAACCGATAACAGTAAACCACGGGTAAAAGCGATGAAACGGTACGGTAAAGTGGGAAGCGGGAGACGGGAAGCGAAGAACGAGAAAACGAAGGAGGAAAACAGAAAGAGAGAAACAGTAGAAACAGTAGAAAACGGGAAACGGGAAGCGAGAAGCGGGAAACGGGAAGCGGGAAACGGGAAGCGGGAAACGGGAAGCGGGAAACAGGAAACAGGAGCTGATAATCGAAAGGATAGTTGAAAGTTGGAAGTAAAAGCGGTAAAAGGAGAGCAAGGGGGACAAACGATACCTACTTTTTAGCTCTCGGAACGCTGGTTGTGGCCGGTGGAGCGAGCTGGATCGGCGCCCCCACGATCGAGAACAGCGTTCGTTGTTTGGATGTACCCAACTCCGAACGAACGGAGGAGCCCGATGACTTTCTGCTCGAAATCTTTGAAATTTTCGACATGACAGTGGATACGCGGGATACGCGGGATACGCGGTAATGTGGTTTGAACACTGGCTCCGCAATTCAAACCGAATATACTCGATTACGCCCGACTACACCCGACAAAGAGCAACAGATTAAGTACAGGCAGGGACAATCACTAGTCGACACCTCGTCGACCGGTCTACTGTTCCTCAACTGCTCCTACTAGCTAGCCACTCGCTGGTACGATGTGGTCGCACGAACGAAACATACGAACGATCCTCGGTGGATCAAAAAGTTCCACTACAAATACTACCAGCAGTACAAACGGCGCGAGCAATACAAACGGGCTGCCGCAAAATCGGGCAAAACGGGCCAACAATACGAACGCGTCGTCAGCAAAGACGAACGACACCGTCGAGTTTCAAAGCGCGGGGTTGGAGCGCGACAACGAAACGATCTCGACTAACGAGACCCCGCGCAACACCGAAGAAGACGACTCGAATCCGATGAAACAATATTACCTTACTGAGGAGACGTCTAGACGACTAAAAGTGCTCGCTCAGAGATGCAACCGAATAACCAATACGCTGAACCGACTCAAAATTATCATAGTAGCCGGTCTGATAATGGTGAACGCGTTAACGCTGATCTACGTGCTCTACGTTTATTTCACGTCTCCCAAACTAGTGAGCTCTGACAAACTATGGAAGACGGCCGGCTTTATAACGCTGCTCAATACGATCCCACCCGCGCTGGCGATCGGACTTTGCGGAGCAGCGACCGAGACCTAAACGCGGAGAGGGGCGGCGAAAAGACGAGATGGCGAAAGCACGGGCGAGCGATAAGAGAGAACACAAACGCGAAAATCGACACAGCTCGACACAGCGAAACGCGATAACGGGATAACGTGACAACGGGACAACGCGATAACGCGATACAGTGACGCGCGATGCAACGAAAGCGCGCTTGTGGGACTGCACACGAACCGACACAAAGACGTTAGGAAGAAAAGATGGGAGAAAAGAAAGTCATCAGACTGAAACCCACTGGTAATACACTCGTTTTTTATTGTCAGATAGCTTATCATTGGTTACAACATACGCAGGCGCGCCCGAGACGTGGACCGCGAACGAAACCTAAAAAGAAACCGCACGTACAACTGCAAAAATACAAAAACGCAAGAACGCGAACGCAGAACGCAGAATGCAGAATGCGTACGCAGAACGCAGAACGCGAACGCAGAACGTAAACACAGAACGCAGAACGCGAACGCAAAACGCAGAACGCGAACGCAGAACGCGAACACAGAACGCAGAACGCGAACACAGAACGCAGAACGCAGAGCGCAGAACGCAGAAAGCAAAAAACTGAAACACAGAAAACGCTAAAGCCGCAAAAAGTACAAAAGATCGCAAAAAACCACAAAGAAACTACTGGACCGCAGTCTTCGCTAGTTTGACAGAAAAAGATCTACCAACCGCTGACGCCGACGCCGACGAGACAGACGGTGCGACAACAGCAACCGCAGACGGAAACGACTGCGGTAAAGCCGACGAAATGCCTCGCAAAGCCAGCTCATCACGGTCCTTCCGTTTACGGCGATACTCTCGCACCAACAGGTTTCGCGCATACAGCTGACGATTGTAATGGTGGTACACACTTAGACACCGTGAGATGTTCAGCGGCATACCGTTGATCGGGTTGTTACGATAGTTGACATGATTTGCCGACCGATTAGCGATCCAAGTCGACAAGTTGTTCCCGATTGCCGCGTAATAGGTCATGTTGCACATGCGTGTCGCATTGTTCCCGTAACTCGGGCTCGACACGATGATCGTATCGTGCGGCGAATCGCACGAAAAGAAAAAATCACCGTAACCGCACCATCCGACCTGCTTTCCGCCCGCAGCACGAGAGAATACGGGTTGGAGATGCCGACCGTTCTCGTAACCAACCGAGGAACCCGCTCGCGAAAACTGCTCGAGAATCTGTGCGACCAACTGTCGACCAATCGTGCTGTACGCCGACACGATAACGTGAACACGACCGCCGTTCAGCGTGTACAAGTCGCTCAAATCAAGACAAGCAGACACGCCTTTATTACCGCAACTATTTTGCCACTTTTGTACGGAACGCACGTTACGTAATTGTACGAGAAACCGTATTTGCTTGTTGGTCATCCTGAAATGAACGCGTATCATACCGTTCCGCGTCTCGCACTCGCGCTCCAGCACAGAGCAGAACGACACGGCTCCACTACGATTAGTGGAAGCAATAGCCGCAGCCGCATCACGTTCCGTTTGGCGAGACGAACTACTATCGAAAACCATTAACGGAGAGGAACGAATGGTCGACGCGGAACCGCAGCCTCCGCTTCCACCAATTCTCGCATCGTCGGACAACCGCGAAAACGAACGAGCTCGACTATCGTGAGCCCGACTCTCGACTCGATTACGCGAACCCAAACCATCCAACTCGGACATGAGTGCGGACGTCGATGGCGCAGAAATAGTGGAAGAGTTGGACGACTCAAACGCTGAGATGGTCGACTCCGACGATGCACCTCTACTACTGTTGTACCGACCGTCGCGCGACTCACACTCGACAAACTGACAACCCTCGGGATAATCCTGGAATATCAGTTCACCCTCACGCAAGTAGGACGCATTATTGATGTAGTAAAACTTGTACAACCACAAGGAATCACTGATGCGAATAGTTTTGACATGAACAAACGTCGAACCGAAACTGAGTCGATGACAGGAGAACAAGCTACCAAAGTAAAACACGGCTCCACTCGAATACACGGTAACATTCGGCTCAAAATGAAAACGAAGTGTGTCCATCGAGACGAGCAGCTTGTCACTCCGATAAAAGTTCAGTTTCAATTGGACCATATTGTCGAGTCGCGGTCTCGCTTCCGAGTTAAACACGTACGCATCCTCACAATTTTGCCCGAAAAAATCGCCAAACATGAAACAACAGCGGAACACGTTGTTGTACGCCAGCTCAACAATGCGGTCGACCGGCGCGAGTTGTTCATCCGGTGGGAAAGTACTCGCCGAGTCAACGCGCGACGAACGCGATCGCGAAAACCGAGACGACTGAGACGAACGAGACGAACGAGACGAGCGAGACGACAGAGACGAACGCAACGGACGAGGGGATGGTACAGCGACCTCACAACCCTCAGACGCTACACGATCAAACGATTCGTCAAACGATTCGGCATCAACCACAGTGGTGGAAAAAGTCGTTGTTGCCGAAACAGCATCACCCGAATCAACACCCGAACCAGACCGACGACCAGAAGCCCACTCACGCACATACATTCGGGAATTCTGATCAACCAACATCTCCAACTCCTGGTTGTTCAGGCAACGAGCCGTGCGCAACCGACGTCGCGAGGCGTTGATGGACACCGTCAACTTGCTGATATCGGTCACCTGCAACAACGAAAAACACGCGTCAGCAACAAACGACTGACACACTACTGGTAAACTCCTGGTAACCAACACCGAACACAACATCATACACGACGAATGAACACCTACTGGTAACCAACACCGAACACATCATACACGACGACCGAACACCAACAAAACGACAAAAATTACCTGCATGAAATGTCGGTTGAGCAGCAGACCGTGGCACGCAATCTCATAGGCGAACGGTGATTCGAGCTCTCGACCAAAACCACCCGTCTCGTAATACTCGAGGTCGTTTGAAGAGAACCAGACGTGCTTCTCGCACAAACTTAACCCACCATCGCGAATACCATTCGACGGCAGCAGATCATCGAGAACATTGCCCAAACTGACCAACTGTGCACAAATGCGTGGCTGGATGTAGACCAAATTAGACGAACGATCAGAGGCGTAATGCGGGAAAAACCGGTTGCACGATAGACACTCGATCCAAACATCGTGCATCAGCGGCGCCAAACTCGACTCGTCGATTCGAGGGTACTGCGAGACGTCGGTCCGAACGAGCACCATCGGGATCATGATGATACCACTAATGAGAGTCACGTTCACGATGTTGCTGGCCTTTCGATAGAACTGACAGGCCGGCCAATGCCGCTTCGCTACGAAGAACAAAAGAGGCTCGAGGAGAGCGTCGATCCGAACATCAACGAATGGAACCTGGAAATAGACAAACACAATAAACGCATTAACAAACTAACACCTTCACGCATTATTCGCAACACACGGGCGAATTACACGCATCGTGCTTATCAGCGTACCAGCGTACAAACACACAGACTCGCCGACACAAACGCATAAACGCACCAACGCACAAACGCACAAGAGCCAAAAACCAACAGCACAAACGCACAAAAACCAAAAGCACAAACGCACAATCGCACAAACGCACAAAAGCCAAAAGCACAAACGCACAAAAGCCAAACGTACAAAAGAACAAACGCACAAACGCACAAACGTGCAAAAGAACAAACGCACAAACGCACAAACGCACAAGCTGAAAACCCACCTCATTGACTAGCAGCAACCGCGTACAACGAGGACAGTCGTCCACGTCGTGCGAGAAGCAACAACGTCGCGGTGGACCGCCGAACAACCGACGACATATCCGATGGTAGGCTTCGAACAACCATGTCTGAAAAACGGACACGACGCCTTCGTAGTCCAAAAAGAAAGTGACGGTGTTGCGAGAACAAATGTTCAATGTCCGCCCAGCCGAAGACAACGAACCCATGTTATAATAGCTGAGGAACCGTGTAGCTCCGCGCGGCATGAGCGAGCATTTAATGCTGTTATGCTGGTTCGCTACACTGGGTCGCTTCACGCTCTCGTGCACAAACTCCAAGTCTGTGAAATGAGCAGCAGAAATGTTCTGGAACAAGTTCTGACTATTGTACGCTATCAGCTGACGCACCACGACATCACCGGGATTACAGGACGCGACGTACACACGTTTCTGGTCGGCCGACATCTCAGTGCACAGATTTTTCGACTTGAACCGCGATCGAATAATGAAATCACATTTTTCGTTGACCTCGTAGGCTTCGCTGTCATCTGCGAACGCGGTCGGCTCAGCTGTATCCGACACCGCGACGGGTTTCGACAAGTTGTGCAAAACATTGGTAGCGATTGTGCCATTGGCGCCACCGTTCATCAACTCGATAGGTCGACTCGTGTTGGCCAAAATGTACTCGGATTGCTGCATCTTCTCACGCTTTATCGACAGTTTGAGCGATCGCTTCATATCGTTGGATAACTCGACACGAATGTTCGTCTTGCTGGAGATTAACATGTACAGATTGGCGGTATGAGCAAGTTGACGGTATCGCGACACCAACGTGTCAACCGCCAACGAATTCAAGTTCGAAACCTCAATACGGAACGAAATGTACTCGTGCATTTGGTGGAGCAGTTTGTTGTAAAGATATGGACCGTCAAAAACGCACTTGTTGCACAGCTGGTCAATATCCTCGTTGCGCTCAACGATCTGGCGCATATAGATGTACAAGACGAACAGCTGGTCACAGTACCGCTGTACGCCATCATCATCACAAGTCGCACCACTAGAACCGCTAGAACCGCTAGAACCGCTCACACCACCAGCAATATTCACTCCACTAGAATCGTCTTGGTCCACCGAACCATCCGCGGTGGGACAATTCGACTTGATCGAACTACCCGAACTACTTGAGGGGCCAATATCGCTTGCATCACTCTGATCATTTTGACCAACTGAGCTGGAGGTATTTCGACTAGAGGCATCTCGACTAGCGGCATCTCGACTAGAGGCATCTCGACTAGAGGTATCTCGACTAGAGGCATCCGAACTAGACGGTCCATTTGAACCGGAGTTCAAACCTGAACTCATCGTACCGAAACAACTAGCACTAATTTTACGAAACTCGTGCACATTGTCCACCAAAGTTAACATGACGGGCGGACGCGATGAAAGCGGCGACGATGAGGTTGGCGACGACGATGAGGTTGGCGACGACGATGAGGTTGGCGACGACGATGAGGTTGGCGACGACGATGAGGTTGGCGACGACGATGCAAATGGCAACGACGATACAGGTGGCGACGGCAACGATGATGAGACCGATGATGAAACTGGTAACAAAGGGGACTGCGAAGACGGTGGTTCCGATGCTGCTGATGGGGACGACGAGAAAATTGGCAAAGTTGGTTGAATTGGCTGTGTAGGCTGTGTAATCGATACTGGCGATGCGCCACCACCATCGCTACCAGTGGAACGACGCTTGTTTGATGGCATCTTCGTTATACCAGTCGCAACACCAACCCCACTTACCGAAGACCCCACAACACCCGGTTCCGATAACGAATCGATCAAACGCTTCGTAGATCGACAAGATTGACCGGTAACGGTAGCAGACTTTACCGGTTTTTCTCGGTTGTTTTCGGGGTAGTTTTCGGTTTTATTTTGAACAGACGAGCCATCACCTACAGCCGCCCCACGTGGCGCACCAGAGGCCCGATGAACGAAAGACTCTTCAAAGCTGCGTCGAATGGAACCGTGATCACAATCACAGAACAGAAGGTTGGAAAACTCGAGATCGTTGGTCGCACGAACGTGAATACGATCGATATGCGGAACGATCGTACTACCGGGCGAGAGCTTCGACACGAAAGCCCTCAAATCGTTGTGGAACGAACTCTCGTTCGACTTTGAAACGTAGCTCAGTTGAGCAAACATGGTGGCACAATCGCTCAACAAGTGCAACATCTGCTCAAGATTGGCCGGTTGAACATCAGTTGTGGCTTTAGTGGATTTACCCGCGTCAGTGGTGTTCGTAGTGGTATTATCTGTAACAGTATTTGTAGTGATATCCGCATCAATTATGGCATTCGTGGGGGTACCGGCCGACCCGACGAACCCACCATTCGAGTCCCGATCGATCGAACTCCTTTTATTTACTGTATCGCCGGTCTTCTCTGTCATGTCACTATTCTCTTTTTCCTCCTGACCGTCTTCACCCACTTTCTTTTCTTTGTTGTCTTTGTGGTCTTTGCTGTTGTCCTTGTCATCTTCCCGATTATTACAAGTACTACTACTACCCGTGCCACCTTTACAGCTTTTACCGTTACCGCTTTTACCTTCCTTTCCATCTTTGCGAGGTTCGCGCATGAGAGAACTCTTCGAAGTGGTCTCGCCGTGCTGTTGCTTTTCGTGCTGTTGGACAAACTTGAGCAAAATCGGTACGATCGCCACATGCGAATCGGACAAACAAAAACGTCGCAAAAGAAGGTAATCTTGTTTGAAGCAGTTGCGCAACTGAAACTCCTCGACCAGAATACAGCGCATACGACCATCGCACGCGCCACTCTTGCGCCGCTCAACATCCAGACAACTCGCACAGGGAATCAGAAGAATGGACTGTTTGAAACAAAACATGTTGCCCCGAAAGTTCTTGTCGTAATAGTAGACTCGACTATCCACCTTGTGCAACTTGTTGCTCTTGCGATAAATGTGGGCCACTTTGGGGTTCGTGGCCATTGTGACTGTGAAGTGGTACAAATTTTTGTTCTGCACGATCAATCCTTGCTTCCGCAGATCAGACTTGGCACCCGCTCCACGCGGACTCTCGCATTCACGCCAATACCGAGCACGGATACGACGGTCGAGTCGACTACCGATGACGATCGGCAAGAAATCACAAACGTGACGTGTAACACCATCCGGTGCGGAAAAATTCACACAAGCTGTGTACCGATCGGCGAGACACAAATCGATAGAAGCTCGCGTGTCCAAGTCGTACCCATAAACCACACGAAACGCCTGACGTCGACGATCACAAATTTCAGCATCGTAATGCTCGTACAGCATGTCCCATCGACGCAACGAGTCGCGCAACATCGGCATATCTACTTGCGTAAAGCGGACAAAATCTTGTGCGGAGAGAACGCGAGGTTCTTGAGTCGAAACCGATCGAGATCGCACAAACATTGTGTCGCGCGCAGTACTATTTCTCGAGATAAGAATGAAACGAAGCCACGCGAAAAACCCAAAAAACTCCAAGAAAACCCAGGAAAACCGAGGAAACCCACGAAAAAAACCAGAAACACCACAAGAAACACGATGAAACCCCACGAGAAAAACGACGAAAAACGCGACGAAAAACACGACGAAAAACACGACGAAAAACACGACGAAAAACACGACGAAAAACACGACGAAAAACACCACGAGAAACACCAAGAAAACAACGAAACCCACGGAACCTACGCTCCGTCGCGCGCACCGTGATAGCAGGTCGACCGAAACCGGAAAACTAATTTGAACGGAGGTGAGGCACCCTATTTATTGCAGACTGAACCACAACCAGTTCGGGCGCCAGAACCAAACGACCACTCGGAGGAAGTAACGTCAATCAAATCTATCGACACGCAAACATTGAATTAAAAAAAAGACGACGAAACAAACAGAAAAACAGAAAATAACAACAAAACTCATCGAAAAACATCGAACATCCGAACCCATACCATCCCCAACACGACAACCCGTCAACCTCAACGACCGACAAACCCATCCATACAACATCAGACTCTAAGACGTTGTCGGTAACACGTTCGCGCCAAACCGCGCGTCCACCAGCGACACACGCATCGAAGATGAATAATAGAGGAAATAGTGGAACGAACAACGATACACCAGCGAGCGCGCTCGGTAACGCGAAACGTCGAGTGACCGGTTGGTGGTACAGTCTACCCGGGAACAAGTGGTGCAAACTGGCCTTCATTCTCGTCTGCATAACGCTTATCATCTGCCTGGCGCTCGACCTGCTCACTCGATACAACGAGAACCAACATTTACACGACGTACAACGAGCCCACCAATTACTCTTGCGTCGTCGACGCCCACAATACATAGCGGAGGCCAACTCGAACATTCTCGCGCTGCAAAAAATCACAGCAGCGCTGACCGAGGTGCAAGAACGACAACAAGCATCGCGCGAACAAATAAAACAGGTCACCAAAACGCTAATAGAACGCACCGACAATATATATAAGTATGAAGTGGAGGCACAGAAACTTTTGGATCAGCTGACTCTGCACGAAAAGATGGAAAGAAACGACGCGATGCGCGAGCAGTTCTCGCGAGTAATCCGACAACTCGAGCATATCGTCTACGAGATCGAAGAGATCTTGAAAGAACAGAAAATGGAACGGGATGAGATAATGGCGGGTGAGCTCATTGCTAAATCGAGTGAAATAATGGGTGGTCGACGAAAAAGAGACGTTCAATCGCAAAACACCGCAGAAGAAGACGCATACATAAAGAGTCTCACCTATATATGGGACCCGGGATACACGATACAATATTGTAAACGTGGAGACGATCCCGACTATAACGAAAAAGATTAACGAAGAGAAACAACTGAGAAACACCTCGAGGAACGAAAGAAACACCTCGAGGAACGAATACAACTATCGACAAACGTCTTCCACCTAACGTCTATAACGTTTGCTCGATGATCACACGATCACCAGACTCGATCACAGCTCGATCACAGCTCGATCACAGCTCGATAGCATGCTCGACTTTAACGCGTTCTCCCTCTACCTCATCCGCTTACCACCTCGCGGTCCAAGTAATTCAATCTACCAGTCTAACTGCTATGCGTTCTCCCTCTACCTCATCCGCTTACCATCTCGCGGTCCAAGTAATTCACTCTACCAGTCTAACTGCTATGCGTTCTCTCTCTACCTCATCCGCTTACCACCTCGCGGTACAAGTAATTCAATCAGCCAGTTTAACTGCTATACAAATACCTAAAAACGACGACAACGCACAAATACCGACCACATAAACCAAATAAACCAAATAAACCAAATAAACCAAATAAACCTACATTAACAAACGAAACAGATCGACAAACTCGTCAACGACTTCCACGTGCCAAACGAGTACAACGAAAGTACAACGAATGCTGCATACCAACAGTACAAACCACTACTGCAATCCAATGTCGTTCCAATGTCGATCGAAGCCATAAATACCGCAACATCGGAAACACGGTAAAAACGTTCCGAGAAAAACACGATCATAAAAGTGGCAAAATCGATCTACCTCGAGCCAACTAGTCCAAGTCTACTCCCTTCATACGTCCTTTTTAATTTGTTAGCAGTACCACCCAAACCCCGAAAGACCAAACTGCTCCAACGAAAATACACACTACGTTAATCCACGTTGATTACGAGCGTTAATTCCAGTAATAAAACCCAAGAGTAACGTCGCAACAACTTTCGCATAACAGTCTGACCATATAACAGCACAACCTTCGCGAAAATTAGCACAGCGTCGCGTCGCAATAACCAACATGAGACAAGATAACCTTGCGATAACCTATCCAACTATCCTCTTCCAATAACACTCTTTTCACATTACCCGTCATACTAAACGTCGTACTGGTCATACTGAACGCGATGACTTTCAGATAACTCTATCACACCGTTCCGCCCAACTTACATTTTCTAGAACAACTCAACCGTTTTCAAACCTTACATAACCAACCATATCGCATTAACGACTACATCGACAGTCGGTCGAATAAGCACAGCATACGCATACACGTCCGCATAAACGTCTGCATAACGTCAGCCCGAACGTCTACATGCGCGGCCGTATAGACACGCATATACATATGCATACGCATCCGCATAAGAGACATCTGCATAAACATCTGCATAAACACCTGCATAAACGCCTGCATAAATGCCTGCATAAACGCCTGCATAAACACCTGCATAAACATCTGCATACACATCTGCATAAACGTCTCCATAGATGCTACTAAAACTGTCCGTACAACCACCCATATTCACCCATATTACCAACGTACCAACGCATTACCAACGATAGTAGTATGTCCAACAACAACCAAACAAAATCTCGCCAAGCACACAGTGAACAAACATGAATAAGTGGGCAGGCACGCAAGTAAGCACACTAGCGAATACATGAAACTTGAGCAAGCGCATGAGCAACACCCACGTCATGTTATTTCCAACCGACTACCAGCCACACCGCTCGCCCCCGACCGCCCGACGGCCGACCGCAGTCGACTCACTCTATTGATCTAATCGCTTCACCTACACTTCATCCCAACCGACACACATGAAACACTTACAACAACACACTAACGACCTACATCGGCCGCTCGTGTACATACAAGACCACACTTCTTCACACACTCACGCACACTCTTACACAAAAAAGACGACCCTGACACGTGGCATGACGCCCGACCGCCTGCCGACCGTTGCTATGTCGTAATCGCCAATTGCGCATTTAGTCGCAATTGCGCGTCGACCTCGAAAGCAAGCGTGCGTATTTCGTCGGCGATCGAGAATAAAACGCCGACGGTCGTCAGGACAGACCGCAGTCGACGGTGGTCGGACAAGAAGACGTTCAGCTGCAAGCGAAGAAGAACTACACGTAGACCAGGACTCAATTCGAGCCGAACGAACAAAGGACAGAATTGTCGAAGAAGTGCGGATCAAACGAGCCAAGGAACCAAATCTAACTAGTCAACCATCACAGCAATCCAGCAGAACAAAAAACCACTAGTGGAACAGGTAAACCGACCAAATTCAACTACACGGACGACCTACAAAAATGCTGTACGGAAACCCAGTTTGAAAACTAGTTTGGTGAACGGTTCGACACGATCAAAACGCATTACTCGTTATTGAGACCGCGTCAAAAAAAAACAACAACAAACAACGACAGCAGAGAACACAGCAGAAAACAGCAGCAAAGAACGACAGCAGAAAACGGCCGTAAAAACACTACCAGCTATCGGACAAATAACGAGACGTGGGAAACAAAAACAAAGGAAACAAAACGAATAAAGTAATCCGTAAAAAGTGAAGTAGTCCATAAGCCTAGACTGTCTAAAAACAGAAGGACCAATAAACGAATCATCAACCGAAAAACGAGGACCAATCAATCGACCTGATATTCGAAAGAAGTTCCGACCAACAATCGAGACCAAATCAAAACCAATACAGATAAACCAATACAGATAGATCAATTACAGACCATCTGGAGACCAACTGGATCGCGGTTACCAACGTAACAAACGGTAACATCCGCTCGATATACACACGTACCAAGTAGGACGGTCAAACCAACCGAGCTCACAGCAGATCCACATCTTGCGGTAACATCATCATCATTTGAACTATTCGAATCGAGTCACCAGTGTGTTCCTTTTTTTTCCTTACCAAGCACGAGAGGCGTATCGACCATCTTTCTCACACACGAGATTAACCGTAGTACAAGGTAGAACACATATCATTCAACATCTAGCAATAGCAACATTTAGCGTAATCTATATAGCGCAACTTGCAAAATTCCAACACAACACTCCACGTACAAAATTGTACATCTTTTGTATGAACTTTCTATCGCACTTTGAACATAATCAAACGTGGAATTTTAACATCTGTCTACCATAGAYTTTAAACCACTTTTACTARTATAATGTTCCTCTAACGTTTTATTCTGACATTGTAGTCTAACGTTTCAATCGCGCATTATAGTCGAACGTTTTAGTCTACCATAGTCTACCAACGCTTTAGTGGAACATTTAGTCTGGTTTTAATCCTACATACCATATCAAGCGTAATATCAAGCGTGGTGCTGCGTATCGCCGTTCCGTGCGTTCCATCGTACTCAAGGACACAAACGAACACAAACGAGCTAAAAAAGTGCGACCGACGCGCAACGATCGTAGCAAACCGACCGCCACACAGCGCGCGCAAAGACACACCAACAGCAAAAACCGACCGCCCGCACAGAGCGCGCAAGACAAACCAACGTCCAACGAACGACTAAACTATCCAAACATATCAGATTAGTGAGACAATCACATAAAACAAACCTAAACCGGAAAATCCGTCCAACGTCTCTAGCTCTACCTGCGGTACGATCGATACGATCGACTCAAAAGCAATACTCATCGAAGCAATAACAACTTAACCGACGAACTGGCTGCACACACCATAGCAGCCGTCGCAGCTCAAACGATAACCGTCAACCTCATAGAGGAACCAACGAACGCCACTCACAAGAAGAGCGCACCGACCAAAGCGGCGTTTCGAACCATCCGTACTCCTCGGACGCCTATATCAGTCGTCTCACCGGTAACCTGTATAACAGCGCAAACTGAGAACATTCTACGACGTATACAAAAAGCGAACCAAGCGAGCCACACATACCACAAACACGACGAGGGTCAGAACGCACAAGAAAACCACGAAAAATACGACAAACCGGAAAACACGAACCACACCAACTCTCTAAAACCACGGAAATCCCGCCATAAACTCCAAAAACGCAACCAGAAAATAACGTACGAGAACTTGTACGAGAAACTTGAGGAGCGACAAGAACACGAGGCACGAGAGGGTCCAGAGGACCAAGACGGACTCGAGGACGAGAACTCCCACACCGAAACGTCTAGCCTACTCGAGTCAATTGATTCTCTGGACGCAGATTCGCCCACACGACACGCTCGGACCTGCGAGACCAACGAAACACACGAAACGTACGGAACATTCAACCCTCATTCCAGCAAAAAGTCGTACACGAGAACCGGCAAACCCGACAAACATCCCAATGAGAAAAACGAGACGAGCCCGAAGCCGAGCCTAAAGAAGATCAAAGAGAAAAACGTAAAAAACGTAAAAACCGAAAAAAACGAAACAACACGCACCTCCTGTGCGGCGACGAGTAAGCCAAAACCCACAGTAAAACCCACAGTACAAACCGACGCAAAGACTGAAACGAGGACCAACGAAACCAACGAAACCAACGAAACCAACAAGACCAACGATAAATCCGAGAAGACTACACCTCACTGCCGAGAGAACAATCTTCCAACCAACAGTCTTTTCACCTACGATCTCTCACACGACGATCTCTTACACAAAAAGCTCTTACACGAAAGTGTCACAAGCAACGATCTCCTGCCCAGCGCACATTCCAACACCGGGTCTGATAACCAGAATAACGCCACGAACTGTCTTCCCTCCGGAACGATGGATCTAGTGGGTTACATGGAAACTGCCGAACGACTGAACCAATTGAACAATATAAACCAACTGAACCGATCAAACCACCAACTACATCAAACCGCATACCAAGATCCGCAACACAATACTCATTTACCTCTACACCAAAACGCAAACCAAATCCAAAACCAAATCCAACAAAATCGAGAACCAAACCAAAGACCAAACCAAAGAAACCACTTACATCCAAATGACGGTGGGCGCGACATTTACCGACACCCTTCCCTCGCTAAAACGGAACCAAATTTGAACAGCGTTTCATACTCCGCTAAACCGATCGACTTGCTCACTACGAGCAACTCGGCCAATCCGATTAACACGACAAACCCAGTAAATCCAGTCGAACCAATCGACCCGACTACTAAACACACCGACGATCCGACTTCCTCTATCGGATTGACCAAACTCAAAGACAAACTGTTAAGTCCGCACAAGGTGAGCGTAAGCGTGGACACCAACCGGAGAAAATCGACAGCTAACGAGATGAACTACGTTCTCCACAACGACTTGCTCCCACAACCCGACTTCGAGTACCGACCGATCAAACCGAGCAAAATGCGCATCTTGTACGCGATCGCCGGTACGATTGTTGCCTGTGTGGCAATTCTTGTGACGTACCAGATCATCCGAGTACAAATCGACAAAAGAGCGGCAGCTCGACGTGCACAAACCGAAAAAGATATTGCCAACGCAGAAGACCCACTGACCCGCCGAGACCAATTCATAACGAACCAAGCGGAACAAACGTATTCGACGATAGACCGTCTCAATTCAGCCGTCGCCAGACACGAAGAGAAAATGGCGCAATCAAAAGACATGATCAACGAAATTCTCAAGAACTTCAATGTTGAGCAAGTACGCGAACTCAAGGACAAAATTGAAAAGATCTCGTACGACAAAGATATGGACGTGGAGGACATTCAACAGATGATCGACGAGATGAAGAAGCGCACACCACGAGCGCTCGATAAGCTGGAAACACTCAAAGCCGAACTAGCGGCGCTAACGGAGAAAAGACAAGAACTAAGTCTGACCAACTTTATCAACCAACAACCAGTATACGGGGCGGACTTGCAAAAACCATATTGAGAAACCACCGCTAAACAATGTGAACAAACACCAACGAACGATATTACGAGCGATATTACACATCCAACATCTAACCAAAAGCCAAGAGCACCGCCGAAAACCGTGCTTGCGAGCCCCGCGAACACTCCGGTCAGTCAGGTCAGTCCCTATCGGCCACTAACGCTACCATATAATCAAGAAAAACTCGACGCAACGTCTGTTAAGCAGAATCGCCTGGAGTGTGTATGGAGCGCATCAACGAGGAGATCGAACAGTTGAAAAAACAGATCAAAGAAGACCAAACCGAATTTCGAGAGCTTGACATGCGGATCCGCCGGTACGAGGTCGAGATGGCCGGTCTGCGAACCTTGATTGCGAGCATTAAAAACCGGCTCGATATCTTTACAAGGAACAGAGCCGAGAAACGAACGGACATGCGAAACCAAACGAACGAAATTCTCAGTAGAACCGATCGTTTGATCATGTGAGGTTTATTCTATTGAATACTCGTGTGTCGGCCAGCGGCCTGCTCAACACTATGCGTATCAGCGAGCGTATCGGATCACGATAACGCACGCCACTATGTATAAAAAAAAACGATTAACGAATAAACAATAAAAATGACTCTTTGTACTAACTACCTCAAGTCAATTCCGATTTAGCTACCCGACCAAACGATCTAAGCGACTGCAATATTATTTTTTTTACATTAAAACGGTCGTTTAAACAATTTCGCTTACACTTGGTCGAAACAAATTCCTGAAACAAATCGATTGAAACAAATCCGTTACGACTGAATATCGTTAACCAGCCAACCGTTAACCCAACCAAGTCCAACCAATTCAATTACGCAATCACGTCTAACCAAATCCAACCAAGTCCTACCAAGTCCAACCAAGTCCAACCAAGTCCAACCAAGTCCAATCAACACCAATCAAACCCAACTCGCTTCCCTCAAATGTCTATGGACTATAGACTCGTTTATAAATAGAATACACAAAACAAAAATTCCATAAAAATGTTTTATTGAAGGCAGTGCATATCACAGTTACAAACAAAATGCATGTACAAATTCGTATACACAATTCGTGTGTGAAATACCAAACATTCCAAATACGCGGTCAAAATACGCGGTCAAAATACGCGGTCAAAATACGCGGTCAAAATACGCGGTCAAAATTGACAGTTGTTACAATTGTTACTGTGGCGCAGCGGACCTCGTCGTATCACTCGACGTGGCCTCTCGCATTTCTTTTTCCTCTTGTCTCAGCGCACCTATCGTGTCCAAGTAGAACCTGTTGTAATAAGTCTGAATCTCTTTGAAGAAGACGTGCAGATCCTCGTCACGGAGTAAATTGTCGACCTGAATGCTCGAACACAACTCGCGAGGCAACTTATCGGCGAGTCGCTTGAACAAAAAGTTCTGCGATCGAGTATAATCGACCACGTTGAAAGTGCTGTCAAAGTTGCCTCGCTTGGTCATCTGGTCGGCCACAAGAAAAGAGTTATTGACCGTAACAATCAAAATGTGGTAATTCGGGATCGAGCGAACCAGCTCCCGCGAGATGCAGTCGATCACAAAGTCGACGGACCGAATCTTGGCAACCTCGGCTTCGGTGAGCGCGTCGTACGCCCGCGAATCGTAGCTCGTCATCTTGGAATACAAGAGATCGTAACTGCGCTGTCCATCGAACGTGAACAGAAGATCGTAGATCAAATTGTCGAACGGCGCTCGGTCGGTGAGGATAAACCAGTCGAGAACGCTGCGCGGCACCGGCGACACCGCAGACAAAGCCGCCGAACACTCAGCCTTCACCTCCTCAGCGGTCGGCGGTTCGATAATGTCGGCAAACGATCGAATGTGGTGCATCAACGTGTAAGCCATCTCCATATACGTGTTGCCAAACTTGGATGAGAAAATGGGCTGCTCCTTGCAGATCTCAGCGTAGTCGAGAAACCGCGATACACAAGTCGTCCCGTTGAACTTGGTGCCGTTGAGCTTACGCAACATAGTCGTTTTGCCGGTGCAAGCGACACCAGATAGAGCAAAAGTATCTGAAACCAGAAAACAGTTAACGTTTATAAAGAAACCGAAGCTATCGAGAGCCAACAACATCGACCAGACGGACGAACGAGAAAACCATTACCGAGACGTAGACGTCAATCGACTGACAGTGACATCGACGAATCGACCGATAACACGGACCGACATTACCGAGACGTGGAAGTCAATACGTCAATCGACTGACAGTGACATAGACGTAACCGATAACACGGACCGACATAGACACTCGATGGTCAAACCAAAAACGAATCGCGAGAGAACATCGCGAGCAAAGCGAGAACATCGCGAGCAAAGCGAGAGCATCGCGAGAACATCGCGAGAGCATCGCGAGCACCGCGAGAACATCGCGAGCACCGCGAGAACATCGCGAGAGCATCGCGAGCACCGCGAGAACATCGCGAAAGCATCGCGCCAATAAACGTTGATGCCTAGACGACCAACGAAACACGAATCGTTACGCGAATCAAATCCAAGGACGAAATTACTTTCCGAACAGCTAAGACAAATACATAAGACTTACAAACAGTTCAATTGAAAAGCGAGACAACTTACATCGGTACATTGTACAGTTGGTTAGTTGAGATCGAAGTACAAGTGCAAGATGCGTGTACGTAGTGCGTGTGTAATGCTACGTAGTGCGTGTATTGTACAAACGATGAGTCGTAGCGGGAACGAGAATGCTACAGAGTGCTGGTCAAGCGATCAATGAATGCGGATCAATCACAGATCGATTCTTATATACAAATCGATGCGAGAAACGAACACCGATAATCACGCTAATCTGATAAGACGGAACGCGGACAATGACAAACCGTGACCACATCTCAAGTGCTCCCGCAATCTTGTCGCCGCTGAATAACCTTTGTCGAGCTTTCATCACCGATTCCCGAGAAGTTGCGCAAGGCCGAATCTCAAGTGGACCGTCGATTGCAGTGTTGCGAACGCCGTCGGGTCAATCGCGATAACACGAGATACAGAGATATTGCGATACAAAGCTAAACACCGAGCCGGCGAAACGAATGTAGTTCTAGCGAAGCGTGAGAGTCAAACCGATTATGCAGACAGCATAAACCGTATCTAATGGAAAATGACGATCCTGACGATCCGTCGGACAAACCGACACGAATCACATAAGACACGCGTTAAAGCGAACAAGAAGACCACGTAATCCGAGATTACGGCGTTCATTCGGAGAACGTCGAGTCTCATCGCTTCCAAGGAAACCGAATGGGGACGGGAAAACGATTACCACAATAGATTACTTGACTGACCACAAAGAGACCAGACCAGGACAACGACAAAACCGTGACCAACCAACACTAATCCAACACTAGTCAACCTTGACACATACACGTGACGACAGATACATAACGAACATGAAACGAACATGACGGTGCAGAACATTGAAGTGGTATCACCGGTCTACGTGACTACCCGCATAAAATCGCTCAGCGATATCAAACGACACAAAGGCGAACGCTTATCAAAACGATAAGAACACAATAGTCGAATCGAGACAATAGCTATTCCGAGTATAACGGATAAGTATAATAGGCCGAATGAGTACAATAGCCATAACCACACTGATAATAGTTTCTGATAGTAGTTTGTGATAACTTGCAATCTTGCACTAGTAGATAGCGATAACAATATACAGTCTATACAGTCTATATACAGACTAAACAGTATAACGATATGATAACGCTAACAATGCACAATACCGAGACGAGACGACAAAAAACTGYATTGCARTTTCAACATCMCCMCCCCCCCTYTTTTTTCACAATRCCMGCGATCACACGGATCAAAGTCAAAATCGACCAACAAAGACCAACAAAGACGGACAAAAGCCGACAAGCAAAGACGACAAACAAAGAACAACAAAGACGAACACCGACAAACAAAGAACAAGACCAACACAAACCAACAAAATTCCTTTCCTACGAAGCGATTGAATGCGACGCTAACGTAACACACATAACTAACTGATCCGAGTCGACCCCGATATCACGGCAATATCACCCAAGATGAACCAACACCATCGCAGACACCAGCGACCTCAAGATTAACGACATCGTTGACGCCAGCGACCTACGAGCTCGGCGACATCGATACGAGATCAGCGACCTCCCAGAGATAACGGAAATAACGGCGCTTTACGAACCGACATGACCGAAGTGACAGAGGTGAACGAGGTGACCGAGGTGACAAAACTAACATCACACCACCATCGCGGCGCCAACCAACAAGATGCCCTCAAGGTGACAACGCGACACCATGCAACACGGCTCAGATCGCACGAGAGAAGCAACGATGCGAATGATACGACCAAATGGTCGAAAAACCAAAGCCCAAATTAAGGGATCGCGAGGATCGCAGTAATAGCGAGCCTATCGATCGACAATCGAGCTAGCCACCCGCTAACAAAGCGTTTACATCTTTTAATTTGATCACTCGATCACCACCACATCACTGCGACTAACAGAACAAACACCCGACAAACAACAGCGCGCACCACTGCACGGTAAAACGACCGAAACGACAATCTCGAAACAAGCAAAACAACATCACTCGATAATAATACTCGGTAACAACAAACTGAAACGAAATGATACCACTATACGCCCTTCTCATATTCGTCTTCGCCTTTTTTCTGTTCCTCTTCTTCATGATTCTCGGTTGTAACCAATCGCAGTGTTCGAACCAATCACCCTCACAACCCTCACAACCCTCACAACCATCACAACCCTCACAGTATGGCTATTCGGTCGGCTACTCGGTAGACCCTACCGGTGAACTTGAAATCGACAACAACGGGGACACGAGCACAAGCACGAACACGAGCACCAGTACAACAACAACCACAACATCAACTACACCCAACACATCAGGCACAACCAACTCCGCAACACCGAAGACCAACACCACAAACAGTACTACTAACAGCACTACGACCAACACAACAAACACCAACACGAACAGCGCGGCTGCTGGTTCAACCAGTAACGCAATGAGCAACCTGAACGTTAGCGACGTGATGGGCAAAGCGCTCGGCTCGGCGATGGGCCATCCGCTCAACGAACACATCGGTAACGAACAAAACACGGAGCACGAAACCGAACACCACAACGAACCACACAACAAACATCTTGAAGACGAACACCCAGAAGAACAGAACGAACACGAAACCAAACACCACAACGAACCACATAACAAACATCATGAAGACGAACACCCAGAAGAACAGAACAAAAACGAAACCGAACACCACAACGAACCACACAACAAACATCATAAAGACGAACACCCAGAAGAACAGAACGAACATGAGGACGAACATGAGGACGAAAATGAGGACGAAAATGAGGACGAAAGCGAAACAGAGGATCAAAAGGCATCCACGAAACCACTGAAACCACTGAAACCACTGAAACACCAAAACAAAAAACACAAAGCGAACGAATCGCACGACGAGACTACATAAAATCGAACAACAATCACAACAATCCACAACTAGAAACCAAAAAGATCGACCAACCAAAACAAACCAATAACAACGTACCATAAACAAAACAACTTGATTATTGACTTGAACTGATAATATAAGAACTCACCGATAAGAACTCACCGACCAAGAACTCACAGACCAAACACTCTCACCACCATTACAACTCTTACAACTCCGCCAATATAACACTTGTCTAAAATGTCAATAGACGAACGACCTGAACCTCCTAAACAACTATCGGAAGCAGTGTCACAGGCAGTGCTAAAGGAGTCACAACTTCCCGCCACAACACCGTCAACCGAACCGATGGTTCAAACCTCACGCGACACGTGTGAGTACAACAACGACGACATCATACCGGTCCACTGCGATTCATGCAACTGCCAAACACTCAAAGAGATGCGGCAACTCCGAGACCGACTCACCGTCAATCCGAATCCTGCTTGGCGAGTAATAACATCCGACTTGCCTGGATTTGAGTTCCACTAAACCAAACAAAACCAACAAAACCAACAAACCACCAAAACCACCAAAACCAACAAAACCGACAAACAAAACCAACAAAAAAACATAACATCCAGAAAAAACAACAAACCAAAAAGACAAAAAAAACTCAATGGAAACTCAACGGGACAACTAAAAATCGACCACTCGTACGATATATCAGCAACAACATTAACGTCCGCCGTAAAAATTCAACAGCTCATTAAGTGGTCAAACTGTCGCAAGTTCTTGACGACACATTGACGACTCTTTTGACTTCGGACGAGTAGAACAAAGTTGATCTTTTTTTCATTTGGATCAACCAACACATTGCACTCACCCATACGAAAACACAAACGGAAACAGTCACACGCGAATCGAACACAAACGCCAGACAAAACCCAAACACCGAACGCAAACTCGCACGCTACCACATCACCAAACGAACGCGAAACACTGAAACAAAATGGCACAGACCATCACCTCCTTGTCTGCGCTTATTGTGATCTTCATACTCGTGTTGTTCGTGCCACTCGTTATCGTGGCGTTCAACAAGAAATACCAACCAGAAACAGGCAAGCCAATCACACAGCCAGTACAAACCCAGAACGGGTTGATACCTATCCCACAGACGTTTCTTTCCTTTTTCACAGACGTTATGACTTTAATAATACAACGATGCCATCTCCACGAAGGAACATGGCGAAAAATAAAGACCGACAAAGAAGAACGCAGAAAAGTGGTCAAACTCCTCGATGAGACGGTGGACACCTACTATCCCGAAATCAACATGAACAAGGGTGACGACTTCATGCCCGAAAGCGCATACGAAAACCCACCGTGGTACAGAAATTCACTCGGTTTCCGATCGCTGCTCAGCCGATTGGTCGAACTCACTCAAGTCTATATGTACCGGGAATCCAAGTACTATCAGTCGCAAGATCTGCACAGCAAGATGGATGCAATAATGGTACACATAATGACCAAGTTCCCCGAAGACAAAGTCCCCGACGACCCGAAACCATGGGGCGGTTTGTTGTGGCTCACATTCGCCATGTACATGCCGCGCTCCATGCTCATGTGGATTCTAGCTCGCAACTCCTACGTATCGGTGAATCCGTCCTCTCGTTTGAGCAACGGAAAAAAGATCTACCCACTCGATACACTACGTTTCATCAAAAACAGCGACACCATCGACGACGTGGATCGAATAGCCGGCTCTCTCATGGACAAGCTGTATTCGTACCCACCAGACCCTGACTCGTGCGCAACCACCCAATGTCACATCATATCGATGGGGACCGATCGAGCCGATAGCTCGCTTCTCTCGTTACCCTGGTTGATATGTCGCATCCTGAAAACGCTGTTCGACACACCGTTCCAAATGGACGAACTACTCACGTCCTTCAAACTGACCAACCAAGCGATCCAAAACACAGAAATTCCAGAGGACTCGATCGTTCACCTTTTGAAAGCGTACTTCAAAAGCAACGTGGCCCGCAAATTGTACACACCGGACGAGCTTGGCGAGCGACGATACCTACACATACTGTTTCGAGACGGCACCGTGATATACCGACACATGCGCTTCGACTTTCAGATCTCGCTTGACGTACAACTGTACAACAGGCTCGTCGGAAAGCTACTTCTATCTGAAAAAAACTGGATCGCTACCGATAATCTTCTGCGGAAGTGCGCATTCAGCAAGATGGAAACGCCCTTCCTCGAGATACACCCGCAAAGATACTACATCAACCCGTACTCGCGCGCATCGACCAATAGCATCTACGGCGAATATGGCGCGTTCTGCATGAACATTAGCGCGTTTGCGAGCATGAAGCAACGCTCTTGGAGCTTTTGCTATCGAGCCCAAAAACTCCCGTTCCCCATACTCGTGCACACCGAAGACGGCACATACGAGATTGGAGACCTCCTTCTTTACTCCAAGGAAATGCTGGACAAATACTCTGGCGAGTACAACGAGTTCGTCCAATACGTATACAAACCAGGCGTGCTACGATCGACCGCAACCAAGGACCGAATATTCGCGGCGATCACAAGTAGTAGCGACGCGCCGATCTACCCGACTCGAGCCGAAGCCTTGACGGTCCACCTGAACGACTCACTCGAACACGCAGCAGCCGGACTCATCACAACGTTTCAGCTCGACTACAATGAAGTGAAGTTTCTCCCCGTTGACGCACCGTCCAAACAACAAAACAGAGAATTGCCCGCGCAAGCCGTGAAATACGTCGCACAAGAGTTTATACTCATCACGCAGTACGGCGCGCATATATGCGTGCTCGTCAACTACAACGAGAAAACCGACACCCAACAAGACGAGGAGCAAGTGTGGGTCGGTTTGGGTCACACGTACAACACCTCCAAAGAATCGCATCAAATCGAAACCGTGAAAGCAAACGAGACGTACCACGTTGGTAGTTGGATTGTACATTTAGTAGCGGGTTTCTCCGAAGTAGAGATCAACGAGTTCACCGATAAAAGTGGCGTCCAACAATACGGTTTACGAGGTCTAGCGGCGACCAAAGACATAATCGCGTACTCCATACTGCACAGCAATCTTCCCAACATCGAAACGTCAACGTCATCAGATTCAACGAACGGTCCGCCTACAACCAACGAATTGACCAAACAACCAACAATGACACGCGCCGACGCAATAAGCAAAATTGAAGCGAACTTGGACACGACTGATTGGACACTCTCGGCCAAAAACGGAAAACTCTACTTGTTTGACAAACGGAGCAACACGCTGAAAATCGGACTACCCGTGCCGATCGACTTTCCGGAGACCACGTTGCTCAACCGAGCCGAGCTCCGCAACATGATCGGTGACGAAACTAAGCTCACTTACCGCGTCCGGTCGAGATCAGACGCACTCCTGCCCAGCAACTACACTGAACAGCAGAACAGCGACGCGGCGAAAACGGACGTCGCTCCGCTCGACAACCCAAAAGCCGACGCAAACGACCAGACGGTCAACTACAAGATTGCAATCCGCCTCGACGAAGCGTACCCCGACCTTCGAATGGACCAACTGTCGAACAAACAAAAATTACTCGAGTACGAACGCAGTGCGTACGAAGTCCGTGTCGACGAAGTACCCATGTTCCCCAACGCACAGGAATAAAATCGAGGAGATGGAAAGAGGAGATGGAAACAAGCGAAAAAAAAACAAGCGAAAAAAATGAACACTCGTCTACAGTCGATCGTACAATTACTTTATTTTTTCATCAAAACACCTCAAAACACCTCAAAACACCAAGCGCAAGGTGACACAACCAACACAACCAACAATACAACCCGTGCCAACAACACAAGGCGAGTACAAGTACCAGACGACAGTATACAACGACAGCCTACAACGACGCGACGAACGAGATGACGCTAAACGCGAACACGCGAAAACGATACAAAACGAAACGAAGCAAACAAGATCACACGAGAACGACGCAACGCAACGCACGAGAACGACGAGAACGACGCAACGCACGAGAACGACGCAACGCACGAGAACGGCGCAACGCACGAGAACGGCGCAACGCACGAGAACGGCGCAACGAGAACGGCGCATCGCAAGAGAACAACGAGAACGACGCAACAAACGAGAACGGCACACGGCGCAACGCACGAGAACGGWGCAACGCACGAGAACGGCACACGGCGCAACGCACGAGAACGACGAGAACGACGCAACGCACGAGAACGGCGCAACGCACGAGAACGGCGCAACGCACGAGTCCGCAACTTCGCAACTAACACAGGATCAAGGAAAAAGTTACGACAGAGTAACATTCTCGATACGGGCTTCATAGTTGCGTCGCAAGTACTCGATCAACCTCGAGCCAAACGAAAGCTCGAGCAAGTGGTGCGTCGGGTAAGACTCTTCGCGCTCGATACGGATCTTGTAACGCACGTTCGGATCGTCTCCGCTGGCGGACGGATCATCGAGCGCAGCCACATCCACCAACGCCTGATCGCGTTCGGCCGGCGAGTCGTAATTGGCCGCCAGCAGCGCGTTCGTCGTCGAGCGCACACGATACGCAAACAGTCGTTCGTCGCCAAACAGATTACGCAAGTCGCGCCGCGGGATATACAAAAAGTCGGGAGAAGGGACATCGGGAAAGTAGACGTCAAACGACGAGTTGTCCTCCTCGTCAGACGAATCGTCGAATCCAAGATTGTCCAACCCGTACCGCTGCAACGCCATAGCGTCGGCGCCACTCACAACACGCGACCCGTTTTCACGCGGCTTCCGATCATTCCCGCGAGCCAGCATTGCTTCGGTACTCTCGTAGGGCAGGCTGATCTTCACACTCCCGTCCAAACGATTGAACAAATACAAGTAGGGCGCACGATACCGCAACAACCAGTTGAACGAATCGATCGTGCCCGAGGTCAAAGTCGGATCGGCGTCGGCGGAATCGGTGACACGCAGAACCGGGTCGTACGCCAACTCGTTCATCGGAAGCGAAGCGGGATCATCGATACGCAGTACGGAGAACGCGTAGTACGAATCGACATCAATGCTAACCGCGGTCTGCTGCACACCCGAATCATCCTCAAACGAAACGAGTCGGAACGCCGGTCCGCCACCAAAAACGATCTCGACCAAAAAGTCGCCAATCACGATTCGACGACCCTCCTCAACTATTTTGACCAGCTGTGTGTTGTGCACGGTGTTGTACGTTCGGCCGAGACCGAGGCTCAAAAGTCGACCCGCGAGACCTCCCGACTCGCTCCTTGCCGCAGACGCCACAGACTCCGCGGTTGCCGCAGACTCCGCAGACACCGCCGACTCTGCGGTTGCCGCAGACTCCGCAGACACCGCCGACTCAGCGGTTACCGCAGACTCCGCAGACTCCGCAGACTCCGCAGACGCCGTTGATCGAACAGGTCGAACGTCGGGCTCACCACGTCGTAGAAGCGAACGTCGCACGCAATGAAAACCCGCTCCAGTGGTGAGAATCAACTCGATCGTGGAGTGGCGCACCCGCTGACGCGTACCGGCCGACGCAACATCGTCCAAATTGAACTGTATTCCCTGAGCCGCCAGAACAGCAGTATCAATGACACGGGCGAACGATCCGACCCGCCGTCCACCAAAATCATCGTGCCCGCTGCTGTCCTTTCTGCTACCGTCCTTGCCGTTTTTACCCGCCTGCGATCTACCGACCGACCCGTTTTTCGATCCAGTAACTCCGTTCACACTCGAGGAAGCCGAAGCCGGGACTGCCGGGGCACTCGTCCAAGACGAGGAAGTGGGTGCGATCGGATCGCCGTACCGAGCCGAGAACAGTGTAGCGATATCCTGATCGGCGTTGCGGAGAGGCGACCAAATATCCCACTTTTCGTCAGCGACGGTCACGGTGGAGGCTTGACCGCTGCGTCCAAGCGCGACCGGCGTAAACGTGAACGTCTCGTCGACGCCGAAACTCTGGAAGGAACCACACGCCATAATGTTCAAACTGTCGAACATGTGCACGACCGTGGACAGCGGGACCGGGTGTCGAGCAACAGGGTACCACGACGCGACGGTGGCGCCATCTGTCGGCGGAAGTCGCAACACGGTGAACGGTCGACCGCGCTCAAACTCACAACCCAACATGAAGTTCAGCACGCGATTGTCCAAACTGCTCGCGAGGTGCTGGTCGATAGGGAGACGCATATGAGTCCAAGTCAGGTAGTAGGCGTCGTTGAGAGCGTCAGACTTGTAGAACGGGATGCTCGGGCGCTGACAGCGGTAGACGAGACCCCACGTGTACGTCTTGAAGGCGACCAAAGAAGAACGGTGGAGAACGAAGGCGCCCAGCTGACCCATAAAATGGAACGGCGAGTCCATCTGGTTGGTGCACCCGTCCAAAAAGTTGACATGAGTTTTGAAGCGCGGATGCTCGATCTTCGAAATGACGTACTTTTCAAAGTACCGTCCGACAAACGACTGAGCGGCACTGCGCACTTCGGGGCGGTAGTACAAGCGATCCACGTCGGGCAGCCGATCGAACGACAGCTCAGCGGTGACCTCCGGACCGAACCGCCTCACGATCGGACCTCGCTCTCCTCTGTAGACGACGAAAGAAGGGATGTCGAAAGAATCGTCGTCGGGTGAAGCTGATGCGAACATAAACGTGGGCGCGCCGCGAGATGCACCGCGCACGGACGCTCGGTCCGAACCCACGTTTGCCACATCCGTCGAATCGGGATCACGTCCACTCAAGGCGACCGCCCGCTCGAACAAGAAACGCAGAGACTCGTTCTGCGGATACATGGCCATGAGCGCTCGGTATGCAGCCACATCGTCAAGGAAAACGGCACCGCCGCCACTCGCACTCGAGGTGCGAGAATCAGTTGGGACGAACCCACCCGCGGTGCGAACCACACCAGCAGATCCAACGGCGGATCCAACGGGTCGAGCGGAACCGCCCGACCTAGTTGATCCGGTCGAACGAGTTGATCCCGCAGACCTTGATCCGGCAGACCTTGATCCGGCAGACCTTGATCCGGCAGACCTGTTTGATCCGCCCGACGATGATCCACCCGACGAAAAGTTGGCAAACGACATACCGGTGGTTCGCAGACGAAGGTAACGAACGAAAAGATCCTCGGGATACGAATAGAGTGTCGGATCAGTCGTGTCGAAGACTCCACTCTGCGCGAGCTGCGTCGACTCTGAAAGCGACTCTGAAAGCGACTCTGAAAGCGGCGTAGACTCTGAAAGCGGCGTAGACTCGGAAAGCGGCGTAGACTCGGAAAGCGGCGTAGACCCCACAGGCGGCGTCACTTCGGCTGACTGCACGACTGACGTCGAAGAAACGTGTCCAGAAGCCCGTCCAAAAGCGCGTCCAGAAGCCCGTCCAGAAACGTGTCCAGAAGCGTGTCCAGAAGCGTGTCCAGTACCAGACGTAACAGACGTAACAGACGTACCAAACGAACCGGAGGTGCCCGATGAACTCAACGAACTCGACGAGACCGACGAACCACGCGACCCGACAACCGCGGGACACAAACGCCACTCGTCAGCTAAACGCGACAACTGACTCGGCTTGGTAACAATGTAGCGGGCTATAAGAGCTACGCTCCACGGGACCGCGATTATGAGCGCGTCCCGACCGTGACCCCGCCAACCAAACGCCGCGACCCAGCTACGCAAGCCGTCTGACCGCGAATCCGGACGACGATCACGCGCATCCGATGAGATCAGCGTCGATTGCGAAACAAGGTCGCTTGAAGGAGAGTCGTGCAGCGAAGCGAGATAAGAATCGAATTGCGAAACGGGCGCAACAGGCGGCACGGGCTTAGCAACAGACATAGCAGTCGTCGCAAAAACGGGCGGCGAACCGGCAGAAAAAACGGAAGACGAACCGTGCTCCGAACCGCGCTCGGGGTGTTTGCGGGACTCGTCCGACAAACCATCCGATGAAACCGTTCGGCTCGCAACACCCGTCCCGCCTGTGTAGCCGGCACCAGTACGGTCAGGATTTTTACCGTAGCTCACGCCACCTCGTCCGCTCGTCATAAAGCCGTTCGAAAAGTCAGCGAGAAAGTCGGTAAAGTAACACAGGATCGCTCTATCGACGTCGTCTTGGCTTTTACGACGGAATACGAACCGCCACTTGTTGGACGGCTTAGACCACAAAACGTCGGCAGCCGGCTCGGATGAGCCGTCGGTGAACACGACTACGGGACGGCGATCCAAGTAGGACGACCACGTGCTACCGGTCGGAGCAGAGACGGCGTGTCGTGCGAGAAACCAGAACGCGAGGAACGTGGGATAGACGAACGCGAACGCTCGAACACTTTCCGCGTTGAGCGGGTCAACAAGCTGAGATCGCTGAAATTGCAGCAGCTTCATCTGAACAAGCAGCACAAAGTTGTCCAACACCTGCTCGATGAACTCCGACTTGGAATACTTGGTGTCCGCAGGCGACCCGAGGTACAGGCGCATCAGCTTGGTCATACAAAAGAAGCAGAGATCGCTGAACGACTGCGCGCTTTCGTACCAAGCCGCGTCACGCTGGGTGTAATCTTGCACGGGAATCCAGTCGTAATCTCTGGTCAAATCGATACGACCCACATAGTCATCTACGTCCGCTTCAAGCGCGTTCAAGTTGGCTCGCCGCACAGATTGATCCTCCATCTCAAGTCGCCACTCTCGCTCCGAAAGGTCGGCGCGCGGCACGTACATGTTCAGCAAATAATCAAAATAGGACTGAAACACGAATAGGTCGACCGACTTGTCGTGACGCTTGATAAATGACTTGGTGAATCGCGAGCGACGTCGAGCGTGTGCGGCGGACGAAAACGAAGGCGACAACGAGACGGATGCAGCCACTGACGGATACAACGACTGCAAAACTCCGGACGACCGAACGACTCGAGACAAAGCCACCTTCGTTCTCCCGAGCACCCACTCGCGCGCATCTCTCACGCTCTTACCGATATCGCCGCTACCCATTCCATTACCTCCACTGCCGCCACCACCACTGTGACCGTCGTGATAATCTAAACGACCGTCATCATCGTCAGTTCCACCGAACCCAAAACCTGAGGTCTCAGCATACAGACCTGAACCACTACCCGCGGAACCACTACCCGCGGAACCACTAACCGCGACGCTGTACGGAATGCTACCAGGGACACTACTCGAAACAATACGCGAAACGTTCCGAGCCGAAGAGTAATGAGGCGAATTGTTGAACAACCACTTGGTCCAGTCGGCCCAATTGAACCACCTGCTGGACCAACTATCGGAATTACTGCTCTCAGCGGTGCTGTTCGCCGTGCCGCTCGTACTGTTATTACTACCATCGACTATACCGCCGGAACCACCAGACATGATACCGTTCGAAATCCCGCTGCTGCTGTTTACGCTATTACCAATACTGTCACTGCTACTACCATTGACCGAAGTCAAATTCTTGTTCGGGCACGACGATTGCGTACCCGGCTCGTCGCACACAAAGTAGCCCAAATAGTACACGATGAGCAAATTGACGATCGCTAACACCAAAAACGTGTAGACAACGAGAGTCACGTTGTGCATATTGGTCAAGAAAGAGAACGATCGACTTGATCTGAACAACCTGTGCGATCGGTTCGATCGGTTCGATCCGCGCCCGACGAAGCCGCCCGACGAACCAAAACTTACTATATGACGCGTTCTGGACGAGCCGAACGGCGGCACGGTGGACGACGATCGCACCGACGATCGCGCCGACATCAGAAACGACAGAGACGACATGTAGACACACAACAAGCACATGACGACCGGGAACGAACGCAAAACGAACGAAAGACAAACGCAAAACGAACGAACGACGCGCGCAAAACGAACGAACGACGCGCGCAAAACGAACGAGAGACGAACGCAAAACAAACACAAAACGAACAAAAGACGAACAAGTGCAAAGGCGAATATGATGAATACCACTGACGACCACCAACACCGCCGACCGAATGCAAACCGAACAAAAGACAAACACAAAACGAACAAAAGACGAACCGAACAAGTGCAAAGGCGAATATGATGAATGCCACTGACGACCACCAACACACCGACCCAAAACCCGATACAAACCGAGAACAATACGAACTAGAGATAAACGGATCGCAGATCGAAGTTACGGAATACACGGATCGCGCTTACAGATCGCCTACCGACACGTAGCGCATCGAAACCACACTACTGCCGACTGGACGAACGCTCGCCACCACTTCACGATGCGGATTGAGCACGCGCGACGATATTGCCGGGGTGCGAGATCTCGGGGTGACCGCATAAGCGGAAGAGGAGCGGGAAGAGGAGCGGGAAGAAGAACCCGAAAAACCAGAAGAACCGAAGGGAGCGGCGCCCGGAAAACCATCTACCGTGCCAAACGAACCGAACGAGTCAAACGAACCGTGCGAGTAGATACCAGTATTAGGCGAGCCAGCAGACACAGGGAACGAGCCAGACGGCGAAGCGGAAGCCGACGCGGAAGCTGAGCGCGACAGCAACTTCGCGTTCAAAGCCGCTCGACGCGCCGGACGAACCGAGCCATACACCGCTGAGGGGATGGGGATCAAATCGGGAAAATCGCCATCTCCGCGCGACGCGACTCCCGATGCGCTCGACGCGGCTACACTCGACGTCCGACCGTGCTCGCGCTCATGATTCCAATTACGATCACGGTCGCGATCACGGTCACGATCGACATCACGATCGCGGTCAAGATCGAGATCACGATTGCGACTACGGTTACGATCGCGATCCCGATCACAATCACGATCACAATCACGACCACGATCTCGATAATGAACAAGAGAGACCTGATCGTCGTACCGATCGTACTGATCGTACTTCCAGCCGGAACGACCACTGTCTACTCGGTCGGTACGCGCAGCACGTACTGCACAACCACCGCGCTCACCACGTTTGCCTCGTTCTCCGCGTTCGATATCGGGTAACGACTCCGAGTCCGAGTCTACCGACCGGACCGTGCTACTCCAACTCGAGATTACACCGCGACCCCCTCGACGGTCGCCACTTACCGCGAGCGCAGCGGCCAAGTTGGACCGAGCTCCGCTGTTGCTACCGGCAATGACGCGCACCTTTCGCGCCAAGATGCCGCGCGGATACGTGCCGGGGACGGGCGAACGCCGCGACTTGCCCACACCGGCCGGCGGTAGAGTCGTGTCGAACTCCTGGCAATCGATAGAACGCGAGAAGCGAATCCGCCGCGGTGTATCGCGAACAAGCTCGTACTCATCGAGGACCTGGTTCGTGAGAGCGGGGGAAACCGACGGCGCCATACCAAGTCGGAGCGGTCGAAACCGTAAGACCTCGACACATCGGCGCACGAGCACCACTTAACGAGACCACATCCGTCCGCGGGAAGACAGGAAGACGGCAGACGACCGCGACAAGCGGACCGCCAGAGACCGCGCGCGAGACCTCGAGACCGCGAAAAAAACGGTGGTCGAACGGTGGTCGCGACAACGAAGAACACGACAACGAAGAACACGACAACGAAAAAGACGACAACAGGGGGATTCGCCGAGCTGAAAAGCGAGCCGACCACGAACGCCGACACAAGGCGAATCTAAGATTCGAGCTTAGCCGCACCCCAGGCCTGGACAAGAATCACCGTGTTTCCCGAGGCGGCGCCGTCATCGCGTCCCAAGAGCGAATGAGGACCCATACTCCACGGGTGAATCTTGGCGAAACGAGCCGACCAGCTTAGCACCGACCTTAGATTCGCGCTGGGTCGGCGGACCGCCGCTGGCTCGCTCGGAGCCCGGGCCGCGGTGCAGGCGGCGCGCGGGGCTCGTCGGGGCTCGGAGCTCTTGCACGCTGTACGGCTGTACGGCTGTGCGGCTGTACGGCTGTGCGGTTGTACGGCTCGGCTGTACGGCTGTACGGCTGTGCGGCTGTACGACTGTGCGGCTGTGCGGTTGTACGGCTCGGTTGTACGGCTGTGCGGTTGTACGGCTCGGCTGTACGGCTGTACGGCTGTACGGCTGTACGGCTGTGCGGTTGTACGGCTCGGCTGTACGGCTGTACGGCTGTACGGCGTACGGCGTTCGGCTGTACTGCTGACCGACTGACACGCGCCGCGCGCCACGTGTCCCCAGTGCGGCTGCACCGACCACGGTCGCCGTCGACACGCGCGCTCCGCCGAACGCCGCCGACACGTGTCGCCGCGCTCAAAGTCGACCACAAAGTCACCGCAGCGCTGCCGCCGCCCCGCCATCGTCCCGTCGTAACGTCGCAGCGCTGTCACCGTGTCAGTGTCACCGTACCACCGTGTCGCCCGTCACCGCGCGTCACGCGGTCGCAGCAGTCACCACCAAAGTCAAACGGACGACCAACACACGACCAACACACGACCACACGGCCAACACACGACCACACGACCAACACTCGACCAACAAAGAAACCTACAACGAAGCCGAAGTGATGGAGTGATGGAGAAGGACGAGAAGACGAGAACGACAAAGACCAAACGAAGCAGACGCGAACGGCGAAGATGACCACCGACTGCGGAGTGAACGCGGTGCAACAGGCGGTCCACTGCAGGCGCCGACACCACCGACCCTGGAGTGTAACAGCGACATAACAGCGACACCGCCGATCTGAGGTGTAGCAAGCGGTCCTCTGCGGGCGAGTGAGTGGCAGTCTCCGCGTTCTCGCACGTGTGCTGTCGCCGCTCTTACCGACGTCCCTGAGGTGTAACAGGCGATCCACTGCAGGCGCGGGAATCTCGCAAGGTTCAGAAGGCTGGGAGTTTGAGAGGTGTACACAATAAAGAGAGTTGATTACCCAAACTGTTTTTTATTTCCCTCATGACCGTAAAAAATATAAAAGTACGACAGTACGACATGTTCGATTGATATGTTCGATCGACAGAGACGGCCGACCCAGCCGTACAATACTCGAGGTATCCGCGAGACTGTGGTCGACCAACGCTTATCCTCTACGCTTACGTCTACACTTACAACTACGCTTACAATTCTTACAATTACACTTACATCTACATCGGTATATACAATGGCACCCAAGTTATTATTGCTATTATTATTGCTATACATGGTGCTGTACATAATGCTATACATAGTGCTATACATAGTGCTATACATATGACTATACTTATCGCTATACATGTTATTGCCTCGTACATCAATCTTTACAAAGTATTTACACCGGACAATCGTACATCGCGCAGCCGCGCGCAAGTCGGACACGAGAGACGAGCGAGACGAGCGTCGTCGCGACTAGGACCGCGGCACGGGCGGCGACTCGAGCAGGTCGATGTTGTAGTTGACCGGCTTGTAGGAGTAGAGCTCACCGGCCCGTTGCAACATGAAGTACTGCGAGATGGGCGCGCGACAGGTCATGCACTGCAGGTCGCGGAGACGCAGCTTGCGCGTCCAGGATATGTCGTTGTGGACCTCGTAGTGGTGGCGCACGCACTCCCGGCAGTGGACGTGCGAGCAGCTGAAGTTCATCAGGAAACTGCTCATCGGCATCTCGGCCGTGCAGATGTTGCAGTAGGTCACGCGAGCGGCCAACTGCGCCAGCGGGTCGATATCCTCCGCGGTCGGCACGTTGTCGCTACACCGAGGACTGCAACTCGCGGCGGCCGGCTCCTCGCGTTCGGGGTCGGTGCCGACGCTGCGCGTGGTCGCCGCAGTCGCCACAGTCACCGCAGTCACCGCAGCTGAACCGCCAGAACCGATCGGAGAGGTCGTGACGGTGGTGCCGCCGGCCGTGCGCGTCAAGCTGTCGATGCGCAGACGGTCCAACACCACGACGGGCTGACGCACGCTGTTGACGTCGGTGCTCGTACTCGTGCTCGTACTCGTGCTCGTACTCGTGCTCGTACTCGTGCTCGTACTCGTGCTCGTGTTCGCGCTTGTACGCGGTGCGCTCGCGCTCGCGGTACCGACAGGAATACGATCGCGAAGCCGACGCAACTCCTCGATGGCGCGGTTCGCCTCGACGCACATCTCCGACCGACGATCCATCAGCACGCGCCGCTCGTTGACCAACCGACGCAACTCGCCATTGCAGGCGTCCAGCTCGTACTTGTTCCTCACCAGGTCCGTCTTGATGCACCGCACGTTGTCCAGCGTGGAGAGCAGACGTCGTCCCCGCGCCATCTCCCGCTCCATCCGCCGGCGTCGCAAGTTCATCGAGTAGCGGATCTTGCCGGCGGACTGCTCCACGCGCGAGACGAACTCCACGTCGTTCACGGCGGCCAACAAAAAGCTGTGACGAGACTGCTCGGTGGTGCCGATCGAGGTCGCGTCGTTCAGAGACGAACTCAGCGAGTCGGCCATCCAGTCGAGCTGGCGGCGCACCTCCTCGTTATCGGCGTGCTCGTCAAAGTTGGCCACCGCCTCGTCCTCCTGGTCCGAGTCGATGTCGTTCACGTCGCGCATCTCGCTTACCTCCATGTCCAGCTCGCGCAAGTCTTGCGCGTCCGGCGCGTTTCGAACGTTGCGACTTTGGGCGTCCTGCGCGTGCTGCGAGTCTTGCACCTCGTGAGATCGAGCGAGTCGCGCCTGCAACTCTTGCGCGTACTGCGCGTCCTGCAGCTCTTGGGCGTACCGCATGTCCGCGTCCATGTCGGGCGTTGGCGAGTAGGCGTGCGGTGCAAGTGGTCCGCTTATCGGTTCGGTCGGTGCGGTCGGTCCGGTCGGCGCGTTCGGCGCGTTCGGCGCGTTCGGCGCGGTCGGCGCGGTCGGGACGTCGGCCAACGAGTCGATCAACACGCGGTCCATGTCGCGCGCGAGGTCTCGACTGATATCACGGTTCTCGCGGGAAAGATCTCGACGAGTGGCACGGTCGCGCCGGTGTTCGCGCTGCTCCCGCTCGAGCCGCTCGCGCGAACGCTCTCGCTCGCGCTGCTGCTGCTGCTCGCGCACCATCTCCAAGTACTCGCGCTGCATGCGCAGCTCGTCCTCCAACGACACGGCGTCCATGCCGTACTCCTCGGCCAAGATGGACCGCGCCTCGCGGTTCGAACGACGGTCCCCGCGATCCCCACGATCGGAGCGAGCTCGGCGCGAACGACTTCGACGACTCTGCGCGCGCGGACGTTCCCGCGGCTGATGCTCGCGCGTTTGTTGGCGCGGCCGATCGGAACGCTGCTGGGAACGCTGCTCGGAACGCTGCTCGGACCGTTGGTCGGAACGCTGCTCGGAACGCTGCTCGGAACGCTGCTCGGACCGTTGGTCGGACCGTTGGTCGGCCCGACGTTCGCGCTCGTACTGCTCGCGCTGCATGCGTTCGTGTTCGCGAAAGTCCCGGTACTCGCGCTGGTACTGCTGCTCGCGAAGCTGTTCGTTCGAATCGTTCGAGTCGCTCGCCTCACCCTCGTCGTCCTCGCGATCGCTGGCGTCCAAGATGCGATCGCGTTCGTCCATCGCGCGAAGGGCCGCCGACTCCCGCTCATGCTGCGGACCAATCTCCTGCCAGCGCCGCTGGTGCGCGTCGAGAAACGCGCCCTCGGCCTGCATGCGTTCGCGCTCCCGACGGTAGTACTCCTGGATGTCAAACTCCTCCTGCTCCATGATCTCTTGCTGGCGACGGGTGGCCACCGCGAGCCGCTCCCGCTCGCGCCGGACGGACCGCTCGTGCTGGCGACGCACCGAGCGCATGGTCGCGCTCGACGACTCCGAACTGGACGAGGAACTCGAACTCGAACTGGAGCTGGACGAGGACGAGGACGTGGACGAACTCGAGAGACGACGCGTGCGGGCGATTGCCGCGGGCGACTCGGGCTGACGCGATCGACGACGCGACTCGGCGCGACTCTCTGCGCGCCCGATCACACTACTACGCTCGACACTACGTTCGACACGTTCGACATGCTGTTGCTGTTGATCGGAAGGATCGGGCGACTCGGCGTGCGGCTCGGGCAAGACCTCCACCCACTCGCTGGCGTCCAGCGCGCGGCGCAGAGTCTCGCGACGATGCTGATCTTGCAGAGCGGACAACCGCTGCTGCTCGTAATCGACGTTATCGAGGTCGCCGTTACGTTCGACGTTACGGGCGGTATTGTTGGTTTCCATGACAACCATTGTAGAGACGCGAATACGCGACGCGCAATACAAAGATCGGAAAAAATATGAACGACTCACGTTCGACGCTTGCTGACTGCTGTGCTGCTGAGCTGCTGTACTGCTGAACTGCTGTACTGCTGAGCGGCTAAGTCCGTTGACAACTCGTTGAGATGGCTGAGCGGCTAAGTCCGTAGACGGCTGGCGACCGACGGCTGAGCGGCTAAGTCCGTAGACGGCTGGCGACCGACGGCTCGGCTGAGCGGCTAAGTCCGTTGATGGCTCGTTGATGCTCGTTGATCGTGCGGCTAAGTCCAACGCGGACGGAGCGCACGGAGACTAAGTCCAAATCGACTCACTGGTATGACTGGTAGGATGTCTGGTAGACGGTAGGCTGGCTGATGTAGCTGGCCGTGGCGACTATGTCCGAAGACTCGAGTGGCTCGAGATATAGCGGTGGAGAGCTCGGGTGGGGATTCCAGACCAAGCGTCCTTCAAGCGTATAGAGATAGAGAGGCTGGCTCACCTAGTTCTGCTGCTGCTGCTCCTCGAGTCGACCGTTTGCAACTGATGCTCTGGCCAGGCGGACCATCTCCTTTTATACCCGCCAGACCACGGACTTTGCTCGCTGAGTCGGCGATTAGATACACGCGCGGCCGATAAGGTCGATAAGAGCATGACCAAGCGCTCCCCAGATAACCGGCCGCCGATAAGCGCGAGCACGAGGCCGATAAGCGGGCGGCCTTGGGCGAGACAAAGCGACTCGAGTGGCTTGCGTGATCAGCCGTATCAGTTGGATTTTCCATTGACGTCACCCGCCGCTGTGGAGCCGCACGTACGCCTCGGCCTTGGACGCGATAAGCCGGCCGACACGTGGCTGGCCTTGGGGCTGATTAGGGCTGATAGGACTGACGTCAGCGGCAGCGCGGGGCGAGAGGGGGCTCGGTCGAGCGCCAGGAGAGGGGAGCCCGGGGCTGGGGCTGCTGCGGGCTGAGGCGGGGCGAGGGGAGGGGAGAGCCCTGACGTCAGCCGGGCTCCTCGGGGCTCGCGAACGAGGGTCTCCGCGGGGCGCGGGGCGAGGGGCTCGTCGGGGCTCCTCGGGGCTTCTCGGGGCTCCTCGGGGCTCCTCGGGGCTCGCGACGCGGCGCGGGGCGGGGCGGGGCTGCTCGGACTGCTCGGGCTGTCCGGGGCTATCGCCGTCACCTCCACCGACGGAAGAACACTGGTCGACCGTTATCGCAGCCCCGAGGACTTCCCGAGGACTTCTCGGAACGCCGGGAAAACCAACTACGTCGACAGCCGATAACGCCAATCGCGCCGATAACACCGCCCGACCGAGCGGCCAGGCGGACCGCCGAGTCAGCGGAGCCGATGGCGCAACGACCGTTATCTCGGGATTTTCCTTTGCGCGCGGCACCAACTCGTTGTCCAGCCTGTTATCTTCGATGGCGACAGCGAGTCGACGCGTCAGCGGATAAGCGGGTCGGCGAGTCAGCGAGTCGGCGAGTCAGCGAGTCGGCGAATCAGCGGGTCAGCAGAACAGCCGATAAAGCCGGTGGCGCAACGGCCGTTACCTCGGCCGTTATCTCGGGGCTTTCCGAGCGCGCACCGATTACAAGAATTGCGTGAGACACCGACCGACGGGTTATCTTCGAGGTCACAGCGAGTCCGCAGAACTGCCATCAGCAAAACACTTGTCAGCAGAACACTTGTCAGCAAAACAGCCGATAAAGCCGGTGGCGCAACGACCGTTATCTCGGGAGTTTCCAAACTCAACAACAACTCATCCGCGAGTCAACAGAAACTGCGAGTCAGCAGAACCGCCGATAACGGCCGACACCTGCGCCAGAACGCGGAGCGGGCCGACCAGCTGCACGCAGGCGCGACGTCGAGCAGTCGACCAACCACACCCGCGCGCGATCACGCGGCGGACCAGCCGACGAAATTACTTTCCGAACACCTACCACCGCTGACGCAGACCGAGCCGACCAGCTGCACGCAGGCGCGACGTCAAACAGTCGGCCGGCTGCACGCGAGCGACCGCGGAGAGGCGGACCAACCGACGAAATTACTTTCCGAACGCCCACTAGCGCCGAAACAGAACAGACCGACCAACTCGATCACACCGAAAGATCGGGAGGGCCGAAAAATCGGAAAGATCGGGATGACGGGCAGACCGACAGCCCGCGCAGCCGCGCACCACGAGCGCACCACGAACGCACGGCGAGAACACCGAGAACACTACGCGCGCTCCGAGACTCCGCGACTCCGCCCGCGCCGGAGGACGGGCCTGACCGACAACCAGCGCAACCACGCACCACGAACGCACCACGAACGCACCACGAACGCACCACGAACGCACCACGAACGCACGGCGAGAACACCGAGAACAACACGCGCGCACCGAGACTCCGCGACTCCGCGCGCGCCGGAGGACGGGCCGACCGACAACCCGCGCAGCCGCGCACCACGAGCGCACCACGAGCGCACCACGAACGCACCACGAACGCACAACGAACGCGACGCGCAGACCAACGCGCCTCGGGCACTGCGCGCCCTCGGCGGCCGCGGTCGGACCGCCGCGCGCCGATCCCCGCGCGGACCAGCAGCCTCGGGCGCTTCTCGCGCCCTCGGCGACCAGCCCGGGACCGGGGTCGCCGGACCGTCGCCCCGTCGCTCCGTCGCACCGGCGGCCGCAGCCCGCGGCACCGCGCGACCGCCGACCGCGCTCACCCGCGGGCGGACCAACACCTCCGTCGGCCGGCCGCGCGGCGAGCCAGCTGATCGCGAGAAACGGTCGCGGCGTCCGCGCCATCGTCCCGCGTCGTCCCGCGTCGTCCCGCCGTCGTCCGCACCATCGTCCGCACGCGCGCACCATCGTCTCGCGGCCACAGGCGGTCCGTCGCCCCGTCGCCCGGGCCCGCGACGACGACCACGACCTCCGCACGACCGCGACGACCACGACCACCGCGAGACGCGACGACCAAGAAGACCAGAGAAGACCAGAAGCCCGGGTCCACGTCGTTCGCGTTCTCGGCGTCGCGTCCTCGTCGTCGCCGTCGCCGCGGCCTCGTCGTCGCCGCGCCCTCCCTCGTCGTTCGCGTCGCGCGGACCACAACGCCCGCGTCTTCGCCACTCGCGTCGACCACGTCCTCCGCCGCCCGACGCTCGCGTCGACCACGTCCTCCGCCGCCCGACGCTCGCGTCGACCACGTCCGCACGTTTGCGCGTTTGCGCGTCCGCAGCCGCGCGCGGGTCACGCGGGCCACGCGGGCCACGTCGCGCGCGGGGAGGGGGGAGCGGGCTCGCCGCGCCGCGCTGGTCCTGCTTTTTCTTNNNGNNGGNCCCGCTGTTCGGCTGGCTCTTTTNTTTCGCTAATTGCTTTCTNAATGACNTCGTACC